TGATTTTCATTGATAATTATAGCACATCTTGAATCACTTTCCCAGATTTGATAAATAATATCATAGAAATTCATTAAATATCTCAGTAAATTTAAATGCTAGTGATATTTTTTGATAAATAACTTTAAGCAGGATATACCTGCACAAAATTTGACAAGGAGATTTTCATGAGTCTTAATTCTTTTAACCGTAACTATGGTATGTCTAGCGTTGCTCGCGAATGGTGGGGTGGTAATAACGGTTTCGTTACCATCGTAATCGATCTACCAACTGATGTTGAACTAGGTACTACCAAAGTTACTTCTGACGGTTCTGATGTTCAAGCTGAAGCGTATCAAACTGCTCTAAGTAATGCTCAATATAACCTATTCATGGTTACCCAACTACTACAACAACGTGCAGTTCTAGTTACTACCTCTCTACTAGCTCTTGATTCAGAAGTTGTTATTCCTGCTGATTTCAAAAATGCTAATCCAAACGTAGTTGCGTTCGGTACTAGTGGTGCTGATGTAGCAGGTGGTGCTAATTCTGTTGCATTGACTTTCATCTGTGAACGTCAAGACGTATTTAACAAGCAAGAAGTTCGTCCTGGTTCAGCATGTCCTGCTCCAGTTGATCCAACTGTTGACCTAGCTAAGTCTATCGCTCAAGCTAAAGTTTTCCGTACCAAAACTTTCGTAAGTCAAGGTACTGATGGTGTTGGTGATGCAGGTGCATCTACTGCTGTAGCAATTAAAGTACGTGCTGCTCTTCCTGTTCAACTATAATAGGAGGATAGATTATGTCATATACTAATACTTCTTTTGAACGTATCAATGGTTATTCCTTTGAACGTATTCTAGGTTACTTTTGTGGCACTAACGCCCTAGCATCCATTGCTATCAGTAAGCTAGGAAACGTAAACGTTCTAGTTACTGGTGCAGTTTCTTCTTATGCTGGTCTACAACGTTTTCTAAACACTGATATTCCAGAAGAAATTCTAGCATATCTAAATGATAAAGGTATCAAACGTATTGATGGAACTGCATTTGTTCTTGGCACACTAGAAGCTGATTACAATGCATCTTATGCAGCACAAACTAACGTTAAACGTATTGTCGATGTTGTTCAACAACGTGCGGTTATCATCGCTACCTCTAACATCGCAGGTAATGGTCTTGAAGTATTTCCAGTTACTGGTTTCACCAACGCACCTGATGGTGTATTGAGTGCAGGTTCAGTTAGTATTGCTGATGCTTCCGTTGTAACCTTCCTAGTTGAACGTGCTGGTGTCTTTAACAAAGATCTTAAATCACCACAAGGTGTACCAAGTACTGAATCCGAAGAAGGCCGTCTACTAATTGATGATCTAACTGGTGTTCCGCTACTTGCTAAAGATGGTGTTACTGAAGTTTATCTACGTTCCCAGTCTGCTGATGCAGCAGGGGATTTCGGTGTTAAACTTTTCCAATACATCCCAGCATTGGTTTAATATTTTACAAAAGAAAAGGAGAGCAAATGCTCTCCTTTTTTATTTTTATCTATATGAACGAAATCCTTCAGGTAAACCAGGTAGCTTGTCTAATCCTTCGTTCGCACTCACTAGCTTTGTGTCGTAATCATCACTGAAATCATCCGTAGCAAGTTTACGCCCCAAGTCTCTAACAAAGTTATCTATGATTTCTTCTTCATCATTACCTGGATGACCTTCGGCTTTCAACTTTTTCCAGAAATATTCGTTATAGTCAAAAACAAACTCAACTTCATTTGTTTCAGGATCAAGAACCACATCCAAATCAATCCAAGGCTCTTTTCGAAGTGTATATATCTCCTTTGAATATTCACTTTGAGTGATTTCTTCATAACGATATGCAAATTCTATAGCCTTAAGCCTTTTTTCATCACCGTCTGGCATTAACTCAATGATTTCCATATCATATTCTTTTTCAGTAATAGAACCAGTACTTAGTTTTGCATCAAGAACTTTAACATTATACTGTTCACGAGTAATTTTAGAATATTTTAGTTCAACATCAAGTACTGTAATTAGATATTCCAAATCTCCAATTACGCTATATTTCTTTTTAATATCCAATTGGGCCAGTTCAACTTCATATGGAGTTAGATATGTCAATTCAGCAACTTTCATATCAGCTTCATAATCATCATTGTAGTAGTATGCTTTAGCTATCTCTTTTGCCTTTCCAGAAAGTCCCCAGTGAGCAGGGACCATCCAAAATGGAATAAATTTCTTTTTAGCCATTTTTCTTACCAAAAATCTCTTCGATTTTCATTACATAATATGTATCTTCACCACCACCAAGATCTTCAGTCAGAGGTGTGTTCAAAGATGAACGACCAAACACAACCATATCACCTTCTTTAATATTATGTTCTGCAAGTTGTCCGTTCGGAAGAATTTTACCTGGACCAACGGAAATTACCATCCCAATACATGGTGGTTCAACATTACCTAGAATAATACCACCAGTACTTTTATTCTGTGCTTCAATTTGTCGAACAAGAACGTAATCATTAATCATTTTAATTTTCATATTAGTAACCTCCAGTATTTGCAAACCATTTTCCACGGAAATAAAGATTAGCACCCTTATCACCTGGAGTGAATACTTCCAACTTCATAGTTTTTTCACCATTACATTTAGGACAATCATGAGGTTCATCACGGTTTGCAATTTTAACAATTTTTTCCATGCTATGTTTGCATTCTTCTTTTTCACAACGATATGTATATAATGGCATTTTGTATTCCTTTACTTTTTAAATCAAACCAATTTGGGGAACACTATGTTCCCCGTTATTTATATTAGCAGCCTGTTACGTAAAATTTGTATACTGCAATTCCAGTATCTAGTGTTACATTTAGCATACCAGTTTTAGTAATACCAAGTGATACTGATTCGGCATTGGATACGCGAGATAATGCTTGAAGTACGCGATCAATATTATAACCAAAACCAAGACCTAATTCACCTTCAGTTTTAGAAAAAGCTAGAGAACCAACGTGGTTGCTTTTGTTTTTCTCACCAACGTGAAAGTATAGGGTGTCACCTTCAGTATATGGAGTTACAAGAGAACTAAAAGATTTAAATACGCCAGAAAAACTCTTTAGTTCCTGAACTTTTGCTGCACTAGGAATAACCTGTACGTCATATGGTTGTTCATGGAAACGTGGTTGAACTGGAATAAGTTTTTCAGCTTGTACCATAAATGTAGTGCTTGCATCTTCAGATTTAAATGCCAGACTTTTAACTGAACCATCTTTAACATTTGATGTGATTGTGGTTCCTTCAGTACTGTATGTTTTTAGAGACATTAGACCCTGAAGAAGACCTAGATTACCTAAACCAAAACGACCCTGAACTTCAGGAACATCTTCTTTAGTATATGCTCGCATTACAAGAGTTCGGTCATCCGTGTACGCTTCTAGATATACACGTTGTCCTTCACCACGGTCTTCACTGCTTACTGCAATACAAGAGAAGTCAATACCGCTGGTTGTGTTTACGAGGTCACGTAGTACGTTGCGTAGATCCATTATATAATTCTCCGTTTTATTTGTTAATCAAAAATGTTTTTTTATGTAAGATTACTACAAGCACCATTATATCTCAAAAATGATGCTTGTCTCAATTTTTTATCAGTATTTTGTATTCCAACGTTGAAGATAAGGCTTATCAATTGTAGAACTCATGCCAATTTTATCGCGTAATTTTTTCAAGTCTTTTAATGTATGTACATCATCGACAAAAACAACTTTACGCTTTTTCACAAGAGTGTAAACATCAGCAATCTCTCCGTCAACTTCCACGGAACCAGTGCGAGTAAAACCCGCACCAATTAGAACTACTTCTTCATCATTATCATACGCTAGTACAGAATTAATGATACCATTACCTTCTAATACTTCACCAATACGCTTATATATATTACTCATCATTTTTACCTTGTAATGAAGTCCATTCTACATATTTTTCCCATGCCTCATTTACACTTTCTTCAGTAAGATTCAACATCTCATTAGTGAAAGTATCGTTTACTTCGTCATAGTTTAGTTCAATTTCATTTACAATAACCATATTATTACTCCTTACCAAGTGAAGAATCCATTGTTTACTGACGCAGTACTTTTTTCATGAATACCAATATCCATATCCAAAATACCAAAAATATTCTCTAATTTTTTAGTTAGAACAATCTCTTCCATTTTTTCAGTATCAAATGGTAGTTCCAAGAACCATTCTGGAAGATACTCAACACAGTCAATTGGATAACCAACTGCTTTAATTCCCATAGGATTATCTTTTAAGTTACAGACAATTACTTTTGTTCCATCTGTTACTTCTGGAACAGATTTATCATCATAAACTTCACGTAGACGGTTCCATTGGATACCAGCAAGAACGTGACCAACTTTACACTTACCAGTTAGCTGATATTCAGCCTCTAAATTAGTGTAGTTTTTTACAGTTTTTGGTGAACCTTTTTCATGTACAGGCATATCCTTAAATACGTCCTTAAACTCACGTACACGCTGTTTTAGCTGTTGTTCACTCTCACCTACCAGTAATGCGATTAGAGTCTCTTCTAGGAAGTTCTGGATGTATTTTGGCGTGTCTGAGCGTTTAATTTCAAGACCCATCGCTTTGATTTCACCTGGTTTACCATCAATATCTTTACGGAACCCATCTTCCCAGTACTTCAGAATTGCATAACGTTTTTTCTTCAAGAATAGGCCACGCGAACCAACCATCTCAAGGTCTGCACCAACAATCTTACCTTTTTCAATACCAGTGTTGAACATCTCATGCATAAATGATGGGAAAGATTCACCAACTTCTTCACCAATTTTAATATACATATCAACAATCTCTTCTTTAGATAGATTATATGGAATACCTTGTTCTTTCAGATAATGAGTTACACTAAAGTAAACTGAGTCAGTATCACCATAAATTACTGAACCACCTTGGTGGTTATATACACCAGTAGTAATTTCATTGATACGACTTGCCATATGTTTGGTCATAGAACGTCCAGTTAATGTTACGGATTGACCTAAACGTTTGTCAAAAAAACGAGAACCTTTGTTCAATAGTGCACCATATAGACTGTTTAGAAGAATCTTACGAATCTGTTGGTTCTGTTTCCAGAAAGCACTACGTTGTTTGAAGTAATCTTTTTCTTCTTTAGGACAGAAAATACGACCATCTTTTAGTACTAATCCGTTTTCTACAATCAACTTAGCAACTTCATCCCACTGTCCTTTACCAATTTCTTTACGAAGTAAGTATACAGGATCATTATCATGAATATTAGTTCTAAACATTGTACCAGGGGTATAGTTTGATAGTAGTGGTTCGACTTTTTCATAGCCATTAAACTCCCAACCATCAGTATACATATGTTTGTAGTCAATGACCATTTTTTGCTGTGCTTTACGTTCAGAATACCATTGAGTTAGAATGTCAGGAATTACACCAGACTTAGACTTATCAAAAAGTGTTCCGTTTGCACTAAGTACAATAGTACTATCTTCTGCAAAAATAATATCATATAGCTCTTTGCCCGTTGCTTTAAAAGAACTCCCATCTTCTAAATCAACAATCAATGTTTCTTCTGACTTTTCATGAACCATTGTAAATTCAACAGCAGCAAATAAACCATGCCATGCCGCAGTCCAATCTGGTTCAAATGATTTAGATTTAGATTTGTTCTTCTGTTCTTGGATTTTAGCTGCAAGATACGCATCGGTGTAATCTTGACGTAATTGACCAAGAATACATTCAGTACTCATACCCAAAGTACGTAGAACAGTAGGGTAAAGAGAGTTAAAGTCAGTACACCCAAGGTCACTTACAAGTCCTAGTACTGGATCTTGTACCCATGCACCTGCTGCTTTTGCACTAATTTTCTCATCTTCATCTTCACCATCTTCACCATAATATTCCATTTCTGGATCAAACTCAAGATCATCTTTCGGTGCTTTGTTGAAAACAACTTCACCACGAGTATGTGCTAAGTTGATAATAGCAGTGTCGATTAGTGCTACTGAACCCATTGTTGTACTGATAAGTACACATTCTTTGTGTGCAAGTCGATTGTGTAGGTTGATATAGTCACATTTAGCATCAATCTTTTTAAGAAGAATACTATCCTGTTTAGAATAACGCAAGAAAGTAATGTAATCCTCTCTGTAAAGTTTATCCAATGAACCTTCATATGATACTTTATTTTCTTTAGTTACTTTTTCAGCAATATAATCTAGTTTATAAGATTGTTCAACTTGACCAGCATGTTTCTTATACAAAGCCAAATAATCAAGATGGACGCGACCTACCAGATCATATGTTTGAACAGTTTTACCAAAGTTGTCTGCTTCACGTGAATTTGGTTTTTTATTCCATAAACACCAACGAGCAGTTGTTGCTTCATTGAAGATTTTTTTAGTTCGATTGATCATATATGGAATATCAAAGAATTCACTATTCCATCCTGAAATAACATCAGAATCATCAATTAAACTAAAGAATTCCATAAACATTTCCTTTTCGTCTGTATATAAAATTACAGTACTGTTAGGATCGTTTGTTTCTTCATTTAGTTGGCGAACAATATCTTGTGCTTCATAAATTTCCATATCAGCAGGTGGTAAAGTAAGTACATAATCCTTTCCAGTCCATGATTGATATAGAGAAATAGCGGTTACTCGGTTAAACGGGTCTGATGGTGGAGCATAACCAAATTTCTTATGGAAATCAGTCTCGATATCGAAGAACACGATGTTCAAATCGGGTGAACCTTTTCCCATATATTCTTTAGCTAATGTTTTAAATGTAATGTTACAATCACTTTCAAAAATACGTAGACCTTCACTTTTGTGTTGCTCTACACTTTTATTCATTTGAGCTTGAGTTTGAAACTCAAAATGTTTAGCCATTGTACCATAAACAGTTTTATGTGTTCCTTGTGGGGATTCAACATAATATTCATATACTGGATCTAATTCGCGTAGAATACGTTTACCATTCTTACGTTCAACTACATGAAGAATATCACCAGTACGTTTACGTTCCATATAAGCATCGATATACATCGTTTGTATTCCCTTACGTTTATTAAGTTAAAAAGAAAGCCTCCGTCATTGGAGGCTATTTAATATATTTTAGTACTAATTAGTAATCATCTGCTTGTGGAAGATTATTAGTAACACTAAGAATAGTTTCGATATTATCGAGTTTATTTTGTTTGTCAAAGTAATCACCTTTGTACATACGTTGTGCAGCTTGCTTGATATCAGATGCATCGATACCAAGTTCATCAGAAACACTAGAAACAAAATCAGATAAGGATGCTTTGGTATCATCAATGAAAGTTAGTTGTACGACAATGTTGTTCAGTGCATCACCGAGACGTTTACGTTGTTCATCGTTTAGATCACGAATTTCAACTTTAACTTCTTTTTTAGATTTAGCCATTTTGTATTTCTCCATGTGTGTTTTCAAAAAAAATGCCACCTCACCACAATCGGTGAGATGACTTAATTGTATCACGTCTTTACGTGTTGTCTCATTTTTTTTCCGGTTTAACTGGAAATGAAAATGTTTTCTTGATCATGTCTGCTGGTTTGATTGAATTCAATTGCGTTACATAATCTTTCAATTTTACAAACAATACAGCTTCTTCATCAGTTGCTAACTCAAGATCCATAGCAGTTTTTAAGTGTCCAAGTTCTTGAATTGCAATGTATTTCAAATTAGATAATTCATTTTTTAGGCGTTCAATTTTTTCTTCTTTAGTTTCAATATAGTCATGAATAGTATTTCCATCGTAAACCATACCATAAAGTTTGTTAATATCACCATCATATTCAATTTCAGAAACACTAAAACCTAAAGGTACTAGATCATAAATGTTATATGATGCTGAAACAATTAAACCATTAGTATCATACATAAATTTTGCTTTATTAATGTCAAACAATTCACGAGATTCATACCAATCCATACCTTCATCGGACATCATATACAAAGAATTAGGATTACCACCTTCTTTTTCATACATCTTAAAATTTGTTAGTTGCATTACACATTCCTTATTGTTGACGTACTGTTTCCCAGTTACCATTTATTTGCATTTGAACATAGCGATAACTAATTCGTTCTAAGTGAGTGCCTGAACTACCATTAACAGAAATCCATACGCCATCCATAAATGCACCTTCTGGTGTATATGTCCATGAAGAATCAGGTATTTTACTTGTTTCAATACGTGCACTCAAACGAATACTTTGTACGTTATTAGTACTAATTTGCAAAGTAACGTTGCCACTAGCATCAGCAGCAGTACCGTTAATTGAACGAACAATATTTTTACCACCAACAGTAGCTGAGTTGTTAGAAACAGTTAATGATGGAGCAGCTAAAGTACCAGAAGAGTTTACAGTAACTTCTGCTCCACCGGAACGTAATCTCAATGTATTATTTGAAGAGTTATGATACACTGCCGCACGCTCACCACCGCTTGCGTTACGGAAATATAGAACTAATGATGTATCATTTGACTTAATTGACGCACTGTTTGCAATAGTCAATGAACCAGTCATTGTATCACCAGTTTTTAGTACATAACGAGTGTTTGCAACTTTTTCACTCAATGCGACGTTAGATTCAGCAATGTTATATAGATATGCAACGTTAAAGTGTTCCACATCAATGTTACTAATACCATGATAGTGTGGTTGGTTTCCACCAAGTGTGTTAGTGTTTCCACTAAATGAGTGAATGTGGTCTGGTGCTTCGTTAATGTTATTGATTACAGTTGGTATACCGTTATCATTACTTGAAGTTAACGCATTTAGACCACTACGGTCCATACCTTTTAGTGCTTGACTATGACCATGACGACCAGCAGCCCCTGTGGTCCCACTAAAACTAAATGAGTGTGATGGTAATTGGGCAACACTTAATACTGTGCCGCTAATATTACCGCTACTACCAATAACACTATCAGTTTTAGTTACACCTGATGTGGATATCCCTTTTAAGTACGCGTTTTGGTTAAGGTTTGGTACTTGTTTGGTAATTGTACCATTTTCCCCCTCCCATTGCCACCACATACCATCAGCAAAACACCAACCGTCAGACGTTTTCCACGGAGCACCTTGTGAACCGTTTCTCCCACTTTGTCCATTCGATTGTCCTGACATTTGTTCACGTATACTAGCAACAGATTGACCAGAAGTCAATGAATATTGTGTAATAGCACCTGGTTTAAGTGAAGTGTAAAGACCAGTTGGACCAGAACCACCACTAGAAGCAGTAGGGAATACAATGTTTAAGTTTGTTCCACTAATACTTGCACTAGGAACAGTACTACTACTGTATGTTACACTTTCTACTTTTAAATTTAATTTTCTGTTTACTTCATCTAATGAAATTCTAATTGGTTCCAAAATAGTATCAGTATCGTATACTGCAATCCAACTTGTACCGTTATGATACTTCAAAACTAATTCGTTTCGATCAAAAACCATTGCACCTTGTTCACCAGTAGGTAACGTTTGTACTGGTATAATAACTGATGACGAATTAAAACGAATAGGTCTTGGGTTAGTTGGTGTACCACCAAGCACTATTAGTTCTAAAGATCCATTAGCACCAGTACTGGTCATTGTATCCAATGGGTTATTAAAACTTATGCTCATGTATAAATCCCTTTATGATTAATATATACTATATTTATTCCTATAGCAAGTCGTTATCCATATCATCCCACACAGAATCAATGATGTTTGCTGCTATCTTTTTAGACATTTTAAACCACTCCGTGTTTGGTTGTCTAGTTGCATTCATTTGTTTAAGCCTTTTATGTATCTCTTTTTCAGCTAAACGTGCGTCATCAAAATGAACTTCATGATATACTTCAAAGTCACGAAATGGTGTAGCAGTCTGATACGTTCTTAGACGTTCTGTCATTTCTGATTTTGAAGTAAAACCAATTTTAACATACTCAGGCCATGCAGAATTTATTATAACATAACATATCTGTGACATAGATTCAATCTCCATCATTAATATGGAGATATTTATCTATCAACTAATAGTGAATTTCAAACCAATATCTATTAAACGTTGAAAAGGATTATGGGGCTGAAATTCAGAAGGTTCTTGTGTAATGTTTAGTACTGGAGCGTCCGAGTGTAATTGTGACATACGTTCCCTATAATGATCTATGTATTCTTCATATAACATATCTTCAGTATGTGTGTTTAGTATATCTTCTATAAAAGAATCTAAACTATAATCCAATCTATCATCATTATAATATAAAGTTTCGGTGGATTCATCATAACCAACTAATGTCCCATAAGGAACATTTATTTCTATGTTTGAGTACTGACTCTTTAAGTACTCTTCTCTATTAAATTTGTATACAGTTAACATCCGTGTCAACTCCTTTAGATTGTTTACTTAAAGTTATTTACAATTTCCAGTACAGATTTTAGATACTTTTCATCAAACGTTTCAGTAAATCCTGACGGCAACTCTTCAGTACTTACTACTCCACTTTCAATGTATTTCTTTATGAACTTTTCCAACAGTAATGGTTGATTTCCATCTTCAAAGTAGCGTTCTACTAGTACTTCATGTTCGAACCCAGAATTACGACTTTGTTCGTTTACACGGCGTTTCATATCACCAGTGATTCCATATTTGTACACCGTCTTGTCATTGTTAGTTAGTTTTTGAACATAGAAATATCCAGGTTTTGATGGTTGATATCCATATTCACCACATGATGGACATCCTTTACCCGCCATATGTGCTTTTGGTTGTTGGGAAAAAACACCATGCGTCGGACACACAATATCCACATACTTCTCACTTGTTGTATAATCCACCAAGCTATAATCATACTTATGGTTATGAATTGGTGATACTAGTTCAATGAAACGCTCAGTACTTCGTCCACCTTTACCAGAGCATGTACCACAGCCAGTTTTACCGACGATTAAAGTTTTTGGATCTACTGTCCAGTCGTGATGTCCTTTTGTGCAATGAACCGTTACTTTAGTTTTCTGATTGACATAAACAGTATTTGTCAAATCCAATGCATCACCATAGTTTTCTTTTACTTTTGCAGTGAATGATTCAGTACTGTATGCTTCATTTTTATTACACACAGGACATCCCTTACCAGAAAGAAATTTGTTTGGTGTTATTTCAAAGTAATCGTTGTGCTCTTCATCAGTGCAAAAGAGTGTTACTTTTGTTATAGCGTTAGTGTAATTTAGTTTATCAAATTTGAATTTATCTTTACCAAATTTATTTTCTACCGTGCTGATGAATGTGTCGTTGTTTGAACGTTGCGACATGTTTGAATAACATGATGCACATGTACATGCAATGTGACGAAGTGCAGATTTTATGTTTTCTTTTCCACACTTGTTACATTTCACAGTTGTTTTACTTGCTTTGAATACTAAAGTACTGAAATCAAATTCACCATACTTAGCAGTCATTTTGCTGATAAACTCTTCTTTGTTGATACTTACGTTTGGCATAATTTTGTCTCTTTATTTTCGTGTATGTGCGTATTATATACATTCCAGAACATTGTGTAAAGGGTTTTTTAATAAAAAGAAAAGGGACTCCGAAGAGTCCCTTTTGTTTTTATTTTTTTTGATTAAATCTTTTAAATCTATTACAATTACATGAAAGTAACGTTTTTGATAGCGATTTTGCTGTAGTAGTCCGCAGCGTTACCTAGTGAACTGGTGCTATCGGTCAACTGAACATACCCGTATCTGGTTAAGAAAGTTGTAACGAGTTCCCCAGTGTTAGGGTCCATTACAGTACCGGAAGCCATTAGTGGGATGTATGGGCAATAGAATACACCAGCATCAGTTTCCGCATTTCCTTTATAACCAATTAGAATATCTTCTGCATCACTAGCATAGGTATCAACGAAAATACGCATAGTGCTGTTTAGAGTACCTACAAACTTAACGTTAGTTGGTGCTTCAAAAGTACCTTCAGTGGTACGTGCAAAGCTAGAAGTAGTAGCAGATTGTAGAATGGTTAGTGCAGTTGGGGAAACAACAGCCCAGTTTGCAGCACCACGCTTAGTACGACGAGCAACTTCGTTTGCTTGACGGTTAATTAGAGTAGCTAGAGCAGCGTGCTCATCACCAACGAAGGTTGCAACACCAGTAACTTTAGATTGGTCATAAGTTACAGCAGCAGCACCAGGTAGTGCACGTAGACGGCTTAGTAGCTCTTGGTCGATTTCTACAGTAACTTCTTGAGCGATTGCAGCCATTAGTTCTGCTTCAACGTCAACACCATGTTGGGATTGAGCATCTTGTGCAGATTCAACAGTCCAACGTGCAGATAGACGACGAGATTTCGCTTCAACAGTTTCACGTAGAATACGGATGTTAACGCGACGACCCATAGTACCTTCTAGTTGGCTAGTAGGAGCAGCTTGTGGGTTGCTATTATCCGCATTTAGATCACCAGAGTAAGATTTAGCGATTTTGTATGGAGAAAGCATTTCTTCACCAGCGATTACACCAGGTGCGTTATCAGCATATTGTACACGTAGGGTGTGGATCTGACCAACTGGACCAGTCATAGGTTGAACACCGATGATTTCGTTAGCAATAACGGTTGGCATTACACGACGCATAATTGGTAGAATCACTTTGTTTAGAGTAGCGATGTTACCAGCGGTAGTTGCACCAGAAGTTGCGGATTCAGTTAGCATAACTTTACGATGGTTATCAAGAACAGTTTCCATTACAGACTTACGAGTACCCTGTAGACCTTCAACTAGTTTCTCTTTTACTGCTACCCATTTGGATTCATTTAGTAGTTGTGACATTATATATCTCCTTAAAGATGTTATATTCGTTTTTCAGTATGATATTATTTATAGAACTGAAAAATTTGATTATTAAAATGCTTTAAAATGTTTATTTTTTATTGATACCTGAAAGAACATCTAGTTCTTTTAGGAATGCCATATCGTCAGCGGTCATTTCTTCGCTTTCAACAATAGCCTGACGGTTGCCAGTGATTACTTTACCTTCTGCAAGAGTTTTCTTAGCGGAAGACTGAACTGCTTGACGAGTGGTAGCAGATTCATTTACTTTAGTACCGTTAAGTACTGACTTATGGTACTTGCTGAAATCTTCTTTAAGCTTTTCAGTAGGTGAAGTAGCTAGAAGGGATTCCATAATTTGTTTTTGCTGTGCAGTTAGTGGTTTTACTAGTTCAGACATAATCGCATTACGTGCTTGTGCATCTTCCATAATACGTAGTTTGGTTTTAGCAGCTTTAACGGCATTAGCAGTTTCATGTAGTTCTTGCTTAACTTGAGCAATTTCATCTTCTTTAGATTTAATTGATTCAGTTAGGGAACGTAGCAATGAGTTTTCATTAAATTGTTTGACATTAAACTCTTGAGCAAATGCTTCAAAGATTTTACGACCAAACATATTTTGTTTTGCTTCCACTAGATCTTGTTTCAACGCATATAGATTCTTCTGAGTGGTTTCTGCAATATATTTAGCAGCACTTTCAGATGTACGTTTGATGAAGTTATTACGAGCTTCAGCAATTTGACGTGAACCTTCAGCAAGTAGTTTAACGCGAGTTTCTACTAGTTGGCGTTTTTCAGTGTGGAATTCTTTTAGCTCTTCTGCTAGGATACCGTTAGAAAAATTAACGAATTTACCCATGCATTCATGAAGATGCTTACGTTCTTTACGCATTTGTTTAACTTCTTCAGCCAAAACAGAGTTTGAAAACGCAGAGAAATTGCTTAGTGTTTTACGTAGAGTTACACGATCTTCAACGAGACGTTTTTTCTCTTCATATACAGCACCCATTTCTTCAGCAATGACTTGAGTAACCATAGTGTTCAAACCTTCGGTTAGTTCAGCCAAATCTTGCTGATAACGGCCTTTCATTTCTTCACGCATCTCTGCGGCTAGTGTATTCTTTTCTTCATTCCATGCTTCCTGAATTAGCTGTTTTGCCTCATCAGAAAGAGATGATTCTTTTAGAAGCTTTTCTAATTTAGACATTCGTTCTCTCCTTTAAGTACTGAAATATCTGTACTTCAACATACAGATATTTATATTTTTAAAATGTTAACCTTTTAATTTCTTGAAAAAATCGTATATTTCAGAATCTAAATTATTTACTTTTTTAGATTCAGTGATTTTTTTAGAACTATTACAAGGTGATCCGTACTTACTCATCAGAGATTCAAATACCGCTGTTGGGTATGCTTCTGGAGCACTAGGTTGAGCAACAATATCAATAGTGATAATTTCAAAATCAGAAACTATTCCATTATAATCAACGTTACCGGAACCGCGAGAACTTACACCAAGTTTTACACCAGCCTCTAGCATTTTACGGATATTTTGACCATGTGCAGTATCAAGTAGTTTGATTTCTGCCATACCATTAGCACCTTCCATCCAAACCTTAGTAATCATTGCTGCTACTCGGTCTAGGTTAATAGTTAGTGTTTCTGGATGGTCACATTCAACAAGAATGCTTTCACCTTTAGCTAAACGCTGGTTCATGTTATTTACTGCCCTTGTAATTTCAGATAAAGGGTAAATTCTCTCGTTCAAATTTCGTTGGTCGGCTTGAATAGCAATACCACGAAGATAGCAGTCACGCCCACCAAATCCATTATCACGATGTTCCAAAACAACTTTAGAATCATTGAATGAAGACCATTCACGAATCATACTACTCATAATGATCTCCTTTCAGATATTTATTTTAGTTTAGGTTGTGCTTTGCTTAGTGGTGATTTAGAATTAGATGCAGTAGTTTTTGGTGCTTTAACATCTTTCATTTCACCGCGAGCATTTTTACCAAGATCTAGACTATCTTTTGGTAGAACAGATTTATCATCTAGGTCTAGTAGTGGTGCTTGGTCAGTTTTCTTAGCGAATTTAACTGGCTCTGCTCCTGCTACTGGAGATTTAGCTTCTGGTGCTACTGGAGATTTGGAATGAGTGCCAGCTTTTTCTTTCTTATCAACTGGAGCAACTTTTTCTAGTTTGAAGGATTCACCGAATTTTTCATCACCGAATTCAACATCAGCAAATTCGTCGTCACCGTCAACGCCAACTTCTTCTTCGCTATCTTCTACTTCTTCTTCAGAATCTAGATCAACTTCACCGTCACCGATTTCATCAAACATTTGTTGTAGGCCACGGAAAGCATCTTGGATTGATTCCCATTGGTCTTCGGAAGGAACATCAGCATCAGCTTTCACTTCAACGTCAACATCGTCTTCACCGTCACCATCTGCATCAGCAGAGAATTCAACTTCTTCTTCTGCACTTTCATCTTCTTCACCAAGGGTGTATTCGATTTCAGCATTTAGACCTTCGTCTGGTTGTACATCAAAATCTTCGTCAAGCTTTTCTTCATCTTTGACTTTAACTTCGACTTCACAATCTTCATCGTCGTCTTCATCTTCCATGCTTTCTTCTAGTTGTTTGTTAATTTCTTGAGCTTGCTCAACGAAATACTTACGCATTTTTTTATCAGCAATATCTTGTTCGCCATTTGCAAACGCCGCAATTGCTTCTTGTAGTAGTTTTAAATTCGCCATTATATCCTCCATAGATATATTACATTCGTATAAAGTATGATATTATTTAGTACTGAATAAAATCGCCTTTTTTAAAAGCTTTAAAAAGTGCGATTTTTGATTTACATTAACCCAGAACCGTCACCAGTTGGTGCAGCGGCATAAACAACTGCAACCACATTTTTGCGGCGTTGTTCTTCATGTGCTTTAAATTCACGGTACTTTCTTAAGTTGTTTAATACTTGTAATGTTAGTTTCGGTTTTCTGGAATCAGTAATTTTATATACGTTCTGATCATCTTCAGGGTCGTACATTGAATCACTGCTAGATTCAAAGATGTCCTTTAACATTTGATCTCCTTGAAATATGCATTATAAATGAGGGTAAAAATAAACCCTCATTCTTATACACTGTTATTTATGTTTAAAAAGAATTGCCTAAATTATTAGGGTTGAAACCACCACTTCCACTCTGTTGCTCTTGGTATTCGGCATCAGCACTTTCCAAATTACCTTCTCCATCAATACCAAGATCCATTCCAGGATCATTTGGAGCATCAATACCAACAGACTGTAATCCTGCGGAATCTTCTTCACCACCAGAAGGTTGGGAACCATCTTGTGGATTCTCTTGTAACCACATTTGTTCATTCTTAACAATATCAGCTTTAGAAAAGCCCATTTTTTCAAGAATTGTTTGTTTCGCCATATAAGGCAAGTCATTAAGAGGAAGATATGTATTAATTAGTTTAGCATCTAGTTCAGCTTTACGATAAGAAGCTAAGTTAATAGGTGGATTCATAATAACTTCAAAAGATGAAGTACTAATGTTATATCCATTTTTAACCATAAATCTTTTGAATTCAGCATCAAAATGTTTTGCAACTAAACGTTGATAACGCATACATTGATTATTGAATCGCAATTCACTTGCCATAGCTTGTGTAGCACCATCACCAAATAATGAAACACCACCATCATCTGGACCTTGTGGTAGATAAGAAGCTGGTATTTGAAGACCACGAATCAATTTATTATTGAAATAACGTAAGTCATCAATTTGTCCTAAGTTATCACCGCCTGGTAATGTTTGAACATCTGAACCACGACCTTCAGAAGTTTGTGGGAAAAAGTAGTCTTCTAAAATGCTTAATGGATTATATGCTGCATCCATTAATGAAGTACTTCCACCTTTGTTTGAAGGTATTCTACGCTGGTGGATTTCATTTTTAAATCTTTCAACATAAGCCATTGCTTGGTGTGCTTGCATATCACCAACATCAATTTTAAATACACGACGCTCAGGTGCACGTTGTACACGATAAATTATGATACTATCTTCCAGAAGTTCTTTTTGCTTATAGACTTTAAATACGTCCTCAAGTATACTAGTACCAAAAGGCCATACCCCATCTTGTCCTGTATTTAGCGTTAGATGAATTACGTGTTCTGCACCAACAGGAATAACGTCTAATTGACCGTTAGTACTGAATGGATCAGCAGTATTTCCTTGACTTGTAAAACCAGATGCACCACCCGCAGCTACTGAACCACCACCACCCATTGTTGTCGGAATAGCTCCTGGATAAGCGGTTTTATCAAATCCTACTTGAAGGTTACTAAAAACTTTATCTTTCAAATTTAATGATACGTCACGTATATAATAAATTACTGGTGTTTTACCAGTGGCTTCGTTAACAAATACTTGCTCAACATTTTTGGGACTTACCCAATACCAATCGAATGTTTCTGGATCTCGAATGAAAAATTGATCACCATATTTCAGAAGACCACGCATAATTTCATACATTCGTGTTTTAAAATCATTTTGTTCAGTCCATGCATCTAAACGATCTTCAATAGTCGTTACTTCAGTATCACCAATATCATCTTTATATTTGATTTTATATGGTAAACCAAAATCTTCAGTACTTTGGGTACAAAAGTCAGCAATTATATTCAATGCAGTTCTAATTTCAGGATCTTGGTCCATTTGCTCATACTGACTATAACGCTCAGTACGGTTTGCCAATCCATTATATACAACAGGAAGATAGGAAGCGAAATTTGTTTTCGTTCCTGTTGATTTATTGCTATTACTGGACTGATTTGGGATGGTCGATAGTTTAGACCTTCCCACTGTCATATGTCGTTTCCAACTCATTATTTTCGTCCTTAACTGTTTCTCTCACCTTGAGTGTTTTCAGAGATAGTTCTTAGATAGTTATTTGTCTGTTGCACAGCAGATAGAGATTGCTCATTAACATCAGCAAGTTTTTTAAGTAACTCTTTCATGTCTTCTGATATTGTGGCATTATTATTAGCATTTGCCATACTACTACCACTATTTATCATCGCTTTCATGGCCTCATAATCGTCCGGTTCAGCTTGAATTGGTGGTTCATTTGGACCCCATGCTGATTTATCAAAAGTTTTTGGAGTTATGGTAACATATGGTGCAACATGTTCAGATTTTTCGATTCTCGCAGTTGCTCTTGGCTTATTTTCAAGACCACTACTAATAAGTTTTTCAGCAACTGATTCATCAAGGGGTTTTGGTTGTTTAAAGTTTCTACTTGAATTCCATTTTAAAAAACCATCAAATGAACTAGAAATATAATCACCAAATGAATTCATTTTTTCTTCAAAATAATTATTAACTTTTTCTGCACCATCGGTAACAGAATTGTTTTCTACTTTTACTTTGTCGTCTGAACCACCAAACCAACCTTTAACAGAATCCCAAAGTTTACCAGGAAGATCCATTAGGTTATTCATAAAGCTATCAAATGCTTCTGAAACTTTATTATATCCACTACCAAAAATTTCAGTACCTAACCCTTCTAACCACTGCTCAAACTCACCACCAATCCTATCCAAATACGCAACTGCATCTTTCGCAATAGGAACCAAACCAAAACCATCAAGTGCTAACTCTCCGATAAATTCCCATGCACCATCAGTACGGTCTGCAATATCAGTAAGGTAATCCGCAATAGAATTTTGTGTATCTGCATACATTTTATTAAATGGTTCAGTAAATTCTTTACTAATCCATCTATTGAATCTATCAGTGAATTGTGTTAGTTTATCTGCTGGTTGACTCTTAGGATCATTAATCGCAGCTTCCATATCAAGTAGTTGTTGGTTGAAGGTTGCTGCCGTAGTGTTTCCTAATTGTATCTGATTTAATAAATCTTGCTTTATTAGTTCTTTGTTCTTTTTAACAAATTCCAATTGTTGACGGCGAATTTCTTGTGAATCAGTAACACCACTACGTACCAAGTTCTCACCTAAATCAGCAAATTGGTTCAGTACTGGAGTCAATAAATCATCTGGTACTCCACCAATAGTTAAACGATGTGAAATTAAACGTAGAAAATCTGCACCAGCATCACCCATACTGGCAGCCGCTTCGTTAAATGCTTTTGATGTTGCAACTGCTGCTTTACTAGATAATCCAGAATAGTTTTGTAATGCGATTTGCATTGAACGTGTGTCTAATGATTTATCTAAGTTTTGTGTTTTATTTAATAGTGCATCAACTGACTCACCCATGCTTTTACTGAACTTAGTCATGCTCATGATAAACTGTTCAGTACTTTTTGCTTGATCCATACTACGTAACATTTCTCTTCCACCAAATTGCTTTTGGAATTTAATATTACGTGCAGTTAAATCAGTTAATGTTTTTTGAGAAACACCATATAAACCTAATTGATTTTGTGCTTGTTGCACAGTACCCAATAATTTACCAAATGTAGAAACACCATCACCATATGCACCATCTAATTGTGCAACAACGGCACTATGAGTTTGTAATGCTTCACCAAATGCATCAATACTCATCATTGATGCACCAGCACCTTTTAATATGGAGCCGTAACCTTCAGATAGAGCGACACCAGCACTGTTTATTCTATTATAAACTTCAAGCTGTGCATTTAACACATTATAAACTGCTAAACCAGCGTCAGCAACCAATTTGAAGGCAGATGCTGCTGCACCAACTGGACCTGGGATCATTGCTAATGAACCAGCAAATGAAGATGCACTCATTCCTAGTGAGTTTACAACATTGCTAACGTTTGCAGACGTACTCATCATAGTTTTGCCGACATTCGATACTTCAGATGATAATGATTTAAATATTTTTCCAAATTCTTTACCATCATCAGCTTTGTTATTTGTTCGAGAGCCACGGTTTCCAGTACTTGATGAATTACTTCCATTACGTTTTCCACTTTTAGAACCGGATTTCTTTCTATCATTTTTTATATTTTCAGCCAATAACTCACGTATAGCACTCAAACTATCGTTGTTATCTTTAGTTTGATTAACCAACTGCTGGAGTAGGTAATCACTTGTATTTCCAGCCATAACATTCCCTTTTAATAGATGTATTATAGAAATATTTATGAAACTATAGAGAATATAAAAATTAGTTTAATTTAATCTTTTTTGGTCTTATAAATACTAAAACACATTTATTACATGGAGATTTAATAAAATGGCTATGAATCCACTTGCTAAGTACACTAAAATTGAAGAGATCAGTACTAAGTTAGTTACAAACGGCGTTATTCCTTATAAAGAAGGAGTTCTAGGTCCAAAAGGTGTCAAATGTGGAGTTTGTGCACGTAGTGCACGTGATGAAATGACACTTAATACCCCCGATATGTTACTAAACGGAGATGCAGTATCCCGTGTTATTGAAAACTGTGTTCCTAATGTAATTGACGCTGATGAGTTGTATGTAAATGACGTTGAAATGCTTCTTATTGCTATTAAAGTTGCTTCTAAAGAAGAAACATATGATATTAACGTTGTATGTCCTGAATGTGAAAAAGAAGGTCGATTTGAGCGTAATCTATCATATCTTCTTGAAACTGCACAAGCATTTGAAGAAATCCCATCAATTGATTTAGATAATGGACTCCGTTTAGAATTTAGACCACTGACATGGAAAGAATATTCATCGTTTGCTGAACGCATGTTCAGTGAGCAACAGAAGACTAAGTTTCTTGAAACTGCTGATATTGATAAAGATGAAAAAGTAAAAATATTTTCTGAAGTATTTGAAAACATGGCTCAACTTAACTTCGACATGATCGGTGGAGTTATTGCAAAAATTATAACACCAGATGGTGATGAAGTAGTTGAAAAAGAATTTATTAATGAATGGCTTGGACAACAATCGAAGGGAGTACTTAAACTAATTCGTGAAAAAATGGATGAAGTACTTGAAATTGGAGTATCACATAGTATGGAAGTAGAATGTGATGGATGTAATCATCAATGGGAAATTGATGGACTAAAATATGATCCTAGTCATTTTTTCGAGTAATGCTTCTCCAGTCATCTCCTGAAGAAATACAAGAAGTACTGAAGGAGATAGAACTGAATAAGTCAGAAATCAAAAATGCACTAATGGAATGTTCTGTATATATGGATAACATTGACTATGGAACACTCCTTAATATGCCATTAATAGATAGAGACTTATTAGTTAAGTCTTTTAATAAAAAAATTAAAAAACAAAACGAGAAGCACTAATTTTCATATAGCCAGCACATTGTTGCTGGTTTTTTTTGGTTTTAAACTACAGAATTATTTGAATTGAATTATGAAAGGATTAATTTTAATATTATTGGATTCATCTAACTCATTTCATTCGTTAGCTGAAGAATATTCGTTACTACGTAACTCATATTCATTTAATTAAATTAATTATAAAGAACTTTAAAAGATTTAATACTTGACGGGATTTGTTGAGGACATTTTCATCCCCCCGCAGGGGAATGAAGACAATAAAAAAGAGACAATGAAGTCTCTATTTCTTGACGCTGATGGTTTCAGCATTTATTGTATTGCGAATTTCTTAAAAATATATTAAGAACGAAAGCGGGTTGCTCTGTTTCTCTCTATCGCAGTCATGTGCAACGGTCGTCAGTCTTAATCATCCTGACACTCACCTGAAAGTCTATACAATCAAACTTCAGGCTGTTTATTAAAATCACTTAATAAACTCCCTTAGCAAATCTGGTAAGGTGCGATCCTTATATGTCTATCGAGGAACTCTCTGTATGCTTATCGGAGTTCTTTATTGAGCCGCATTGCCGTGAGGGGTTCAAACTATGCCCACATCTAACGGGTTTCTTTTGCTCATCGCACTGTTGAACTGCTCATCTGCCATCTACATTTTCGATAGGATCAGGTTCTAATTTATATGCATTTCTGCATTCAACAGGATTGTCATTACTACAACAAACATTATAGCACAAACTTTAAAGTTGTCTCACTATTTTTATAAAAATATTCATTAAGTACTTAAAATATTGCAAATAACTAATCTATAAATATTTTGATAACAAATAGTTTGGTGAGGAATTATGAAAAAAAGATTAAAAGATAGTAAGGATGCTGCAAACTATCGAAACGAATTACTAAAGAAACAAAATGGAATAGATCCTATAATTAAAGAACCAATAACTAAACCAGTACTGGATCACTACCACTATGGAAACCAACATTGTAGACAAGTTCTTCAAAATGAAGTCAATGCTTGGGAAGGAAAGGTACAAAACAGCTTCAATCGATATATGAAGCACTTAACTGATAAACCATTATATGAGGTACTCAGAAATCTTGCTGATTACTTAGAGCGTAATAACAGCATTCCTGACGATGAACAAGTTATACATCACACTGCACTAACTGTGGATGTTAATAAGTTTAAAAGGCTTCCAGCAACACAGCAAAACGCGATTCTGGAAGGGTTAGGAGTTGTCCCTGGTAGTAACACTACTGCTCGTGTAAAGCAAGCTAGAAAGCTGATTAAGGACGGTAAATTAAATATGGTTGATATAAAAAAAGGGAGCTAAGGCTCCCTTTATCTTTAATTAGAAAACATCGTCAAGGGTTGCATATTCAACAGTACTGAAACCGTCCTCTTTAACAACTTTGAGGATTTTTTCAGTCTTAGATAGTAACTCTTCTCTGTGGGAAATAGCATAAACGTTCTTACCACGTACAGCAGCCATATCTTGGAAGATAGACCACACACGTAGAACACCACTTGAGTCAAGACCTTGGTCAATCATCTCATCAATGATAAGAATATTAATACTTTGGTATAATGACTCATATGTATCACGGAAAGCACAAGATAATGCGATGTTTACCCTTGTACGCTCACCTCTACTAAGCTGTTTATAGTCAAAGTACTGTCCACTCTTCTCAATTTCAACACTCAAATCATTCAAAAACACAACATTATGCTCAGAACCGCACATATCGATATAGTACTGGAGACGTGTATTCAAATATGAGATATTTTGCTCAATAATACGTTTACGGACATAAGAATCCTTGTTTAAAAGTAATTTAACCAAGAAATCTTGGTGATTTGACATTTTATCAAGATTATTATAGTCGCTATAATCGATTGGTACTAAAGAATCAGTCTTCAGAGTATTAATTTGGCTAATAAATGTGTTAGTAGTCTTCAATTCACGATCTAATTGCTGTGATAATGAATTTACAGTCATTTCTAACTCTTTAACTTCATATTTGTTTAATGTATCTGGAACTTCCATTAGTTCATATGAGTTAAGTTCATCATATGATGACATAAGTTCATTTGCATAGATGTTTATTGGTTCTTCTTCACTCTTTCTGACCAATTCTTGAAGCTTATGTTCATGCATTTGTGCTTCCGAAAGTGTATTATAATATGTCACAGGTTTAGGTGGCATATCAAAAATCTCAATACTATCAATTTCTTGAAGTAATGTTTCAATTTCAGAAGAAGAACTATCAATTTTAGCTCGAAGATCATTAATAGTACTTTGGATTTTGTCTTTAATTGAAGAAGTATGTTCGTTATGTTCCAATTCAGACATACAAAGTGGACATTTGCTGTTTTCAACTGTTGATAATTTGTCAATTTCAGCATTAATTGAACATTCATATCCTTTTAAAGCTATTTTTAGTGAGTTTAGTTTTTGTTCTTTGAAACGTTTTTGGTTATTATTCTCTTTTAGAATACCCTCTAACTGTTTCCATATCTCCAACTCATTATGATTTTCCAATTCTGCACTAATATCAATAGTTTTTAGCTTATCAATGCTTAGATTTAATGCTCTTTTAGATCTTTCAAGTTCACGGTCATATGCATCAAATTTTAAAGCCAACTCTTGTACACGGCGTTCGATTTCACCACGCTTTGCGTTATGAATAAGAGCTTTCTCTTTTATGTCAGCAGCTTCATAGAGGTCATTAAAGTCTAAAGTTTTATATATATTCAACTCTTCATTTAACTTAGATACTCTATTATTTTTATCAATTTCAAACTGGTTTGCCTGTTCTTGTAGTGCCTCAATACTTTTTTGAATACGTTCATTACTTGCAGCTACAGTTTCATTTTTGAACTTTTCTTGTTCGGCTAAACGTTTAGTATCCTTATACATCTCCTTTAGCATTTCAGCTTTTTCCGTCAACTGTGTTATTCCAAGAAGTTCTTCTATCATATCACGTTGTTTTTGTGTGGATAAAGCTAAGAAAGGTTCAACGTTAGCATTCAGTACTACAATATGTTCAAATAATAATTGAGATATACCAAGAATTTCATTCAAATCTTCTTGTGTGTCTTTCTTTTCTCCCCTTGATTCATCTTCAATTTTATTATCTTTCCCTAAAGTAACAAAATTGAAATACGTGGGACTTCTCCCACGTTCAACCAGATATTGTACACCATCTTTTTCAAACTCTACAACTACTTCACAATTTTTGCCATTAGTTTTATTGACTAGGTTCGGAATTTTAATATCATTACCAATACTTTTACCAAATAATCCAAAAACTAATCCTTGAATAATAGCACTTTTCCCTACACCATTTCGACGTCCGGTACTGTCACCACCTTCAATAACTGCATCATTATTTTGACCCAGTACTAATGAAATGTCGGAACCATTCAAATCAATTGATTGTGGTGCATTACCAAATGAAAAGAAGTTCCTCATAGATATACGTGTAATGTTTAGCATATAGTCCCTTATAACGATCTGTAAATTTGGATTAGAAGATTTTTATCAAACATTGGTGAATCAATTTCCATAATTTGCTGTAAAACTATCTCATCAACTGATTCAGTACTTTCAAAACTAACACCATCTTCGATTAATTCTGAAATACTTTGCTTGCTAGTTACAACATTAAACTCCCTAATGTTATAAAGTTTAGTAAATGTATCACGAATAAAACTAATCTCATCAGTTGTTATTGATATATCAACTTGAACTTTTGATATTGTGTTATCTTGTAGATAATAGCTTGGATCAGTCAACAATTCAGAAAGTGTGAATGTTCTATATTTTGGTGCATTATCCCATGACTTGAAAATAGGTTCTTTGCCATGTTCAAGAATCATCACACCTCTTGCATCATCCCATGTATCGGAAAAATTATGTGGAAAACAATTACCAGTATAAACTACACGAGTTCCTTTTGAAGTTGTTTTTGACTGTCGTTTATGAAAATGTCCACTAAAAACATACTCACATCCACCAAAAGAACCTTCTGTTTCTTTTCCATGATCAGGCATTTCTACCATCTTGTTAAGCAAGTAACCTGGTAACTCTAAGTGACCAAAAACATACTTACTTTTTAGTTGAGGTAACAACTTATATTCATCTTCAATCATAAATGGAATGAAAGTACAATCATCAAAGGTTGTAATTTCATTAATGAATTCTATATTTTCATAAACTTGAGCCATATTGATACTTGTTATATCACGTTTGTTTTTATGATACATATCATGGTTGCCTACTAAAAAATATACTTTTTCAAAATTATCATTTAATAATTGAAGAATTTGTAAACCATAGTTTAGTGTTTGAATATTGATATTACTTCTATTATGAAAATAATCTCCCATAAAAACACAAACTTTGATATTATTTTTTTTAGCTACATCAATCATGAATTTAATGAAGTTTAAACAATCTTCATTGTGTTGCTTGCTGTTATTCTTTAAACCTAAGTGAATATCAGTGAATGTAATTGCTTTATCAAACAGAGCCATCTTCATTTTTCCTTTCAATCATGTTCAATTCAATTTCAATTTGACGTGTATGTGATGGCGTAAAGCCATGCATTTCAAGTAAATCATCACGTATATTTCGAACATTTTTCTCACTATTCAATATAGAACGAAAACTATTGTTTACGAATGATGTATAGTAAGAGAAAGGATTTAGCTGAACTGCTGGTTTATCTTTTTTATAAAGAATGCTCTCTTTAAAGAGAAGTGCGTTTTTAACTAATTGTATTCTTGCATCACCCATCATTTCATCTAAGTATGTATAGTTTCTGTAATTAGATTTATGAGAGATTTCCTCAGCAAGTTTAATGAACATCTTCCCTAGTTCATTTGTAATTTTACCATGAACAGTACTGAATTCACCAGTTTCAAGATCTCCTTTCCAATGAGAACGACATACTTCATAGAGAATTCCTTCATTATCTACAATGTAATGCTTGAATGGTTCAAAGTTAACTCTAGTGTCGGGTGGAATATGTTCATCAGTGATAACACGAATAACAACTTCATCGATTGGAACATCAGTGATAACTAAATTATTTTCATCTGCATATTCTTTAGCTTTTTTAGCACTCATACTTTCCTTTTCACGAATACTATCAAGCATTTCATTGTTTAGTCGTTTGATTCGTGCTGCTTTGGCTTTTTCAAGTAACTCAGCAGTAATTTCTGACTCATGAAAAACAATATAATCATACATACTATATGATTTGTCTAATAACCAGCAGTATGAAATCTTACTTTTTTGTATTTCACGAAGTAAATCAGCATTATTGAGATACTTTTTACGCTTTGGTCTATTTGTCATTGTATTTTACTCTCCATGTTTAAATCCAATAGGTACAATCCTTGTACCATCAATGTTATTATAGCACCAAAAAGCATTTTGTCCCACGTATAAATACATCAAATGTTCCCTTATTATGGAGAATCAAAAAGATGATTGATCGTAGAATTCGATTACGACCTAAAGCCGCAGGTGCTAACTATGTATATGGTGATTTCGGGGATAGCTCCGAACCAACACTACTTTCGTTTCTGCGTCCAACTAATGGGTTGGTTTGGACTGTAACACCAACAATTACTGAACAAAGGTCAATTCAGTATGAAACACAGTCTCCTATACATACCAACAGTAACTATAACAACTATAAGAACACTACTAATACAGTTTTCACTATTCAGGGTGAATTTTATGCAAATACAGCAGCAGAAGCTATGTATGCGTTGGCATGTGTTCATTTTATACGTTCTGTTTCATTGATGGATTTTGGTAGACAAGCTGCTTCGGCTAATAACCCCGAACTCGCAATTGCAGGTGCACCACCACCAATCTTACTTCTAAGTGGATATGGTCGTTATACATATAATGATATTCCTGTTATTTTAAAATCTTATAATTTTACTTACCCAAATGATGTTTCTTATATTCAAGTTCCGTTGAATAGTAGCGATAGTACTTTTAATTTATCCGACATGGATAGTAGAAAATTCTTCGAACAACTTAGAAGTACTGGATATATGAACCCACAAGATGAAGTTTGGGTTCCACAAAAAATCTCAGTTATGTTACAACTTGAAGAACAACCAACATCGGATTATATGACTAAAACGTTCAACCTCAATGCATTCAAACGTGGTGAACTATTACGTAAAGGAGGATTCATTTAATGTCCAACTATAGTCAATACTCACCTTACGCTAAGGTGAAACAAACATGGTATCTTGGGTATAATTTACCACGTGATATTGTTCCGGCTGATACTGATGATTTTTATGAGATCCCATTGAAATATGAATATCAACCTTGGCGTTTAGCATACGAAATGTATGGTAATGAACGCTTATATTATATTTTCGCATTGTTAAATCCAGACATACTAGGAGAAGATCCTATATATAATTTTAAAAGTGGAGTAACAATTAGAATACCAGCAAATCAAAGAGTACAGAATTATCTTAATGGTACTCGAAACATAGGCTAATGGAGTAACGTATGGCAGATTTACGAAGTACAGTTGATAATTTTCAAAATGATATTACAAGTATTACTGGTAAGGCTAAAACCACCACATCTAATGCACTTGATAGTTTGAAAGCTACAGCAAATACATTACAAAATGATGTAAAAACTATTACAAAAAATAATTACAAAGCAAATGTAAGTAATGTAGTATCATTACCAAAACAAAGTGCTAGTGTTGATCAAGTTTATGAAGATCTCGATTTAAGTCAGTTTGTAATACCGTATGACAATAAATTATTGAAATATGATAACCCAACTTGGCACTTTTGTTTATTTGCCTTAGATAAAGATGATTTTAAAAACTTTTGGCTTTACCCAGATGCAGAAGTGCAACGACATGTGATATCAGAAAGTGGTGTTACTGGCAAATATAATATCACTAGTGTACAAATGACACAAGCTGGACCTTCAACACCAGGAATGACAACAAACTATTGTTTTAATACAGCAGTACTTAATATGTCTGAAAATAATAGTATGAGTCTATATGATGAATTAATTTCGTTAAGTAACAAACTTAGATATCATAAATTTATGGACTTGCCATTGATCTTGGAATTAAAGTTTATTGGCTTTAATAAAAATGGAATACCTGAAATTATCCCAGAAACAACAAGACGCTGGTCAGTTAAAATTAATAGTGTTACTGCAAGTGCTTCACAAAGTGGTAGTACTATGATGTATACTATGAACTTAGTTCATAATAGAGCAGCTTTAGTTGATAACATTGAATGGACCTTAAAAGAACCATTCAATTGTACTGCTGAAAACTTTGGTGACTTCTGCTTTGATTTAGAAGATAAATTAAATCAGATGGCTGACCAACAATATGGTTATCTTAGATATAAATTTGGTGAATTATCCGAAGGTAAATTTTTCGAATTTAAAGTAGCACCTGATTTGCAAGATTTGTTTATAAACTATGATTCTAAACAAATGGCAGAGGCCGGAACAACTAAAAGTGGTGCACAAGGTTCTAAAAACTTTTCATGGAACCCAAGTACTCCTATATCTCGAATTATTGATGACGTTATTGATACATGTACTGTACAAGCCGATGATAGTACTAGTGTGCGTCAATTTGTAAACATTATACCAGTTAAACAATACGTTGGTTTTGATAATTATCGTAATACTTCTGTTTATAAAGTAATTTTTTATATTGTTAGATTTAAAATAGGTGATATTGTTCATGAATCGGATTTACAACCTGAAAATTTCACATTTGAGTACTTTTTTGAGAACGCAGAAAAATACGTAGATCCTAATGATCAAAAACCAAAAATAAACATGAAAACTTATAATTATCAATTTAGTGGGCTTAATAGTGAGATACTTGATTTGGATTTGAAATTTGATCAGCAATTTTTCGTAGCCACTACACGTAACCCTGGTCCGATACAAGATGTAGCGAACCATGCAGGTACACATACATCCCAAGAACTCAATATTCAAGGTGTACAATACAATAGTATACCAGACGCATGGGCAAAAACAAGTGATTTACGTGTAACTCGTGATTTAGGAGGGATGTTAACACAAGCCCAACAACAATTGTTAACTGAAGTTGAAACTTTAGCAAAAAATCAAATGCAGGTTGGTAACGCAGAAGAACAAGACCGTTATAATAACTATCAAGTCAATGTTTTACCTCAATATATTGAAGATTATGTAACCACTTATGAAGAAAACGATGGCGGTACTGATGGTGTTGGTCACCGTTATGGTGAAGTGTTCACAATGCCAACCGAAGCAACTAACAATGAAACAACTTTATCCGCTTCGTTAAACGATAACAGCAGCACATATGAAATGGATAGACGTAAAATACGTGACAACTATTACAATAGACCTTTTTTGTGTAAACTCGATATGCGTGTAGTAGGCGACCCGTACTGGTTAGGGTGGAGTGATTACTCTTACTTACAATATCTAGAACAAGTAATTAATGGTGAAGATATGGAAATTAACCCAGATGATTATCATGTAGCAAATTATATAACATCTGAAGCGTATCTATTACTAAAATTACAACCAGTAATATCAATAAATGATAACACTGGTGTTTTGGATATTAATACACCAACCACATTTAACCAAACAATTTATCGTGTTAATAAAATTGTTCATGATTTTGGTGCAGGTGGTTCTTTTACACAACAAATTCAAGCTGCAATTGTAATTCGTGCACTCAAACGTCACGATAGTATAGTTGATTAAGGAATAAAATATTATGGCAGATACAAGTAAAAAGTATGCACAACAGCAGTTGGGTCGTTTTGACCCATCTTATCCGCAGTTAGCAACTGTTATGGATAACAGAGATCCAACTAAATCAGGAAAACTGAAAGTTTGGATACAAGGTTCTCAAAGTGATAAAAACTCAAAAGAATCATGGATAGAAGCATCTTACATGTCTCCTTTTGCTGGTAAAACACCAGGTATTCCAAGTGCTGATGCATATGGTCAATATCCAAAAGGATACGGTTTTTGGGCAGTACCACCAGATGTAGGGTGTACAGTTGTTGTAATTTTTGCACAAGCCCGTACATTCCAAGCATATTGGATTGGTTGTGTATATGACCAGCGTATGAATACTATGGTTCCAGGCATGGCAACTGAAGTAAGTAATTATGGTGGAACTGATATGCCACTTCCTGTTACTGACTATGATCGTAACACTATCACTACCGATATGCAAGACAAATATGCTAACGTTCCAATTATCGCAGGTCTTAAAAAGCAAAACCTTTTATATGACGAAGAAGCTGGGTTGGCGAATCGTAGTAGTACTCGACAAACCACCAGTACTGTATATGGTATGTCTTCGCCACGTGGTAATAGTTTTATTATTGATGATGGATATACTGAAGAGGAATTAACAGCACCAACGTGGGATCAAGACCCAGATGGATATCAAGATACACAATTTAATAACCCAGTAAACGATACACGTGTTGGTTCTCGTAAAAATGAAGGTGTCGTAATAAAAACACGTAGTGGTGCACAACTTCTTTTATCAGAAGCTACTGGTGATGTTCTTTTAATTAACCGTGATGGCACTGCACGTATAAAATTCACTGGTGAAGGTGATATTGACATGCACTGTGATAAGAATATTAATATTCGTGCTGGTCAAGATATTAATATTACTGCTGGACGTTCATATAATATTGAAACCGGACAAGATTTCAATGCACGAGTTGGTGCAAATACTAAATTAGATCTAATTGGTGCTCTTGATGCAAAAGTTGGTGGACAAGTTGTTGTTAATTCTGGGGCAGACCTTCGTTTAGTTACTGCTGCATCATTACGTATGCAAAGTGGTAGCAGTACTGATATTACGGCTGGTTCAAATGCTTCTATTTCTGCCGCAACATCTGCAAACCTAATTGGATCATCATCAGCAATTATTAGTGGTGGTGGACAAACATTAACAGTTAATAGTGGTGGTAATAGCGGTACTGCTGAATTTACTGCACCAAACTTTAGAACACCATCTGCTGGTCTTAATGAACACATTCATGATATTGCTGCATGGGTTAACGCTGAAAATCATGGTAGTTATGTTGAACCACCAAGACAAGGTGGTGGAAGTGGTTCTAGTGAATCACCAGTACAACCACAACCAGCAAATGATGTATCACCAGAATTACCCGTAGCACAAGACACTGAAGCTGTTCAGTTTGTTAACTATACATCAGAAACTGAACAAGTGCAATCTCAAGATTTAATGACATCTGACCCTGGGATGACTGGATATAGTATTACATATGAAGGTTTACATATGTTCATGCCATGTAGTGGTACTATTCGCCAATATGGTTATTGGGGGAAAGGTGTTCCAACACAAAGTGGTGGGAAGTCAGATCGTTCTGGATGGGAAATACAATGTAAAGGTGACATAGTTGCACCCGATGGTGGTGTAATAGTAATTACTAATGGTGCACTGTTAATACAACATAAGTCAGGATATAAATCTGTATTTTATAATATTCAATCTGATTTATTAAACAAAGATGTTGTTCAAAAAGGCCAAGTTGTTGGTAAAGCAAATGGTGTTATACAGTTTGAAATACGTGTTACATCAGCTAACGTGCTTGGTTTTAGCGGTTCAGTTGATCCGGGTCTATTTTATGCATCTCAAACTGGTACTGGTTCTGACGCAGCCAATAAAACATTAATTGCAGGAAAAGCAACCAATCAATCTGCACCTCAAGCAGTAGTGCAACCTTCTGTTGATAGTGATGAATTAGTAGTTACTACAAAAATTAAAACAATTGGTACAGGTTATTCACAACGTGGTTCACGACATGTTCCTCGTCGAAGAAGAACACAAAGAAGTGGTGTTTCAACTACGCCAGTTGAGCAACCAACTTATAATATAGGTAATGTTGATAAAACAGCCATAGATTGGAAAGTTGTTCCAGGTGATGCTCAGTTTATTTCTGAATTAAAAGAATATGAGGGTACATTACAATATCAACAAGCAAAGGGATATTATCGTAATGGTAAGTTCTGGCGTTATTTAGATAGTCGTGGATATCCAACTATTGGTTACGGTCACTTAATTGTTAGCGGTGAAAACTTCTCTGATGGAATAACTGAACAACAAGCAAATGATATGTTAGTTCGTGATAGTAGTAAAGCAATTTATGATGCCAAATCAATTTATGCTTCATATAACATGAAAACTCCTTATCTTGCTCAACAAGTACTATGCCAAATGGTATTTCAGATGGGTAAAGGTGGTGTATTGAAATTTAAAACTATGTTATCAGAAATGGCAAAAGGTAATTATAAACAAGCAGCGGCACAAATCCGCAATTCTGCTTGGTATCGCCAAACCACACGCCGTGCGGAGTTAATGGCTCGTCGTTTGGAGGCATGTCAATAAATATTTTAGCACTATAAATAAAACGAGGATATCTTTATGAGTAAATGGGAAATTAAAAATACAGATGAGCAATTTTTTAAGGAAATTAAAGAATTTGAAGGAACTATTGCTTATCAGAAAAAACTTGGTTATTTTAAAAATGATAAGTTTTGGGTATATAAAGACAGTTTAGGTCTTGATACTATTGGTTATGGTCATCTAGTTCTTCCTGGTGAAAATTTCAAGAATGGTTTGACCGAAGCTCAAGCTGACCAACTTCTTCTCAAAGATGCTCAAACTGCGTACAATGATGCAAAATCAATTTATGAACAATTCGGTATGACCGCACCAGTACAGGTACAACGTGTATTATGGTTAATGGTATTCCAAATGGGAAAAACCAAAGTTTTGAAATTTAAAAAAGCAATGACCGCATTAGGTAAAGCTGATTACAAAACTGCTGGTAAAGAATTGCGTGATAGTACATGGTATAAACAAACCACTTCACGAGCGGAAAAGATGGCACGTATCGTTGAATCCGTATAATAAAGGAAATAGACAATGGCAGTTGTTTTTAAAGGGTTTTCTACCCCTGTAGTTGGTAGAACTGAAACATTGTATGATAGTGAATTGGTTCGCCAAGATTTAATGAATCATTTCAATACAAAAAAAGGTGAACGAGCATTTGATGCTGACTATGGGTTTATTGCATGGGATTTGCTATTTGAATTGGAAGGTTATAATACTATCAACCTTTTAGAAGCAGATGCCCGTAGAATAATTAGCTTAGACCCACGTTTAAATCTTAAAAAATTACAAATTTCAAGAATAGAATATGGATACCAAATGAATATTGTATTACAGTACGTAGTATTGGATACATTAGAAGAACTTACTATTGTATTCGATGCAAGAAGTAATAACAGAATGGCAACATATTCAGTATCGTCTTTATAATTACAAAAGCACTCTTCGGAGTGCTTTTCTTTTTGAATAAATATTTCTATATAAATCATGGAGTGATGTATGAAATATGCAACCACTAGATCGACAAAATATAAATTTGTAACCAATGCGATAAAAGTTCATGGTATACGATATGACTATAGTATGGTTAAATATCATAATGCTAAAACAAAAGTATGGATTGGCTGTGCAAAACATGGATTTTTTCTACAAACACCAAATGACCATACATGTGGCAAAGGATGCATGAAATGTTCTATTGAATATAATACAAATAGGCAAAAAAGTCCACATAATTTTTTAAATTTCAAGAAAAAAGCCAATTTTAAATTTAAAAATAAATTTGATTATAGTATGGCTAATTATGTTAATAATAAAACACATATATCAATAATTTGTCCAATACATGGTATATTCTACCAGCGACCTGATAATCACTTGAATAGTAGATACGGGTGTGAAAAATGTATGAGAGATAGTACTCAATCCAAGGCAGTATCAGATATAGAAAATATATTATCTTCATTTAAATATGTTAGAGAAAAGAGATTTGATAATTGTAAGAATATTTTAACATTGCCATTTGATTTTTATATTGAAGATTTAAACTTGTGTATCGAATATGATGGTGAACAACATTTTCAATGTTCAGAGCATTGGGGTGGAACAAAATCACTAAAACAAACTCAACACAATGATAAAATTAAAAACACGTACTGCACCGAGAATGGAATAAATTTACTTCGATTGAAGTATAATGAAGACTATATTTCGGTACTAAAAAAGTACTTTTATGATAATTTTAACATATTATTAAAGGATTAAAATAATGTCACAACAAAAAAGACAGTCTAATTTATATAGTGGTGAGGATTGGACTCAAGTATATGAAAGTTTTTATAAAATCAATCTAACAGCTTATGACTTCGACACTATCCGTCAGAGTATGATTGATTATCTACGTGCAACTTACCCAGATTCATTTAACGACTGGATCGAAAACGACCAGTTTATTTTTATTTTAGATACGATTTCTATGCTAGGACAAAACTTGGCATTTCGTATGGATTTGAACACGCGTGAAAACTTTTTAGATACTGCAACTCGTCGTGCGTCAGTACTAAAACTAGCTAAAATGATTTCTTACTCACCACGCCGCTCATATCCAGGTCGTGCAGTTGCTAAATTAACCGAAATTAAAACAAACCAAGATGTTCGTAATAGTTTTAATGAATCATTAAAAGATAAAATTATTCGTTGGAATGACCCGATGGATGCTAACTGGTATGAAAACTTTATTCTAGTAATGAACAGTTCATTTGTCAGTACTAACCAATTTGGTAATCCAGTCAAGCGTATTGATGTTAATGGTGTCTCCCGTCAACTATATCGAATGAACACCATCCCAATGACAGCACCCAGTATTCCATTTATTGCAACTGTCAATGGTGAATCTATGACATTTGAAGTAGTGAATCCTGATATTACGTCTGTTGGTGTTGAAGAACGACATCCAGAACCACAAGAGCAAAAATATATTGTTTATCAAAATGATGGTAATGGATTTAGCTCACCAAATACTGGGTTTTTTGTATATTTCGTACAAGGTACATTAACATATCAAGATTATCAATATGCTATCCGTGAAGAGAACCGTATACAAGATATTAACGTTGATAATATCAACGAAACTGATGTATGGGTTCAAGAAATAAATGAAGATGGTATTGTTCGTACCAAATGGACAAAAGTTCCATCAATGGAAAGTATTGCATATAACACTGTTAATCGTCAATTAAAAACAATTTTTGCTGTTACTACTCGTGATAAAGACCAAATAACAATTAAGTACCCAGACTCAAGAAGTGGTGTTGTTCCCCGTGGGACGTTCCGTGTATGGTATCGTGTTAGTAATGGTAAAACATATAACATTAAAACTTCTGAAATTCAAAACAAAAGCGTAAAATATACATATCGTACAAAAACACAGTCAAGTTATGAATCTAGTACATTGGATATACGTTTTTCATTACAATATGAATCCGACCGTGCACAAAGTGCTGAAACTATTGAGCAGATTAAAGCACGTGCACCACAAATGTACTATACCCAAAACCGTTTTGTCAATGGTGAAGATTATAATATAGCACCACTTAGTTTAGGAAATACAGTACTTAAATCTAAAGCTATTAATAGAATTTATAGTGGTCAATCAAGGTTCATTGATATCAATGATCCTACTGGTAAGTATCAGAATACCGACGTTTTTAGTGATGATGGTGCATTATATCAAGAAAACACGCAATTTAATAGATCGTTATTGCTCCCAACTACAAAAACAAATGCTAGTATTGTTATTGACAATATTCAACCATTGATTGGGGAAAATGCAGTAATACAACGTTACCAAGCGTATCCATCCAATACAATTGGTATTGAAATACAACAAGCATGGACTCCAGTGTACAATTCAAATTACACAACCAATACATATGGCAGAATTTTGGGTTCGTCTGGAACAGTGTATGGTTCGTATCAGGTAGGTACTCTTATTAAATTTTCTAATTCTGGTACTACGATATGGGCAAGTGTTGTAAGTGTGTTAGATAATGGTTTTTATGTACTAAGCACATCTGTTCCTAGTGGAATGCAAGCAATAGAGTACATATTACCATATAGAACTAGATTTAACACAGTTGAAGTTCAGTCTATTTCTGCTATGTTGGATAAAAAAACCGATTTTGTAATTGTACATGATAAAGAAACAACTTCATGGGTTCCAATCGAAGCAAGTACTAATGACGATACTATTGTGTATAATGGTAATGAAGTTTTAATTATAATAAATGTAAAATATACAGCAGAAACTTGGGAATTTGATGCTAACGGTATTGAATATATTTTTGTGGGTGGAGAAAAAGTAAGATTTTACTTTGTATCATCTAAAAAAATTACTGATATAAGTACTGGTACAGTTCAAAGTGATAAGATTGAAATTTTATCATCTAACACTACTAGTAGTAGTAATTCAGGATTGACAAGTAATATAGATTTTCAAATTTATGACACAATTCAACAAGAGAATGGCTATCTAGATGGTTCTCGTGTTATTGTTACATCTAGGAAAGTAGATAGTAATGGTATACCATTGGAACCAAACCAATTTAAAGAAATTGTTCCTACTTGGACTGGAACCGATGCATTAAAATATGGTGGTATTTTGGTATTTCAGGAAAATAGTGATTTCACTATATCAGTACTGTCGTTACCAAATGATACCTTCACACTTCTTGATTCATCGTGGTCTTATACAATGGAACAAGCTTTGGCAGAGCCGAATGCATATAAAAGAACTGAATTTGTTAGAAATAACGCAATTCGTTCAACCACATTGAGTGGATTATATAGTAAAGGTTCTGGATTTTTAGTTGGTTTTAACTATGATGGTAAATATTATTTTATTGAACAAACAGTTGGCAATAACAATGATCGTTTGGGACAACTAATTAGTAATTTAACTTATTCCGATGATACTGGCACTGTTAGTCCTGAATTGGCTTTTTATCGTGCAATTAATAACATGGGAACTAATGCTGACGAGAATCAGAAGCTAGATTATTATGGATACAAAGATGTTACTTCACAGTACACTGTTAAAACTAATGCACGTACTAGTATAGACTTCCATTGGAAACACTATGCACCTGACGACAATCGCATTGATCCTAGTAGAACAAACTTAATTGATATGTATGTATTAACCAATTCATATAAAACTGAAGTTGACGTTTGGTTGAAAAATAATGCTGTTGGTAGTATTCCTAAACCACCAACATCGGTTGAATTAAAAGATATGTTCAAAGATGTTGAACAAAAAATAGTCATTAGTGATAGTATCATTTGGCATAGTGCTGAGTACTTACCTTTATTTGGAAACAGTGCTGCTGAAGATTACAAAGCTGATTTTAAAGTAGTGAAATTACCAAACAGCACAATGAGTGATGATGAAATTCGTCAAAATGTCATAGCATTAACTAATGAATACTTCAATGTTGATAACTGGGATTTCGGTGAAAGTTTCTATTATACTGATTTGTGTACTTACATACACTCACAGTTAGGTAGACATATTAGTACTATTGTTATAGTTGCACAAAATCCAAATTCAAAATTTGGTTCTCTATTTGAAATCCCTTCACGTTCAGACCAAATATTTTTGAGTACTGCATCTGTTGAAAATGTTCAAATTGTTAACTCACTAGCTAAAAGTAATATTAATATCGGTTCTTAATATAACGGGCGTTCTTCGGAACGCCTTTTTTATATCATAAATAAATCAAATGAATGAACGAATTATATGGAGTCCAAAAATGACTAATAATTTTAAGTTTCAACCTACACAGATGGCTGAAGCAGTACAGAAGAAGCTTTTTATTAAAAGATTGCCTGAGTGGATGCAAGGCTTAGAAGATATTCAAAAAGTCAGTGATGATGTTATTCAACAATGGTTTAATCCGGCTGAAAACGAATTAGTTGACGGCTATATTGGTGATATGGGTTCTCCTGCCGCTGCTGGTAATATCTTCTTACATGAAAGTACTGTAGCACGTCAACTTTATCAGTTGTCCACTGCTTACGTCTCAAAAAATGATGATTCGACAATTCGTTCAATTCAATTTTATGATGATCTAGTTGGATACATGAATCATTATGGAGCACTAACCGATAATGAAAGCCGTTTGTTCAACGGTAAGTTTTATGCATGGACTCCAGCTATTAACCCAAATAAAATGAACAATTTTAGCTCATATCTTTGGGATACTAAAAACTCTTATAATATTACTTCACCTGATTACATTGTAATGGAACGTGGTGCACTTAATGGTAATACATGGTCACTACAAAACTTTTGGTATACTTTAGGTGAAACTTTAGAAGATGGTTCAATTTTAACTGAAGAATTAATGCAAGATTCTCGCTTTATTCGTGCCCGTGCTCCAATTATCGAATATAATAAAAATATTGAACTAATTAACTACGGTACAAAATTCCGTGGAACTGTCGATCTATTCTCAGATATAATCAAACCTGAAGATATCGTACAAAAAGATATTAATAGTGGCATCCGTATTGATGGTATTATTCCACAAGATGGTATGCGTATTCTATTCACCAGTATTGGTAACAATGGTGAAAATAATAGAATTTATAATGTATATGTCAAAAAAATGCAGGATGGTACTCGTGTTTATGGTTTGGCATTAGATCCAGAAGAAGAAACCGAATCACGCCCAAGTGGTGAACCTCAAGATGGTGATGTTGTTCTAATCACCAAAGGTAATGAGTATGGTAACAGTTCTATGTACTGGAATGGTTCTTTGTGGGTTCGTGCACAATCAAAAACTAGTGTTAACATATTCCCTAAATTCCAACTTTATGATCGTAATGGTATCAAACTTGACAACAGTACTACATATCCATCCAGTAACTTTAAAGGTTCAGAGTTGTTTGGTTTTAAAATAAATTACAACTATGCAACTGATAGTGTATATGGATATAACATTGAACTTGGTGATTATAATTATTACATTTATGAAAACTTTTTACAATCCCAACGTTATACCTATGACCATCTTGGAAAAGAAGTTGAAATTGATGGTTTATACTATTATAACATTATTGATGAAAATAATGAAATGAATCTTCAAACCGATTGGGTTCGTTCAGAAGAGTACTCTAAACAATTTGTAAAACAAACTCCACAAGTCAAACGTACTGATATGTATCGTGTATTCAGTACTGTTTATGATATGGAAGTTTTTAAAGAACCAGTTGATGGTATGTATGCATATGTTATTGAAGTTGATAGAACCTATCAGTACTATAAAGCAGACCGCGAAACTTATCTAGACTGGCATCCAATCACTGGTGATGGTGTTCAGATTGTAAAATATGACCACACATTCGAATTAGCACAAAAAGTTTTAGATAATGATTCTGACATAATTGAAGTTGTTGTTGATGGTGTTGATGTATCAAAATATACCAAAAATGTATCAAAAGGTCAAGTTCAAAGTATCACCTTAGATAGCACTGTAGATTTGGATGAAGATTCAGTTATTCAAATTAGAACTTATAGCAGTACTGTAACTCCTAATAAAGAATTAGGTGCATATGAAGTTCCAATTAACTTACAAAATAACCCATACAATTCCAATATTATATACATTAACCAAGGTGACTACACTTTACATTTTCAGGATATTATTCAAAAGAACATTACACGTGGTTCTTCTGATGATTTCAATGACTATGAAGAACGTTTGGCTAAAGGATTGGTTAATAATGGCGTAGGTACTAAAATTATCCAAAATGAAGCATCTATGCTTCCATTGATGGCACATACTGCAAATGAAGATATTGATTTATTTGAAGCAACTATGTTTATGCAATCTGAATATTTTAGATTCATTAATAAATTTAATACACAAATGCTTCGTATGTATGATGAAAATCCATCAGACTTTTTACAAAATAGTGCTGCAAACATTGTTGATGCAATTTTAACTACTATTAATATGGGACGTGATAGTTCATTCCCATTCTATTATGATAATGTTGGAAGTACTTCTGGATTCATTCGTGCATTTATACCACCAACACCACAGTTCTTAGGTATTCTTCAAGCATATGTACCAGAAAAAGCGACATTCCTCACTGCTGGTAGTAAACCAAGCTGTTATAACATCAGTCATACTGGTATTATTTCCAAAGCATACCGTGTTATCAATGGTGTTGATAAAATGGATGATGTTGTATATGAATTAGAAAATAGAATTTTTAATAGTATTGATAATAAATTCAAAGATGTTGATTACGTACCAGTATTGAATAGTGATGACCTTTTCCCTACACCATATTTCACTAAAACTGAATATAGTGCTGAAGAGAAACAAACATTATTACTACGTGGATACATTAACTTCACCGCAACTAATGGTATCAGTAATAGTACACATGATTATGATCCTAACAATTGGAGAACTTGGAACTATACTGGCACTTATTATGTAGTTAATGGTCAAAGTACTGAAATTCCTGCACGTGGTTCATGGCGTGCCATTTACACTGACCAATATGGTACATATCGCCCAGCTACCCATCCGTGGGAAATGTTTGGCTTTACACAACGTCCAACTTGGTGGAACCAAGAATACGAACCAACGGCTGTTCAAGTTGGTGAACGTGATAGTGATGTTGTATATGTATATGAAGCACTTGTTATGAATGAGCAAGGTGATTTAGTTCCTAGTGGTCTTTGGGATATTGACGGAACTATTGGCGATAGCAGTACTGGAACTATTTTATTTGGTGATCGTCGTGGTCAATATGACAAATATAAAAGATTTGGTGTACAGCCATTCAAAATTACAAAAACTGGAAATAAAACATCTTCTGGTATTGATATTTGTGTGGTTGAATATATTGCACCTGAAATTTTAGGTTTAGTGTCTGGATCTTTAAATCATAGAGCAGAACCTTGGACATATGGTGATATGGGTGACATGGAATTTACATACATGAACACTACATTGTTTGCATATGACCAAATGATGCTTTTGTATAAAGCTAAACCAGCACAATTTGCTAACTATTTCTGGGATACCCGCAATGATAACTTAAAAGAAGTATTCACTGATGGTTCACAATTCCTTTATGGTGATACACGTAAGCGTATTAATTTTGATAAAAATACAGTAGTTCATGGTGAAAATAGCACAAGAACAATTGGTTATCAAATGTTTGTAAGTGACCATTTGATGTATCAAAATAAAAATATTACCACCAAGTATGGGGATGTAGTTCGTTCTTCTTATATAAATGTTGGTCATAAAATTGGAGGATTTACTAAAGCAGATCAGCTAACATTCAATGCTAAATCTTTCGGTCTTATTTCACAAGAAAACCAAACCATTGGTCTTGTTCGTTCTAATAATATCCGTGATGAGCAAATGAGTGCGATCAAAATTACTTGGAATGGTAGTGCATATCAGATTGATGGATATGATCTAGTTGGTGCTAAATTTAAATATAAACTTCCCGTAAAAAATGGTAGAAAAGTAACTCTTAAATTGGAAAACCGTAATGTTGTTCATTATAATGAATGGAAGTCTGAAGCTTCAATTGAATATGGTAAAGTTTTCAATAGTTACCAAGAAGTTTATACTTTTATTTGTGGATATGGTGAATATCTTAAAGAACATGGTTGGATTTTTGAAGATGTAAATGATAGTGGTGCTCAACAAGATTGGAACACTATTGCTAAAGATTTCGTGATCTGGAGTCAGAATTCTCTAGTAACTGGTGAATTTATTTCTTGTACCCCAAGTGCTGCAAACGCTAAATTTGGGGCAGACTTTGGTTCAGTACAATCTATTACGCAAAATAATGGTGGTGTATGGTCATTACTTGATGATAATAACCAAGGTATTCGCCAATATGAAATTGAAACTTCTCGTATTGGAAATATCTTCACTGTTAGAACTTTAGAATCTAATAAACGCATTGCATTGATTCGTTTAAGTTTGTGTTCATATGAACATGCTGTTATTTTTGATGATAAAACTATTTTTGGTGATTACATTTATCAGCCAACATATGGTTCTATTCAAGAACTAATTAAAATGTATGGATATATTACTGGTTCATGGACTGGTCGCCTACAAGCTCCTGGATTTATTATCTTGGAAGCTGGAACACTACCATCATTTGAAAAATTAGTGTCGGATTTCCAACATTATTATGATAGTGAAACTCCAGTAAGTGATGTACAATTACAAGAGTTGTCAAACCATTTGATTGGTTATCAATCTCGTGATTATCTACAGCGTATGATTAGCAGTGATGTTAGTCGTGTTGATTTCTATAAAGGATTCATTCACGATAAAGGTACTAACCAAGTTTTAGAACGTGTACTTCGTGTTTCTAAATCATATGACACTGATGAATATAAAGCATTACAAGAATGGGCATTTAAAATTGGTACATATGGTAATATTGATGGTAAGAAAAACCTTCAATTTAAACTAATCAATGACCAATTTAAACAACAACCTCAAATGGTTTCTTTTGATGTAAATGCAACTTCAAATGGTAATGGTAATCATATTGTATACTTCGGTGAGCAGGGTAAAGATCCTCGTTGGATTACACGTCCAAATGGTAAGTTCTCATTCCCAATGCGTAGTGGAAGAAGTGAAAACATCCAACTTCCAGATATTGGTCCAGTAACATTGGATGAAGTATCGTACACAACAAAAGATTTCAGTACTGCATATAATGACCGCATAACTTATACTAATGGTAAAGGTGAAAATCCTGAATCTGTGTGGATGTTTAAAGACGGTAATGGTTTGTGGAACATTTTTGAATTGGTTGATACTAATGTGCAAATGGTTTCTATAACACCTATTGAAAATACCGATGTGTATGCTGAACAATTTTGTAAAGTAACTTTAACTGATAATGTACCACTTGAAGATGGTGATTATTATTATTTTGTTGATGAAACTAACTTTATGCCAGATACTTTAACAGTAGAAAGTCAATATTATACTGCTGGTTCTGATCCTAAAGTTATGGTAGTTCCATTTGACACTTCTATTGATATTGAATTTACTGATCCAGATACACGTCCACGTTTGTATCGTTATGTATCACGTTTTGCCAGTACTGATGAACGTCAAGCTTACATTGACAAGAAATATAGTTTTAAAGCACCACAAAGTACTTTATTTGATCGTCCAACGACATATGATGAACGTACTAACATTACTGAGCTATATCTAAACGTTTATGACCCAATTAATGGTGTTATTCCAGGTGCGGCTATGCAAAACGTAACATATACTTCACCAGTTGATCCTGCACAGTATAATAGTAATGGAGAGTTAATCCAGGCTTGGGGTGCTGATAAAGTTGGTCAAGTATGGTGGAACACTAGCACTGCATTTTATTTGGATTATACTCGTGCAATTTATGACGCAGACGGTAATGTTGATATTGATGCAACCAATGAATACAAACGTTACAACTGGGGTCGTTTATTACCACATAGTACAATTGATGTGTTAGAGTGGGTTTGTTCACCAGTTGAGCCATATAACTGGGACAAATACTGTAAAGATGTTGCTAAGAAAAACAAAAATAATACTATGTATCTACCAAGTGGAACTGCACTTGAAGATAATTATAGTACATTTTTGGAATATGATAGTTCAACTGATAGTTATGTGACAAAATACTATTTCTGGGTACGTGATACAATTTATGTACCACCACTACATACCAGAACAAAATCATGTACTGACATTGCTCGTATTATTAAAGATCCAACACAGCTAAACATTCCTTGGTTCGCTCCAATCAATGAAAACTCGTTTATTCTTAGTAATATGCAATTTAAAGTGAATGATGATACCAGTATTTTAACTGTTTCTTATTACATGGATAGTACTGAAGTTGTTAAACATGACCAGTATCAACTATGTAAAGAAGGTGACAGCTATAACTTTAACCCACTAATTTGGGATTCAATGTGGAACTCACTAATTGGTCAAGAAACAACTGAATCAGGTTCTGTGATTAATTTATTATATCCAGATGTTGATAACGGTTTAGGTTCAAACAAAACTTGGTTCCAAAATGTTATAGAAGCTCGTAGAAACTTTGTAGAAAGTGCTAATAATTATTATAGGTCACAAAACATAACCACTAATAGTGTTGTTATGGAAGATGTGTTTAATGTTAAAACCACTGAAGTTAATCCGAATGAAGTTTCTTTCCGTGTATTGTCTTACAATAATGAATTAGTTATTGCAGTTGAAAGTGATAAATTTAAAGAAAATGACGCTGTTATTTTAAGTACTAGTGGATATCTACCAAATCCATTAACTTCTAGTGCTGTTTATTTTATTCACTTCGACGAAAATGGATATATTCAGTTAATGAATAGTCCAGCAAACGCGGGTAGTGTTGTTACTATAACGTTAGAGAACAAAGGTGAGGGTCAACATAAAATGATTAAACAATCTGATTATGTTGAATCACTGGGAACTTCATTGGACATGACTCAGTACTGGTCATATGCTGATTGGTATGATGTTGGGTATGATAGTAACACGACTTATACACAAGAGTCAAGCTTAGAAGATGCTAATACTAAAAACTACCAAGTTGGCGATATTATCAGAGTTACCGATAGTGAAAACATTTGGACATTGTATATTAAATCACAATCACGCGATTCAATTTATTGGAAAGCGATTGGTCGTGAAAACAGTACAGTTGAACTCAATGATATGCTTTACGCAGATTATAGTGTTCATAATGATAATGGATCACTAAGCAATCGTGAAATCAACGTTCGTAAAGCACTAGCTTTACTCAAAAATTCTTTCGATTTACATCAAAGCGAAATTGTTTTTGATATGGTCAAATATGTACATGTTGAACAAAGTGTTGTGGATTGGGTATTTAAAACATCATATATCTATATTGTTGGTTTGGAACAATCATTAGTTCAAAACTATTCAAACGATAATTTGATTAATCAAATTGTTGAATATTTTGAAGAAGTTAAACCTTATAGAACTAAAATTCGTTCACAAATAGAGCAAAAGACATCTGATGATGATTTAATAAAAGGTCTATGTAATGATTTAGATCCTAATGGATATATTTTCGTTGACGGTTCTTGGATCAAAACTGAAAAAGATATTTGGGATTATGAGTACGCTCAATTTAATGAAATTACCCAAAAATGGGAACAGGTAGGTTCACTACCAAGTGATTTCGTTACACCAAATAGAAGATTCCAAGAAATTGATATTATTATGCATTATGATAATATTCAGTGTAAACCAAATGAAGATTTGGCAAGCATAAATGAATTAGTAAGTGTTAATAACAAATATCAATCCAATGAAAAGGATGCTGTTAGTAACTATGAATTACAACGTTATATATATTCTTTCCCAGAATATAGTGAAGAAACTTTCGATCTTCTTATTGCTTATCAAATGCAAATCTACTATCCAGAATTGGATGTAACACTAGGAACAGCATATGGCGTTAACCAGTGGTATAAAGACCATGCGGAAGATTTAGAAGCAACTGATGAATTCACTGCTACATTGGAACGTGTTTATAAAGAATCAACGCATAACGATATGTTTACTGACCTTAGACAATATGTTCAGTATAACACATTGGCAAACCGTTTGAAACTTTATAAAGATATAAGTGATGAGAAAATTCACGATGAAGTTGGATGTGGATTTAGTGGACTTACTTATAATGACAATCCTAGTACTAGACTTCCATTAGGCTTTTCTTCTAGTAATGATTATAACTATGGATATTTTGAAATAAGCAGTGAATTGTATCAAAAATACATTTCATTAATTAAAGATAAAAATCCTGACGCATCAGACTATGAAGTAAAAGTTAAACTTGAAGTTGAGTATGGTGTATATGTTTATCGTTATGATGAAGTAGGTGGTGATACCCGTTTCTATACTGATGCTATTCACGTATTAGCAGGTATGAGAGGGTTATTCGACAAAGACGCTACTGATAAGTACGAAAAAGCTGAAGAGATTCTTAGTAAGACCCCAATTGATATCTATGCAATTACAATGATTCCACGAAAATATGTTTACTTAAATGTTAACGGTGTATATCAAAGTATACCTGATGAACAAAGTATTGATGATTTCATGGAAGATTATTTTATCACAAATGGTGAAATGGTTGAACTAGCTGAAATAAATCTTGATGATTTACCACTAGATCAAAATAATCCAATGTATTCTGATTATCAATATATACTTGATAGTATTACTGAAGCTAAGTACTTCAATGATATGAATGCATTTGATAACCTAGCATTGGAATCTCAAACTTCTTCAATAAAATGGGAAGTTAAAGATGATGAAGTTGATCCTTATATTGTGGATATATCTGACATAAACCCTTCTGGGCGTGATGTAGGTCAAATTAGATTTACAGTTGATGGATATGGGTTTGACAATGTATCTCTTGTACAATTACGTGATAACAGCAGATATCAAACTGAAGGTATGGCAATTATCAATCCATATAAACATACAGAAGCAATTGTAAGTATTCCTTCATATGCTAAGATTGAAAATGATATTAATAAAACAACATCGAAGTTTGATGAAAAATATTTCTATCGTGTGAGATCTATTAATAGCTTAACTGAAGCAGAAATAGTTGACAATGACCTATCTGATGGTGATAAGGTGATGATTTTCACTCCTGATGGTGAAGATTTTGTGAGATATCAAAATCACACATGGGAAACAATCTTGCGTGTATCTAACATCAAAAACAATACAACTCCGATCCTATTCACTGTAAGAAATACAGGTAAGGAAACGATTGAATTGATTGATGAGAGTACTGGTGCAGTTCTCCGTTATGATAACATCACTCTTGCACAACAAAATGAGCCAGTACAGCCTCTAGCATTGAACATTGTTCGTGTTAGAACATTTGCTGACCCTGAATTTGTCAAGAATGGTATTAAATTGTATGAACAAAATAGAAATTACACCATTGATGTAATTAATTATGATGTTTTCTACGATACTACTTTAAATGGTGGTAAGTACAATGACGGAATAACACCAGATGACGTTGACGTTTGGATAATCTCTAATGAAATATTTGATGTTGATGGAATTACTATCGATAACGGTTATAACTTACCAATTACGGGTGCGGGAGTTCTTAGTGAATTGGCAAGAACTAAAATGACTGATAGTTTAGAAATCAACGTTATCGAATATGATTCAAGTGTTATTCAACCGTTTAGAAATAATGAAGGGATATGGGTTTATGGATTCCCAATGGTTGACGGTATGTATATCGGTGTTGTTGGTGGTACTGTTACTAACATCACAACCATTAGTGAAGAAAATACAACCTATGTTTCTCAACCTAAATCAATAAGTCCTTATAGTATTAGAAATAATGTTTTATCCGGTTCAGCCGCAAACATGAATGATATTATATCGATTGGATATGAAAAAGTTGAAGTTAGAAATGCAAATAATTTACTCCGTGGTGTAATGTATAGTGCAGAACATGATTTTAAACTTAATACTACATATTCTTTCAATGGAATTAATTTAGGTAATTATGATATGTTAAAACGTTACACACAAAATAGTTACACTATAGATCTTTCAGTATACACTGATAGTCTACAAGTTAGTGGTAATGATATTAAAAATATATTATTAGTTAAGTAATAAAAAAAGGAGAGCATTATGCTCTCCTTTTCTTTTTTTATACTAGTGCTTTATCTACAGCTTTGGTACGTTTCGGCTTAATACCGATTTTACCATCAATAACATCAAATGTAATGTTACCACCATTCACAAGTGAACCACACAACATTTCTTTAGCTAGTGGCACACGAATGTTTTGTTCAATGGTACGTTTCATTGGACGTGCACCCATACCAACTTTTACCCCATTTTTCGCAAGCCATTCACGTGCAGCTTTTGTTAATGTAACTTTAACATTACGGTCTTTGACTTGTTCATTCAAACCACCCATGAACTTATCAATGATGCTGTCAATAGCTTCACTGCTTAGGTCTTTAAACGTAACGATACTATCAATACGGTTAATAAACTCTGGTGGCAAGAATGCTTTAATTGCCTTGTCCTGTGCAGTGTCACTACCGCTCATACCAATGCTACGCTTTGTTGAATCAGCCGCACCAAGGTTTGTAGTCATAATAACAGTTACGTTATTAAAATATACAGTTTTACCTTGAGAACCAGTCAGACGACCTTCATCCAAAACCTGTAGGAAGGTTAGTAGTACTTTACGATCTGCTTTTTCAATTTCATCAAGTAACAGTACTGCATTAGGGAACTGCTCAATTTTATCCAACAGTAAACCGTTACCAGAATCATGACCAACATAACCTGGAGGTGAACCAATTAGTTTAGAAACAGTATGTTCTTGAGAAAATTCTGACATATCAAAGCGAATGAGTTCCGCACCAGTTGCGTCTGCTAATGCTTTGGTAATTTCTGTTTTACCAGTACCAGATGGTCCAACAAACATAAATGCACCCTGAACACTAGATTTGTCACGCAGTCCTGCACGAGCTACCATCACGTTATCAACTAATTTTTGAATAGCTTCCTCTTGACCGTATACACGTGAGCGTAGTGCATCTGGTAGATTACGCATACGATCACTTTCAGTACATGCAACCACGTTGATATCCAAATTGGCAATACCAGCAACAACTTCTTGAATCAAATTGGCAGTAATTAGCTTACTATTGTTGTCACGTGAACGAACTTTAGCCGCAGCAGCATCCATTAGATCAATTGCTTTATCTGGGAAGTGCTTATTCTTCAGGAATTTATCACTGAGAGAAATTACAGCATCCATTGCATCAGATGTGAACTCAACATTATGGAATTTTTCATACGTTGGTTTCAAACCATTAACAATTGCACGAGTTTCATCAATTGTCGGCTCAACTACGTCAATTTTCATAAAACGACGAGTTAATGCACTATCTTTCTCGATATTTTTACGATATTCATCATATGTTGTTGCACCAATTACACGAATCTCACCACGTGAAAGTGCTGGCTTAAGCATATTGCTCATGTCCATAGAACCATTACTTGCGGAACCAGCCCCAACCATAATATGAATTTCATCAATGAAAACAATAGTATTTTCACGTTTCTTTAGTTCTTTTAGCAAATTGTCGATGCGTTCTTCAAATTCACCACGATACTTAGTACCAGCAGTCAATGCACCAACATTTAGTGAAAGAATTTCAACGTCTTTCAGGTGTTCAGGTACGTTACCATCAGCAATAGCTTGTGCAAGCCCGTCGATGATTTGTGTTTTACCTACACCAGCTTCACCAGTGAGAATAGCATTCTTTTTGGTTTTGCGAGCAAGAGTCTCAATCAATGCAGACAATTCTTTCTGGCGACCAATCATAGGATCTAGTTTGCCTTCTTTTGCAAGAGCAGTTAGATTCGTTGTATAGTCTTCCAAACCTTTTTGTTTAGATGATTGCTGCTGTTGGGCCACTTTTTTATCTCCAATCGGTTCGTCATTAATACTTTGTAAGTTGATACCCTTATCAAGTGACTCAACGTGTTTCTGTAATGCACGTGCAGCTTCAGTACAGCTAACACCTTCTTCTTTTAACGCAGCTTCTAGTGCTGTGTTAGGGAAAGACAGACATTCGAATAGAACAAAATATGCATCAATCGAAAAATCATCACTTTTTAGTTGTTCAATGACTGATTTTTTAGAAAGCTCATGTACAACGCGATTCACTAGAAGTGAAGTTCGATTCGCGTCTTCATCTTTAACACTTTTTGGTGCATGTGGAACTGTTGTATTTTTAAGATAGTTCATCAGGCGGTTGTGCAGTTTGTCTGCATCAATGTTCATATCTTCAAATACGTTCTTGATGCTATCAATAGTCAGTACTGTGGCACTTACGTGGTCAATAGTCAAGAATGTATGACCTAGAGATGTTGCCAGTTCGTCGCTTTTTTTGAACAATTGAGTAAGATTCATGTATTCTCCTATGTGATTCACGTCACTCTAATTAATAAACATTATATCACATTCTTACGGTTTGTCTACAAGGTAAATAAAGATATACCCGATTTATTTTGGAGACAATCATGACATATAGAATGTGGAAAAAAGGTAGAACCAATGATTACAAGTTCATTGATTCTGCCATTGCTGAACAATACAACATTGGTGGAGTTGACATGTGGCTTTATGCATATGTCGGTCCAAAACAAGTTGCTGACAACACTGACTTATCCTATGGAGGTGATTATACATCTTCAGGATCAGTTGTGTCAAGTATTGGCGATTTAATTTTTGGTGACACACCAAACAGAAACTACAACCTTGAAGCTATCACACTTAGTTGTGTCTATCAAGTTCAAGAAGCAACTCCAGACTTGAAAATCCCAGGATTGTTCTTTAATTTCAACACTATGGACATCACAATCCATTATAATACAATGATGCAGCGTTTAGGTAGAAAAATCATGCCAGGGGATGTGATAGAACTACCAAATTTACGTGATTTTGATGTATTGGGTAAAGATACAGGTCTAAACCGCTTCTATGTCGTCCAAGATGCATTTCGTACATCTGAGGGATACTCGGTTACGTGGCAACATCACATTTATAAACTTAGAGTTAAACCGCTAACCGACTCACCTGAGTACTCCGATTTACTCGGTAACAATAATTATCCTGATAATCCAGATGACCCTAATAATGGTAATGGAAATACCGATGATGGTTCGTCGGAAAACAGTAACTATGGCAATGAAATGGATATCATGAACCGTATCATCATGCAAGCTGATGATGAAGTACCCTATATTCATTATACAAATGAACATTTGTATGATGATCGACCTGATACAGTAGATTTATCAAAATATATGCTTAACGGTTATGATTTTCCAGAAGAACCTGCCGATGGAATGTATTTTTTGAAAAAAACATACCCAGTACTCAAAGAGTTTGTTAATGATACATGGATTTCTGTGGAAGTCAAGCGTGGAACCATCTTTCCCAGAAAACCAATGGATGGTGACTTCTTCTTTAAAGAAAATGACGCAGATGTGACAGGTTATACGTTGTATCAATATGATAAAAGTGCTAAAAAATGGTTAAATTGTGATGTAGAATATACTACCAGTGATGTTCCACCAGAAGATGTGGAAGATTTTTGTATTTTTTATAAAGAACCACACATTTATCAGTATAATGATGACAAGTGGGGGGAACCAAAGGTAACTTATGTCAATGAACCATTCACGTCCAATTGTGTATATGGTAATATTGATTCGCAACAAGATTATCGTCCTAAAATTCCACCAGCACGAGGTACAGTCCCTGAAGGAAATATGTTCCCAACTGATGCAGTAGATGGTGACTATTTCTATCGCACCGATTATACTCCAGTTACGTTATGGGAATTCAATGCAACTAAGAATTCATGGGTTATTTTTGATTATGGTGGAAGAAAACCGTGGGAAGGTGCAGACTTAGCACTTACACAGTTTGTAAATAGTGATAACAAAGTTCCATTACATGACGCAGTTAAACCTAATACTGTTTATCGCATACATAAGGACACAGAATGAAAATAGATTATTATTATGACGGTCAATTTCGCAGAGTACTGAAACATCTTATCAGAGTTTTTGGTGAATTTCAAGTACAAAATGGTATTGATGCTAATGGAAACCCAAAATACAAAAAGGTTCCATGTCGCTATGCCGATATTTCAAGAATGGCAGCAGCAATTATAAATGGGAATAGTGAAAATGTTCTCCCATCAGCACCTATAATGACCATAAGTGTTAATCAACTAAAGTTGGATCGTAAAAATATTCGTTCTAATGCCAACGAAACTATAGTAATGGGGTCTAACAAGTCCCCTGCTATTAATGAGTACACAAAAGATCTTGACACACAATACAAAATTGTAAGACATAACCCAGTACCTTGGACTTTTACGTTTGATTTGAATATTTGGGTAACTCAAACTCAAACTAAAATGGAATTATTCGAACAAATCTCAACTTTGTTTGCACCTAGTATACAACTTCAATTATCTGATAACCCGTTAGATTGGACATCGCTTAGTGATGTTGAACTAATAGATTGTCAGTTTTCTACTCGTGGTTTTCCACAAGGAACTGACCCAGATTTGGATATAATGGTTTTAACATTTGAAACGACAATATGGTTTTCTTTACCAGCTATTGTTGAAAAACCAAAATTAATCCAACAGATTACTACAAATATTAAAGGTGCTCGTGACGAATTTGATTTTGAAATGGGAAATTATTCAGATATAATAACAGATGTTTTTACACCCAAGAATTTATGCATTAAAGTTGAAGAAATTACTAATTCCAAGTATAATTTACCTGATACATACCAACTTACCTTGGTTAGCCAATCGCTATCTGCGGTTTCTCCCAACGGTGGAATATATTCATGGGAAAAATATCTTAAATATCTAGAACCAAATTTTGATGACAAAAAAGTAGGGATTAAATTTCAACAATCTATTGAAGAAGACAACCCACTAAAAGGTCATATAGCGTCGTATGGTGAAAATGAAGATGCCAACAAAATTATAGTACAGCTTGATAATACCAATTATACTGTTGATTACACTATACATGGGTTTGTGCAGAAAGATTCAGTACTTTCAAGTGCATTACCTGAACAATATTATGTAAATAACAGTATACATAACATCATTTATAAAGAAACCGAAATCCCATCAAATTATTTGTTTAAAATTACAAATGATGGTGCACAATTAATTGATCCATCTACTGTACGAAATTACATTTATAATAAAGAAGACAATGGTTATTATAGATATAATGACAAATTTAAATGGCATAAAAGTATCATGCCTGTGTATCGTCAGGGATATTGGAAAATAACTTTCACTGACAAATAAAGGAGGTGTTGTTATGAATGAAGCGGTTGGTGCTATATTTTTATCAAAAAGTACTGGACATATGATGTTAAACTTGCGTTCTGAAAGAAGTACCTATTCTAACAACTGGGCATTTGTTGGTGGAAAGCTTGAACATAACGAAACACCACTACAAGGTCTGATGCGAGAAATTAAAGAAGAGTTGGGCAACTCAATACCTAACATTATTGATATTATACCGTTTGATGTATTTTGTACAAAAAATGGTAAATTTAAATATTATTCATTTGTTATTGTAGTTGAGAATGAATTTGTACCAACTTTAAATCATGAAAGCTCTGGTTATGCTTGGGTTAGAATTGGTTCTTGGCCTAAACCATTACACCCTGGTGCTAAAAATACTTTACTTAACACAAACTTAATGAAAGATTTTTACTCACTATGGGAAAGTATACGTGAAGGTACACAGTTTGTCAACAGTTTACCATATAGATATTAAAACAAAAAGGAGCCACATGGCTCCTTTTTTTATACTCCAATAATCGGAATACCTGTAATATTTAACAACACGGATGCTTGTAGTTTAACGGATTCACCAGCAGTTAGATTACTAATGCTACCATCAACTCGAAAACCTAAATTTTTATTTGAGTTTAGAGAATTGATAACCCAATTTTCATAATCAGCTTTAGATGTTCCATTAGGATTTGGGATAGATGGATCTACACCATTAATAACAATATTTACGTCCCAGTTTGGGCGACTACTGGTAATAACATCTTTTATGGATTCTAATTGTGTAATCCTACGTGGGTCTGGCATTTGACTTGCCCCAACCGAACCAGGAACAAAAGTTCCTTGATTATCTACATAGAATTGCCCTTTTATAAAAAAGGTTTTTGAATTATATGGAAGAGAAACTATCTCACCAGAAGAATCATTTACTTCTCTAATCATAATTTTTAATTCATAGAAATAGTTGCTACCAAATTCAAATACACCAGTACCATTAGTTAATGTTGTCCAGTTATTTGTATCTACTTGTGAAGTACCGCCTAAGTTAAAATACGCAATTGGTTTAGTACTGTTACTTTGTGTAAACTCTATGTATTTTTTTCCATTATCATAGTTAATATCTAATAATGATGTATATTCTTTGTTTTCTGGTCGAGATGTTTGAATTTCACGCCATTCTTTGTTTTTCATCAAAACACGAAGTGAATCACCATTGCTGGTTAATACCATACGACCCATAACACTGTTTTCACCATCTGGTACAGTGTTGAATACGGTTATCATTGGAATAGAAGCCCATTCCGCTTCACTTACCATATCTGCTGGTTGTCTAGCATTATCCACTAATGATATTAATAACTCACCAGTACTTCCAGTATTTCGATACCAAAGTTGACCATTTACGTTACCACGTGGTGCTGAAGCTGAACTGAAGTTTTCAACTAAATGTAAAAAGTTTTCATTCCATGCTTGACCATAACTTACTTTGTTTCTACCAACTAAATTTAATGGAACTGGGTTACTACCTGGCTGATTTGGACCTAAAATAACGTTATTTGGAATGGTAGCATAAACACTACCATTACTTCGATAAATTGTATAGTTAACACTCATTATATGACCCCATTATTGTAGTTGTACACGCACAGTGTATTTAATTTGCAAAACACGGTTTGCACTTTTTTCAACTGGGTGGAAAATAATATGTGTTAAAGGAATACCACTATCACCATCGGTGTATAATCCCAATTCATCAAACACATATGTTCCGTCCATGCTTGTCCCTGAACTCACACCTTGATCTGATGGTTCACCTAAGCCTAAAGTACAAATACATACAATATCAGTATAGGACTGACCTGGTATATGAACAGTCGTAATATTATTATATTGTGAATCGATACCAGCCGTAATTCTTGGGTTGATTTTTTTCAAATATGTTTGTGAATACAAACCACCAAATGATGTAACACGTGGTTTTTTATAAGTAACACGCCCAGTACTTAAAACTACTGTACCACCATTACCAAAACGCATCTCGCTAATAGAACCAATAGGAATACCAGTACTGTCTTGATTATATGCTAACGCATTAGCAATGGCAGTACTCATATTTTCAGGGTGAATAGCGTTAGATTTATCTAAAACGATTTTTTGATTTGATGGATCAGTAACGTCAGTAATTAGGACATGACCTTTAACAAATAGTTTTGGTTGTTCTGTTTCTAATTTCATTTCTAATCCTTAGTAGTTAATTAAAATTTGTTCTAACTTCCCAGCTAAACTTTTTTGGACATCTGATGGATACTTACTAATATAATCACGGTCTATACCAACTTTAAGGTAAGTAAAATTACCAGTTACTGTTTCAGCAAATGTTCCGGTAGTTCCTTGTTGTCTAATTAAATCCCCACCATTTGGATTTAAAATAACCATATCAGTAAATTCAAGATAATAATTACAACTTTCAGTGAATTTAATTGGAAACCAATCATCATCAGTAGGATTACTAGCTAATGTAGCTAACACATAAATTCTACCAATAAAATTACGTAGTGTAAATGAAATCGTATGTAAACCTGTAGTACAGCCATAGTAGCCACCACTTGCTAGTGGTAACGTTTGTTCATTCCAGTGATAATCCAAGTTAGCTGGATACCAGCTATCAGATTCAGGAAAATCTTGCCATGAACCATCTTTTGTTTTTCTTCTGAAGAGAAAGTCTTTTGATCTTAATGCCATTGTTTAAGCCCTTTTAGTAGTGAACTTTCATTTATTTATTAATGATAACGAAATGTATTTTGTACTGATAAATATTGGTATATGACATTAACTCATACAAGGGAAATATTATGACAATTTCATTTAATGGTTCATGTAATAACTCCGGCATCAAAAGTCTAGTTATTAATGGTGCTGGGCATTTAATTGTAACCTATGCAGATAACACAATTCAAGATTTAGGTCTTGTTGTAGGACAGAATGGCGAGAATGGTAAAAACTTTTATCCTAATGAGATTGGTTTTGAAATTCCTTCCGAACAATTTAAAGTTGGTGAACCACTTGGGTGGTGCTACTTAAGCTTGGCTAACAATACCAGTACTCTATACTTTAAATCAAATGATGCACAAGATCCGACAAGTACATGGATTAGTGTTGAGTTTGGTAAAGGTGATACGGGTGAAGCGGGTAAGCCGTTCCACATTGATAGTGCTGGAACTACTTTCCCAACAACTGGTCTTTTTAATAACTATACATTTTATAATACTCAAGATGGTAAACTTTATTTCTATCAAAGTGTAACTGCTACTTGGAGTGATGGTATACCTTTCCGTGGTGAACAAGGTCCGCGTGGTCGTTTCCATATTGATAGCAGTGGTGATCAATTTCCAAGTATTGAAAATCTTCCAGTTGATTATTGTTTTTATAACAACACTGATGGAAAACTATATTATGTTGATGAAGTAACTACAACTACCCCTCCTTCAAAAGAGTGGAGTGAGGGTATTCTATTCCGTGGTAAAGAAGGCCAGCAAGGTATTCAAGGTATACAAGGCGAACCAGGTGCACCAGGTAAAGATACAATTTCTATTAGAAATACCATAGATAGCTCATGGACTAACGCACTATTAGTTATTGGTACATGTCCTGCTGGATATGTAGTTTCTAATATTGATGTAAACGTTATACAACCTTATTCTCTTCCAGTAACTGATATGTTTGTACGTTTTGGTGGTGAAGCACAAGAAGATATTGGCGGGACGGTAATTGCACCAACTTCCTACTTTGATATCAATCGTCAGATGCGTTTTATTGTTAATGAAACTAATCATGCAGCATCCGATGTTGATGAAATTATTTCATGTGTATTCAACGATTCTGTTAACAACAGTCCTTATGGAAAAATGGAAATTATTTGTACTCTTTCATGGCAAGCTCCTATCCAACCGATTCAAGATAATATTTAAGGGAGGATGTCATAATGGCAGTATTTTCTAATTTTGAAGGAACTATGCAGCCCAAATTCATATTGGGGAAAAAAGGTGCTTCAATAAATTTTATCAATGATTCAGTTTCTATAAAAGATTATCTAGGAGAACAGTTCCTACCACTGAAGGTAGGAACTTCATCTGACCCTAATTCAGCAGTTAACGTAAAATATCTTGAAGATAACCCTAATGCATTATTTGGTGTTGTACCCCCTACCGATGATGTAGGAAAGAACAATAATACGTATTTTCAAATTGATGAAGATGGTATTGTTGATATTTTTGCAAAAAGTAATGGTACATGGGTAAAATCATTATACATTAATAAAAAAGTTCTATCCAGTAAAAATGGTGGTGATTTCATCGGACTTATTACTGGAGGTACAGTTCAACAGGCCCAGTTTTATATAACACCAGAAGAATTTGGTGCTAAAGGTGATGGCGAAACTGATGACACTGCTGCTGTAAATTTATGTGCTGCTTATGCTAAAGAAAATAAAATCCAAATTCAGGCTGGTGGTAATTACCGTATCAAAACTGCAATATACCTAGAAGATGTAACTTGGTTTGGGGGAACTATTACTGGTAACGGTGGTACTATGGTATCTGTTATTAATTCCCAAATACAATTTGCAACACTTACTGGATGTTATTTAAAATTCTTCGGTGGAGATGGTAAGTTTTATTTTAATAAATTTATAAACATCACAAGTACTGCTGCATTTTTAATGCAAGGTATGACACAACCAGGAACAATAGATTTTTGCTTTAATGAAATGACCCAATGTAAGTATGGTGTTCTTCAACAAGGTACTGGTGAGAAAATGAAGGTTGGTAGATATTCATATAACCATATTCATGATATCTATGGTGATGCAATTGAACTAAACGTAATTAACTCACATTATCCTGATGGTTTTGTGATTGAAGGAAACGTAATTGAAAACGTTGATGGTTCTAACGCTCCAATCCCACTTTCAAACTGGGGCATTGGTATTGGCGTTGCTGGTTCTGGTCCTTATGGTTTAGATGCACCAGATACACAATATGTCAGAAACTTTGTTATTAAAAATAACAGACTATATAATGTTAGACAATGTATACACGTTGAATTAGGAATGGACTTTAAAATACTTAATAATGAAGTTTATCCATCATCTTTAGTTTCTGTTGGTACTGGATTAACCACTGCTGGTGTTATAACTTATGGTTCGAAAGAATTCATTATTGATGGGTTGACTGGTCATTTGCTTAATGATCCTTCTATCACAAATAGAATGGTTTCAATAAACTGGGGTGTAACTTCTGGTCGTTTTGCTGGACCACCTAGAAACTTTAAAATTTCTAATCTCTATATTCCAGAGTCTTCTATACTTGTTTATACTTCCGGTTCTGATAATTGGTTAAATAATACAGAATTGAGCAATATCACTTGTTCTAAAATCCTTTGGCGTGGTTTGCCATCATCATCTAAATTTAGTGATATTAGAACTAAAGAATTAGATGTAATTGGTCAACACCTCTCTACCGAAGGCGAAGGTGGTGGTATCTATACTCGCTCTAAATATACTTATACTAATTGGACTAACTGTGTTGTTCAAGATGATTGTAATGTTTCAAAATATAGTTTTTCTAAAATGTATGTAGACAGAATAGACCAATCATCTAATAACTTTAAAGTTACAACTGCAATCGATGGTACAGGTCACCGTGGCCCAGTACTGATACCTGTAGTTGAGCAATATTATATTCCATACGATACTTTTCCTGGGGGACGCTATTTCTCTGAAGGCACGATTATTCATAAACAATCGGGTGGAAAATATATTGTAACTGTTGGTGGTTCTTTTTTCGGAAAATATGACACAATTAGACAAACGGTAGCAGGACAAACATACATAGAAGCATTGGGTGTGTCATGGGGTGAAAACCAATATGCAAAAGCTGCTGGTACTGAGATCATTATATCCGGTGCTGGTGAAAATGGTGGTGATTTGAGAACGTATATAACTCGTGCAGTGTATGTTGTAAACAACGTATATAGAATTGATATTGCAGATCCTATCATAACAGCAACTGCCGCTGGTGCAGCATTAAAAGCTGCCCAACCCGTAACTTACATAACCCTACCATAAAGGAGATTATATTAAAATGGCAGTTTTTTCTAATTTAGAAGGAACCATGAAGAAGTCCTTCATTCTTGGGAAGAATGGTGCACAGATTACCACAAATGGTAGTGTTGTGCAAATTCAAAACTACTCAGGAACACAACTTCTTCCAATTTCAGCAGGTGAACCAACTGCAAACACACACTTGGTTACATTGGGATATTTAAACGCACACAGTGGTGGTGGTAGTTCTGGTATCTTACGTGGAACAACAGCACCATCCGATTCGATCGGTCTAGATGGTGACGTTTACTTTTTGGTTGATAGTACTAATGTTCTTCAAATTTATATTAAAGATCTTGGTATTTGGAAACCATTTAAAGGTAGCTCACCTGGGACTGATAGCTCATATGTAACTACTGAAATAGTTCCTGTTTCTGCATTTACATTAGTGCCAGATACTACTGATCATTATACTTACACACTACCAGAATCAGTTCATGGTAGAGGTTCTGATATTATGATCCAACTACAAGGTGACCCAGGTAATGTTGCATTGGAATCAGTATTCCAAACCACAGTAACAGTTAGTGGTATTGGGGATATAACAATTGATGTGATTGGTCAAATCACAGATTATGCAAGTGTTAAAGTAAACATTATAGGAGCAACAACAATGACAGTACCTTATAGTAAATTGGTAAACCAAGCAGATTGGGTTTCTAGTGATGGTGATTTTACAATCACTATTCCTGCATCTGAACACAATCAAACACCAGATAATTTGTATATTTCAATTTATGCAAATAAAACACCTGGGAGTGTTTCGTCATCTCCATTTGAATTGGTAGTGACTGATACACAAATTAGTAGTACTGGTGATGTAATCTTCACTTCTGATATTTCTTTCAGTGGTAAGATTGTCATCTCTGGTAAGTAAAAAAATTAACCAGACTTGTTCTAAATAAGTCTGGTTTTTATTATATTTGCTTTTGTCAAATAACATATTAATTGTTGGATAACAGCATAATAAAACTAAATATATACATATTAACAAGGTTATAATGGAGGGTATAAATGTACTCAATAAAAACTGACTTAGATATTACTGGTGCTGGTACGGTTGGTAAGGATCTTTTAGTCAAAGGAAATGCTGTTTTCAACAATAACCTAACTGTAAATGGTACTGTAACTTTTGCAAATGCAACTTTTACTGCCATTGAATCATCAACTGCCAACATTACATCTACTTTAGATGTAGGTGGCAAAGCAACACTTTCTGGTGGTCTTGGTGTTGAGGGTAATACTACAATCGGTAGTGCAGTTGTCGGGTCTGATACAGCAACAATTAATTCAAACGCTACCTTTAACGGTACTGTATCAGTTGGTTCTGATTTTACACAAACTGCTGGTACAACCACTCTACAAGCAACTAAAGTTAAAAACTTAGAAGTTGCTGAAACAACAGCATTTAAAGGTAATATTACTGCTGATGTTGGGACTACTGCTGCATTTGATAAAATTACTGCTAATACCGCAGAAATTACTAATGTAAGTACAACAGATATTAGTAGTACTGGTACTGCTACATTTAACGATGTGACAATTAGTGGTACACTTGGTGGTGAGTTTAATCTATCTGACTTAAATGCAGTAACATTGAACGTTACTGGTGCATCTAACCAACAAGGTGCAGTAACTTTCGGTGCTAACGTAACTGGTATTAACAGTACTGCTACTTTTAAAGACATTCGTATTGGTTCTAACTCTGAATCACAAACCTTCAGATTAAGCTTCCCTTACACTGCTCCTGGTAAACGCCCAACTGTTATTCTACAAAACGAAATTCAGTCCGAGCTAATGTCACCTGCAAACTTGACAGTATTGACCTCTGCTTCTTTTGGTAATGCGTCATTATCTTCTTATGGTATTACTGGTAATGGTCTAAACAAATTAGATTATCTAACAGTTTCTGGTAACAATACACAATCACCAGACACACCACTATTAGAAGTTCAAAAAGGAAAAACTAAAGTTGCTGACTTTGAAGTAACCGGAACTGCAACTATTCCAAATATCGAAAGTACTGGTACTGCTAATTTTAATAACATTAATGTTTCTGGTCTTCTTGGTGGAACGTTCCAACTAGACGATATTAATGCAGTATCTTTGAACGTTACTGGTGTAACTTCATTAGTTGGTGGTGTTACTCTTGGTTCTAATATTACTGGTTATAACAGTACTGCATCCTTTAAAGCTATCAGCTTAGGTCAAAATAGTCAAGATGCGGCAGTGAAACTAGGTTTTGGATATACTGCACCAGGTCAACGCCCAACAGTTATTCTACCTAACGAAGTTCAATCAGAAGTCGTTTCTCCTTCTACATTGAACGTTCTTAAAACAGCAACTTTCGGTAACGCTTCTCTTTCCACTTATGGTATTACTGGTAACGGTCTAAACAAACTAGATTACCTAACTATTACTGGTAACGAAACACAAGCTCCAGGTACACCATTCCTACAAGTTGGTGGTAAAGCAATTCTTAATGATGTTGAATTTACTGGAACAGTAACTGGACTAACTGTTGATGTTAGTGGGCAGGATCTAACACCTAATTCTGTTGTCGCGGCAGCAAATATTAAAGGTGCAACACTTGAAAGTACTGGTAACACTACCGTGGGTGCTAAACTAACTGTTACTGGTGATATTGCTGGTACAACTGCAACTCTTTCTGGTGCATTATCCGCTGGTTCAGTAAGTTCTGGTTCTATTACTGGTACAACTTCTGTATCTGCACCAACAATTAGTGCATCTACTGAAGTAACGGCCCCTACTATCACTGCGAGTGGAACTGTAAGTGGGCAAACAATTAACGGTACTAATATTAGTGCAACAACTCTGACTGCACCAACTATTAGTGGTAATACTAACTTTACAGAAAATGTTGATATTACTGGTAGCTTAACTGTTGGTTCTCTAGACTTGAGCACTACCGATATTAATGCTAAATCAATCACTACTACTGCTGGTGCAACTATTGGTGGTGATTTAGTAGTTCAAGGCTCTTTTGATTTATCAGCAGCCGACCTTAATGTTAAATCATTAACTACTTCTGGTATTGTTAAAAGTAATGATCTTGTTAATGCTAACGTACTTCCAGTACTTAATAGTACTACCATAACGGCAACTACTGTTAATGCTGATGATATAACTGTTACCGGATCTGCTAATTTGGGTACAATTTACTCAAGCTCATCTGTTCTAGTTGGGTCAACTTTAACTGTAACTGGTGAAACTACAACTGCATCGTTGGTTACCCCAACCATTTCAAATGCAAGTGGTGTCACTATTTCCAATAATACAAATGTAACTGGTGACCTAACTGTTACTGGTGCAGTTATTCCAGGCTCTATCGATCTAGCAACAACTGATGTTAATGCTAAATCCATTACTACTACTGCTGGTGCAACTATTGGTGGTAACCTAACTGTTAATGGTACAGTAGATCTTACTACGGCTGATGTTACTGTCAAATCTTTAACTAGTACTGGTGCAATTGTTAGTAATGAATCCACAATTAGTAGTGTTCTACCTAAACTTCAAAGTACTGATGCAACTATTGCAACCCTTGGTTCAACAACTGCAAATATTACTAATTTGAATGTTACTGGTGCATCTACCGTAGCTGACGTAACTTCTTCAGGTAAAGTTAAAGCAGTTTCTGTAGAAACCCCAACAATTAGTAACGTTGATGGTGTATCTATTTCCAATAATACATCTATTACTGGTGACCTAACAGTTTCTGGTACAGTAACACCAGGTGCAATTGATTTGAGCACAACTGATGTAAGTGCAAAATCCATTACTACTACCGCTGGAGCAAATATTGGTGGAGATCTTGTTGTTTCTGGTACAGTTGATTTAAGTGGTGCTGATGTATCTGTTAAATCTCTAACAAGTACTGGTATTATTACAGTTAGTAGTGCAGAAGGTATCAACGTTCTACCTAAAGTTCAAAGTACTGAAGTTACAGTGTCTGCTCTAAATGCAACAAATGCAGTAGTTTCTGGTGATGTTTCAGCAGCAACAGCTTCAATCTCAGGTGCAATTACTGGTGGGTCAGCAACACTATCTGGTGTTGGAACTGCTCTAAATGTAACTAATAACGCAACTGTTGGTGGTGTACTTACTGTTGGTTCTATTACTTCAGCGGCAGAAAATGTATCCATTACTAAAAATACCGCGATTACTGGTAATTTAGCAGTATCTGGAACACTAACTGCGGGTGTTATTGATCTTAGCACAACTGATGTGTCTGTGAAGACATTAACTTCTCTAGGTGATGCAACCGTTCAAGGTAACTTAACTGTTGATGGTACTATTAACCTAAGTTCTGCAAACATCGTCGGTGTAACACTAGAAAGTACTGGCTCCACTACCGTAGGTACTGATTTGATACTAACTACTGGTAACATTACAGGTAGTCCATCTATTTCTGGTAACTTAGGTGTAACTGGCACTACAACTTTAACTGGTGCAACAACAGTTTCAAATACATTGAATACTGCTGGTAAACTAACAGTTAATGCTGGTGGAATTCAGGTTGTTGCTGGTGGTATACAAGTTGATTCTGGAACTATTACTGCTTCTAGTGCTAATATTTCTGGTAGCTCAACACTTAATAGTGCTACTGTAACCACTACACTAGGTGTTACTGGTGCAGCAAGTATGAATGGTGGTTTAACTGCTTCTACATTGGATGTAACAGGTGATAGTACAGTACAAAAACTAACTGTTAAGGGTGTATTTGTTCCTGAAGGTGGTTTGGACTTATCCGGTGCTGATCTTAGTGTGAATAGCGTAACTGCGGCAACCACATTAAGTGTTACTGGTGCTAGTACTCTAACTGGTGGTGTTTCCACTTCAACTGTTACTGCATCCGGTAAGGTAACCGCACAAGAACTAAGTACTGGTACATTGGATGTAACCACAAATGGAACTGTTGGTGGAACTTTAGGTGTAACTGGTAAAGCAACTGTTGGATCACTAGATTCAGGTGCAATCTCTGCAACATCTGGTACATTTAGTACTACACTAGATGTGACTGGTGCAGCGACCTTTGGTAATAATGTTAACATTACTGGTACATTAACCCCAGGTGCATTGGATTTAGCTAGTACTGATGTAGTTGCTAACAGTCTTTCTGTAGCTACAACTCTACATTCAGATGGCAACGCAACAATTGGTGGCACATTAGGCGTAACTGGTGCAGTATCTGCTCCATCAATCGCTCTTAATGGTGAAGGTGCTGCGTTAGCAGTTACTAATAACGCAACAATTGGTGGTACATTAGGTGTAACTGGTGCTACAACTTTAGGTTCTCTAACAACCTCTGGTGCAGTTAAAACTGGTGCTGATGTTATTATCGGTACTAAAATTGGCGATCAACCAGAGACAGTTCAGATTTTCCCTAATACTTACATTGCTGGCTCCTTGCGTGTAGATGGTGGTATCAACGCTGATATTGACGTTAGTGGTCAAACAATTGAACCTTATGCAGTTGTTGCGGCGGACACTATTAGTGCAGCGGGTAATATTACTTCTGGTGCAGAGTTGATTTCCAAATCAGCAACTATTGGTGATGTTGGTTCACAAAACAACAACTTAACAATCAATGGTAACGTAGTTAACAACGGTAACTTTACAGTAACTGGTCTACTTAACGCAACACTAAACCAAGCAAACTCTGACGTGGCTGTTAAATCATTAACTGCAACCAACAGTGTTGCTGCTGGTACTAGTATTACCGCAGGTACAAGTATTACTGCAACTGGTCTACTAAAAGGGAACACCCTTGAAGTAACTACTACTGGTTCATTTGGTGGTGCAGTAACAATGTCAAGTGGTGCTAACATTACTGGAACCGTTGGAATTACTTCTGGTAACCTAACTGTTGGTGGTGATATTTCTGCAACAGGTACTGCAACCCTAGCAGCAACTTCAGTAACTACCATTACTACTTCTGGTGCAGCAACACTTGCTAGTGCATCTGTTACTGGAGCAGCAACAATCGGTGGTACTTTAACTGTTACTGGTTTAATGACTGCAAATGGTAGTGTTGTTTTAGGTGACGCTGCTGCTGATACATTAACTGTCAATGCAACATCTTCTTTCAAAGAAAATGCAGTATTTGATAAAGATGTAACTGTAACTGGTCAATTAACAACTACTAATGCTGACCTAACTACTACAACAGTAACTACTAAAAAATATGATGTTATTCCTAATCAAGTAACTTCTTCTGTTATCGCACCAACTGGTACTTGGACCCCAGACGGTACTAGCAACGTATACTTTATCACTCTAGATCAAGATACCACTCTAGCACCAATCACTGGTCTAATCGGTGGTGGTAAAGCATCTTCAGTATACATTTATGTGAAACAAGATGCAACAGGTAATAGAAACTTTACTACTGATGGTACTTATGCGGTTGTTGATGGCACACTGAACAAAACTGCAAACTCTGTAACTATCTACCAAGTCATTTATGACGGTGTGAGTCCAGTAACAGATATGTTTATTGCACAACGTACTGCTTAATAATTATAATAATAAAGGTGTCACTCATTTTGGGTGACACCATCATAACAAGTGAGGTAGTTATATGTTCACATATGTGAAAGGAAATTCAAAAGAAAATTATGAATTGGGAAACATTATTTCCAATCCAATTGGTGTAAAAGGACTTAAAGAACGTCCTGGTGCAACACCAGAAGATCCACAAACCTATCGTTATCTTTATAGTGATATTAGAACTCTTTATGGTATTTCAAGTAAAGATGGTTCCCCAGTAGAACCTAATGATGCTGTTAGAAAAGAAGAAGGTTTTTGGTGGTTAGTGTATAAAAATGTTGGAAATGTTAATGCTATTGAACAACCGTTGGAGTTTATTAAATTAAAAGATGAAAATCAACCTATTGTTGAATTTTTAGAAGACGCTACCGAAGAATATAAAGCACTAACTGTTCTTAAAACATATCATTATATTGATATGCCAATAGCAGATGTTAAAGTTGATTTAAAAGCAAGAACTATATCAGAACGTACAAATCGTATGAATTCTGGTTATATGTTCAATGGTCATCGTTACAGTACTGATATGTCTGGTCGTCAAATGCTTCTTAATTACTATACACAAGTCACTTCAGGTTCTGAAAGTGTTTCTATTTTTCTTGATGACGCAATTGTAAAATTATCTGCTACTGAAATGACACAACTATACACTGGAGCCTTTGCTATGATTGAGCAATTGTTTACAGAATGTGACAATCAGTGTGCAGCAATTGATGCAGTTGATGATTTAGATCCTGATGCAATTTATAAGGCACAACAAGCTGCAACTTGGGTATATGAAGGTGTTGATATTCCTGAACGTATACGTTAATTTTTTAAGGTCAAGCCTATGCTTGGCCTTTTCTTTTAACTAAAATAAATACATCATATAAATCTATTCTGAGGAAATATTTAAATGAGTATAAATCGAATTAGAGGTGATGGTGGTGTAATTATTGATAGTAAATCTTTTTTAGAGTTACCGAAAGCACCATCAAAAGAAACCGCTGATGTAATAAGATCAGGGATGATTAGATACAATAAGGAATGGAAATCATTTGAAGGTGTTCTGGATTTTGAAGATGGTACTATGGCATATCGCCGCTTTGCAAACTTAGATGCAAATGGTAAACTTCTTACTTCCCAATTACCAGATTCAGTAACTAGTGGTTTACAGTTTGTTGGTACATACAATCCTATCCCAGATGATATTGATCCACCTTTAGCACAAACACCACTACCAGCACCAGCAGCATCACTAAATGGTGATTATTATGTTGTTCGTGGTATTATGGATGCCGCACAAGCCCATTATGAAGCAAATAATCCACAAACAAGTCCTGTTACATTTACACCTACAAATCCAACTGGACAAGGTAATTGGATTGAAATTTTATATTATGTTGACTCTAATCCAAATATATCTGGTGCTAAACTAGTAACATACGCTTTCGCTAGAATTATTCCTGCATCTATTCCTAGTACTGGTCATGATGGTCTTAAAAATTTAGCAACAGATGCTGACTTAACCAAACCATTTGCTTCAGGTGTTCCAATGAACCAAACCGCACTATCAGATGGTGATTGGATTATTATAACTGAAGATAAAAACATACGTCTACGCCAGTCAAGAACAAGCATTTCCGCTGCTTCAGTATTATATGACAATACTGTAATGATTGCAAATCATCGTCAATTTAGGACAAACGCAGGGACCGTTCAAACATCCATAGATAACGTTGTGATTGAGTGTTTACGTAGAACTGGTGATTCCATGTATAATGATGGAACAAGCGGCTCAGGGCGTTTTGGTGTGGTCTATGGTAGTGCAGCAGCACCAGCATTGACATTTAATAACAATCCATTTGATCCAACCAATAACCCAGGTAATGATCCTGCAAAATGGTCAGACGCTAATACTGGTATGTTTCATCCAGCAGATGATGCAATTGGTTTCAGTACTGCTGGAACTGAACGTATTAGAATTAATAATTCAACATTAACATTATACCAAACAACTTCAACCCCAGCATCAACCCCAGTACTAAGATTTGATAATGCAACCAATACTAATGTTGGACTAAGTGCTAGTAGTAATATTATTTCATTTAGTTCAATGAATAAAGTACAAGTTGAATTTAAAAATGGTGAAAGTGCGTTTCATGGTAATATTGTGGTTGATGGTACAAGTACATTGACTGGTGATACATCAGCTAGTAATATCACTGCTAGTGGTAATTTGAACATTCAAGGTAATACTACATTAGGCGATGCTGCATCTGATACAATTACAGTTAATGGAGTTAGTACGTTTACAGCAAACACTAATTTCAATGGAACAACTAATAAATTTAAAAATATAAATCTATTAGCTAATGGTATAATTACATTAGAAAGTACTACTAATCAAAGTACAATCCAATTAGTTAGTTCTGATTTAAAACTATCAATGGGTAATTATGCTGATGTAAGTATCTATGATAATGGAACTATAAGAACACGTTTTAATAGATATGGTATCCAATTACCAGTACTAGCTACTATTGATAACTCTGTTGGCGTTGATGGTATGATTGCATACTCCAATACCGAGCGTACTTCAATGCAAAAAGTTCAAGGTCAATGGGTTCCAATTGGTTCAGGTTCAGTGAGAACCGATGCTTTTACAATTTCATCTTGGGTATTAAGTGGTAACTACTACACCCTTACTGTAACAGCCTCAAACATCGTCACAGCAGAGATACAGGAACAGGTTAGTCCTGGTGTCTATACTCGTGTTGAGGTCGATAGCGTTACGTTTAACGGCACTAACGTAGTGTTTAGTATACCTTCAACTCCTGATGTACGTTTCGACGGAAGAACATTGGTAACAATTAGATAATAAAAAAGGGAGAACTGATGTTCTCCCTTTTCGTTTATACAGCCATAGGTGCTTTAATTGTTGGCATTGGGTTGTAATTCACTAATTTAAAAGAATCCATAGTGAAATCTTCAATATTAGTAATTGTAGGATCAAGCCACAATTCAGGTAATTCACGAGGTTTTCGCTGTAGTTGTTCTTTTACTTGTTCAACGTGGTTTTTATAAATGTGACAATCACCACCATTCCAAATAAATTCACCAACATCTAAACCAGTAATTTGTGCAATCATATGAGTTAGTAGTGAGTAACTACTGATATTAAATGGAACTCCTAAAAATAGATCAGCGGAGCGTTGATGCAGAATACAGCTTAGTTTTCCTTGCACTACACAAAATTGCACAAAGCTATGACAAGGTGGTAACGTCATATCATCAAGCTCACCAACGTTCCATGCACTTAGAATGTGGCGACGGCCATATGGATCGGACTTTATACCTTTGATTAGTTCTTGTAATTGGTCAGTTGTACGTTTCATAACAACACCATGTGAACCAGTATAATCGATAACTTTGTATCCTTTATCTTTTAATTCTTGAATTTCTTCAGTACTGGAACTAAATTTATAATCTTCCCATTCACGCCATTGCTTACCATACACTGGACCTAACTCACCATCAGTATAACCAAGAGCAACGCCTTGATTTAGGTAATTATCTGTCCAAATAGTTTTCTTTTCTGTATCACGAGTTCCATGCAAAATTTCACAAAGGCGACGCTCATCATGGGAACCTTCAATAAACCATAGTAATTCTGAAGTCATTGCTTTCCAAGCTAGACGTTTTGTCGTCACTGCTGGGAAACCATCTTTAAGGTCAAAACGCATTTGTTGACCGATAAGTTTGATTGTTCCAACACCAGTACGGTCAACGCTTTCTACGCCTTCATCTAGAATTTTTTGATATAGTTCTTGTAGTTGTTTCATTATTCTTCCTTGAAAAATGTAATAAAATGTTCCATATGTTTTTCGGTGGCATTGCGTGAACCAATACCAGTCCAGTTACCATGTGGTGCTGGAACGACGAATGTTTGTGTGAACTCTTTCAGTACTGTATCGAAATAAAATACTGAACGTGAATTCATATCATAACAATAAATTTCAGGATTTTCAACTGAATCCATATACATCTGTACTGCCCATGCAGTACCACCACTTACCTTAGTTGGTGATGTGATATTTGCAATACAATATATTCTTTCTGTATTAAGTATCTGATAACTATTCCTTGCAAGTAAGTTGTAAACATAAGAACCAGGTTTTGGTACTTTTCGCTGCAACGAGTAACATGCAATGTTTAGTTGATTTAATATAGAAATATCAGATAGAATATTGGATGGTATTTCTAATATAGTACTTTCATCTACACTATGCTCATGACCTTTGAATGAAAAATTAATAACTTCAAATCCATTATTTTTTGCATAGATAGAAAAAAGGCGGTCAGCACCTGCTGCCCCGCCACTAAAACATACATTAGATAAACCTTTAATTGCTTCATCTAATTCATTCTTTTTCATATTTTATTTTGCTTTACGTTCTGCAAATAGTTGTTTTACTTTCTCAATAGCTTTAGTCTGTGAAATACCTTCTGGAATTTCTAGATAAATTGTTTTACTATCTTTCGGTTGTTCAACAACTTGTGTTTGCGGACGCAAGCTTGGCTCTAAATTGTATGCACGTTCATAATGTTCTTTAGCCAGTTTTTCATATTTTTGTGCATCAGTGAGAAGTTGTTCTACAATAGTAGCTTCTTCTACTTTAGTGTCCGCTTCTTGTGGATTGAATGGGTTAAAGTCTTTTACTTTACCATCTTCTTGTACTTTCGCTTGATTTTCATCTAATGCTTTGTTTAGAACATCAAGAGAAATTTTATTATTACCACCAGTGTGCATATCAATGTCACAAGTACGAACGCGACGTAGATGCTGCATGTTGTGTAGAACATCTAGCATTTTGCGTCCATCGAGATAACCAATTTTATGCATTACTTCCCACAAATCAATATTAGATTGACCATGACCCATAACAATATCAGTTACTGCGTGAACATATGCTTCTGGTAGTGAATCACGATAAACGATAAGGCAGTGTTCAGGATCATCTGGTAGTGAACGCCAAACAACAAAAACACGAGAACCTGTATTACGCATTACACCAACATGACGAATAGCTGCCATAATTATTCTCCTTTATCTTCTTGAGTTTCACTATCTTGTGATTCAGCTTCTTCTTTAGCTGCATCTTCTTGTGCTTTAATATCTTCAAGAGCTACATTTGCAAAAGAAACAAATTTAGATACAACTGGAGCAACCTCAACAAGTTCTTCAACTTTAAAGGTGTTTCGTGCAACAGCAGCTTCCATGATTTTTGCAGCATTGATTAGGTCTAGAAGGGTTAGTTGAATTTGATTATTTTCTTGTTCCATTTTAATACTCTCCATGTATATTGGTACATTAACTATTATATCATATTTTTATAAGTTGTCCCACTTATAAAAGAAGAGAACGGAAAATTCCGTTCTCTTTATTTAGTACTTAACTACGTTGACGCTTTTTATCAGCTTCATATTCGTAGTGTACAGTCTCACCAAATGGTGCAACTTTATTTGGGTTACTGTGAATCACGAACAGTGTTTTACAGTAGTTTGGATCACCCCATGACTGCCACGGTTCACCATCAGTAAACATTACAAGCTGTTTAGGCTTGTAGTTGTCGTTCTTCATATGAACCCATACTGCTTCAAAGTCAGTACCACCACCACCTTTTACTGGATATTCCAGAATCTTACGTTCTTCGCCAGTTTTGTAATCCTTTACAGTATAAACTTCAGTATCAAAAGTCATGATACGAATCTTAAACTGTTTGAATTGTTTAGTGATGCCAAGAACTTCACTAATGAAATCACGAAGCATATCTTCAGAAATAGACCCAGAAGCATCTAGTGCAATCGCAATATCAATATCATCATCTGGTTTCATCCCTGGGTAAATTGGATTACCATAGAATGAACCATTAGAACCAAAACCAGCACCCCATGAACGACGAGAAGGACTTTGATACGTTGCATCAGACTTCAACCAACTACGAAGTGTACGTTGAAGTTTTGAACGCCAGTCAATCTTTGGTTCTTTAAAGTTGTTAATCATACGAGCGATTTCTGCTGGTGTACCACCTGCACGTGCAGCATTCATCATTGCTGTTTTGAAATCATCCATATAATCACGTTTTTGCTGTTCACTTGAACCACCTTCTTGACCTTCTTGTGGAACGTCATGCTGGTCAATGGTAGTACCTTTTGGTTTACCCTTACCATCTTTAATATCACCAAAAGTACCGCGATTTTTACCTTCACCTTCACCGCCGCCACTTTGTGGTTGACCTTCACCTTCACCATCTTCTTTTTGTTCTTCTTCTTCAAGAAGAATGTAAATCTCTTCTGCGGTCATACCTTCATATTTTTTATCATACAACCATGAACTTTGGATTTTTCCAATTTTCTCACGAACGATGATTTGGTTAATGGCATAATCCGCTGCACGGTTATAACGTTGTGGATCACGCATACCACGACGAAGGAAGTGATCGTAAGCACAGTGTAGAATTTCATGACAAATTACAGCAATAAGGTTTTCATCAGTCAAACCTTCAGTCATTTCTTTTAATTGTTCGTCTGTAACTTCAGGATGCTTTTCACGAATAGCTTCTTCATATTCTTTCTTTTTAGATGGGTCTTGAATACCCATTACAAATTCTACGTTGTAGAATAGATGTTTACCATCAACTGCTAGAGTACGACACCATGTATTATTAGGAACTGGACGTAAACGTGAAGCGAGTACACCAAAGAATGGTGCAGTTAACATCAAAGATGTACGAGCCAGAACCAGACGATCTTGACATTCTTTCTGGAGTGCCGGAGATACTTCATTGAATCTGGAAGTAGATTTGTTATCTGACATGTATATTTCCTCGTTTAGTTAAGATAAAAGAAGGATACCATTAGGCATCCTTCTTGTCAACAACTCTTTGTTAATTAGCCAAGAGAGCGTGCTTTACGTACAAGTTCAGAGTACTTAGCGATGAAATCTTTAAACGCTGGTACATCTTTAATGGAAATCGCAACCTTATGAAGCGTGATGGTACGAATTGCCAGTACTGCCAGTTCTGCTTGAGTTGCAGAGAAGTTATGGTCTAGGAAGGTGATGAAGTTGTTACACAGTTTACCCCATTCTTCCACTGGTAGACGTTGTTCTTGCTTCTCATTGAACAGGTCGATAATTTTATAAACCAAGTTCAGAGTGATAAAGTAGTTCGCAGAAATATCCAGCGTTGCGTCGATTTCTTTGATTTCACCAGACAGAATAGACATAGTATCTGGTAGTTTAGCAACGTTCTCAACGTACTCAATGTATTCAGTTGCAACACCTTCACCAACACGACCAGCAATCATTGCACGGAACACTTCTTTATCAATTGTCTTAGTTTTCTTGAGATCTTCGTAGCGTGCTACTGCTTCCCATGAACGTGGAGAAGTACCACCACTGTGAGAAGGATCTTGTGGACTAAGTGTGTTAAAGTACTTAGAACCAGTGTTGTTGATGAACGCAACAGTTGCTGGGTTCAAACGTTTTGCAATCGCATAATCGTTAATCCAATCTTGATGATAAGGAATCATCTCAATGTGAGTCATACGGTCACGCAGTGGTGTAGCAAGAGAGAAAGTTACACCGCCATCAGTTTCACGGTTACCTGCTGCAAGAATCAGTGCAGTCTTAGGTAGCTTCATCTCACCAACACAACGGTCGAGGATTAGCTGATAAGACGCTGCCTGAACAATAGGCATTGCAGAGTTAATTTCGTCAAACAGAATAACACCTTTCCAATCTTCGGACAATTTCAGAACTTTAGGTGCAGCCCATACTACCGCAGTTTCAGCTACATAATCTTTTGCTTCGGCAAGCTCAGATTCTTTCAGAAGAGAACCGTCAGTTTTACGGAAAAGCTTCTCTGGTACTGGAATACCGCGAAGGTCACTTGGTTCGATTTGAGACAAACGGAAATCGATAAAGTTAGTATCTTGGTCGATTAGTTTTGCTTCAAATGCAGCCAGTTCACGGCGTAGCTGATCAGCATTTTCAGGGTCAGCTTCGATTTGTTGTTTCATGAACTCGATTTTAGCTACGTTATCTTTACGCAGTGGGTAATTTTCATCAGCGTATTGACGAGCGATTGCAGACTTACCGATACCTGGGCTACCCCAAATCATCAGGCTATCTTGAATCATGTCAGCTAGTGCCATTGCTTCTTTAGCTTTCTTTGGAGTCAGTTTAACGTTCAGGATATCGTTTTGAGTAGTCATGTATATATTTCCTTTTGTTGGATAAAATCGTTTAAGTTTCTATTATAGCCAATCCGTGGGCAAAAGTAAAGGAACTGTGTTAAAATAATTTAACTTATCAGTTCCTTTGTTACTTCATGAATCATCCGTGTGTTTAAAAGGTAAATCTCTTTGCTGTCTTGATGTGAACATTATATCACATCGTTTCAACTTGTCAATCACTTTTTTTCTTTTTTTTTCAAACTCACATCTTGTGTCGCTTGAAAACTTTATGTCTGATGCTTATTGTATCACATCATTCTATCTTGTCAACATTTATTTTTAATTCATTTTTTCTTACATATGAATAGAAAATAACTGTTTAAAATCGTCACAACACAATGTTAATTCAGTTATTATCATTGCATCTGTCAGATATATGTACTGACCTTCAACATAATAAGGTGAAGTACATATTCTGTCAAGTGATGTAAACATTATAGAACTTTTAAATTCTCTTTGCAAGGGGATTTTTGTAAATTCATAAAGATTATTTTCTTTACAAATTCCATACCCAAACTTGCTAAGACGTAAACCACCGCCAGTTCTGAAATTTTCAAAAATTGACATCAGAAGCATACGGTCTGTTATTTCTGAATCTGATTCATGTACTTCCCTAACTTTGGAAAGTACATTATTTTGATATTCAGTACTGTTATGTGATGGTTCTGGAAACATATATTAGTCTCCAACAAAACCTTGACGTGCAGCATATGATGGTGCACCAGGCTCATTATAGTGTTGTACGCCTTCTTTGTCAATTGTTGGTCCCATACCTTCAGTTCCAAAACAACCTGCAATGGCTTCCAACACTTCTTCATCAGCAACTTCAGTACTTTCATCATTATATCGAATGTCAGACAAAATGTCACAGGCTTTTTGTAGTTTATCTACAATTTCTTTTTGGTCTTCACCAGATTTAATCTTATCAACAATATCAATAAGACATTTGGTAATATCCTTAAGAACATCAACTGCTACAACATCGGATTCAACTTCAACTGAAAAACTTTCGTCTTCATCTCTTCCGGTAATTTCGTCTAACGCTTCAACTAGTTCACGATAATTATATTGCATATTATTTGTCTCCTAAAAATTTCTTGTATTTTTCTTGGAGACTTTCAAAAATATCTTCTACTTCTTCATCAGAATCATCTTCCAAGTCAATGTTACCTTCAGGTGAATCATCTTCTTCACTTTCATTAACATTTAGTGGGTTATCTCCTAATGCAGTGCCTGGGAATTTTGGTTCAAATTTATGAACACGATTTTCGTTCCCTTCATTATCATAATACTCAGGTTCTGGACGATTGTCAAGATCTTCATCTACAACACGTCTCCAATAAAATTGATTGCCTTTTGCAATTACAACAAAATGGTCACCTTCAACACCATTAGTCTTTAGTTGACCATCACGAACGGCATCAGCTTCTGTATCATATGGACCATAATCAGTACTGTTAGATGGTTCTTCATCTTCAGAGATACTTAGATCTGGTAGAAATTGGGTATCTTTCATTTCTTTATCGGTAGCAGGATTACCCTCTACTGAAAAATCTTCGTCTTCTTCTTCGTTAATACCAGCAAGAGATAGCATACGACTAAAATCGAATTCTTCTTCAATAATTTCTTCTTCTTCCTCATCGTCTTCTTCAACTGATTCTAGTTGAGGTTGACCACTAAGGTCAAGAGAAAAATCTTCTTCACCTTCTACACCTGGTTCTGAAAATTCAGCATCCATACTAACTTCATCTGTGTCAGCACCAAAATCACCAACATCAGCGGAAAGATCATCAACTGCCGCTGCTAGTGGGTCTTCAACTGAAGTTTCAATTCCACCAATTTCTTCTTCAGCACCAATAGAATCGAGATCTAGTGGAGCAATAGGTGGAAGAGATGGAGTCATAGACCCCATAGATGGTACTGGAGCGGCAACTACTGGGTCTTGACGTTCAGCTTGACCAGCAAGAGCTAACATACGTGATAGAGTTTCCAAATCATCAGATTCTAAACCTGCGATATCGATTTTAACTTGTGCTTCATTAATTTTTTTAGCCATTTTAAATAAATCCTTTTAGTTATCAATCATTATTATTTAATGATTTTAAAATTTGCACTGTTTCATCCTTTTTACCTGAAAGTAAAATGTCAGCAGCAAGTAGAGAAACCTCATCACCACGAGTTAGTAGTACTGTGATTTTTTTAGCATAAGGTGACTCTTTAATTTTAGAAGCTAATGATTGTACATCATCACCAGCAATTGTTTCAGATTTAGTTTCTGGTTCAGAAACTTCGTCTGGTTTTTGTTCAGATTCTGGTTCTTTCTTAGGTTCTTCTTTTGATTGAATTTGCTCAGTACCAGAGTCTACTTCAGGTGTTTCATCACTTTTAACTTCTTTATCTTGTTCATATTTGGCAAGTAATTTAGCAGCAGTTGCTTTTGGTATAAACTTACCATCAGCACTAATGAATCTGTCACCACCAACATACGAATATTCTTTGCCTTGTTTGGATTTAACTTTTGTACCGATTTTCATAGCACCGGAATTGTTATGACGGAAAATATCACGCTGTGCTGCTCGTTCAACACTTTTAGAAGCACTTGTGTTAAGTTGCTTTTTACTTTCGATATCATACCACAAGTTATTTTTCTTAGCGTATGTTTTTCCTTTAGAAGAAGTCATTCTATAACCGTCAGGAACAGTAATGCTTTCAAATTCTTCAATTTCTTCATCTGCTTCATTAATTGATTCTTTAGTTGCAAATACTGGCTGTTTAGCAGGGTGTGAAGCTTTATGTGGCTTTTCACCTGAACCAAAACGTTGCTCACTATGTTCTTGTTCACCCGTTAATGTAGGAAAATCACTTGGGTTATTCTTAACAAATTGCTGATATGCATTAATAATTGCATGTGCATTTTGTTCTGGAATTACTACATTACCATCATTATCACAAAATTCTTTACCATTCCACTCACAACGTGTATTGCCTTGAACTAAGGTTGATTTGATTGGAATTAGTTTATTTTTAGAAGCTAACTGACGAGCAATACGCATACCTTCATCTGATAGTTTACGGGTCATTGCTGGATCAACTGCTCGTCCTGATTTCATATCAACAAAACGGTGATTCTTTGGCACAAATTTAAAACCACTTACTTCCATACCTGCTGGAATTGATATATCATCAGCATATGGTGGAAGAATGTAAAATTTTAATGCATTCCATTCTTTTTGTAGTGTTTCTTTAGAAACATTATATACTCGATGATCATCTGCCATTAATTCAGTGATGAATTCACTTTCAGTTAATAGAATTCCATCTTTTGAATTGAAACGGTTTTCACCAATAAATGTACACTCTTTACCTTCAACAATATATTTGTTACCAATCTTATATTCATTTGAAGCTAGATTGTGCTCGACAATCTGTTGTCGAGCACTTGCGTACATGGATGGGTATTTTCTAGGGTCTACCATTAACATATTATTGTCATTGAACCAGAATCCTTCAAGAAATACATATTTTGCACCAGTATGTGACGTATATACATATCCATTAGGAACTGTGGTAGTTTCAGTACTGAAAAAATTATCCATGTGTTGATTCTCCTTAAGAAAGCATACGTAACAGTTGGTCGCGTTGCTCTGGACTTAATTTTTGTAGAGCATCAGGGATACTGGAACCTTGTGCTTTTGGTTGTTCTTGTTGTGCTGGTTGCTCAGTTGAGGTCGATTGTGATGGTTGTGATTCTGAACTTTCTTCGCCACCTTGTTGGTCACGGTAGTCATTCATTATATCACGAGCAGCATTTAATAGAGCAGTACCTACATCTTTTGGTGTAAAAGAACGACGAGGATTGTTCCCTAAATGTTTAATATCAAGATTGTTACCTTTAAAAAACTGTGCCACATCAGCGTAAGGTACTGATGGTTGAGCTTTACCATATTTACGTCCAACATAACGTTTAAACTCTGCCCATAAGCGGTTGGCTTCAGCACCAACTTCTTGTGCACCTTGTTCAATCTGTCCACTACCAAAAAAGCCTTTTACTTTTCCTTTTGCACTATCAACTGCACTTTGTGAACGACTATAAGGACGAGCTTCATTTAACTCATTGTCTTCATAATCTAACATTTCATTAAGTATACTCATGTGTTAATCCTTTTTACCAAAACCAGCACTCATATATTGAGAGTATTTATTGTCTTTTTTCGATGCTTCAATTGCATCATCAACGGCAGTGTTTGCACGTTGTTGTCCAGCTAAGTCATAACTGTCTTCTGGTTTACCAAAATCCACTCCAATAACTGGTTCATCAACATCATCAAAATCGATATCATCTTCCAAATCAGTCATTTCAATTTGACGAGGTTCATCTTTACTACGAACACGAATCAATGCTTCTGTCATGCTTAGTAAATTGCCAATTTCATACATTAGTACATTTGATTGAACGCCACGATGACATTTAAAGTCAAACATCCAAATTTCACCACAATCTAATTCATAGAAATCTAATGGTTTTTCCATAAAAATTGTTTTCTTTAGTGCTCCAATTTCAAACGCATCATAGCGATCCATTAGTCGCTGTGTTACTTTACTAAGTTGCTCAGGTGTTGGTTCAACTGCAAACTTAACTCGGTATTCATAAACTGGTTTCTTTTCAGTTAGGATTTGTTGTAATCTATTCATTTTAATAACTCCATAAGGTCGTTTAAGTTATTTATTTCTGTTCATTGATGCAAGCATTTCATTGCGGGTTTTGTGAACTACGGTTTGCCCTTCAATTGCATCTGGGTCACCAACAGACTCAAGTTCTTTTTTTGGTTTCAAATTTAGTTCAATTTCCATTTTGTCTTTTTTAAGTTGGAGATCAACTAATTTAACATCTGAATCAATTATTTTTGCATGAGCATCAAGAGCTATTTTTAGCATAGAGTTTGCAGCATTAATCATCTCTGCTGCAAAACGATCTTCACAATTAAATGCTCTATCAAAAATATCCTCAAACTTTCGTTCTGCCATTTGTGCTAAACGATCCAATTGGGTTTTTCTTGCAGTAATATCAGGTAATTCCCTCAACTGTACACGCATTGCTTTGAGCTTTTCCATTGCAATCTTTGCATCTTCCAATGATATTTCAGTTTCAGTTTTGTCTTCATCCTGATACAAATCCATTTCTGTATCTTCTTCTGGTTCTTGACCAGTCATTTCAATCCATTGTTGAGCACTAGGTAATCCCAGTGCTTCGTCTATTTGTGGTTTAGATTTCATTTTTTGTATAGATTCCTTTCTGTTATAATTTTAAACTCCAATCCGGTTATTTTTACAAAATTCCATTGCATAAGCCCATTTGGATTGATTTATAGCAACTGCAATTTTTTCTTTTTTGGATTTAGCCAACTCCATGTGGCATTGTTTGTATGGCTTGACTTCTAGTACTTGAGCATGTTGCTTACCATCAGCACCAATATACAGTACATAAAAATCAGGCCAGTACTGGTGGACTTGTCCATCTATTGGACTAACATAAGGAATACTAAACGGCTCAATACTCCATTCAATGACTGCTGGATTATTATCCAATGAAATCATTATGTCCTTTTCCCACGAACTACGGTATATTGGTTGATTATTACTTTTATACTTTTTAATGTTTTTTATAGGAAAGATACCTTGAGCTTGCTTAGTATTTGTTATCTTTGCTGGGTTAAATTGTTGATTGAAAGCCATTAAAAATCTCCTAAAATGTTACCTAATCCGAATTTTGAACTTGCTTCAGAAACCAAACTACCAAACCCTATGGCGTTAGCACCTCTGGTTACAGCAGAACCTATGTTTCGAATTGTGTCAGGAGTAATGTCGCCACGCAATATATCACCAGCACTACTTATTATATCACTAACTGACGTACCTGCTCGGATAATTTTACCAATTGTTAAAATTCCTTTGGTTTTGTCGTCTAATTCACCAAAATACTTAAAAAACCCACTAACACCAAGACCTTCTGTGTCTGTTATTAGTTGTGCTATTTCCATAGTTGGTACACCAATGCTCAAATATCCTTCTGGTCCGAAGTTGTTACATGCTTCATATCGCATAGTTAACGATATTAATGAAGGGTCTGCTTCACTTTCCATAGATTTGGTTTCTAATTGTACGTCTTCAATGAATACATTTATCATGTTATGTACAGTATATGTTTCATTATCAATCTCATATATGTTAATTGATTTGAAAAAGTACTGATTATCGTAGTTTCCATTGTTCATTACTGAACGTCCCCAGTTACCACCTAAACCATTAAAGTTTTCAGGTGTACTTAGAACATCATTTCGATATGACTGTGGATTTTTATCAAAGAAATCACCATAATAAAACTTTCTATATGCATCCATTAGTAAGTAACCAGCACCATCAACGGTATCATAAAAAACGACATTACTTGGTTTGTAAACAATGTCACCAGTAACTAGTCGTTTTTTGTTATATTGGTTTACTGTTTCAATATTAAATGAAAAACTTGGTAAAGTTACATCTTTAACAAAACATGATACATTATTAACATCAAAATCTGTATGTGTATCTGGTAATTGAGTTTTAATAAAGTTTTTTGCAAAAGGTGTTAAAACAAATTCTATGATAAAACTATTTTTGAATTTTGGTAAATTATAAAATGAAAACCCCATTTCACCTGCTGTACCAAACACACGTTGTGCAGCATTATAGTTCTGAAAAGCAGGTTCACGAACAATGTTTATATTATCAATAACGCCATTTACAATACTTGTACCAGTACTGACAAATGAATCAAAAAAATCACTCATTCATTATCTCCTTAAAATCCTACACTACCAAAAACACGATCAATGATATCTAAACCTTGATTGACATTTTCAGGTAAAAGTGAATTAATTCTGGTACTATACATTTCTTCAATATTATCAAATTGTATACAATTATCTGGTTTGATAGTAACTACCATTTCAACTGGAGAACTTGAGCTATAATCTAATGAATCGTATGATATGTTTTGAATAACACATCCGGTTAAAACAAAGTATTCCATAACACCAGCACTGTTATATGAAGAACCACCAATAAATTGATCTACTGCATTTACTAAGCCAGAATTATTTGTTGCAGCAGTTGCAGCATCTACTAGAGTATCTCTTCCTAGATTTCCTAGTGTATCATCTGAGTTACGTCCACTCAACATCTGTATAACCAAACCAAATTTATAAGAACCATAATCTTGGTCATTTCTGGAAGTTATTCTACGTTGAAAGTCAAGTTGTTTTTGTAATTGTCGTGATAATGCTTTTGCTGATGCATTACCAACTGAATCACGGATAGATATTGTAATTGGTTCCCAATCATGACTACCTATATAGGAAGTATTAGTAGTAAATTGATATAGTTTATGAGTACTAAATGTTACAGTAGGTCTATCAATTTTATCAACATCTAATGCGATGTGATCACGTTCATCTATATCAGTACCGAAATTATACACAATAACACGAAACTTGTATTTTGCTTTCGGTTGTAGCATTGAACGATTACGCCCCGATGGTAAAGGAACGCCATATTTATTAATCATGTTATTTGCCATAGCAACCTCTTTTTATTTTATAAGGCATTATACTTTATTTAGCATAAAAAAAGCCCCGAATAGATTCGAGGCTATATATTAAGTTTAAATAAAATTAATTTTCGTAGAAGTTACTATCTGGTAGAGTAGTACTACTAATATTAGTTTGTGCACCAGAAATAGAGGTAGCAGTTGATGGATTACCGAAGCCACTAACTTCATCACCGAACGCTTCGCCATTTGGACCCAATTTAGCACAACCATCTGGTTGAACAGTCATTGAAATAACTTGTGCTTCACTTGAGGAATAATCCCAATCACCAAAGTTGCTGGATTCAATAAAGCAACCTTGACATACCCAAGTACTCAATGTTCCTTCAAACAAGTTTGTTGTATTTTCACTATTAGAACCATCAAGCTCTTGAATCCACATTTCAAATTTAAATTGTGAATCTGTCATGCGAGATTCTTGACTGTAGTAGTTGAATTCTTTACGCATTTGGTTGTATAGTGCTTTAGCAGAAGCATTACCTACTGAGTCACGGAAAGCAACATCAATTGTATCCCAAGTGTACTTACCTTTATAGTGTGCAGAACTGTTGTAACTATGAACAGTAACATTTTCATGTGATACAGATACTGCCCCAACTGTATTGGTGTCTAGTGTAATCATATTACCATCATCATTAGTACCAAAACCAAAGAAAATAACACGAAATTTGTATTTTGCTTTTGGTTGTTTCATAGAGATACGACCACCGCCAGCGAGCGGTACGCCATATCGATCAAGCATTGTAGCCATTTATATTCTCCTATTATGGAATGACATCTTTATATTATTTATCTATCTGGAAGTATATTTTTAATTAACTAAAGTGTCATCAACAGGGAACCAATTAATATTAACACAATATAAGTATCTTTTTCGTTTAGTGTGGTCAATATAGTTTACTGATATAGACCATTTTCCATTTGTGTATACTTCGTATTTTTCAATTATACCGACAATCTTCCAAATTTTTTAAAAATATATTTAGTATGTGTACTGATTCCAACTGAGTTAAAACTATTTTACTGACATCTTGTATTGTTTTTTTTAGTATTTCTTCCATATCCATAATGTTCCTTTATAACATCAATATAAAGGTATTTAATTTTAATCAATAAAAAAGGGAACCAAAAGGTTCCCTTAGTGTTTTATTGAGTTTTCTCGATACGGATTGGTACGTAAATGAAGTTAATACTCTTAGTTGGTTGAATTGCAATATCCATCCAAAGTTCATTACGGTCAATACGCTCTGCGGTGTTGTTACTTTCATCACAAACCACTGCGAAGTTATAAAGACCCTGTTGTTGAACAATTTCAGCCAAGAAGCTATTAACTACACCACTAAATTCCTGACGAGTACTTGGAGTATTCAAACGGAATAGGAATGGTTCGGAAATAATTTCTAGTTGACGACGAATATAAACAACTAAACGAGCAACGTTAACACGACTTAGTGCAGAAGTTTGATTAGCAGATAGAGTTTTATCTCCATAAACAAGCAAACCACGGTTAGGACGCATTGCAATTGGGTTAATGTTGTTAGTATACATAACGTCACGTTGACCTTGGTTGTATACTACTGGTTGATATTCACCTTCGCTGTTGATAAAACCAGTACTTGCAGCGTTTGTTACAACACCACGAGTTGTACCAGCAGGTGGATACCATACATAACTAACACTATCACTGTATGCATATGTACGCATTGCAATAGTACTACCAGGAACTGCAACTTCTTCACCATCAACGTTAGTACTTAGACACCAACCCATATACTGAGCAGCATAATCATAAGCAGTTGTACGACCAACTGAACCGTTGCTTGGTGCATTGTTAGCATTAGTAGCCCATTGTTGTACAGCACTACCGTTTCCAGTTGGATTCAAACGTGCTGGAACGTCAGTAACAATAAATGCAGTTTCTTTACGATCAGTGTTTAAAGTTACACATTCATCAAGTGTTTCAACGTAACCAGGTACACAAATTAGGTTAAAATCAATAAATTCAGAACGAATGTCATCATTACCAATAATAACAGCAGCTAGTGCTTCAACTACTAGTTGACGTTGTGCAGCACGACCAAATAGGCCAGCACCATCAAGACTTACACCACTAACAACTTCCCATTGACCATTAACCATTTTCTTAACAACACCTTCAGTGTTACCTAGGTCAACTGCAAGCATACCATTTTGATACAATGCCGCAGCAGGAACTTGGCTTGGGAAATTAAAGTCTTGGAAAATCATACCATTTAGTGTACTTTGATCAGTACTGTCAAGTTTAACCCATTCACCATCAACGTTACGATAGAAATCATAACCATCAATGCCTTGGGATAAAGGACAAACCCAAATTAAACGGTCAGCCGCTGGTTCATCAACTTGTACATATTTGTTTTCTTCTTGTACTAGATCCCATTCATCATTAGCAACATCAGCAACATACATAGTTACAGTTAGATTATCGGAGTTCCCGAAATCATACCAGAGAGTTCCTTCTTTTGCTACACTACGTGGTACTGAATAACTAACACGGAAGTTATTCACGTTAATTAGAGAGTAGTTGTTACTATCTACTGTTAGTTTTTGTAGTTCAGATTCAGCAAAAATATCATCACCACTTTGTGTGATTTTGAAACTGTAACCTTTTGTATTGGAAACAACTAAACCACCATTAGTTTCACGTTTAAATTTAAAACCATCGTTAATAATTTCAGCATTTGCATTTAGATTATTGATGATAGTTTGGGTATTAATAACACCGCCTTGTGGAACTGCTAGTACTTTAACTGATTTATTCAAATAAACAAAAGTCATATAACTATCAGCACCTGCTTGTTCAATAATAGTTTCACCAAGTGGCAAAGCAGGAGCACTAATTGTTGTTAGTTTTGCACTTTGAATATAGAAAGAGAAACTCTTACTATCTTCATCAAAACGAGATGCGATATAACTATTGTTTAGTACACCACTTTTCGCTTCAATTTCTTGGAATGAATTACCAGTATATGCTGGTACAATATTCCAAACTTGAGTTAGGGATGCATAACGTTTAATAACAAAACGAGTACCAAAATAGTTTGAACCATTTTGGGTGTAACCATCACGAATCCAAATGTTACCTTTTTCTACAGTTGAGCCAACTGGAACTTTGTTAATTGGTGATAGGTAAGTTTCCATTTGCACTAGCCCAGAAGCAGAACGTTTATACATTAGCATCTGACCATTGCTTGGTTTGTAACGTAGAACTAAATCATCAACATTTAAACCTACTAGACTTACATCTTCAACTTCTTCAGCACTTACAATAGTTACTGGCTTAAGTTGCCAATCATAAAAACTGCTTGGACTATCTTTCTTCGCTACATACGCTTCTACTTGTGATTGTGCGGTATCAAACCACAAAGTACCATTGGATACTGGGCCAGTTGGTGCTTCTGCACTTGGTGCTAGTTGTGCTAGATCGATATCAGCACGAATTACATATGCACGGTTAGTAATGCCTAGATAAGAATATACTGCATGTAGGCCATATTCGTTTAGTTCATCACCTTGAACAACAGAACCGTTATTCATTTGAAAAATTGGTGTACCATAGGTATCAAGTGAACTTTTTTGTGATGTTAGAAGCTGTAGTTTTCCAGCGTTTGCTTTAGTAGTTCCCGCAGCTATTGCACTGCTTCCTGGGACAAGTTTGTCTTCAGCAGTAGCGATTACAAATAGTGGTACAGTGCCAGGAGCAGCAGCGGTACTCATACTTTCATCAGTTACTGAAATGGAAACGCCAGGTGAGAGTAGATCTCCTGCCATATTAAATCCTCCAAAAATAATTGGTTATTCGAAATATATTCGTATAGTCTTATTTATTGAAGGATTTAATTGTCCAGTCCTTATTGTTTATAATTTATGTATTAGAATAAATAATGTCCATTGCTTTTTTATGTAAATCATCAATAGTACTGTTATTCTGTACAATTATATCAGGATTGTTTATTCCAATCCAAGCCCACTCAGATTCGTGTACTGATTCTAGTTCAACTGGTTTAATATTAATATCCCCTTTATTATAAGAGGCAGCCAAACCATACCAATGTGGTAGAACACGTTGAACTTCAATAATAGTCCCATTATTCGATCTAATCATTTTTAATTCATTTGGAAAACGGCAATCAGTGATGATGATATTTCCATCTATGTCTTGCATTGATTTTTCTAAACTGAATACCCAAATATCATTATGAAAATACTTACGCAAAATATTAGTACCATAATTCTGCAATACCCATCGAGGGGATACATCATTACGACCTAACTTATCACACCAGTACTGATCCGGTTCTTCACGAATCTTACGACTTTCCTTAGTTGACCCCTCAAGCATTTCACGGTCCCATCCAAAGATGGCAGCAACTGAATCTTTTAGATTGGTTGCGAATGACATTCGTGTGTAACCATTATTAATAAAAGATTCACCAAATGTATCTTTACCACTTCCAATAGTTCCGTTAATTGCAATTATTTGTCTTCCCATTATACTACTCCATGTATTTTATATAATTTCTATTAAATCCTTTCCTACTAAACTTTCAAGTAATCCAAGAATTGACTCATTACCATAATATATAGAAACATAAGTAATAAAAAATGTTTCCCCATCATCATCACGATATATACTCGCCCATGCATTTATTCGATCTCTACCGATAACATCAATGATTGAATCTTTGATAAATTTCCAGTACTTTTCAGTTGATTCATAATCAAGCGTTGGTCTACCACAACGATATCTGTTATACGTTACATTTATGTTATTATTCATGACAAGTTCCTTTAGATTAATATTATCATTATATCACATAATATGAAAAAAGACTCCATATAGGAGTCCTTTTAATTTAACCAATAATCATACCGAGTGGTTCAGCACCATCTTGATAACGTTTCAAACGCTCTTTAAGCTGTTCTTGAAGCTGTAAACCTTCATTGCGTAAGGTATCACCATCCATAGAAAACGTTCCCTGTGGTCCAGGAAGCGATGCAAATTTAGCACGGTTACGACCCAACATAATCATTGCTTCGGATAAAGCCCAATCACGCAACCAAGGATAACTTTGCTGCCTTTGGAACAACAATGGTTCAGGAATATTATGATAGACGTGTAATAGTACTTCTTCAGTACCACGAATATCACGATCTATAATTAATTTTTTGGTCATTGGGTTAAATTGAAATATAATATCACGACCAAACATACGACCTACCAGTTCTTGGAACTGAAAACTAAAATCATATGTAGTTAGATCATATCCACCAGCATTTCGTGCTGAAGTCAATAAGTAAGTGTTGGTGAATGCTAGAGAAAACGGGTCTACTGAGTTCCCACTACCAGAACTTAAGTAACCATTACCATAACGATAAATCTTTTTAACAATTTCAACTTCAGTTGGTAGCATATATACAGATTGTGAATCATAAAATTTCATATTTAAAAATGCTTCTTCTTTAGAAGCAGAACTCCACGCTCTGTAATTCGATACCGCATTATCAATTGCAATTTCTAATTGACCATCAGTAATTTCTACCTCAACGGCCCCAGCACCCAACATTTGAGTGATAACATCTTTCAGTTTTTCACGATGGTCAAAGTTAGGAGCATCAGGGTTTCCACCCATATAATCGTAAGACATAAAAAAGCACCTCATTAATGTTTATATACATTATTTAGAGGTGCTAATAGTTATTTTGAATTATACAAGCAGTACAGGTATACCAATGGAGTAAAATGTTCGGAATCTATTATATATATTAACTGAGTAACATATATTCCATATAGATCTCGTGATTTATCTCTGTACATTAACAATGATTTATTTAAGTAAGGATCAACCCAGTACTTAATATCATTGTACTTCAACGTGTTGTTACGGTAACCTGATAGTTTTGAATTTTTATTCAATTTTCTTACAATTACTCAGTAAGTGAATGATATCATCAGCAGTGAATGGTCCCAATACCAGAACTTCTTCACCATTACCGAAAATGCTCAATGGTACTGATTGTTGACCAGCTAGATATTCAATTTGTTCCAGTTCGAAAATGTCATCAGCAGCATATACTACCTGCTCCATTTCATTATCTTTAATCCATGACTGCCAATGTTCTTTAAACTTCTTAGCTTCGTATTCTTGAACATAGTTAGGTGATTCAGGGTTGTATTGATGTAACATAGTCATCCCAGCCATTACTAATTCTTTAGGGGATGGTGTAGAATCTTTCAGTACTACGATAGCTTGGATAGTTTTTACTTTAACGTCATTAGCAGCCATTATATACCTCTATTATAGAATGATTTTATTCTCAGGAACGAAAACTTTTGGAGTGTTTTCGATTGCTTTAATAGCATCAACATAAGCATCAACTAATGCAGGGTTTGCATCACTAACACTAATAATGTTGGATTTATAAAAAATAACATTTTTCTCCATACTAACAAACTCTAGATAATCACGAAGAATGATTTCACCATTTTCGTCAGTCCCTAGTTGTGCTGGGTAGTTAACTACAACAGCTTCAGCAGAATCGGTTTGAAGAACTGCTAGTACTGGGCCAATGTTATTGATGTTTAGTAGTTTAACGGTCATAGTCATTTTTGTCAAGTCCTTTTGTTTATTTTAGAATGTATAAGTGTTTTTCTGCATTGACCAGACGGTGATCAATGATTTCTTTGATAACGTTCCAGTTACCGCCACCCAAATCGGCTCCAATTTTCGGGAAATGTACATGAACATCTCGATCAACTTTACAAAAATAATTTAGATGTTTGAACACATCGTCGATTGCATCATAACTGACATATTTAGCACCGTCATTACCGTACATTTTTTGGGTAATACAGTTTGCAATAATCAAATTATCGTTAATTGCTGAATATGAAATTTGTCCAATTCTAAGAAATCCCATTTCCTTTTCATATGCTTTATAATCATCATATGCCATTGGATAACGATTTCTTAGTTCTTTTGCAAAACCTGAACCCATTTTACCCTGTGCGTTACAACCGTGAGCAATTATATGTAATGCATTTTGATCATCGGTAACAGTACTGAACAATTCAAACAGATTACCTCTGTGTTCATGTATCATTATATTCTCCGAAAAGAAAGGACTCTGTGGTCAGAGTCCTTATTTTAAATTATTCTTCTTCACCGAAACGGATTTTCTTTAATTCTTTTCGATGCTTTCTAGCTATTGTACTTTTGTGAAGTCTATTACTGCGTTTTGTGTCTTTTGTAATGTACCATGAATCTTCTGGTGCATCATAATCACAAAATCCATCTTCCGTAATTGTTCCTAAAAATGCAGATTTTTTAGGAATATTAGTTTGAGCTTTAGCCTGAAATTGACCTTTTGCTAATTGTTCACGAAAACTGAGCATAATAGTATCTCCCAAATTGTTAAGAAGAACTTTTTGTTCTTCACATTTATTTAGGGTTGCCAGAAACCTTCACATATTTGATAAATGCCAAAATATCATCTTTACTAAAAGATTTTACAATAAATTCGACAGCCGAATCATACTGTTCTTGTTTAGATAGATATTCTTTCATTTTGTTAATTTTAATCTGGGCTTTTTCTTTAGCTATTGAAATATCAGGAATTTTGAACTCTACTCCCAACGTATCAGCTAGTTGTTTTGCACGAGATGATACTTTTTCAATATCCATTAGTTCCAACGACCTTCTTTAAGACCTTCAATAAATCCAGTACAACCACCTGGTACATAAATGTCATTTACGAAAATTTGAGGAACTTGACGAACTGGTTCACCACAAATTTCAGACAGTTTTGAACCATCGATACCTTCAGCAACAATATCTACAAACTCCATTTCAAATTTATTTTGTTCACATACAGCTTTTGCAGTGTCGCAAAATTTACAACCAGTCTTGCGACCATAAATTTTAACTTTCATGTTATTTCCTTCTATTTCTTTGAAAAGCTTTAACAGCTTTAATAATACTGTTACACATTCGTTCAGTCAAATACTTTTGACATTCTCGTACATCAATGTACATGAACTTATCCAATTCTGGATGACTCTTACCATATCTATTAGTGTAAGTACTTTTACAAACTAATTCATCTGGTATTGGTTTGTCTTTGGCAGTATAAAAGAAAAGTACTAACCTTTTTCCCTTTCTATAGGATACATCACCAAGAAACAGAAGATCATCTTCATCGATTTCGTATCCTGTCTCTTCGAAACATTCACGTACAGCAGCTTCTTTGAAAGTTTCATTACCCTCAGCTTTCCCTTTAGGTAAATCCCAATGATTCTGTCCGTGTTGTATGTCCGATAAGTATCTGACCATCACGATAAAATATTATACCACAACTATAACGCATATCTTATCTCTTTGTCATCAATCGATGTTCAGATACTAATAATTATATCAGTTATTGGTTTTTTGTCCCACTATTTTTAGAACATTTGTTTGATTGCTTCGTAACGAAGTTCACAAACAAAATCACGAATTTCTGACGTTTCAAGTTCACCATCTTTGACCATTTGCTGAATATCAGGCAATTCAACATCAGTATAACGATCATAAACTTTAATAATTAGATCTTCAAGTTCTAAATCAATTTCTTTTCGCAAAATGAAGTATTCCAAAACTTTATAAAGGAATTCTTCACCTCCGTTATTTTTAATATTCATATCCAATAAAATATTACCCATTTCAATTGGGGTCTTTTTACGGAATGTTTTGATATCATCACGGAAACGTTTGATATAATTACTAAATTTAACATACTTAACTGGAACTTTAATAGCACCGTTAAGTACTGAATCATTATTTACTTCTTCATTTTCAAGAAGAATAGACCACAGAAAATATGGTTTATATACATCAGTACAGTTATCTGAAATATAATCAATAAGGTCTAAATTCTTTTTGGTCAAAGATGTATTAAACACCTTTTCGTAATAACCAAATTTACTTAGCGTCTTAAGGAACTTTGAAGGCTTTTCTTCAGAAAATGATTTTTCGAATTCCACAAAAACACGGTCAGGAACAAGATGATTTAGCTCACCACTATTGACCATTCCAATAGCGAGTTCCTCAGTGCTTTCATGGATAGTAAAGTCTGAATAACGAGTAGCAAATCGAGCAAGACGTAACACGCGTAATGGATCTTCTTTAAAATGGTCAGAAACATGACGTAGTATCTTGTTCTTGATATCAGCTTTACCACCGTATGGATCGATGTGAATTTGTAGTACTGGATCATACGCAATTGCATTAATTGTAAGGTCACGGCGATACAAATCTTGTTCTAGTGTTACGCCTTTTGTATCCACTTCAAAGCCACCATATCCAGTACCAGTTTTACGCTCAGTACGGGCTAATGCGTGTTCATTACCTTCTGGACTTAGATATACTGGGAAATCCTTACCTACTTGCTTATAGCCAATACTTTGCAAGTACTTAAGATCAGATTCGGATGCACCAACAATGACATAATCTTTGTCTTTTGCACGGATGCCCATTAAACGGTCACGGACGTAACCGCCAACCAAATACTTTTTCATGTTATTCCCCCATCAACCAATCACGTAGACGTTCCCAGAAGCCTTTTGGTTGGTATTCTGGGTATTCATATTCATCTGTGCCTTGCTCGGAAACACCCCAATCTTCTTCTAACATAGCAATCATAATGCCTCCAATTAAATTAATCTATCACGTAGACGGTCGTAATATTTTTTGTGTATAGCTAGTATACACTGATATGCAGAATAGTCAATACCAAATGTATCATCAATGAACATGTACTGATCAAGTGTTTCCGGTCCATTATCATCAACTGGTAATGTCCCTTCTTTTTTTGATAGTGTGTGCCACATCAACTCACTTTCAATATGGTGAGTTGCGTATGTCAATTCTATCTTACTTTTTCGTAGTAAAATTAACAATTCATCATTGTCGTCGAGTGCATTACGAAATTTAATACGAACTGTACCCTGAAAATTATTAGTGTACATAACACGATGATGATTGTATGAAATCAAACCACGTCTTTCAGTACTGATTTCGTGTTCAGCAAAGTACTTTAACGTTTCATTAAATTTTGGAATTTTAGTAACGTCCAATCACATAATCCTCATAAAGTTCGTATACCCTCATTATACTCTGATATGTATCAAAGTCAATACCAAAGGTATCCTCAATGAACTGATATTGCAAAAACTCTTCCTCTGTAGCAGCAATAGGAAGAGTCCCGTTTCGTTGTTCTGTGGATTGAACATCCTCAATATACATCAACACTATACCTTCATCCAGATTTATATCTATCATAAAAACATCTTCACTATAAAATATGTTATATGTACGGATGAAGAGATTTCCTGTTCTATCATAACTTGACACGTGTGTTTCATAATACATTTTATCTAAACTAAAGAACAAACCTGTACTATCTGGCTTTTTAGTATTTTTTAATTTAATTTCGATAGCATCAATAATAGGTTTAATATCAAACTTTTTCATAGACAAATCTCATATCGATTAGTGTTTGGATCATAGCAATAATTATCATTAACTTTAACACCAGGTTTAAGTGTTATTGTTGTTCCTACTTCAGTACTGGGTTCTGCATCACAATAAATCATCACACCAACCCCGACTAGTAAGGATATGATACATATAACTATACATATTGTATATTCCATAAATTTATCTCCATTATAAAAAGTAATTATACAGTTTATTGTACAATATAAAAAGGTCTTTCACATTATCATAAGTAATATCAGATACATCATGAATTAATGATAACTGAAAAAATGAAGCTTCGTCTATTTCTGCTGGAATTATAACATCACCATCGTCTTCGTCCATTTTATTAGTGTAGTATTTTATGTGATCTACATTCAACTCAATAGAGAACGCAATGTTGGTTTTTGTATAATCTTCAATTAATCCAATATATTGAGATTTTTCATTAATAAAAAATCCAATCCCAACACAACGGTTATCTGGATATGGATAGTACCATCTATTAATAACTAGGTGTTCAGGTAAGTCCATATCATGTGTTGATATTATAGATTTTACAATTTCCATCCAGGAATAATTCATAATTAAAACTCCATAAGAAAAGGGACAGAATTAATCTGTCCCTTTAGTATATATTACTCTTCGTTTTCTGTCAAATCATCAAGAACTGGGTGTTCTGGATGGTTTCGGCGGTGTAATTTAATGCTTTTGTCTTTACTGAATACAGTTTCCATTTTTTCAAATGAATCACCAATTGCTTTGTATAAATCTGCTGCATCGGCAGTAACTGATTTACTACCTGATGTTAGAGTCACAGAGTATTGAGACTTATGCTCTTTCTTCACATGAACTTCAATATCCATTACAGTTGAAGTACGGAACTTTTCAAGACATTTAGCACCATCGTAAATTGCATCTTGAATTGCTGTAGTAAAATCAACATTACCTTGAATATTTAATTTTAGCATAATTTACCTACCTTTTTTAGAGTGAACTTAACAACAAATCTGCTCGGTTTGTAACTTGACGATACCATAAGGAATTCATAATTTCTTTTTTAAATTTCTTAGGGTTATCATTTTTCACACTTTTCCAAAGTTTATTAAACGTTGCTAATTTATCAACACCCATTGTATAGGACATTTCATAAAGAATACGTTGTTGTTCTTTGGTCAGATTTACTGCTTCTTTTTTCTGCATCAATAATAAAAAGTCATCATATGTTCTTTTCATATCTTGCATTAAAAGTTTGTTGGCTTGAGCTTTGGTAATACCGTTTCTGTACTTAATCGCATCAGATTCTTTTCTACCCAAATAATGCCCATAACCTATTGTATAATTACCTTTCATGTCCTTGTAGGGATGAAATTTAGAATTGTGGAAAGGAACTCCGACTTTCCCACCAAGTAAACGGCGTTTGTTCTTGGACTGAAATTCAATTGAACCTTCAGCTTCTTTGATGTGATTGACAATTTCTGGATCATTATAATCAAACAGTACAGTCACATCTGGTAACAATACGTTCTTCAAATCCTCTTTTGTTGGGATAAAGATACCCTGAGAAGTATGAAGAGTAGCATTTAAATTGATATTTTTCAACAAAATAACATACTCTTCAAGTTGTACATTTTTAGGTTTAAACTTTTTAGCAATAGAATAATAACTATCACCAGGTTGAACCGTATAATGCTTCTCGCCGCGTGGAACATCCTTTGATATTTCTACCTTTGGTAATTCCTGCTTTTGAATTTGCGTAACTTGTGGTTTTAAATTGTGTACCTGACTTTCGTCCGATGATGATACACGATCATTTTGAGAAAAACCATAAAATCCAATCGCAGCGACAAGTACTGTGCAAACTAGAACACCATAAGTAGTCTTAGTTTTCAGTGCTTTTTTCGCTTGTTTCAAAACGCCTCCTTTGTTGATTGTTAAGATGGGCAATCACAAAGATGGCAAAGAGGCCATTTGCAAAAGCCTCATCGGACTTTCTACAGTACAAAAACGTTCTTTTCAAATGTTTAAGTAGTATAGCATATTTTTATTTTATTACAAGACATATTTACTGTAAAAACCACATTAATCGTAGTAGGTTCTACCTACAGTTATGTGATATTTAAAGTACTTGGTTGGTAGTCCTAGTTCGTTTCTAATGTGTGTGATGAAATCATCTTCAAATTCAATGATAAAGAATGAACCTGGATTCTTTTTATCTTTTACTATCTCAATACAAGGATTGAACTTTATCTTTACTTTCATTCCATCGTATTTTTTCCAGAACTCTTCATGTGGTGGTACTTCACCACGCACTATACTAACATGTGCTCCCCATTGAGGATCTTTAACGTCAATATGTAAATCAGTTCTGATGAAGTACTGGTAGTATCTAACCAACTGTAATGGAAGTTGCAGTACTAACCAGAAGTCCTTCTTCTTTTTCATAGTGCCACGGTCTGGATCATACACCAGAGTTCCTTCCATTTCAATCATATTTTACCTATAAAATTACATATATGTTTTTATTTTCAATACGAACATATGTTTCCAAAACATCTTTCGGAATTTTATTACTTGTTTTGAACCATGTAGTATTCTCTACTAAAACAAAAGTTTCACCTTCAGTTTCACCAAATGTACTTAGTGCATAAATGAAGTAATTTGGTGCTGCACTACAATAGATATCAGCATTAATTTCAATCATATGTTACACCACAATAAAGCTTAATACAACGAGTGTAATAAACACACCCACAATAGCAGTCATTTCTGGGTTTGCATCATATGTATAGCGTATACATTTTAGAAAATCTTTACCAAATTTCTTTAGTCCATTCATATATTTTCCTTTTATTTCTTGTGTAAAGGTTCATCACTTTCATAATAAATTGTATCATTATTTCGCTCTATAGTAAAGCTCTTTTGACACAACTCTTCAGCTAAACCCTTTGCATAGTTTAATACATCTCGGTTGAGATATACTTCTTCTTTTGGAAAGCGTGGGTACTGAATAATACGAGCACACATCCCACTTTCAAGACCGCCAGTGTAGATATATTCACAGGGAATTAATTGTACACAAAAGCCATGCTTAAACGCAAACTTTCTTGTGTACTCTCTTGCTGTTTGAATATCACCAGCAATATGGATATTCCAGTACTGTGTCTCCACTGTACCTTTATCGATGTATTTCATACTCATCTCCAATTATAGCACTAAAAATCTCACTTTCCCAACTCTTCTATGATTCTTTTTATTGAATCATGATTTTCCAGACATAAAGTACTGTAATTTCTGCCAGTTTTTTCATTGAGGTCGTCGATTTCAATCATAAGATATCCATATGTAATATCTTGAACCCTACTTCGTTTTACCCTTGAGTACAGCTTGATTGGTACTGATACACGAGTATTCAAAAACAATTCAGATAAATCATAACGATACACCTGGTATTCATTCTTGGAACGCTTACGACTGTACGATTCTAAACACTGCGGATAACGTCTATCAAAAATACTGGTCCTTAGCTGAAGAATCATCGGATCTAACTTATGTGAGTAATATTTTTTAATTATTTTCTCAAAACGCTTAATGTGACGTTTCTTCCATCTCATGTTCTAACTCCTTTCAATAATACAATAGGAAAATACTGTGTATCTCTATCAGAAATACTATTACAGTACTCAATAATTTCTTGATGGAGTGTGTTTATATAAATGCTAGGATAGGGAATTGGTGTTTGTATTAGTCCAGAACTATAAACACAATCAGTTCTTTGACAATCAATATAGTGTGTTGTTGGTATACCTTTACCACGTTCCTCAACTACAATTGAGTACGTGTCAGCAATAAAGATGAACGCATTGTTAATTGATACATATTGGAGGGAATACACATCATCATGAACTTCAATCAAAGGACCATCAAAATACATCAATACCGAACGGCGATATCCTAACACATCACTCATTGCATCGAACTGTTCTTGTGATGAAAGAAAACAAAAACACGTATCACGACATACGTCTATAAAACGCTTAAATGTTTCTGTTTCTATAAGCATATAATTTTCCTTAAAAAAGACCCCACATAGTGAGGTCAAATACATTTAATCGTTATCATCATCCAATGCGTCACGGTAAACATAATAAACATGTGCACCTAGCAGAGCAATAAGTACAATAAAGACTAACCAGAATGGTACAAAATGCAGTACTAGAGAAAATGCCAGTACTGTAATAACCATTACAACTGAACTGAAAATAAGACGGACTGCTTTTTCAAATCCAGATAGTAAATTTTTAAAGATTTTTTTCATAAATGAATCAACCATTTTTAATCCTCAAGAAAGTATGCTTACATTTTAGTTTATTACCATAGAATGAAATAGGAACATTAAACATTTCAATCTTATCTTCTTTCAACAAACGTAGAATATCAGGATCATTTTTTGTTTGAATACAATGAAGACCATTAACCTGAATTTCTAAACCTTTCTTTAGATATTCATAAATTTTTTGACGACGCATCCCGCCATAACTATCATTATGCACCACATCACGTAGTTCTTTATATTCTTCCTTTAATGTTCGGTCTACAAGTGTTCCATCTTTCTTCCTGATCTCTGCAATACATTTATATTGATTTGAACCTCTAAGAGCCATGTTGTACCTCATTAGGGTATTTTTTCATCAATTCGTGTAAACGCTGAATCTCTTGTTCTTTTTTTCTATCACTCTCGTATTTTCGAGAAAGTTTCTTTTTTGTATTTGCTTCTTCTAATCTAATATCAGTACAGAATTTGTCATTTTTAAAAAAATTGATACGCAATGCATTGTAAACAGCATTGAAATCGTTTCCTAATTCTTTAGACGTGTCAGTGTAATTATGAAAATACATGTTATTTGTCATATTTACATGTTCAATTACTGCACCATTATGAGTTACGATAAACATTATATCGCCATACTGTTCATGTGGTTTTGAACGATATAGATATATATGTTGACGTAAATAATCTTTTAATTCATGTTCAATGCCACTTTGTTCATAACTTTGATATACTAAAACCTCACCATCAGTTGAACTGTTGTCAGATTCATATGGTTCGCGGATAATTATAAGATTATACATATTACTCCTTATACCGGAGATACGGTACTCAACATTAGTAAAGCTGTATTTTCATCAATTTCATGATAGTTGTCGCATACAAGTGTTTCCAACAAATCAGGATGATAATAATAATGTTCATAATCAGTATCATTAGGAATATGATGATATACAAATACAATATCAAACACATCATCATCATTTTCACTTTTGAAACGCTTTAATTCATCTACACTTTCAACAAAGCCATATTCTTCAAAAGCAGTTGTACCATCTGGTAGTTTCATCCATGCACTTGCAACAATTTTCATAAATTTGTGAATCCTTATTATTTTGTAATGTTTAGTTTAGAAACGAAGTATTCTTTGGCTTCTTCATATGTCATTGAAGTATACATAGGATTCCATTTATCGTCAATATCCATAAGTACTTTAACTTCCATTACATCTTCTGGTGTATAGAATTGCCATGTATTGTGATCTGGCTCATAGTTAGGGTCTAGTACAAAAACCGTACCATCCTGACCATAAACTTCCCCATCCTCTAATAGCTCACGGAAGAAATCTTCTCCAGTAGTTGGGTCTTCGTATGCATTATAAAAACGAAAAACAACATTCTCAACATCAGTTTGGGTAGTACCATCGTCTTCATCATATTCCACCAAACGGTCCTGATGAAATACTAGGTCAATAGCACCAATGCGAGGTTTATTATGTGGAGTTTTGATTTCTTGCTGGGAATTCAAATCAATACGTTCAGTACTGATGAATACTCCACTAGGGGTGATTTCAATACCAGACACATTTTCTGGTGAATAGTAAGCGTCACACATGTCATCAATGTGCATGTGCTCATGATACACTTCCATTTCAGGATTCTGCATCAACAGTGCTGCCAAGTCTTTTGCTTTCAATCTTCAATCTCCATAGAATTATCATCATCATAATCATCACTGGTGTACTTAGTTTTTACCTCAATACCATTCTCATGTAGGTATGTGATAAAACCATTACCATAAACGAATTGATTATAATATGTATTTTCTTCTACATGTGCATCATAATCATCTTCATAATATGTGGGTATTGTAACATCATGACCGACACTTTGCAAGTACTGGAACAATTCTTTCAGTACTATCTCGATATCACCTTCTTCTGTACCATAACAGTAAGCAGGTTCACCATGAGTGAATTTGAAACCTTTACAGGAAACTGTATAAATATCACTCATTTGTATACCACAATCATCACAGACATGTATAGAACAATGCTGGTGGAATTTAATCTTTTTGATTTTCATTTAGAAATTCACCAATTTTGGTAGTTGATACTTTAACATTGAATTCAGAATCAGGAAAATCTTTAGAAAATGATTCATTTTGTTCTTGTGAAAGTTCTTTTTTCGGTGAAAATAACATTTTGGCTAAATTTTTACCACATTCAATTGCTTCATCATATGACATAGTTTTCCATGTTTCGTGCCAAGTATTAGGATCATATTCTGTCAGTACTGAAATGAAATCAATATCATCAGATGTATAACAAACAGTATGTTGATTAGAGAATTGTGTTGATTGATTTTTACCTAATAAAACAATTGGCTTTTCATAAGGAATGTTAAATACCAACCCATATTCTAAGCTAAGAACAGTTTGAATATGTGAACCCTCCAATTTTGGAGTAATAGTACCATCCTTAAAGAAAATTTGCACATGACCCAAGAGGGGGGTTTCGTATGGTGTAAGTACATTTTCAGAAACTGATGTAGGTTTTACCGTTGTGAAAATACCAGATGGTGTAACCATTAATTTATTATCAAAATTCTGATAATGCAAGTCACTCTCTGCATCATAATGATAAATTTCTAGATTTGGTTGAGATAGTAGTAATTTTGCTAACTCATGCGATTTCATATTATTTCTCCAAAAGAAAAGGAGAGTCATAGCGACTCTCCATATAGTTTATTGTAAAACTTTAAGTTTGTAAAGTGTTCCTTCAACAAAACTCATAATATCTTCTAATGTGTTTACACTGCCGTAATCACCCGATTCTTCAAGCATATCATGAATTGCTCTGCATTGCTCAACATATTCTTCAAGAATTGGTACACAATCTTCAATTGGTGTAAAACGATAACTATTACCAGTCCCAACTTGCAAAGCACCACGATTATTCATGATACCTTCAACAAATGCGTCTACATATTCTGGTAATTCTTTATATAGTTCATCTAATTGTAAATGCTTTGTATAAAAATGACATTGTAAGTGCCAGTTATGTGCAGCAGAACTTAAAAACAAACTATTTTCAATAAAAGTTAATAGTACTTCATCATATGAATTATCTTCTTCAGTACTTCCGATAAAGTCCATTACGTGTCGTAAATCATTAATATCTTCCATAATATCTCTCCTTAGAGTTATTCTCTTATTATTTAGTTAATAATAAAGGTAATTTCAGGATTCATTTCCGAAACTGCATTGCGTTTACTTCTATCCCATAGTATTCTGTTATTATACAAAGAAGAATCACATACTACAAGTAAGCAATTTCTTAATCTACTTACAGTACTTTGATTATTTAAATCAGTTTCTGAAATAAAAAATACATTTTCAGGAACTACTAAAGGAATAGATTTATCAAAAAACAAAACTACAATAGGTCTTGTTGTATGAACTGATTTAACGAAATCCAAAATACTATTATAAAAATTAGTTTCTTTAGTAATTACTGACGGATCTTTAATTCTTTTCAAATATTGCTGTGGTAATTGTTGTTCGTCTTTTATCTGAAACTCAAAATATTCTTTGAATAACATTTGTGTTAATTCGGATTTATCGGATATTTTCGTTGTGTTACTCATTCACTTCGTTCTCTCGTAACTCAAGAAGTCACTGCGTTTACTTCGTAAACTAGTTCCTTCTGAAAATGATAATGTACTTTAAAAACTTGACGGGATTTGTTGAGGACTATTACATCCCCCCGCAGGGGAATGAAGGTAATAAAAAAGAGACAATTAAGTCTCTCTTGACGATGATGGCATCGGATATTATCGAATTGCGAATTTCTCAAATTTTGGACGGATCTTTCTTGTACCAAAATTTAGAGAGCGAAAGCGGGTTGCTCGGTTTCTCTCTATCGCAGTCATATGCAACGGTCGCTGGTCTTTTCATCAACAGCACTCAGTACTAACTCTATTCGATCAAAGTAGTACCTGTTCTCAAATTTTGGACGCAACTTTCTTGTAAAATTGCGTCCGCTATTCTTAAACTCCCTTAGCAAATCTGGTAAGGTGCGAACCTTATACATCTATCTAGGAACTCTCTGTATGCTTATCGGAGTTCTTTATACAGCCGTGTCGCCGTGATTCGTGGTCTTACATCGTGTTTGTTTGAATGCCAGTACTCTAACAGGTTTCTTTTGCTGTTCGCTACAACGGTAAAGCTCATCTATCCTTTACATTTTCAAGAGAAGTAGGTTCTCATTATCCATTTTTCAATGTCCGTTGTCATTTTACAATATACATTATATCACTAGGATGTGTTATGTCCCGTTACATGTATACCTTTTTCAAATCCTTGGAACAACGATCAAAAATTGTGTTGATGAATTCGACATCCTCTTTGATATTGGAGTCTATAGCATCATTCTCGTTTCTTGTCGTGTTCCTGTATTTGTGTTCAGGGTGATTGTATACCACCTTGACTACATTATTTAGGTCTACAAAAAATGACGATTTTTGCGTATAGGAAGCCTGAAGCTTAATGAGTTTACCATCGTTTTGTAGATTAGTCTTGTGAATTAGTTCTTCAATACCATCTAAATGGCTATAGCTATCCTGTTCTTTGACGAATGTAACAGTTACCAGTACTGACTTCTCATCTCCAAAGTCAGAGATATTTTTAACAGCACTGATGATTTCTAAGTTTGAAAAATCTAATTCTTTTAGCATTACAAGTATTTCCACAAAGTTCGATAAGTGATAATTTCTTCTCTGGTAACAGAAACTTCATAGCACTTAACACCATCAGTTTCATTTCTGAATGGTTCTGCTGGTCTATCTTCTGTTAAACCTCGTTCATACGTACAATGATAATATTTGTTCGTGTTCATGTCAAGAAAAACTAGATCAAATTCTTCTGTCCATCGTCTATGCCCTTTACTTTCATTACTAATGATTTTGTACTTAACATCTGGATTGAATGATTCAGTACTGTCATCCCATGTACCATAGTCAGTATATTCATCATCTTCATCTAACTCTGCCAGATGCCACATTAACTGCGGTAAAAAGATTTTAGATTTCATTTATTTTCTCCAAAAAAAAGGACTTGAATACTCAAGTCCCTATAATATCATATCAATCATGTTTATTCAATTTCTTCTGTTCTTTTTTCAAAGCTTTCATATGACGACCAAACTCTCGAACATGCCATAGATGATCAGTTTCCCATAATTCTTGACGTAACCTACGTTCTTCTAGTAGTTTCGACTTGTCAATGTTATTTTTCTTTTTTTGTACATTAAAGAAATTATTCATATGTTCTTGGAGAAGATTACGACCTTTAACTTTCTCAAGAAACTCATCAACTGTTTCAGTTTTATTCGAACGTAGTTGATTACATCTGGAGCACATAGTATTAAAGTTTGACTCTAAATCAGGTCCACCCTTAGATGCCAGATGATTATGGTCAACTGTCATTAAAACTTCATAAAGACCACATACAGCATATACATTTAAATGTGGTTTACCATATACTGGATCAGAACATAATGAACGTTCAATGCGTACTTCAGTAGCTTCAATCCCACATGCCACGCATTTTGGATTCTTAACAAAAGTAAGAACTTTTTGTGGGAAATATCGAAAAGTAATACCATTTAAAGTGTAGCGTTTCATCTTAGTACTTCGTTGATTTAATTCTTCAAGAAGTGATAATTTTGTCGTATAGTAAACATGATATTTGTTCATTTTATTCCTTGATATTGATTTTAATATCTTTACCTTGTAAATCACGAATAGTTTTAATCAATGCGTCGTGTTTTAAAGCACATTCATTGTAGACTGCATCCCAACGAGTAAGTACTTTAAGAATTTCTGCACCATCATAACCTTTAAAACCATTTTTGTCAATCATAATTTTTTGTGGTAGAGGTGTATCATCATCACATCTTTCTAACAGAATTTCTTGTTTAATTGGTGCGGGGGATTGTAGTTTTACTTGCTCGGCACACCCACTTATAATTAAAAAAGAAATCATTGGAACTAATAATTTTTTCATTTGAATTTATTCCTCGCTGCTTGAGAATTTTGTTTTAGTTCATTCAGTACTTTTACACCATCTTCATCTAAACATACATTCTTATAAACTTCACGTTCTACAATAAAAGGAACCTTTGTTTCAATAACTTTAGCATTATCTTCCATGATTTTTTTAGTTTCAAGGTAATTTTTTGCATTTTCTTGTTGCATTTTATCCAAGGCGGTATCAACTTTTTTAGCTATTTGTTGCTCTATGCTTTGTTGATATCCACTGTAATAAGTATTAGCTTCCCAACCAGCATAAGCTGAACCGCCAATTAATAATACAAAAGAAATTGGTTTCCAAAATGGAATAAGAATTTTTGAAACAATTATTTCTAACATACTCATAATAATATCTCCTATAGTTGATGATATTATTTAGAGTATACAATTGTATAGTTTTACAACATTTTTTGAATATGTTCTACTAGTTCATACAGCTTAGTTTCATTATTCTCGAACTTTTCATCAACTTCAACATTGAATTTTTCTTCTAGTTCCATTACCATTTCAATCCAATCAAGCCAATCAAAATGGAATTTTTCTTCGACTTCCAATTTAGTAAGATTGAAGTTCGCTGATACATCATTCTCTGATGTATCACAATAACGAGTAGTGATGAATTTGACAATTTCTTTTTCAACATCGTTTAATTCACGAGTTTGATATTCGGGCTGAAGATACCACCACTCTCCCTTATTAATAGATTCCAATTCTTGTTTGATTTCATGCATTACTTTATAACGGTCAGTACTTTTATGAATAGAATTGACTTCTTGGTTCAATACATGTAGTGCATTTTTAATACGTTCATTTAACATTTTATCACCTTATAAAAAAAAGAGAACTCCATATGAAGTTCTCTGATTATACATAATTACTTTTTCTATGTCAAGTTATAAATCACGGAAACGATTTGGTGTGTTTAAGCGGTACATTGAGTATAATCCCAATCCACGCATAATCTCACCTGCCCAGAAACCAAAAAACATACCATTATCAGTACCTTCTCTAACTGCTGGACTCCATGAACCATTCATTGGTGAACCTGGATTTACAATAACATAATTCTTTTGAAGTTCGAGAACTAAGTTATCAGCGAGTGTTGTTAGACCTTCTATTTTACATCCAGCCAATCCAGCAGCACAAGCCCCAGCTAACCACAACCCACACATATGACCTGTAAAGTCCCAATCTGGACCTTCAACTGTGCCATCTTTATTGAAGATTGTTGGTGAACGACCATCATTATCTTTTTGAAATTGAATTAAAAAGTGAATCCAATTCTCACAAAATTCAACAAGATCTGCTGGTGGTTCAATTCCTCTCTCTGCGAGTTCTTGCCATGCTCTGGCAGCCCCAAAGAACGCACGTGGTTCATACCCACTCCATGCTTGATCACCCCAATGTAGCATAGTAAATGTATCTGGTTCACCATATTTTAAGTTATCCCAGCGGTTCCAAACATATGCTTGTGCACACGGACCAACAGTACCGAATTGTTGAGTAAACCATGTTTGGGAATCTTTCATAAAGCTTAACATGTTTCCTAAGCGTGTGTTATCTACTGGCTGGTCTTTAAAACAATATATCACAGGATATTGATAACCTGGATACGGTAAACCACGCCATCCTGAATACTGGTTCGCATACGGGTCAGTGATGTTAGAAAATGGTATTGTTCCTGGTGTGTAATGCAATGAGTTTAACAAATAATCCTTGATTACACAATCCCCTAACTGTGCAGTATATGGTGATTCACCTGCAATTGTTATTGAAAATGTCATAGTATAGTCATCACCGTCAGCATCCGTGTATAATTCTGGAATGTCATTAATACAATACCAATCAATTATTGCAGCAACACCATCTACTGGGGTTGTATCAGGTAAAATAGTAATATCTTCTAGTTCACTATAAACTGGTGCATCTGGTCTTGGGTCAGAACTTGGATGATTTGGCTGATACCCAGATAAACGTAATGTATCGGAACTTAGTGTGATTGTAGTCCATTCCCCGTGTGTTGCAGGAATCATCCACCACCATCTCCAACCATTATCATCTACAATTCTTATATTGTAATCATCTTCATATGAACGATAGGTAAAAGATTTAACTTCAGACTTATTTGTTGCTAATAGCCAAAATCCAATAACAGCACCATCATCTTCACCACAAACTAACTGATTAATGGTATCGCGGCGTGTAACTAATATATCAGTACTATATATCATTTCGGACGTAGCTGCACCATAAGGAACAACAATTCTACTATCAGCAATTATATAAGGGAAACCATCTGCTTTCTTTTCTCTAACAAATGCACTTAAAGGTGTTAATGAATGTGTGATATTTTGGTCTTTACTTTCCGGTAAGCCACAACGATAACGAACAACATCATGGTCATTTTTTGTTTTTGACAATTCCAGTACTGGTTTAAATGATAACGGCTTACCATCATCACATACACCACCATAGTCTACAAGTAATTTAGAATCAGCATTGACCCTGAACCAAATAGCTTGTTGTTCCATAGTACTTTGTGCACTTTGGTCTTGCCTGATAGTAATATATCCTAGAGAATTTCTACCAAACTTAGCAATAGCATCACTAGGATAAAAATATTCATAGGAAATACCATCAGTGAATGGTGTGGTTACAATTGTACTTTGTCTGAAAAATTTATCTCTGGAGTCAATATCACCATAAGCATAACACGTTAGTAGTGAACATTTCCAACCCAAATAATGTTTTCTTTCTTTTGTTATTTTATATAACAAATAAGAAGCATCACTAAACCATAATTCTGCATCTGATGCGTTATCAGCAAATTCCAAATCAATTGGAACATGAAGAGGGCGGTTGTGTTGCATTTCATTTCGTTGAATTATCACACCACCATATTCTACTGGTTGACGATTTGCAAAATTTAATTTATATACACCATTAATTGTTGTATTCTTTAATTGAACAGTTCCTTTTTCAGATTCGTCAAAACCTTCTGCTAAAATATTACCATCCCAGTCGATTTTTCTACCCATGAAATCGATAATCCAGTCAACATCATATTGTTCACCTGGTGTATCCCAATCAACACTACCATCTGGTAATAATGCTTTTACTGAAGCATTTATTTGGTTCCATGCTAACGCACCTTTGAATGCAAATGTCACTTTATCCAAGAACTGACCATAATATGGTGCACCATGTGGTATTTTACATTGACCATTAGTAAATGTAAATTCTACTCCCTTGAAACCACCATGTGTGGGCCAGCCATCATCAGCTAAAGGCCAGTTAGCCAATATAGGTTCTTTGGCATTAACTATCCAGTTACATTGTAGTGGTGTAGGTGGATCTGGTAATTCACGTCCAGCATAAAAGTACTGATGATATGCGTCCCAATACCACTTTGCCTTATCTAAAAACATTGGATCATTTGTTGCCAGATACGCATAAATGTATCCTAAAATTAATAGACTTTGACCTTCTGTTGTTCCGTCACCGTTTGGTTGACCTTCCATTGCAGAATAGTTAATAAAATGACGGTTGTTCGCCAAAACACCCTGATTGTTCACCACATAATGTTGTACTGTTGGGTCTATTGTATCACCAGTATTTCTTTCAATAAATTTGTGATGCCCATAAAGAAGTTGTACAATATTATCAATATTATTGTTTAACATATCATACTCCTGCTCTAATTAATGCACCGTACCATGTAACTCCTTTATCATATGTTTCTAATGAAATAATATCTTTTTCACCAATTTCATAAGAAAGAACAACTGGTCTGTTATATGACCATTTAACATTAGAACCCCAATTAACTAGGTTTGAACCTGTTTGTTGTGTTAATAGGATGGTAATTGAATAAACTTCAGTAGGAGCCGCACCAATCGAAATAGTAGTATTTCTATCAGATAAATTAATATTAAAAACAGAATTGCCCGACAGTGGATTAATTAAAATATTATTAGAACTTAATACATTATATAACTTATTACTTGCACTATCATATAATGTTACCCATTCTGTTTCATGATTCTCGTTAGTAGCTTTAGCTTTTATCTTAACATTATTTTCAGAATCAGTCATTCCAGTCCATCCAGATATAATAAAAGAACTGTTTTTATTAGTTCCGAATGATGCAATCACAGAATCACTAAGAGAACTATCTTCACCATCAATAGATCCGAGTACTGACAATGTTAAAACCATCATTTTTAATGTCTACACCAGTAGCACCAGAAAAATTATTTTGAAATTTAATAACTCCGGTAGTGTGGATATCTGTGAAAATTTGTTGTGCCATACTTAATCCTTGTGTTAATTTATATTGAGTATTTATTGAGTGTAATGGCATTTTTAGTACCATTACACTTGTATATGTTACTTATACCATTGCATTTCTCTAATATCAATGATAATTTTTGATGCTAACTTGATGTTTGGTTTTTTAGGAAGTACTGATTTCTTATATAGAACATCACGAATGTATTGTACTTTATCATCGAAATATTCTAATACTTCTTCATACTTCCATTTACCATTACGAATATCCATCAACATTTGTGCATCTGGTCGTTTAACTTGAATAATTCCACTTTGTAATGCTTCTTCTGCACTATTCAAAAGTCGGATTGTGTGCATAGCATGTTTACAATCGTATCCGTGTTGTGATTCTAAAATAGCACGTTTGGCATTACGATTTTCTTTCCATTTATGATAACTTTTCCTATTCTCACTATTTTCCTGATATTCTTTTTCGTTAAATTTGACAATTAGTTCTGGTTTGTTTTTCAACTCTTCAGTACTACGTTCTTTTGAAAAATAACGCAATGAACCATCATGGTTAATAGTGCTTTCATTAGGATTCTTAACAATCGCAAAAATGTTTTCTCCGTAATGAATTAGTTCATAACCATTATTAAAATTCAATAAATTGAAATCACGATCAAGAATTTTTTCAGTAGTGTAGTTATGCACTAATCTTACGAAATGATATTGCTTTAATGGATTTTTCGAAACTAACTGCAATGATGTATCACGCATATATTTTTCAAAATCAATCTTTTTAGCATTAAATGGATGTAAGTTGGATGTATCTAAACGTTCAACAAGATACTGTGGGAATGAATCATACATCCACGCAAGAACCTCATCGACAGGGTGTTCTTCTAAAATCTCATTTAATCGTTTTTCAGCAATACGCTCTTTATCCATCCAACCGTGATGATTTGTCATACGCTTAATCTGATTATATGCATAACCAGTATATGAAAATGCAATCTTGGAACTAAGAAGTTTTTGGTTAAATGAACGAAGATAGTCATAAATTTCAGTACTTTCAACAATGTGTTCAGGTTCAACCCAAAGTGATTCAAGAATATTAGGGTTAGCTTCAGTGTATAATTTTAAATACTGATTCAACTCATAGAATTTAGTATCTTCTTCGCTTTTATCAGCTACCTCTTTGACCTTATAGAAGGGTGTAAGAATAAATTCTTTATTAGCAAGAAAAATACCACGATAATCAGTATCACTTTCAGGTGTACTGGTTCCGTAGGCTTGTGACCCAGCCAAGTGTTTCACTATTGTTTGTTCAATATATTGGTTATTCATAGATAAATTGTTAACTCCTTTAAGAAACCATTATAATAACGATTAAAGTCATGTTCTAATGTTTTATAATCATCAAAACTAAAACCTAAATTGATAATTGTATCTTCTTGAAAGAAAGTTTCTTCATTCATACATTCAATAGGTTCGTAATTAATTCCACCTTTGAAAACTTTTGTAAAAAACATTCCATCATTATTAATTTCAACATACATAAAATTATTTTCTGGGTCACGAGGACAGACGATATTCAGTGAACTATTTCCACTTGTATTGTACTCATAAGAAATTATATCAAAAGAATCAATACCATAACACTTAGATTTTTCTTTATCGCCAAATACTTTTCTATCTGTACTCATATTGCGTATAGTGCTATAGATATCATCAACTGTAGTCATAGTTAACCACCATACTTTGACTTGTATGTTTCAAGTGATAAAGATATACGATTTTGCTTTTTAATTCTTTCATCAATATCCTTTGAATTCTTCACACTTCGGTATACGTCAGCTAATAAATTATAATCTTCTTTATTTGAGCTATGCTGTGTCCAACCTATGTCTGTTTTAATACGAACATTTGCTTTATTTGACGAGTAAAAGAAACTGAAACCATTTGACCCATCAAAAATATCAAAAGTATCTACCCAATCACCATAAGGAAAACTCATCGGGACTGACTCGTGGTCGATTGTGATATCCGATAAATTTTTTGAACAGTACTTCGCAAAGTGATAAACAATTGGATCACATTTAGATAATTCATATTTGTATTCAATGATAGTTTTTCTATTAGCATCATTGATAGCATATTCTTTCATCAATGGGCTTTTTTTGATGATAAGAGTCCACAGAAACGATTCTAATCCGGTTTCATCAACTTTTTGTTTCTTTTTGAAAAATGAAATCATTTATATAAACCCTTAATTTTCTGTCTATTATGTATATCATTTTGCTGGATTTTCAATTTAGTAAGGTTGTTTCTTACACCTTCAACTCCACGCATTATTTGTAACATAATTAGTGATTCGTCATATGTTAGTACATTGCTATTATTATCGATATATACTTTCACTCCACTTTCAAGATAATCATTTTCTTTGGAGTTAAAGTTTCTAATAACAAACTTAACGCCATTTGATGTATCACTGAAAACATATCGTTCCGCACCGTAGAATGTTTTTCCACGAAATAAACCGCCGTCTTCCCACTTCCAACGACTAGATTCATAATCATTAACGTAATCAATGATTAAAGAAAGTAAAGGGTGTTTGCTCAATTTATATTTTGCATCTAACAGGATACGTCTATCATTATCTGTGGTAATAATATCCTTTAGTGAGTAGCTTTTAGATATAATTTTAAAGATAATTTCATGCCAAATTAAAGTACTGTTTTGTTTTCCAACTGATCCAAAAAACATATCCATTCCTCATTAGTATAAATCAGTAATGTCTTTGTATGCATTAATCTGTTTTTGTTGTAATGAAAGTTCATTGAGTTTAGTTACCATTTTATCTACACCAACACGTGTATAGAAAATAATAAATGAATCTAAATTGCCTAGAGTAATTCTTGAACTGAAATTTGAAAGTTTTCTTGCATAAACATAAATTTCTTCTTCACTTGGTAAACGTTTCTCAATCGGCCAGCTTTCCACACCATTCGGCTCATAATCGATTTCAAATTCAACTCCCATCACTGTGTCTTGAATGAGATCCGTATATGAACCACCGTAAAAATACTCTCTTGGTTTGGCTCTCCAACGAGGACTAAATGGGTCAGATGCGTATTCTTTTACAAATTTGTAAAAGGACATTTTACTGAGCATATACTTCATCTCAATTAGTGCTTTGCGGTCATCATCAGTTTTAAACTCTGCTTTGAGCGATGGACTTTTACACAGTAACTTAACTAAATTGATGTACATCTTTAATGTACGTTGTTCTTTCATTTCTTTGATTTTGTGACGTTTTGGTGGCGGTAATAAAGATTTGACCATAATTTCCTCCTATTTTTATTCAATTATACACATAAAAGAAAAGCCCGTCAATAGACGAGCTTTAAATTTATTTCCAACGTGTACCTGGACCTGATGGTACACCAGTACTGGCAGGTATCGCTGAACCACGTTTCGTTGTACTTGGACGATATGTCAAAAAACGAGTTACTTTTTCTGTATCAATTGAAGTTATTCCTGAAGTTCCAGTAACTATCTTACCAATGTAAGTGCTAGTTAAAGATTCATCAATTGTTTCAGTACTAATAACATATGAAGCTTTCTTAGTATTCCTGTTCATTTGTATATACAAATAGAACGTAGTATTAGCTGGATTACTTTTTACAGTACTTAAATCTACACTTTGTATAGGTAGTCTGTCGAAAATTCCACCTAAAAACACCGGGACTTCACGTGTAAAGTACACTGAGAATCCTTGTGCAACGTCTTGTGATACTACCACAATCTTTTCTTTAACGCTACCATTTCCGCTAATTAAACCATCCATTTCAGCAGATGTTGTACCAAAAACGCTGAATACAGATTTGGTTTGATAGTCAGAATCTTGAAAATTGTAATATCCAAAACCAACACCAGGAATAACACCATGTTGATATGCTGCACCGAGTTGGATGTAACTAGATGATAAAAAACGATTTGATGTTATGACACCATCTACTGTTTTAGCTATCATCATCTTAAATTGTGCATTACCTGGTTGTGAAAATTGATGAACTGCATCAACACCAATGTAACCAAATCCTGAATATTTAGCAACTGTTAGACCAGTACAACGTTTCATATATGCTTCAGTAATAATTCCGGTAACAGAACTAAGTGTCTCATATCTAGTACTTACCAATGTAGCTGAAGTTATGTTAGTTCCAGATAATACAACATCAACTTCGGCATAGATTGCATAACCTTGGTTATTGTTAAGATTATATGCTGAAACTACTGCAATGGATTTAGAAAAAGTATTATCAGGTACATAATATAATACAATTTGTCCAGATAGTGTACCAACAATGCCAGAGTTTCCTAGATTAGCAAAAATATCTTGTTTTAATGATTCTAATACCGTTGGTTCTATTGTATATGTTTCATCAAATTCTAAAGTATCTGGGTTTAATAATCCACCACTTGTTTTATATACACCTTCAATGAATGATGTTCCATAACATCTAACACTACCATCGGTATCAACAAGAGAAATCATAGCAGTGTATGTAAAATCATCACCTATTTGTTTACGATTAGATTGTGGTGCAAAACCATTTAATGTAGTATTATTTTGAACTGAGTTATATTGATATGTTGGTTGTGAGCCTATTTCAGAAAAAACAGTATTATTATAATTATATGTTACATCATCATACGTACCAGAACATGCTAATAATATTTTTCTATTATCGATGAAACGTACACCTAATAGGTTTGCACCAACAGCACTACCAAAAACTGGTAAAACGTTTGCATTTATAACGTTACTTGCGGATCTAGTACTAGCAACCCATGAATCAAACGGTGTACCACTAACCTTATATCGTTGTAGACCATAAAATTCAGTTGAACTCCATCTAAATTTAGATGCAAATACTAAACCATCTTTGGTTTGACATAAACCACCTGCGTTTCCTAATACACCAGCAGCAGTTGTCCCAGTAAAGTTGACCATATTGATTTCAAATGGGTTAGAAACTTGAAATCCATTATCATATGAAACTGTAGCAGGAGCACGAGCAGAACCATCTAGTGACATAGATTTTGAGTTTATATTATAAACAAAACTGATACCAGTACCATACACTGTTGAAATATATAAAGGTGTAACCATTCTATGGGTTGGGTATAAAGTTACACGTATTTTGGATAAATCAGTACTAACGTTTGCTTGTATATTAAAGTCTGTATAATCCGAAAATTCTACACGTGAGACTGGTGATGTAACTTCGAATAATGAATCCGAGCTAGTACCAACACTATATAATCTATCAAACACTCTTATGTTATTAGATGCAGAATAACTTGTATTTCGAACAGTTTGCCCTGATAATCCAGTAACTTTTGTTAATGATGCCATTGAGCTTGCTTTCACATCACTTAGCTCTACTGTATAAATTGAAAGTGCTAATCCTAAATTAGAAACACTTTTATCTTTACACCAAATATATACTTTTGTTCCAACAATATGAGTATATATAGGCATATCATTACCAAAAGAAGTACTTGGTACTTTAGCATGAATATGTGATACTTCGTTGAATGTACCATTAGTTATAGTAAAAATATAATTATCTTCTGTACTTAAACATCCAAGCATTTCATAACCATTAGAGCCAATAAAATACTTAATATTCTCTGTACTACTCATAATTGAAGGTTTATACATTGAATTGGTTGAAATAACACTTTCTTGTGAAATCATGGTTATATTTCTGATTTCTCGTATAAATGAATAATAAAAACCTTTAGTACTACCATTGGTTCCGCTACGCAGAACAACGGCGGTTCCATCATCTTCAATAATTGTTGGCTGAACTACTTGGTCACTTGACATAGGTGTAGCACCTTCATACGACCCACTTACGTTTAATGGCAAGTAATCCATTTCTCCTACACGTGATATAGGCAACATATCTAAAATACTTTGAACTTCTGAACGCTTATATATTGGATATTGAACAATTCCAGTATTGGCATTCGGTGAGGTTCCATTAAAAGTACGCATAGCGTACCTTTGTCCAATTGCCAAGTTCCCAAGGATCTCGGCACTTCCTATAATTCGTTTTGATGACATCTTTCTTTTCCTTAATTTACCAACCAATTGTACCAGTTTCTGATGGTTTTCCAGTACTGACTGGGAATGAAGAACCTTTTTGTGTAACACTAGGTCTATATGTACTAAATCTGGATACTTTATTAATGTTTATATTTGTAATACCACTTGTACCAACGGTCAGTGTTCCAATAAACATTATAATTTCAGATTCTTGTATTTGTGTTGGTGATATTTTATAAATTGGTTCACCGAGAACTAACGTTGCATATACATATTGTGTTTGTGTTCCAGATGAAACAGTTGAAGCAAAAATAGAAACTGCTGGAAATTTATAAAGATAACCACCAATAAATGATGGTATCTGTCTATTAAATGTAAGACTATAGCCTGATGAAGTAATATTTAGACTAGCGTCATCATACAATTCTCCGTATTGTGTAAGTGGTAATCCATTGACAATAAAGTTAACTTCATCTTTGGTAATAGAGGGGAATGTACATTCCCCATTTGAATTTGTTGGGTAATAAGTCATATTATTACCTAATACACCAAGTCCAGTACTTTTACCCTGTACTGTAACTTGTTGCATTGCCTTAAGGTCTGCTCTTATTTTAAATGCCATTATGTAATCCTTTACCAGTTTATGGTTCCTGTTTGTGATGGTAGACCGTAGCTAACTGGGAACGATGAACCTGCTGATTCAAGTGAAGCACCAAATATATCTAAACGTGAACGTTTTTGTATATTAATAGTTTCGATTTGAATTGCGTTAGTTTGAATAGTACCTATCCAAAAAATATTATATGCAGTTGTTCCTGTTTCGGAAATAACATCAGTAGTTATGTAGTAGTTTGCCAACCCTTGTTCTAATTTAACATATACATAAAATGTTGTATTTGCTGGATTAGATTTTATAGTTCTCAAATCAATATTTGAAACTGGTAGTGTAAAAGACTTACCTGATAGTATAACTGGTGTTTCCTCTGTAAAATAAACAATAAACCCTTGAGCAACGTCTTGTGATACTACGTTAATTGGGCTACCTTGTGGAGTCCAGTTATTATAGTCGGCTATCGTTGTTCCATATTTTTGAAATGACATTTTATTTGTATAATCCAGTGGATCAAAAATACCAAATCCAATACCAGGCAACGCAGTGGGTTGTCTTCCTTGTTCATAACTGGCATGAGAACCAGTAATAACAAAACTTGTAAATTGTGCAGTTGATTTAGTTACATATGCTCTAAATTGATGAGTTGCTGTATTTCCTATTGTTGGATGTGTTAATGGGTCAGAACCACCAATGAAGTAGAATGAACCACCATCATAAATTGTTAACCCAACAGAAGAAGATGCAATCGAACCATTACCATTAGGTGTAAAGTTTTCACCATATGTATTTTCTAGTACTAAACGCTTAAAGGTAATAGATGTTATATTTCCAACTCTAGTATTAACGTTAACTTCAGCAATTCTAATATAGTTTTTATAGTCATTTGTTATAGTACTCAACATAACAAAAGCCGGAATGTCAGTTTGTTGTGGAACAAATAATGTCATATCACGATAAGCTTGTGAAGATAAGTTCCAGTCACTTAGAACTTTAGCATATTCTGTATTTCTAAAGTTATCTAGAACTGATTGTGTAACACTAATAACACCAGTACCATTTAAGTTTTTATCATATGAAAATGATTGTGAATAACGTTGACCAACCATAAAAATACCGCCATTAGTTGTTACAGTTGAACCTGAAATACTACTAATGAAAATTCTATTATTGGCATTATCATCTACATAACCACGTTCAGTTGTAGGTTCATAACCTTGTATGGTTCCTAAAGATAATGATTTAAATGTAAAATTAGGAGTACTTTTATGAACTGCATATGATGGTCTAAACCCACCACTACCAGACGCACGTGAATATTGTTTAGTACTATTATCTGGTAACAACTCCACACCATTAATAAATGAACCAACTGCTGAACCAAAGGATGGTCTAACAACTCCACCTTTAAAATCAGTTGATTGTACTGCACGAACGTTAATCATACTATAAACAATTTGTATAGGAAACTTTGCTTTTTGCATAAGTAATGGTTCTGCTAAGTTTGGACACACAGTACAAAAAGCTTCACCTGAACTTAAGTAAAAATAAGAACTATAAATGTTTCTTGCATTAGCATGATTATATAATGGATCATTATTTAAAACGTTACCTGTAGGCACTAATGCAGAACCAGTATTGGTTATAACCAATGGTGCTTGATATGAACCTATGTCATTCCCAGCGTCTAGGGTGCATTGTTTAGTACTCATATTAAATGCAAAGCTGTAGCTATGTTGTGGTCGGGCATTATATGTCGCCATTGTAAACCATGCATCACCATTCATTCTAAAACGAAAGTTCTGTGTTCCTGGTTGCTGTGCAACATACAAATCAATGGATGTCATATAAATCCCAATACCACGTAGGTTTTGTGGTACATACACATAAGGCTTATCTGCTATATTAGTTGAAGTTACTTGATTAGTAATAACCATGTTATTCTGTGCAGAATAAGTTGTATTATAGAATGTTTTTGTAGTCCATCCTGTAATACGAGTTGCCGTATATGTTCCATTGCTAATATTATATACAACTCGGACAACAACTAACTGTAGTTGGTTATTTTCATTAAGAACACTAAAGACATAGATTGAACCATCTTCAGCCATCATTGCAAATTCTATACCACCTTCAGGGCAAATATCTGCTTGATTTACAAAAAAACCAGTATGTAATTTATCATCTAATGTACCATTAGTAATAGAAATAAACAATCCATTAGTACTGTTAGAAGTGTCTACATATCTACCGAGTAAAATATTTGGATCAGTATTGTATAAGCCAATTGCGACGCGATTTGAACCGAAAAAACCAGGCTTGTATTGACGACTGGTGTTAATTGTACGGCTCATGTCATCAACTGATAATGCGTTAGCCAAATATGAATAATATAATCCCTCAACACTACCGTTTGTACCACTACGTAATAATACGAGTGTACCATCGTTTTCTAATAAAATTTTATTTCTACGTTGGGACTGGTTTTCAGATGCACCATTGAAATCACCAGATACACCAGCAGGAAGATAGTTTTGTGACCCATAATGGGAAATTGGCATCATACTGACGATATCTAGTACTTCATCTCTTGAATAAGTATCTAGCTCCATATTGCCATTAGCATCAAATACTTGATCATTGATACCTTGTATTGTTCTTTTACCATTAACTGTCACATTATGTGTGACATCCAAGCCACCATATATTTTCTTTGACATTATATATCCCTTATAAATTAGATATTAGTTAATGTATTTATATACATAACAAAAAAGCACCCAACGGGTGCTTATGTTAAAAATCTTTATTTTTATATAGTATTCTTTGATTATTTGAACCACGGAAAGGTAATTTTAAATTCTTTTCGGACTCGATAAACTTACCATCAACTAATACATCTAAGTACTGAAGTATATCTTTAGCATGATTTTTCATAATCTCATCTAAAGTATACCCACTCCAGCACCAAATAGTTTTACTAGGATAAGTTTCTTTAACTACTTTGCATAGATTTAAAACTTCATCTATATTCTTTTTCATTAATGGATCGCCGCCTAGAAGTGACAAACCACTAACATATGGTTTTTTTAGTTCCTGTAGTATAATCTCAACTGTTTCAGTACTGAACTCTTGTCCACTTCGGTAGTCCCATGCTTCTTCATTGAAGCAACCATCACATCCGTGCGAACACCCACTAACAAATAAAGAGCAGCGAACGCCCTCTCCATTTACTAAATCATCCTTGATTATCGTCTGGTAATTCATCTAATATTGCACTCACTATTTCGACAAGAACATCGCCGTGACATGATTTGGGTTTACAGAAACAACCAAGGCGTTTCCCTGCGAGTTCAAGTAATTCATCAATCTTAACTTCTCCACAAGAAATACGTTCAATAATGTATTCTCTGAATTTTTCAATTGATTCTTCTCTTGTACTAACAATGAATTCGGCTTTAGTTTGTTTATCTTTAATATGGGTAAATGGGTTTCCCCATTTAGACCCACGTCCAATATACACATCATACGGTTCTTTGTATTTGTTAACCACAATTGGCTTTAAATCCATAATTTACCTTATTTGTGCTGAATACGCTCACAACACTCTTGTTGTTTGCCTTTATTGAATCCACGCGAAGAAGGATTACCCAAGTAACCAGAAACACGACGAATCACTGAGATTGTCTTCTCATTACGATTATCACATACCGGACAGTGGAAACCATGTTTATCTACACTGAACTCACCCTGGAAGCCACATTCATAACAATGGTCAACTGGTTGGTTAATACCAAAATATGGTATCTTCGTGTAAGCATAGTTAACTAATGTTTCAAGTGCTTGAATGTTGTTTGCTAAGTTTGGAGATTCAACATAACTGATGTTTCCACCGTTACTTAGGTAAGCAAAGCCTTCTTCATAACTCCATTTATCAAATGGAGAACTTTCTACCCATACTGGTTGATGGAAGGAATTTGTGATGTAATCACGTTTTAGTACTGAAGGATATTTTGCTTCAATACAACGTGCAAATTTATAACAAAGTGACTCTGCTGGAGTTCCATATAGACTAAAAGCTATATTACTCTCTTTTTTGAACTCATCGCATTTTACTTTCATATAATTCAGTACTGACATACAAAACTCCTTACTGATAGAACCAGTGAGGATTTCTGAACATTCAACAAGTCCAACATAACCAATACTAATACTAGCATAACCATTGTAAAATAGCTTGTCAATGGTTTCTTCTGCACCTAAACGTGCTAATGCACCTTCCATGAACAAAATTGGATTTTGCTTTGCTTTAGTGCCTTTTAAACGCTCTACGCGGTTCATCTGAGCACGATATGCAATATTCATATGCTCGTCTATCTTATCAAAAAACTCTCCGTCAGAAGTACTCTCAAGAGCAATTAGAGGTAAATTGATAGAAACCACACCTAAATTGAAACGACCGTTGTATTGTTCATTTCCATTTGAATCTTCCCATTTTCCTAAGAATGAACGACAGCCCATCGGTGTTACAGCAGTACTACTACTTCCAGTCACTTTGTGATTTAATGGTACTGAAACAAAGTCAGGGTAGATTCGTTTTGATGCACAACGCATAGCTAACTGTTTAAGGTCATAATTACTATCGTTGGTATTCATGTTTATACCATCTTGTAAAAAGAAAATTACTTTAGGAAACACTGGAGTAATCTTATCTTTACCTAAACCATTCTCATGGACTTTTAAGTACTGTTCAGTGATTAATTTGCCAAATTTAGAAGTGTTAAGACCTAAACTAAGAGAAATAAATGCAGCTTGACCATTAGTACTAATCATTGAATTAGTTTGGTAAAGTAATGTTTGGCAGCCATCATACACTTCTTTACGTAGTTCTTCTTCAATGAATTCATCACTTAGATTATATTTCTTTTGTTTTTCTAACAGCTTATCCCATGACTTTTGAACGTAAGGTTCTAATCCGACATCAATGTGAGCCAAAGATTGACCACCATACTGGGAACTGGCAACAGCTTGGACAATTTGTGTCAGTACTGTGCAAGCTACACTGAAACTTTTTGGTTCTTCAATTTTAGCACAACCAATAGTGAAGCCGTTTTTAAGCATATCAGGATAGTTAACCAAGCAACAATTGGTCAATGGGCTAATATAGTAATCTAAATCATGAATATGACCATATCCATCATTATGCCATTGCATTAACTCGGTGGGAATAACATCTTGTGAATAATGCTTAGATAGAATACCTGCTAGTAAATCTCTATGTGTATTGACGCATTTTGCATCTTTATTAGCGTTTTCATTAGTAAGATCAGTATTACTCTGATTTAGGAAATTTGTTACATCGGTATATAATTTATCTAATTGCATTGTACATTCCTTGTATTTTGAAATCATCTGGGGGTGAAGATATTTAATATCACCAGACAACATTATAGCGTCAGAACAGGTTATTTCTCTTGACCTATATCAAGGAAAAGTCACATTGCTTTTTATTTGCACAAATAGAAAAAGCACCACAAGGGTGCTTTTAAAGTACTGCTAATATAACAACTGCCCAAATTAGCAGTAATACATTGGTTGGTGCGGAAAAAAGCATATATGCAGCAAGTGCACTGCAACCTATGACAAGTTTAGCTAGTCTCATCTGGACTCCATGTAATAGTTACTGTGAACGTCCCTTCTTGAAAACCAAACTCATCTTGTGGGATTTGTTCAGCTAATGGGTTAAATCTTGAATCGAAGGCTTCATGCACATCTCTCTGAATATCATAGAGACTTTCACCATCGTATTCTTTTTTAAAGATTTCATTCTGCATTGATACGTAACGACCCTCGTATTCTGTCTGGATAGCCATCAAATAGTTCAATAAGTTGGTTTAACGCATAAGAACTGAAGAATGGATTATTCTTTGCAATTTCTATTCGTTTTTCAATATCCATTAATATAATCTCTGGTCTACTGAAATTACCTTTACGTCTATATGTTAGTAAACGCTCTTTGTGTCCGTTGAACTGAAATTCAAAATATGTTGATGATGTATAATCACTTCCATCAGGAATCGGAATTGAGAAATCAACATTGTACTTATAACCAAATGCAAAAAAATAACCACCATCTTCGAACGGTATAGTTGTATCATTTAGGTGGAAATCTATTTCATCTCCTAATATATCAAATATCTTGGTACTTAGAGACATAAAATCATCGGCTAACATTTTTTTACCTTATTTTATAACTCGACAGTAGTACTGAATAATGTAAGGAAATAATGGATTATTCACGTATGTAGCGAAATTAGCTATTGTAACTTTTTTATAGTACGAATTATGAATTGTTATAAGAGTGTGGGGATCTATTGATTCTCTATTAGAGAGTTCAACATAACGCCCACACTTCATATAAGCCTTACCATAATAATCGTAAATTATGTCATATTTTTCCATTTATTCTGGATCTTTGTTTTTATCAACTGTGTTGTTTTTATTCAAATCAATTTGTAAAGCCATTGCAGCTTCAGCATTTTCTTCATGTGTGCCATTGAATTTATACCCATTCTTAATGAGATTCACTGTGTAGTACTTATTGTAAAGAAATGCCCACACGACCATTGCAATTGTACCCACAATCCAAAATGACACTGCGTTGAGGATGAAGTAAATTACAAATGCACCGATGAACGTAATAAAGTCACCACGAAACAATGCAGGGAACGGTCCAAAGAATAATGTTGTCCATGAGAATCCAAAGAAACCATCTTTGCGTTGTCCTACATTTTCATTTTTTAAAGAAATAGTTTTAGCCATTTTAATCTCCTACTTATTATTTGGGTTTGGTATACAGTACACATATACTAGATTACTAAAGTGTTCAGTACTGGAATATTTTGCTAACTCAGTAATGTGAAAGTTCTTGTCATAAAACCTTCCACTATTGAATGTTGTTATTTGGCAACAATGTATAGGTCTGAAAATATAATAATAAAATATATCATTTTCAACTACAACAGTATGGTTTGTATAACGCTCGATTTTCTTCATGTGTGGATAATTTCCTTAACCCCGTATTCCATAATTGCTAATGTGCAAATTTCACATGGTTTAGCAGGTACAGGAATACCATCTTTACTTATCCGTGCAATCAGTAAAGTATGAACATCAGCACGTGCAGCTAATAAGCAAGAAATTTCAGCATGGAGAAATTCACCTTGTGGACGTCCAGCACGAATTGCAAAACCTTTCTGTACTGGATGTGTCTGTGTATAAGAATTTGTGCGGGTTGCCAGTACTCGACCTTTTTTATCCAGTGCACGAGCAATCACACGATACCGCTTGTAGTTCCCTACTTGCTCAATAGGTGGCATCCGGCGTAATTCTTCAACAAGTTTCTCCAATTTACTATTCATAAGTCTAAGTCTATACCCTTTTCAAGTGATTTTTCTAGAACCCAAAGTTTACATTCTTCACTCTCCAAATGTATCTTTGCCTCTTGCTGTTCTTCTATTGTACAAGACTTTATGAATGCACGCAAGGCTTGGATTGTATTTTTTAAATTTTTTATGTCATCGATAATTTTTTCTTTGGTTTCTTCATCGATTACACATGAACTCCAACTGTGTCGTTCCTCCCAAACTGTTTTAGCGGGATTATATATTGATTGTGATGCATTGAATGAATGTATTTTATGAAATTTATCATCTGCTTCCTGTTGGGTATAATCACCATATGTTCTTAGCACATTTTTGTATAATTCATCAATGGCCTCTTCATACGTATCACCACCACAATCCAATTGATAATCATGTGCTTGTACCCATTCGTCGTCTTGCTCAATATACATTGGTGAAAGAAATTCTACCCAAAATTGAGTCTTTGTATTCAATGCTTTGAAATCTTCAATTCGATTTGTCATTGGACACACATCATGAGGTTCAATATCAATCCTAGCTGGAACCATATCTTTGTTTATGAATTTAGGATGACCCAAAATCCACCAGTACTTTTCCGATGTAGTCATAGTAATCTCCAATTAAAAAGTACTGCACACGATGGCAGTACTGATGTTAAACGTAACGTTTCTTTTTATAATCATACCCTACTGCTTTGTAAAAGTCAAACAAAGAAGCATGTTCAAATGTAGGTAATAGATCATATGGGTGCTGATAGTTCGCAATACCAACAATAGCCATCATTGATTCAGCAGTTCTTACGTTCTCACTATCCCATTCATCTAAACGCCAAAGTGAGCAAAGTACCTCTCGTTCATGTTGCTTACCCAGAAAGAATCCAGCTTCACGGTCACGAAATGCACCTACACTGATAGTACTTTTGTACCAGTCTTTTTCACCATATAATGGCATACGGATAATATGTTTTTCTTTAGCTTCTCCAAAGCGATGAAGAAATGCTACATAATCACTCATAATTTATAACCCATTACAGGTTTGGTATGATCCGGTTCGTAAGACTTTTCAGTACTGAACCCTCTGAAATTACCACGACCTGGATTCGGGCAAGCCATTCCTTGTACTGAATGCTTACCCTTATCTTTGCCACAATTTTTACATTTGTAGTCAATTACTTCTTTCATTGTGCATCCTTCGGAACAGTATTAAGACGTTTGCGATTCACAATCTTCCTGCACATGAGGTTAAGATCTTGCCCATGACGCATAGTATGACATGCGTATAGTGTTCCTTGATGATTTAGTTTTGTTAAACCTTGACGGATGATTTCAGCATCCATCTCATCAACTTTAGGAGCACATCCACTCAGAAATACAATAGAAGAAATAATAAAAATATATAATAATTTCATAATTTAATCACCTATACATAAGTACTCGATTGATGGTTTACCATTAACTAACACAATTCCAGTGTGAGTTAATACACAGTTGTCGGGAGCTTCTTCAAATACTGATACGTAAATGTATGAACCATTACTAACTGAACAAGATAATACCATAAGAACTGCGATTAGTACAAGTAAAAATTTCATATGAACCTACTTTTTTGATTTATGTAATGCAATTTGTACTCGCGTAATGAACTCACGCTCTACTTCATCTGAATTAACACCATCGTATTGTGTTTTGAATAGTTCCATAGCTTTGATAGCCATTTGCACTGAAATTTCAGTAATACTTTCAGTATTGGTAGTCTCAAATACATTTCTGATGGATAGTTCACCATCCTCAGCATGTTCTTGTTGAACCGTGTTGTTTTGTTCATCAATGTAACGTAAAGCTTTGTACTCTGCTTTTGTTAGATTTTCATACCAACGTGGGTGGTGGAACAAATCATGCATTGTAACTTTTGCTGCTTCCATAAGAAGTAATAGCTCTTCATTTCTGCGAATATGTTTTTCTTCACCTTTATGATTTTTGTAAGTATATGCACAACGCATAATGGCTAATCGAACTTCACCTGCTTTGGTGATAGTGTATGAATGTATTGCATTATCATAATCACTTTCCCATTTCTGACCAGCATATTCGTACCAAAGTTCATTAGTTTCCCATTTAATGAAATCAAATTCTAACAAACTGTCAATCAACTTAGCCAAATTACCACTGTACTCACGGCTAATGATATTGAAACCACCATTGTACTTTGCAAGGTACAGAATCTTTTCTTGAGTTACATTTTTCATTACATGTAATCCTTGATGTATTTTAGCAGTTTAGATTTCTCTTCGGTACTTAATGATTTCTTGTTCATTAAGTGTTTCATTTCTTGACGTTCAATTTCTTCACATCTTTTAGATTCAGCTTCAATTCGTGTATTATATTCTTCGTCAGTTTCTTCTCTGGTCCAAATTACATTGTATCCATGAAAACCGCCGTAACCACTGTCTGGTGAAAGACTAATGTGACCGTTATATTCAGCACGATACTTATTAAGAGTGTCAATAAAGGTATCAATGCCACACGGTTCAATTTCAATATAACCAATCACTACAGTAACGTCAATTTTGTTCATAAAGTTCACCTATAAAATTAGGGAGCATTAGCTCCCTTTGTATTGATGTTTACGTTTAGTACTGTATTTCCAGCCAGTACTATGTCTTGTTCTGATATCGTCCCAATACGATGGTAATGAACGCATCTTACGTCTTCCACGTATATCAGGTTCCCCCTCATCCTTCAGTACTGCACAAGCCATACGACGCTCTTGTTGAGTCTTAGGACGCTTGTATCGGGAGTGGTTATGTTTGTACATATACGAACGCTTATGTCGCCATTCCGTATCACGAGCTTTACGTTTATGTTCCCAGTACTCATTATAGAGTATCATGTATTCACCCATAAGTAAATCAGGAGATACAAGTAATCCTTTTTCAGTACAAAGATAATAACCCACAAACTCTTCTGGGAACATTTCGTAATAGAAACGGTTCTTCCAAAAAGTTTCACGATTCTTTTTGTTGAATTCTGCTAAATCAAATTTCATCTTACTGTGGAAACGATCTATCCCTTGATGGTCAGCAATGTATTGAAGTAGATCGTCTACAATCTCAACTTTACCAGAATCGTGATACAACGTAAATGTTTGGTCAAAAAACATATGAAATCTCCTTTAAGTTAAAATAACCTAATGGAAAGTCATTCTTCCTTTAATACATGTTCTCATGATTTGTTCCTTTTGTCAAGATATAGATATAAAAAATCCCTGCCAAAAGACAGGGACGAAAAACTGAAATAACACATGGAGTTCTTTTTAATTTAATAAAAAGTATTATTATTCTTATAAAAGTATTTATTAAGAACTCCACAATATTGCTTCAAATGAATCAAAAACCTTTCTGAGCTACTAGTTCACGGTACTGTGCACGAGTTAGTACACCTTGCTTGCGTAGAGCTTGTAGACCGGATAGGGTTTCACTCTTACGTTGTTCGTACATACGTTGTTCTTTGGATTGAATAACTTTCTCTTTCTTAACTTTTGCTACTGGTTCTTGTTTCTTAGGTTGTTTAGCCATTTTATATCTCCTTCTGTATTATGATAACAACATTATATCATGTATGGGACATTATGTCCCATACAATATTACATATTTTCTTCAGCAAATTCAGCCAGTGGTGAACGAACAACACCTTCTAGTTCGATGACACGACAACCTGCCCAGTCTTTAAACTTCTCAGTTACATATGTCAAACCACTGTTAACAGGACTAATAAACTTACTGTCAATCTGACTCAAGTTACCCATAATTACTACTTTACAGTTTAACCCTGCTCGTGTCAAGATGGTTTTTGCTTGTGCAGGTGTAATGTTTTGGAATTCATCAACTACTAGAATAGTGTTGGTGAATGAACGTCCACGTACAAAGTTTAGTGCTTTAAATTGAATAACATTACGTTTCATAATCTCTTCAATACTACCTTGTGGATTGGCATCATCTTTATGAAGAAACTCTAACGCATCAATCGCGGCTCCACAGAATGGAATCACTTTTTCTGCTTCTGAACCTGGCAAGAAACCAATATCTTCAAACTGTGAGTCTTGAGTTTTAGAGAAGATGATTCGGTCGTATTTACGTTTTTCCAGTACTAATTCTAATGCAGTAGCAATTGTAATTAGTGTTTTACCAGTACCAGCAGAACCTAGCAGTACTGTTAGATGTACATCAGGATCGAGAATACTGTTGATGGCGAGTGCTTGTTGGATATTCTTTGCTTTAATATCCCATACTTTAGCACGTAAAGACACTGATTGTCCAATGTCTTGGAATACCAAAATATCTTCTGGTGTTAGTGTTCCATCATCTTCCTCAATTGCTGATTGTCCTTCGTACACAAATAATACGTCAGCATCATCATATAGATAATCACCGATGCATAGATTTTGTGGAAGCAGATGTTCAATCAAGCTTTTAGAAATGTAATGATACAAACGACGACCAACTTGTTCGGATTGAATATTAGTATTGGTTAAGTTGCTGTATACTTCCCAAAAATTGATTTCCAGATGGTGTTGACCAATGTGAATCAAATCACTATCACCAATAACAATATCATGGCGATAATCTTGTACCTCGACACCATAACTTAGTGCTTTGATACGCATGTTGATATCACGAGTTACCAGTACTGATTCTGTTGCTAAAGCTACCAGAATGATTTTATCATCAGGTACAGTACTTTTGAGAAGGGTTTGAACTTTCTCTTCTGTACCTTTAGTACGAATTAGTGCCTCAGCTTCTTCGTTTGTAATAACAAACAATTTGCTATCAGGATTCATATTGGTATGAACATCAGCAATATTAACACCAGTACTACTAATCTCGTCATGTGATGCATCTGCAATAATTGCTTCAATGTTACGAATAGCAACACGAGCATCGCGTGAAACATCTACATTACGACTCTTAATCGAATCTAATTCTTCCAGTACTGTAAATGGTAGAATGATTGCAGCACCATCAAAAGCAATAGATGCATTAGGGTCAGATAGTAGTACGTTTGTGTCAATTGTATATTTTTTCATAAAACATCCTTGAGTTATGAGTACATCCTTGTACTCGACTAATGTTATTGACTCGGATTATTACATATTTGGTTCGTATTCAACATAGCAACGTGAACCTCGAACCTTTTCTTCCCAGCACTCCTGGTAAACAAGTTGACCAATTGAAACTGGTTCTCTTGATAGTCCATTACGTACTTCACCACTTTGGGTTTTATACATGAATGAACATTTGGACTCGCTACATTGTCCTAAACTAACAACTTCTGCGGTATTGTAGTGAATGTTGGTACGCTTAGTGTTCTCGTGATACTGTCCGAACCAAAGAACTCCTGCACCTAACAGAACAGTACAAATAAGACTTTTGATGTGTGTTTGAATCATAATGCGTTAAATCCATTGTTTAAGTATGTTTCAATATTAATTTTACCAACAGGATTACTACTGTGAACAAAGTACTCAAACGGTTCTTTAATATTATTATCAAACATATAATCAATAAGAAACTTAGCAAAAGAATATCCAGTCTTTTCGTCTTCGCTCACATCACCCAAGTCATGGTCGAATGATACAAATGCTGGAATTCCATTTTCAATAACATATTCACATGCACTTTTAAAGTCACGACATACCACCATATCTTGGTTTGGATAATATAGATTTGCATCACGAATATCATCCAAAAACATTGCGTAAGACATGTTAAACTCCTATAGATAACTAATTAGTAAGTTTTCTTTTTGAACCAGATACTCCAATTCTTGTTTTGCTGTACCGATGAAGTTCTGTGTCATAAGATTATTATATCCCGCTTCTCGATTTTGTCCCTTAGAATAACGAGAAATATGACATAAATTTACACCAGCAACTTCAGCACTCGCATGTTTAGCATTAGTGTATCCATCTCTAATGTGTTTCAACTCGTCATAGCTTACTTCATAGCTAAAACTATGACTGTTTGCACCTGGGTAAATTTCAAAAGTTTTGAGTGGTCGAAGATGGGAAACAAAAATATTGTAATCCATTTCTTCTTGAACTTCACGACGCAACGCATCTTCTAGTGAGATATCAGTACTTTCTACGGTTCCACCACATCCACCAAGAAGACCATCCCATCGTAATTGTAGTAAAACTAAATTTACTTCTGGTATATCATTCAACTCATAGTTTTTGTAAGGGTTACATTTTCTTGCAAAGAAATAACAAAATACAAAATTTGCACGTGAGCCATATTCACCAAAGGGAACTTCTTTAACACTCATTTCATACGTTCCTTAATTATAGTCTCTAGATGTGGTATTGCTTTGGTTGCTGGCTTGATAACTTTTTCATTAAACAAAAAATCATTATCATTTTTACGAATGTTAACATTAACACTATAACATGGTAATGCTGCTGCTAATCTCGACCATACTAGTACTGTATCGCTACTACCAATTACAATAACTGTATCATTTTCATTAAGAGATTTCAACACATTATTTCGTTCTTCGTAAATTGGTAAGCGTATACCATCAACATAACGATGATATTCTCCAATCATTACCACATTTGGTTTAGCAAAAACATCATGTTTTGGTATGTATGGTTCGTATCCGCAGTTAATAACATTATAATCATCAGAATTGATACTATAATTTTCAATAACTTCGCACAAGTTTCCATGAAGTTTAAGCTCATGACCACCAATACGAGTATAAAGATCGTCCATGTTAGAAGTCATATGAAGGAAGCAATCACCATATTGTTCTTCTAACGATTTTATAAAATAATGCATTGCATTTGGTTCGCATTGTCCCAATTTTACACGCAATGTATTATAGAAAGAATGAACAACATGATATTTTGTAGTTAAACTAGCAATGTTACATACATCATTAATTTTAAATGTATCCCACAAACCATCATCAAATCGAAAAGGTTCCATCCCACTTTCGACTGAAAGTCCTGCACCAGATATAATCAGTAATCTTTTTTTACCTTCATTACTTATAAATTTTTCTGATATCATATTCGATCCTTATGAAAAACCAATTAAATATATTGATAATAACAGAATTATTCCAATATGATAGGCATACATAAAATTATTATCTTTGTGATAACCATTGGATTTCAAGTCCCTGTATAAGCATTTAGCATTGTTATAAATTACAACAATAGAAAAAACTATAAAAAAACTCAAAACCCATTCATAAATTGTGTATGCCATCATCTATTCTCTCTTATAATTTTAATACTTTAAAACATCAAACTCGGCACTTACACTAGTTACATTATCACTGACAATTTTAAAAATTGATTTGATGCGTTCATGTAGTGGCACTTTTGATTCATTTTCAACTTCAATATATGCTTGCATTGCTGCAATAGCATGATATGTTCCGCTACCTACGGCGGTGATTCGTGTTTTCGGTTGAAGAACTGAAAAATCTTCTTGAACTTCATAAATTGTATGATTGTGAAGAATGATGAACTGTCCACCACCTACTTCTTGTGAAGGATCACGAGAACCCCATTCCTCTTTGAACATTTGACGAATAATAGGAATAACTTTCAGTACTAAGTACTGTGGAAACGTCTCATTTGCATCTTGCTGTGGTAGATTCAAACTGTAAGTAAGAAGTTGACCCATACGGAATGATGTGGTGTAACCAATCGCCATAATTTCTTTTGTACGGGTCAAACCAGCATCATCATTGATTTTAATGAATTCTTTCTCAAATACTTTAGGCTCAGTTTGAACGGACTTTGTGAACCCGTTACTTCCCAGTTTGTCCCCTGCAATAAAAGAAGTTACACCATCAGTGTGTGCAATGATACATGTCATAAAATAGCTCCAATTGCAAATAAAGTTGTATATAAAATATAAATCAATGTACCTAATAACATTAGACACACCAAATATGATGTTGCCAGAACATAATAAATTATTGCTTCAAACTTTGAATTGAACTTCATTGTTGTGTTATCAATAAAGCCATTTTTGTAATCTTTGTAAATGAAAACTGTTAGGAAAAGTACAGTAATATACATCACTACTGTAGCATAAAAAATAATAGATGTCAAATTTTGGATGTTTGTCATAGTTATATAATCTCAATATAATTAATAACAAAGGAAGTACATCATAATCATCCTGTTATTTTAATTATTTTTATTGTTTGACTGAACCGTAAAAAACCAGTTCTGGTTTTGTTAATATTACAACATCTTCACCACGCGAACGGCTAACTTTATATAGAACGTCTGGTGGAATTCCATTTGCAGAATATAGTGTAAATAGAAAACCTACTTTAGTTGCCATTTCTTCAGTAAAAGTTGATAGCTGCCTAACTGATACAAAAGAATTATCACCGTCTTTAACATTACTTTTAATAGAAATGTTATGAAGTCCCAGTACTGAGCGATTTATCATGTATCGCTTTTCAAAAGCTACACTGAAGAATACCACAGTACATGCTGAGTTGCAATACCTAGAAACAATTAAATTTATACCATTGTCTCTAACGAAGTTTGCCATTTTAATCCCAGCATCAAAATCACCACCTGGCGATGTGATGGTAATGGTATCATAGTGTTCTTTATCATACAACTCCATCATACGCTTTAGTGACCCATCCGTAATATCTGAGATGAAATATACATTACGTGTTTCAGGATTGTACTTTATCACATTTTTACTTTCAACACCAGCACTGGCTGGAAAATTTATCAACATCAGAAGCATTACTGCTTGTACTACCTCAAGCCATAGTCTTTTCATAACAAATCCTTAATTTTGGTTAGGAAGATATAAATAATATAGTACTTAAACACTTAAGTCAAACTTTTTCTGTACTTAACTCAAATTTCCCTCATCTGATAATCCCCTTAGTACAATCACTGTGAAGATTCTATCACAAACCCATACCAAATGTAAAGCTTTTTTATAAGGAGTGCCCTTAATGGGGGAACCAATCGCAGGACAAGACCAATTTCCATTCACTTTAGGTGGATATTTAGTTGACGGTGTAAATATAAAAGGTACAACAATCTGTAAAAGTAGTTGTTTATTAATAAGAGGAAATAAAATATGAAAGCTATAGCAGCACAAGGTAAATTACCATTCAATATCGGCGGCTTTTGTGTAACCGCCGCTAATATAAACGGTGAATTGAAATATAACTTGAACATCTTTAATCAACGTTCTAGTTGTGTTTACGATCTTATCGACACTGATTTTAATGTTTATCGTTTTGTAACTATAACAAGTTTTGATAAAGATAAAATCAGATTAGATGCAACTAAAACTGCACTAGAGATTGCACCAACTTTAGCAAAAAATACTTTTTGTATTAAGATTGATGATAGTGCATTTGCCGAATCATTCCAGTTTCATAAAATTAAATTGAGTACTGGAGAAATGAAATATCACCCTTGGGATTTGTATTATTGTAACATCCCTGGTTAACAAAAAAGGAGCCTTGTGGCTCCTTTTTTTTTATTCTACAGTATTAAGCTTCTGACAAATCATGTCAGCTTCTACTCGGTCTTTATAATAAATGGTAAATCCAAATCTACTTGTTACCCTTTTCTCACTACGGTGTATACAGTTTACAATGTAGTACTTGTTGTTTTGTGCAGAAAAACGCACTTCATAGTTTCGTTGAGAAATGTCATTATCATCAATAACAAACATTACTGTTATAAAAAATAATACTAATATTGATAGAAATCCAACAATCATAAATGTCATTGATTCATACCCTTGTCATAAATGCAGTTAACAATAATCCCAGCATCTTCCAGTACTTTAATCGCTTCAGGTGGTGTTCGTGGATAACTTTTGTGATAAATTACACGGGTAATCCCACTACCTGCGATTAACTTAGAACAAGTATAGCATGGTTGTAGAGTTGTGTAAAGAGTTGCTCCTTGGCGTTCAGTAGGAGAACTATACAGTAAAGCGTTCATCTCTGCATGGATCTCATGAATATTACTCCACTCATGATGTTCATGTTTTGCTGCATCATCAACCCAGTCTTGAAAACGACCATCGTTCACTAAATGTTGATTTACATCACAACAGTTTGGCTGCTTAGATGGCGTTCCATTGTATCCAGTACTCAATACTCTATTATTTTTAACAATAACACAACCAACTTTTTGTGAAATACATTTACTTTCCTCAGCAACTACTTCTGCTATCTTCAACCAAGTCGTATGTTTCATTATAAGCTCCAATACTTAACAATGCGTTTTTACACAAATCATGAATTTTCATAACTCGAATATAGTTTAACACATCTGTTTCATTAATTTCAAATGGTTTATCTGCATATGTAGACCATGTTTGATTTAATTCAATCACAAATGTAATTTTGTCTGTATCCATAATATTATCACAAAATCTACGAAAATCTTGCTCTTCATCGGAAAGTCTGAAATTTAAATCATTTTTTAAACCATTAACAGTGAAGCAAATACCAGTACTGTAACCGATGCAAATATCTTCAATATCATATAATCCATAAATTAATTTAGAGATAAACGTGCTATATTTGTTTCTATGATAATAGTTTAATATTTCTTGTTTAATATTAATTTCAATATCAGTAGTTTTTTGTAATGTAAGTTTAATTAATTCTAATGTCTTGATTATGTTATCTAACCAGATATTAGTATCATCTATACTTAGGTGTGTGTATTTCATTATGTCCCTCTAGATTCCAATCATCAACGAGTTTAGAACAAACTTCCATATGATTATAGTACTTTTCATTCAATACATAAGGTTTATTATGATATTGACGTACCTCAGTGAATATATCATAATTTCTATATATGAATGACATATTTTTGTGCATGAATTCTATAGTTTTCCAAATCTTTTCTATATCATATAAAATTGTTTTTAATGATAAACCTGTAAGCTTTGAAATTCTTTCAACTTTAAAACCGGATAACATCATAGTATTATTGTGTTTAGTCAAATAACTATATCCAATTGAACTATGTATCATTTCTACACTATCAACTTGTGTTATTGTTTTTAAAAATGACTTTAAATTTCTATTAAACCAATACCACTTTTTGTTTTTATTATAACATGAATACCATTTCTTCAATATATCAATTGCTTCAGAATTAATTTTCAAAGCAAACTCATCAATTAAAAACATATGATGATAAAAAATATCACTTTGTTCTTCAGTTAAATTATATTGCTGCATATTCACCTACCCTAGTAACAATGATTCCTTGGGTATTTAGCTTATATAGATCATTTTTTGATCGATGAAAATTGATATACAGCAATAAAAAGAGGAATCCAGTACTGGATTCCTATTTGTAATATTATTTTTGATATGGGGTGTACTGATATTTTTCACAATCAGAAACAGTTAGTACACCTTCATCATAACCATATTGAAGTACAAGGTCAAATGCTTTATCAACCATAGCAACAACATCTTTATAACGAACAATCTTATGAGATTGATTCTCAACTGCTTTCATAATCCCCATTAGCAACCAGCGACCTTCATCGGTGTGTAATTTAGCAAAACGTGGACGCTTTGTCGCTGCCATAATATCAGTCCATTCAGCTTTAAAAATGTGTGGACGTTTAGGAATATCATATAGCGTAGTAGGGAAAGTTACATTATTTTTCTTCATTGCTTCTGCTTGTGCTGCACGATAGCCCTGACGATATAATGGATGCTGCATTTTTAGCTGTTCAGCACTTAGAACTACTTTTGCTTTGTATGCGTCATAACCATCTTTATATTGTGCATTGGACATATTATTCTTTTACCTCATCAGTTTGAATGTATTTTTTGTCAGAGAATGTACCGTGTTCTTTACGCACAGCTTCTGCATGTTGAACCGCATCAACTGGATTAATGTTCTTTTTAATTAGTACTTCTTTCATTAATTCAAGTACAATTGCAAAACCATTTAGTACACGCTCAGATTCATCCACATTTTTTAACTCAAGTGCTACTGCACTAATTTGATCGAACGCAACATTAATAAAATCGGAATCTTCTAATACATTTGCTACTTCCGTATTATTACGTACTAGTACTTTCATATAATCTCCACAAAGATGATGCCCCATATTGAGGCATCAAAATCTATCTTACACCCACTCTTCCACACCGCCGCGACGCTTAACTAAGTACTTGCCTTCTTCGTTACGTGGTCCAAGAATAATACCATCAATGAAACCATGTTCACCATATTCAAGTGCTTCTTCTGCATTTAACCACAAATCGCGGTCAGCATCTTTTAGTAATTGTTCATGTGATACGCCTACTGCTTCTGCAATTTCTTTGGTCAACAATGTATTCAGTGCATCAGAATGTTGTAGGGAAATCTTCTGGTCTGTAATTAGACCTTGTGTACCAGAACTTACTTGGTGACACATGAAGTATGAACGTTTACCACCTAAACGGAAACCTTTAGTTCCAATAACAGATTGTGTATAGCAACCCATTGATGCCGCATAACCCATAACTACAGTGCGGATTGGGGAAATACAAGACTTAGCAACGTCTGCAATACCCAAACCTGCGTGTACTGAACCACCTGGTGAACTAATGTAGAATGTAATAGGGGAATCACCTTGTGAGTCTAACCACACCAATTGTTGTTTGATGATATGTGCCATTTGATCATTGAAATCAGTATCAAGGAAAATGATACGGTCTTGCATCATACGAGATGCTAGATCATATGTACGTTCTGAACCATTAACTTTCTCAACTACGTAAGGAATAGAAATGTTACGTACTTCGCCATTAGCATAACCACCAAACATGAATTGTTCAACCATTGTTAATTTCCTCTATTATTTCGTTGTAGTGAGTATTATATCACTAAGATTTAAAATGTCCAAACTATTTTACTGGAATATTTGAAAAGAAATCAGTCATCCAATACGCCGTTTCTTTGTTGAATAATACTGGATCAAACTTAAGTAACTCAACATGACTTGTATCATACACGCTTGTATCGGTAATGTCAAACAAAGTTTTAGTACTGAATAGTGGGTTACTCACTAGAAAGTAGTAATCAGCAGTAGTGCTAATGTCATCATAAAACACACCGTCATACCATCCATCATCATATACAAAAACAGAATCGTCATGAAGATAGTAAACTTCTATATGAAAACTCAAGATCTTCATGGTTTCAATCATTTTTGCCGTATGAGGATTTAACTTATTGACAGTTTCAAACACATAAGAGTGTTTTTCATTCATATCAACAAATGAAAATATTCGTACTGAACGTATATTCATATTACTCCAAATAAACAAGTGAATTTATGAAATCATATTTCAATTTATCATCAACATAATTCAAATCAACTTTAATCATCGGAGCATGGGAACGTATAGACAGTGTTTCCATAAAGTACTGATTAAGTTTGTATGTATGGAAAAGATGAATATCTCGTTTCAACACCACCATTACTTCCCCAAACAGATCACAGAGTTCAACTTCAGTGTTAGTTGGGTCAAAACCATAACGATTCTTTAATGTACGTGGTTCTTTATTTCGATAATAATGCACAGCTTTATTACTATTCACTAACAAGTGATGATATGCATTACTATAAACTGAGCAAATAACTCGGCTTGGATAATTGGTATATTCTGGTAGTTCAAAATAAATCAATGACACTGTATCCTCACATTAAATTTCAAATACAAATTTAGGATTGTAATCAAAATTCTCACAAGATCCACTATACGATTCATAGCCTCGTGGATTACAAATGATACGTGTCTTACCAATGTGGTAGTCAAAGCTACTATGAACATGACCATGAATCCAAACATCAGCACCCAAATCTTCAATGTACTGATCCATATCGGAACAGTAACAACCATTCAGTGAATCATTTTTATATTTTGGTGAAACACTTTGATAACTTGGTGCGTGATGAGTAATCACGATGACCTTGAAATCATTATCATGCATAAAGCGAACTGTGTCAATAGAATTTTTGATAAATTGTTTATCTTTGTGATGCATAAACTCAGTATCATCAGGTGTCAGTTTTTTACGCCAAGGCTCTGATGTTGTTCCATGACGGATATGTTTGTAATCGTTCATCTTCTGACGAGCATCAAACTTCGTCAAAGAATTACCTTTATCGAAGTCTGTCCACAGAGTACTACCAACAAGCAGTACTCCATCCAGCCATACAAATTTGTTTTGCAAAAAGATAAAATTAGGAATCTCATCCTGCATATTGGATAGTACTTTATGCGTTTTGATGATATTGGAACCATAATATTCGTGATTACCTGGAACCAGTACTACATTTTTGAACTGCTTACACAGTGATTCGATACCAGTACGGTAACGACTGCGTTTAACTTCATCGAAGTCCCCAGCAATGATCAGTACTACATCACTGTAATCACCGCTATGGAGGTAATCAGTTCCACCGTGTACGTCAGATGTTACAACAAATTTCATAATTACCTCCAATAAATGATTAGCTAAGTGCTTCAATAATACTGTTAGAGAACACCTCAACAGCACTATCACGAATTTCTAAGATACGAGTATAATCGTCACAAGTGTTTTTGTCAAATCTAAATTCAATAAACACTGGTAAAAATAGTGATGGTTCACCTGTACGCTTGTCGATTACAATCTCATTGCACTCAACGGTAACGACTTTACCAATTAGTTCTTGCATTCGTTCCCAAATGGTTTTGAATGTCCACTCTGCATCTTTTTCACGGATACCTGTTCCTACATTTACCTTCAGTGTGCCACATGCACTTTCAAGTTGTAAAGAACCAAGTGAACCTTTACGCTTACCTTCACCTTCGTTGAAACCAACAATACGCAAATCCAATTGCATTTTTAGTTTTACTTTCAACTGCTTAGGAGATGTATGTGATTTCCAGATACCATCTTCACATTTCAGTACTGATCCTTCTTCACCCTGATCCATGAGTTCGTTATTGTACTCAAATGCTTCTTTAATGTTTTGAACCTTACGGTATTTCACCATACGTACAAAATCACTACCCAATACATTGATGGCAGATTCAAGAAGTTCGCGACGTTCTTTACGTTTTACATTCCATGTACCTTCACAGAATGCATCATACGGAACAACATCCCATAGTACAAATACAGTACGCATTGCTTCATTCTGACTAATACTATCTTTACCAGCCTTCTGAATGATACCATTACCAGTTGTTCGTGGAAGAATAGTTTCACCGTCATTATCAAGTACTAGACCTTCACCCATAAAGACGACACCACTACTAAAACGTTCATCATTCATTTGAATTTGATGTGCAAGACCTGCCATCTCACCATCACGACAACCTAAGAAGTCATATAGTTTACCATTACGGGAGGAAGAGGTAAGAGCACCATTAATGACTACATGGTTTAAGTACTGACCATCCATCTTGACCTCGGAGACAGCATAACCATGACCTTTGAAGTTGATGTTCTTAACAGTCTTTTTATCAAGCAAAGAACAACGCATATATGGTTCATCTTTAATAAATCCTTTACCAAATACATCATTGCAGTTCTTTTCTTGAATACCACAATCTAAGTTCTTTGTAAGCATCTTACGAAGAACTTCAGCATCATCTGGACTCACACTACCTAGTACTGAAGCAATGAAATCACGCCCTGTATGTCCCGTCAATGCACGCTTATAGATGCATTCTAGTTTATCAATAGCTTCATCCAATGTCATATGTTGATACACGTTATCAGCGTCTGGTAGCTTTTTATACCCACTTACAATACTAGGATCGAGTGTATATTTCAGAACTTTTTGCAAAGTTACATTATCTTTATTTTGTTCAAGAATAGCCTTTTTGCCCAGAGTACTGCTAGTATTTTTAATGCTTTCAAGAATTGCTAAAATGCTCATTGTATATTCCTTTATAGATAATACTTTCCAATATAAAGTGGATTACTAATTGATAGTTGAACGTGACACGGCTTATCTTGGTAGTAACGAGAACTTGATGTTTTGCGTTCATTTGGTGGGAAGAATGGTGAACGATAACCGTTCCATGTACTAAATGATGTGTGCTCATTAATATCAACATCCATTGACATAATTCCATTATCATCAATTTGAACTGGGTATGCACTAAAGCGTTCAAATTTATCATTATAATGAATATTATAATCCCCGCTACGTCCATAATAACTACGTGTTGTATTATTACTTACACCAAAAAATACGCGATAAGATTGTTCATTATCTTTAGTCATAAATGGTACGTTCTCGTTGAAACGTCCATTATTCATAAGATCATCAACATTTATTTCTTCATATTTAATTTTTAGGTCTTTTGCTTTAAATGATTTATTGTGTACCAGTACTGGAATGTTAGATTCACCTAATGGATTATGTCTGTTTGTTCTATAGCTTTGCCAAAATTCATTAGCAAGTTTAATTTCTTCATCTGCCGTAGTTTTCTTATTCAAGAGTGCACGAGGTTCCAGATTGTAATTATCCAAACGTTGATTCAATGCATAAGTTCCACGAGTACTGTTAAAAAGTAAATGATAAACAGAACTTTTGTCGGGGTATGCAAATTCTTTAGTTTTCTTTATACAAATTGCATGTACTTTACCGCAGTAATAGTAATCTTCTTTGAGATACGTGAAACCATCACCAACTTTAAGACCTGCTACAGTTTCTTTTTGTTGTTCTTTTTTATTTTCTTTTTCAACTAACTTAGCAAATGTTTTTGTTTTACCATTAATTAATTCTAAGTTATTGTTGAAAAACATTGGGTCTACAAAAACACCTTTGATTATATCGTTATTGATAATTAAATCATTCATGTTTTTGGCACTAATCATAAATTCAAATCCTTCTGGGTGACGGATTGTGAAATATGTTTCTCGTGCATGAATTGTTAATTTATCAACTACACAAAATCCAGTAGTTGGAACGTTGTCAATATATAACGATGGAAGATTGTTCTTCTTTGCCCAGTACTCTGCTCTCTCTTTCTTTGTTTCAAACGCTTTTGTATGTGATTTTGTTGCATCGATAATAAAACCATCAACTTGGTTGTGGTTTACATAGGAACGTGCAACAAATAACTTCTCTGGAAAATCCATCAAATAGTCCTCATTGTACTGATTGCTTTTAGTGTGTCAAACAATGCACCATATTTTACTTGCATTAGTTGATCACCAGCAGGAAGATTCATACGCATAACAGCCATGTCTTCAATCATTTCAGACGTACACAGTACTGCTACACAGGTAATAGCATCATTCAATCCAGCTTCATTGAACTTGGCAAACGGAACTTTCCCCTGTTTGCTAAGGTTGTTATAATAAGAATTTAATTTATCATGTCCACCAGCATTTAGAACTACAATAGTTTCGTGTTCATAGTACCATTCATCAATAATAGTACTGAAAGCAGTACCTTCATATTCTTTAATTAGTTTAACACCAGCATGGAATGCTTGAATACCAGCTTGGACACCTTGACAGTACATATTAGTTAAGCAATACAATTTCATTTCCATACCTCTTGTTTTTCTACATAGCCTTTCCCATCACAGTGTGGACAAGCATAAAAGCTGCGGTAATCTTCTGACGGTACTTGTTGTGTTCCACTACATGTAGGACACACTTTACGTGCACCCGAAATAATACGTTCATGGTGTTCAGCTTGTTTAGCTGAATCAAAAATACGACCATCTTCAGTTTGGTATTTTTCTACCATAACTTGAATTACTTTCATTTCTATTTCCTTATAAAAATGTTAAATCTTCAGTACTTAATTGTGATAATTTACCATCATATTCAATTTCAACATATACATTTTGGTCATAAACAGCAACTACACGTTTAATAACTCCAATCTTCACTACATTCTTTTTGTAATTGAACTCAACTGAACAACCAATAAGTTTATTTGATAGAATCTCACGTATTTGATTAGCATGATCTTTTAGGATAGAATTAATAGATTTTTTCATAATATATCTATCATTCAAATATTTTTTAACTACATCATGCATAATTATTACCTTTTGAAACGATTGAATGAGTATTCATCTTTTTCTTTACGTAAGTATCTCATCCCACCACTTTGTGGAGTAGCGAGAGTTAAGTCACCCGTCAAGAACTGACTATCAATCCAAATGCGATTACCATAAATGAGTGGATCAGTAACTGCTGTATGTCCACTAAAGACACAATGCACTCCATCTAACTTAGGTGCATAATAGGTATTATTCGTTCTACAATAATCGAATGTTTTCCTATCCCACAAGCACTTATCAATTATATCAGCACTAAGTGATTTTGTCCCATTAACAAATCGTTCCCATGTTGTATATTCCAACGGAACTCCAGCATGAACTAACCCAATCTTCAAGCCTCGGTGATTGATTTGGATAATCATAGGGAGATCTTTTAAGTACTGACGAAAGAATTGAATGCCTGTTCCTCCAACTTCATCAAGGAATTTATCACCACCATTACTTATCCAACAATGATACCAATCTCGAAGTGTTTCCGAATCAACGCACATCATCTCATGATTACCTGCAATCATGTAACGATTTTCTCCGAACAAAAATTCAAAAAGGAGCTTTGAATTTTGTTCTCCACGGTCGATAATATCACCTACACTGAAAACATAATCATTGTGTGTAATACCAAATTCTTTCACTGTAGCATCCCATAGTTTACCATTACCATGCAAATCACCTACAATGTATAAATCTTTATCATCAGGTACGGTTACTTCTAAGAAATGTTTCATTATTACTCCAACCATATAATATTAGTGTGTTTAGTAACTTGTGTTCCAGCAAAAGAACCATCTTTAAGATAAGTATTAATTTTAAAACGCCATTCACCACCACTAATATACATATCAGTAATAATATATTTTCCATACCCTCTGGAGTTTATTAATCGTACTTCTTGACCAATATATTTTGGCTTCAGATCATTTATAAAATCATCAGCCAAAGACATAAGATATCGCAAATGTGATAAGTCGTTGTTGAACATTATTTCTTTCTCTTATATTTGTTAATAATATCTTGGGTAAGTGAAATAAAAATATATACTAACGTTACAGGCCAAATAATAGCCATCAGTGCTGCTGTTTGGAGATTCATGATAATCATGATTTCATCTTTAAAACAACCCCAATTAAGTACTAGAAAGTTGGTTATAAATGTAACAAATGCTACAAATCCATATATTGCGAAAAATGTTATCATAATTATTCCTCATCATCCACTAAAACAAGATAATCCAAACTCAACTCTGTATCTATGTAACAATCACAATTCAAGTACTCAATTTCAGCACCTATAGTTCTCCCATTCTTAAATATCTCAATGATTTTCATTCTAGTATTGGGATTAATGTGTTCAATGTCGTATTCGTATTCAGGGTCAATATACTGACTTGTCATACGTTTGATGTATTGTTCCGAATATCGTACAGTTTTACCTATAAGATCATTACTCAACGTCTGATAAAAATCATCTTGAATTTTGAATAATGACCTATAAAAAATATTATGTTGAATTAGTGGTTTCATTGACATTAATCACAACTTCCAGAAGATGAACTTGAATCAGAACTAGAGCTATCATAGGAACAAGAATCAGAGGAAGAACTGCTGTGACGGCTATAATCACTGTAATCATCATTGTTGTAGATTGGTGATGTTACGATTGCTGCTGCGGTCGCTGCCGTTGCAATTTGTGCAGTATGGTCATGAACACCTAGTTGTGGTTCATCCTTAGATTTACCTTTGTTCTTACCTTTAGTGTAACGAGCTTTCTTTGCAGTTTTAGTATTTTTCTGTGCTTTAGGAGCTTTTGGTTTCACATCTTCAACGACTGGAACTACATTCACTACAACTTTAGGGTCAGTTTCTTCAAGTGTATTATACACTTTAACTTGCATTTGCACTTCAACTTCTTTAACTTCTTCTTTAACTTCTGGAATAACTGTTTCTGGTGCTGGGGTGATTTTATCAAGTTCTTTAGTAATAAAGAAGTTTGTATTTTTCTCACCTAGCATAACAAGAAGACCAATAGCAATCACTGGACTTAGTACTGTACCAAGTACTACATAACCTATAACACTTCTGTTATAGTTATATGCAAGCATACCAGAAATAATAATACCGATTACATATGCACTGCTAAGAATGATTGGGGTTAACATATTCTACTCCTTTGTATATAAATTTATCAATTTCTTCGATGTATAAAGACGTCCCTGAACGTTCATTTAGAACTAACCAAGCACCAAAACCACATCGAATCTCGGATATATGAAACTCTTCTACACTATAATTCGTATACGCATTAAATGGACATATTTCATCAGATATACTTACCACATAGTTATTACTAATTGAATCTAACACCTGGGTATTGTATAAATTATTAGTACTGAAAATGTGCATTAACGAACTAGAAAGCATCTCGGATGTCTTTTCTAAAATTGTTAAAAACGAACCATTCACTTCAACTTCTCCACATTGGTGATGTAATCAAATTATATCACCGAATTCTGATACGTCTCATGATATTCGCATTTCATCTATATATAATGAACATGATTCAGAATTATCGTCTAAACTTAAACCTAAATCGACCATTAAACCACAATGCGTTCCCCAGAATTTTTTTATGTATAGTTTTTTGCTACTATTACCTAAATCATAAACATATTCATTTTTAAACATACTTTTTAATTCTTCACATATACATTTTACTATCTTCATTAATTGATTATGATATTCGTATGGTATCCCATCAAGTTCGTTAATTATTAATGCAAAACCATTATCATAGTACTTTAGCTTATTGAATGTTTGTATATCCATTTAATATATAATCTCACTAGCTTCTATTGTGTAGACACCATCATCAGTCATTAATCTTACTGCAACTTTAATATTACTAGACCATCGTGCAACTATCAATCCAATAATTATACCATCCTTTAAAGTACCATTATGGTATCTTACTTGTACTTTAGTTTTGTTATCAATTAAGTATCTTCGAATATAATGAATTTCAGTTCTAAACAGTTCTAAATAAACTTCACTATATTCCTTATCTGAACCGTCTGAACACCAGTACAATAAATTTACTTGTTCAAATAATTTTTTTATATTCATAAAAATCTCACAGATTTAATATTACTGGTTACATGATTGATCCAAGTGTTATCGAACTTGTAAACAATTGTATTAAGTGATTTATGAAAATTAACCTCAGACACCACAGCCTTGGAACCATTGATTACACAGACGGTTGACGGTAAATTATTTGATAATATCTCTTTTTCATCTAAAGATAGTGAACTAATACAATCATAATAGAGAGGTTCAAGAACTTTTTCAGTACTAAGAAATTCGAAAGAAAGATCATCTATTAGTTTTATGTAATCGAATAAATTATGATAATATTCATTCATTGTAGATCCTTTTAAATTTAGCATTATTAGAATATGTATATGAATGACCAAAATCATTTACACCATGTACATTTAGTACACCGTCACTGAAATAAATTCGATCAATAGTGAGTTCACGTTTATAATCCCAATCATCATACCAGCACAGAACACGAATACCTTTGTACTTTGTAGTTAAATCATTTTCTAATATAGTCAAGTAATCAATATGACTTTTGAATATCTCTAAGTCTTGCTCAAACATCATTGTTCCTCGTATAATTCTATATCATCAACTCCAACTTGGCGAATTGCAGTACTTCTGTTGAATGTATTTTTTTCAAACAAACATACTGTTAAACGTATTTCACACTTCAATGCACTGTAATAAATCATATCAATAACACCATATGTTTCATACATTTCTACGTATACATTTCGACCTAAATACTTTTCTTCTAAATCAGTAATTAGACTATTGATAAGATTACCTATCTGTGTTATATCTGTGTGAAATTTATCCATTATAATAAACCTCTCACATAAAACATTGATGAAAATAGATAATCATTAGTACTTGTGTTTAGTTGTTTAGAAAAGTTATATTTTTTATCTTTATTTTCGTATAAAGACAATCTATAGAACATTTCTATATTTTCTAAGTATTCTTTTTGTAACAACATCTGTGTTTTTACATTCATTATAATATACCTTAAAAGAAAAAGGGACCAACATATGATCCCTTTTGTATTAGAAATTTCCTTCTGCAACTTGCATTACTTTCAAGCCAAGTAGCTTACGCCACATGAATACAACTTGATCGCGGTCATCATAAACCTTTTTAACATCGTAATGATCAACCACATTTTTCATGTACAGGTCGAATTTTACAACATCATCGGGACGTTTATCATCTATGTCTCGCATAAACAATGCATCGTAAGGAATACCCCAATTCTTAAGCCACTGTTCGGTATCAGCACGACACCCTTCAGTACGCCCACTCATGACGATAATCTTGCGTTTATGAAAAACTGCTTCAGCGATAATAGACAAAATAACTTCTTCATCTGGTGTATCCTGAAGAACAGTACTTTCATCGTAAGGATTGCGACCCCATTTATGAGCAAGAGTACCGTCAATATCAACGATAACAGCAGCTTCTCGTGAATTACCATAGTAACCAATGTGCATGGCCTTACTATAATAGTACGTATCTGCCATAGTGTCGATGATATTATCTTGTACTGAACGCTCACGCATGAGGTTACGTTTCTTACAAAGTTTTACGAACTCTTTAATCTTAAAGAAAACATGAACATCTGCACCACGATCTTCATTAGGTACGAAATCTTCGTAGAAGTTCTTTTCTTTGTAGTCGTATTCATTATCTTTAGCCCAACGTTTCCATTCATCACGGAAATGTTGTTTAAGGTTCGTATCGGACACAATGATGTTCCAACCATTCTCTGCTGCTGAATTTGCTGCACTGAACTGCATTTTAGTTACGTACTGCTCATTAGCGTCGTTGAATTTGTATGCATCATGTGACCCTGCCATTGATTCTCGAATGTCATCACGGTTAATGTTGATAGTCTTCGATTTGGCATTTTTAATTTCTTGAACTGCCCATGTGGTTTTGCCACACCCAGGTAATCCAACTGTCAGTGTAATAGTTGGCATTATTACTCCTTGTTACTCAATGAATTCTACATCTTCGAGTTTGTGCCATCCTCTTGAAAGGTTTCTTGTTCCGTTATTGTATTCAGTGTATACAAAGCATTCACCATTTACTAAATTACCAATAGCAGTACGCGATACTTTAACATCAAGAATTATAGTACTGAACCATTCTCTGATTGTATGATCCCAGCATTTAACTTTACATCCAATCAATGTTTTCTTAAAATCGAAAACGTAATCTTCGACCATTGATTCGACAGATTCTATTAGTTCCTTTTCAATGTACTTTAACTTTTCGATCCTCTCAAATGCAAGTTCTTTATTCATATGTCCTCAATTATCTAGAACATCCACTATCAAACAAGCTTCAATAACGAAACAATCATCTAATTCAAAGAGTAATTGATAGTCATCAGAAAACTTCACTTTAGTAATGTAAGCACTTTCAATTCCACCACTATGATAAGAACTATATAAAATACATTTACCTGTATATTCCTTACGGATACGACTAAATTCTTCATATAAATGAGTAATAAACGTATCCGCAGTTTTGTTGTAGTATTTTAGGTCACTTACTGTGCTCATTAACTTTTCCTACTCCAAATCGTTTGGAGATTTTCACAAGTACAGATTCATCACAACGAATACTAGCTGTATCATTGGATGAACTGTACTTTAATGGGGTCCACTGTAATTGAGATTCTTCTAGGAACTTGATACATCTGAAGTAATCTTTCAGAGAAAGAAATTTAACTACTGACATATCCTGAACAATACTATGCTGAACTTCAACTTTCATATGAACTCCTTATAGTGGATCAAATTTATTTTCACGTTTCGATGTATAGCGAGTTACATCATGTATTCTCGGCTTAACACCTTTTGGTTTCCTTTTCTTCTTGTATTCAGTACTACTACATCCGAAGGTATTCTCGATTCGTTTCTTACTTATCTTCACACCTTTCATTGAGCGTTTGTGCTGTAATTCATCGATTTCTTCTTGTATTTTCCTGAACTCAGTCGGAGAAAGGGAACCGTCATTTTTATACTTAGGTTTAGCCATCACTTCTCCTTGTGCTTAGGCTAGATAGTACTAAAAATCCTTTAGTACAATTTTCATGTATTTTATAAGAGTCTCTTTGTAATCAACTTTCTTATTGTTATACATTGCAAAGGCCAAGCCCTGACGATTCAGTTCATTAGTTAAACACTCCTGAACCTTCATTGCGAATTCCTTTCGCTCCAAGTGCTTGTGTTCCTTGACGAAGCTTTCTACTTCATCTTGTAATGCATTATAGCACGAAAATACCAATTGTTCCATTCTTAATATCTTTTGCATAGCATATTCATCAGTACTGAACAATTGTTTTAAATCATCACTTGAACCATTTAATACGGCTTCATATAAATGAGAATCAATAATAATACTATCTTTTGTAAGATGTAATGAACTGTACCAGTCAGTCTTTATTTTACACATTGTCCCATTATTTAGGATGCACACAAAACCCTCAATATCAAGCATTTTATGAACTTCCTCCACGCTTTCACGGAAGGTATTTCGTACCGGAAAAGTGTGATGAATATCTTTTCCGGTCATATTAGTACTGTACTGTGCAAGGCATGGAAACTTATCACGTAGTGCTTTACCACATAGCAACTCACCACTCACACGATGTCGAACGTTCAGTACAAACAGTTGTTCTACCTGATATGGTAATACAATTCGGTACTCTGGGCTTGTATACTCCATATTAACTGTGTAACCTAAACGTTCCGCTTCGTCGATGTACTGATACAAATTCTGGTTCTCGTTAATAAGTCGAGTACTGTTAATCGCATGGTCAGAATACAATGCAGTATGTGATTTACAACGAATCTCACCATCATTATCACGATAAGTACTGATGATCGAACCATCCAACTTAGGCATAACTACCGCAATGTCATCGCATGTGGTGTTAGCAGGGAACATTGTAGCAGGATTCTCGTAAGCATTGAAGAACTTTTTCATTGTACGTGCTGCACAACGTATCATGTCACCTTCTTCATCAATTTCCCACATAGAGCCACGGGTTTCCAACGCATTTGGTTGCATGAAATCAGTGTATGATGCTAGACGATAACTGAATACACGATACGTACCACCAGCAGGACTTTTATGATCCACATAAAAAAACGCATCGTTTGTATTACATAAGTGCATTAAATCTTCATATATTTGTAAAAGGGTCATTTTATTACCTCTATATCTACATCAGTTCCATAATATGATATTAATCCATCATCCGATTCACACTGAATAGACAACTCAGATTCATAGTATGTTACTTTATTCACTGTTAGTACTTGTTCTTCAATTACTCCAGAAAAATAATTCATCTCACGTACACGAACTTTAGTTCCTTTAGGTAGTTCATCTGATATTTTTCGAACAAGTTCAAAAGCAGCCTGTTCAATAGTGTACAGTAATTGTAATCTATCTTGGATATTCATATTATTTCCACCAACTGGTATCACGACCATTAGAAAAAGATTCATTGTACTGATGCCTAAAATTCGTTTTTGGATTATTGTTCATAGTACTAATGAAATTAAATTTAACATTTTCTTGAATATATTTTATAATACTATCTTTGAATTTAATAGTACTGAAATCTAAATCCAAATGTTCATACAATACAGGATGACAAAACTCATGTGTACGCAATGATGGCATAGTATCCTTAATGTATTGCACAGTGTTAATCATTGCATTGTACTCAGGCATAGCACGCATCATCATTAGCTGAAAGTGTTCTTCCTCTGACATTGACTCATCCAAATCAATAACGACTTCATCATTTTTAGAGTCATAAACTTTAATGGTACTCTTGGTTGGATCAAGCATAGCCCACTCTGGATACAGGCATGTTTTCCAAAAAGGATTATTGCACTGAAACATACTAATGAGATTTTGTTCTTTATCAAAAATAGCAAATCCAAGATCCGAACTTGGTTGTACTTCACATACACAAATATCGTAAGACGAGTCTTCAGTACTGAGTGAACCAACTACATTTGATATATGTGAATATGGAGTTTCTCTTGACTCCAACTGAAATGTACTTTCAATTCGATTGATTTGTGGATGTAATGTAATTACACCCCTTAGTACATATAAAATTCTATCTAAATCTTTAATCAAAATTCTATCCCCGTATCGGTTAATTTCGTTCCGTCCATGTACTTGACGGTTATTTCAAGGCGACTCTCAGTACTCAATTTTTGAAGATCATTGTAGTACAATTTAAATTCTTCAAAGAACTCAAGTGGTGGAATATCGTATAAAGTACTAATCTGGAAGTGCTCAGGTAATCCAAATTCCAATATATCAATCTTAGGCATAAGACCATCGGCTGCTGCACCTTCTGGAGTACTGCTGTCTGCTACATAAAACATAGAATTACCATGACGCTGGATAACGAATATGCAATCATCTTCACTTACATAAATCATATTTCCAAGGTATGGATCGTTATCACACCAATTATCATGGACGAGTTGTTCAACTTGAAGTAAATCTTTTATAATTCCCTGACCACTATCGTCAACTAGAATATGTAAACCAGAACAATCTTTGCTCAACCAGCGGTATCTTGCATCACATCCTGATTCCATAAATGGATATTTTGAAAAATCCATATCAGTACCATTATAAAACCAATCGTACCACTCGTTACGCATAGTAATCAGCTTAGTACTTAATTCTAATACATTCATTTTAGTTTTATCCTCTTAATTTAATAGTACTGGCTGGATATTCTACCAAAGTATTATCTGGTAATCCTATACAGTAATAAGGGAGATACCCCATCTTTATATTAATACCAATTAAAATTCCTGTTTTATATGAAGTATTAATTCCATAGTAATCGTCTATATCAACAGCAAGTCCATATAATGATATGTTACAATCCTTGATATATCGGTCAAACATTTTATACATTGCAGAATATAAAGTTCCATTGGATTGTCTCACCAAATCTGCCAACATTTTGATAGTACTGTTAATTAAATCTATACTGAACATCTTTGTACCTGCGAAAAAAGACCAGCAAACGCTGGCCTAAAAATTTAAATTATTTCATAAAGACAATATACACCATCAACGCCAGCATCAGGAAAATCAACATAGAAATTCACACTAACAGTGTCGTAATCTATATCAGTGATTCGTCCGGTTTTACCTACACTTTTTACAAATATATCAGTACCAAGATACACGAACTCAAATTCGTCCGCATACTCTTTTATGATATCTGCGAACCAACAACCACACCTAGGTTCTGTGTTAATAATTTCAAGATATAATGTAATATATTGTTCGTATGTCCATGTGTGTAGATAAAAATCCATAGCAGTTTCCTTAGAAATATATCATACCCATCAATTCAGAATCGGCGGGGCGAGTATAACCTTGCTTCTTAACTTTAAAATAGAATGATTCATGCTCTTCTAAATTATAACGTTTTTTCAAGCAACGAGTGTATGTCTGACAATTTGGGTGAACCCATTCATAAATGTGAATGCCATTTTCGTCATAACCATTTATACTACAACGATTTCCTTCATGCTTCATAAAGTTTTTACTTTTTTCAGTAAATTCTTTCACTGTAGTTGTATATGGAGATTTGTATTCAAAAGGAACTTCAGTCATACGAAAATAATAGTATTCTTCGTCTTCATCATATCCCAAGAGCACTGTGTTAGTTTCACGTACATTGTAATGATTCTTACTTTTTAATTCATTTTCGTATATATCTTTCAGTACTTCTGCAAAAACTTCATCGCTTGATGCATTAGGATTAGATACACCTGATACTCGGCGTTCAATAATAAAATCAGTGAATTTGCGGTCTTCGGCAATATCTTCGTTCATATAAAGACTAACAAACTTATCCTTATATGTCTTTACACTATATTGCTTACTTTGTACTTCACTATAAACATCTGCTAACATATTCTCCTGACCACACTGCACACCACTTACAGAATAAGCACATGCATGTTCAGCCATTACTGATGTTAACATTTGGAAATTTGCCATGTTTAATTCATTCGCCATCTCTGTAGCGAAACGGATACGGTCAAGCATTTCACACACTCCTTGTGTTAATTATTGTTCCTTACCCATTATTATATCATGAATTAGACTATTGTCCCTGTTTATAGCAATAAAGATTCTCTAATTTAAAATCTACTAGATCACATTCAGAACGTACTCGATTCTTGTTCCAGAATAAAATACGAATCCTTTCATAATCACGATAAACACTAATAATGCTTCTGTGCTTGGATTTGTAGTACTCCTGTACTATCCCCAGATACACAGTCCTCAATAAAGACTTAGTTGGATATGGCATATTCTGTGCTGACGTGATATCGTAAATCATCTTCATTGTTTCAGCAACAAGTACTTCATTTGTTCTCATTGTAATCCTTACATACACTATGTAAAGTAAATCCTAATCCAACACCGACAAATGGAAATAGTAAATTGATATACCAAGTATTAATTGATGAAAGGAAACAAATCCCACATACTGTCAGTACTGCCAATGAAAAAAGACTCCAGATAAAAAATACTGTTCTCATAAAAATGTTACCTCATCAAATGAAAAGTTTAAGTACGTTGTTGAATCTTGGTCTAAACTATGAATAGTAATATGACCATTGAAATAAAAAGAAACATCAACTATTTGAAGTTTTGGGTATTTTCTAGTACTGAAATACCTTCCTACTACTAAGTCAGAAAACATATTTCTGTATTCTTGTGTTACGTTTTTGTATAGGTTATGTAGAGCACTTTCTTGTGAATCGAAAGTAATGGAATAATCTTTCACCAATATAGCATATGTTTTCTGCATTAAAATGATATTCATAAATCTCCTAATATCTCAAAAATTATTGATATTGGGTATACTGGGTTATCAGATGAAGTAACACATACTATTAGTACGTTTTTTCCAGGTGCTACATCCTTTACCGTGAAATTAATATTATTAAGAATCAGTGATTTACCAATATAATGCTCTTTCAATAATTCAACAAAATAATCCAGTACTGGATTATCTGCACTATATGATAACTCAGTACTTGATATCATTTTATATGTATGAACTATTAGTTCAGCTTTAGTCATGAACACGCTCACAATTAAGGCAATAAATGCACTCAATGTCAGGTCGCCATGATTTATCAAAATCTTTGTGCTGTTCTTCGGTGTATTCTGCATCATCATTGATAGGGAAGAAATCACCAGCACCAGTCGCCCAGTCTGAATCTAAACGGAAACGAGCTAATTGAGTACTGTTACAATATGGACATTTATTCAAAATTTATTCCTTCTAACTGATATACGTTTAATGAAAATGACCCACTATTATTATCGCATCTGAAACACAGTGTTAAAGAACCATTAAAACTAACAACATCAGTACATATACATTTTTCACCATTGGATATGATAGATTTTCCTATATATAAATCTCTTACTATAGTACGGTAATGTTGCCATAAAAAATAATACACACTTTCATAGTACTCATCTTTTACATATGACAAGTATAAGAATTTATAAAATACTTGTATTTCCTTTAAGTTGTTTTTCATTCTCCAACTCCAGTAAATTTACACCAATCCAATCAACATCACTATCAGTACTTAATTCCAATCGTAGCTTACCGCTATGACTAACAATATCGCGGAATTTGTATATTTTATTATCACGAACTATACACAAATCATGGTAATATTCATGTAATTCATCCAAAAACTTTATCCATACCGAACGATAGATTTCACCGTAGAGATATTCTCCAGCATCAACCGTAGCGTATTGGATATACAAAAATTTGTATGTGAATTGTATATCATTTAATAACATATGTAACCTCTTATAAATTCACCAACTTCACAACTTTAATCTCGATAAATCCCCTATCGGTTATTTCAAGAAATTCAACATGGATAATCCCATTGTATGATTTAACTCCAGAGAACTCGAATATATCATTTCCGTCGATAAAAGTACTGTAATTCTTTTTTATATATTCACCTACTGAATCTAAGTACTCAATATATAAATCAATAAATGGTTGTTCTTTGTATGGGTTATGTGAACCTATTTTGTTACTAACAAGGTATACATCATACAAATCATATAGGATCTTATAAGTGAATTGTATATCATTTAAATTTAATCCCAAGGGAATATCTCCAACGGAATACTGGTAAATCCAAAATCAGTGTAGTACTGAACCTCAACTTTACCATCACGTCTAATGATTATATCAGAAAATTCTGCATGGTCATCACCAATAATAACAGTACTGAATTTTTTTTTAATCTTACCACGAATCGTATGAATCATTTCAGTGCATGTGTCTTCTAGACTAGGGCTATCATTGTCGTGTGCTAAATCTCGAATAATCTTGTATGTTAGTAGGAAATCTTTATAATTCATATGTCCACCAAATCTATACTATATCTTTCATTAGTATTACTATCTATAAATGATAGTACTAATTTACCACCAAAACTATTAACTTGTTCTATCTTATGTTTTTTACCACGAATGATTATCTCACTATTAACAAAATATTCACGTATCATTATTAAGTGATTAATCCAGATAGTATGAGTGAATGTGTTTTCTCGTATTGTATTGAGATATCTTCCATTGTGATGTAAATCAAACAAAACACTGTATGTATATTGTAGAACTTTATAATTCATATATCCCCTTACAAAAATAGCCCGAACTTATGTCGGGCTATGTACATTATTCATCGTCGTCATCGTCATCTAGATCGATATAGATACTATCATCACCATCATCAAAGTACTCCACAATAACTCCTGGAATATTAAGGGCAGTAAACATTGCATCATATTTCTCATCAGATGGAATCAAAACAAATTCATCAATGTTTTGAACTTCTGGCATTTTATCTTCGGGGATACCCATATCAACAAGTGACTGAATAATCTTTTCTTTGAATTCTAAAAACTTCTCTTCAGATTCAAAATCCATAATAAGCTGTGCAACATATCCTTCATCGTTACCGAATGAAATTGACATTTGTGCATCAGTACCGACATAGCACCAAACACGTTTACCTGTGTGCTGCTCAATAAAGTTTTGAATCTGTAACACAATGTCATGGCGAGAACTGTTAGCAATGTTGTTAAGATTTTCTACACCAGCATTAATTCCAGTACTGTCATTTGTTTCTTCAAATTCACCATAATCACCCAATACATACTGTACACCTTCATGATGTAATGCATATGCATAGTCAAGGTCAGCGAGTGAATCGCACTTTCCACGGATCGGACGTAGGGAAAGACCTAAGCGAAGATAACGGAAGTATGTATTAGTATTTGTATTTGTCAACGTAATGCTCCTTAACAATATAAAAGTAGTTGCTGTTATTGTCAAAAAAGATAACCATCCCTTTATAGACATTTACACCAATTTTGATTTCACATATGTTATTTGATTTACTCGCTTCAGTCAATAACATTTTGTGCTCTTTACTGAAAGTGTGGAACAGTGGTTTGACATGCCACATTTCGATACCATCCAGTACTGAAAATTTTTCACTAAATTTAATCATTGATTCTTGTAAAAAATATCCTGTAAGATTTATTTCATCACACATGCAAGTTTCCAAGAAAATTAATCACATCTGCATGTGATAATGTATCATTACCTTCTAGTACATTAATGATAAACGGCACTTGGCGATATAGTTCAGCCAGGAATTGTACCTCATCAGATGTGTAAGAATATCCCATAGGAACAACCTGTGCAGTCCAGTTTCCTAGAGTTTTGTTAGCAATAATTGCAACTACAGTATTACCTTTGTATTCAACATGGATGGAACGAAATCCTGATTGCTCATTTTGATCCCAAAGTACTGGATTGGTTTTGAACAGTACTGACATAATTATTTCCTCATGTATTTTATAACGTCTTCAAATAATTGTATTTTTAAGTCCTCGTCATTTCCAGGTAAAAACTCACGAAAACTATCAAAATCTTCATTTTTTGCGAAGTTACGCATTTGTGTTGAGCTATATTGACTTACATTACGGTCAATACCTGCCTGAATTGCTTTTATACTACAAAAATTATACAACTTACCATTGTACATGTCAAGAGTTTTTTGAAAAGAATCAATACGGTCAGAACCACAAATGAAAAGAACATCTAAGTACTTTCCATCCAGTTCTCTCATTATATCAAATAGATTGTCTTCTGTGTAGATGTTCTCTTGCACTGAAGGATAGAATCCCTCTGTATAATACATTTTTAGTTCAGGTGGGAGTGGGTTTTTTATATTGTCAGTACTGGTGCTTAGATATATTTTTAAATCAGCATTGTACTGTTCTTGTAATGTTTTGGCCTTTTCAAAAACTAAACCATGTCCACGATGTACAGGATTAATACGACCAAACGTTAATACACATGTTTCTTTCATAAATTCTTCATCACCAACCCAAGAGATTTAAGATAATTGATTTTAGCAGTGGTTAAGTACTTATCCAGTACTATCAGACACGAAGGAAATGGTGCTGAATCTGTTTTCTTATCGGGTTCTTCTGGTATACCAAATCGTAATCTTCCCTTAATAAAACAAATACAATCACATATTTTAGCAGCATAATCCTGAAAAGCAATTGTGTCGGTTCTTGAGGGTACAAGAATAACTACAGTTGCCCCGTTATTATATGCATCTACTGCTTTAGATAACCAAGTTTTCAAGTCACTGTATGGTGGATTCAACCAAACTATATTATTTCCCCAATCCTGTGATAGTGAATCATCTTCTGGAGTGAAAAAATTATCACACAATGCAGTCTCATCTACACAAGCAGCATCAAGTGTAAATCCCCATAACTCATCCAAATCTTCAAAGAAATCTTTGGGAGTTGTCCAGTTATCTTTTCCAGTACTGAAATGTACTGAATGTTTTTTCGAAGCATCCTTCTTCGACATTATATAATTCCTTTTGTTAGAGACAGTTGTGTACTATCTTATCAAAAGTACTACTGTCAATGTTATATTCATATAAAAATTTAAAATGTGAACCGTAACGCATCATCAGATTAAACTCTTCTTCAGTATTGAACTTGTAATCATGAATAGTCTCAGGGGTACATTTTAAACCCAAGAACTCTATAATTTCAGATGTTACATCATATCCTGAATTGAAGTATTTAACCCAAACACATTTTCCTTGTGGGTTGTATTTTCTATATTCTCCTTCTAGTTCTCCTTTAATAATATGAGCCTTAACACTTATTGAATTATTACTATATCTTTCTTCAAAATAATTACCATACTGGGCTTTTGATATTGTTGGTTTTTGAGTAGGAAGTAATTTAACTGAAGTCACTTCAATTCCATTTTGTAATTCCTTTATATAAGAAATGCATCCTTTTTCTTTAATAACCACATATCCAGTAAAGATATCTTCGTCTTGTGATTGATTAATGCAATCATCAAAATTCAAAGTTTTATAAGTAACAGTTTTTTCTTTTCTAATAAATGCCATCATTATTCCTATGGAAACATCAATGAATATACGTGACGTTGATTGCATCAACATCAGTAGAATTATCATGCTACGCATGTCTAATTCTACAAGTACTATTTTCTTTTAATTAATATTGACGGGGTTTGCTTGAGCATATTTCATCCCCCCGCAGGGGAAAGAACAAAAAAATTTGACGCTGGTGGCCTTCACATAGTTCATATCACGAATTCTCTTACGAGACGAAAGCGGGTTGCTCTGTTTCTCTCTATCGCGGTTCTTGTAGCAACGGTCGTCGGTCTTAAACATCCCGACACATAATACAAATACCATATGACCAGTACTTGTATTTGATTTCACAAAATTTGGACGCAACTATATTGTATAATTCCGACCGCATATTTCTTATGAAATCTCCCTTAGATAATTGGTAAGGTGCGATCCTTATATGTCTATCGAGGAACTCTCTTTATCCTATTGGAGTTCTTTATACAGCCGCATTGCCGTGAGTGGTTCAAACTATGCCATCATCTAACGGGTTTCATCTGCTGTTCGTACTGAAAGGACTACTCATCTACCCTCTACATTTTCGAGTGGATTAGGCTTTTAATCATTTCCTTATGGGAACCTTTCAGGATTAAAAAAAGGTGACTAACATATTATGTTGTCACCTTATATTATATCATTAACTTATCATTTGTCTCAGTTATATTCGGTTTTTTCTGTGAAATTTGTTAGTATATCAACACTAAAACTTCGAATAACCTCAATCTTGCTTGGCATGAAACGGTGTTTATTTTTAATATACAACTCATCATCTTCAATAAAAGATGTAAAAATGAATGCCATATCTTCACGTGGAATTTGTAAAATATCACACATTTCATTTGCCGATGCTACTGGTGAATCATTATAGTACTGAGAGTATGCACTAGATTGGCGACCGATTATAATAGAATTTCTGATTAGAAAATTACTACAGTACTGAAAATCTTTGTAGTACTTTTCAATAATGTACGGCATAAGTGCTTCTTTCACGTCTTCATAACCATTAGTACTATCAATTGCTATACAGTAATCTTCACGTTCTTTTTTCTCATGATGGTAATCATAAACATACTCAAAGAATGAATTTTTATTTAATGAATCATTTAAACCAACTGACCCACTATAGTATGATTTTCTATCATTCATTCGATCATCTGGGCATGATGCATACATAGAAGTGTCATGTGATGATGTACCAATATAAATTTTCTTAGTAATATGATTATACGCTATGTAATCATAATCTTGAACTCCGGTCAGCATTAACTGGAACATTAAATCATCAGGAACATCAATTAACGGGTACTCAAACTTCGAATATCTACTGCGGCAGAAGTTCTTTTCAAATGCTCGGTATGCGATAAAATCTTTTAGATTTTTACAAGATTCATGTTCATGAGCACTACTGCTACGTACATTGACATTAGTCGATGTGCAATATCCATCCGAATCTTCGGTGAAGTTACCAGCATAATCCTTATTGTAGTCAACGATTAGATAAAGTTTCATACATCTCCAGACAAAAAAAGGACGAGATAACAAATCCCGTCCTTTGGTTTATTAGTGACTTGCCCAGCAGTAAACAGGACGTAGATTTTCCATTGGATTTACTTCAGGCTTCAGTACTGTTACACGTACTTCATATGGAGTTCCATCTGCGTGATGGAATGTTTCATAATGAATACTTTCAATAAATGTTTCGTATTCTTCTTGTGAACGTGAACGTACTGATGATGAATATTTCTTTTTAGAATCTGCTTTAAGCGTAACACTAACTAGTTCTGATTCCTCACCTTCTTCAAGTTTGTTGAAATCGAACTCTGGTACACCTTCAAACATATCAAATTTCATTCCATTGTCTTCCATTTTTAAATTCCTTTTATATAATGTTAATTAGATATTTTTAATAAGCAGATTAGATTGTGTCATACTGTAGTGTTCCGTGACGGAATTTTTCAAGTCGTGCTAGAACTTCTTTTCGTTCAACAATTTCTGGAACATCTTCTTGTAGTTGATCACAAACTTCAACAATGAAGTCCCAATCACTCTCACAACTTTGTCGTACCGCCTCAATTGTTTTCCAATCAGTACTGATATCACCATCAGCATTTTGATATACAGGCCAAACTTTTCCATAATCAGCAATGGATTTGTCATTTAGAATACGAATGGCATTGAAAATCTGACCAGTACTGAAGTGTTTTGTATTCTTCATATCTTCTAAACAGCATAGCTTTGGCTCACCTTTTACTTCAATGAGTAAAACACCACCAATTGCTTTTAGGACTGAACTTGTATTCATCTATATCTCCGTTATCAAAAAAAAGATGTGAACATTATATCACAAGAATCTAATATGTTCACATTATTTTCATTGGATTTTAATAATATTGTACCAGTTATCAAAATCCTCAATTGCTAGAATGAACATATTTTCATCATTGAAATCTAAAATATGTTCATTGTATAGGTAACTAATGTACTTGTTTTTGCATAGTCTAGCATTCATTAGTAACATTTCTACTGCACGTTCATAAGAACAAGGAACAAGGTATAACTTAGTACCATCTTGGTGAATAATTTCCTCAGCACCATGTGGTATAAAACGTTCTGCTGTATGTGGAATATACGGCTTAGTTTTAAAAATAATTTTGAATTTAGTATCCATACCAAATCCTCCAGATTTATAATGTTTCTTTTATGTTATGTAACATAGTATTAACTATGCACATCTTACCACCTAACTTGTAGTAATATTCTAACTTATTAATAATATTACTTTTTAATATATCAAATATTTGATATTCATTTGGATCGAAACTAAGTTCGAATTGGAATGTATATAAATTGTTAAAGAGGTGAACTAATGATGCATCTGGTGATTCCATTGTAACTGTATATTTTTCACGATAACCAGTACTAATCACTACTTCGGATATATCACCTTTCATGTATATGTCAATATTGTACATCATTGGTCTGCCTGTGGCAATATCTTTCATGCGAAAGAATGCAGTACTACGATATACAATGCCTTCTGAAACCTGTTCTTGTATAGTGATATTTGAAACTTCACTCTCTTGGAATTTGGACTCGAATGAATGAGTGTAATTTGTTTTTTCATTATCCGTGTGCATAGTACATGTGTATTTTCCAAAATCATCTCTAGATGTATATGATTTATCACTGCTAGTTTTATAGAACGAAACACCATTAATATGTTGTTCTTTATACATCATCGTGTCATGGGATTTGTAGTATGAACAATTAGGTGTTGAAAGAGATTCAAACTTGTTCACGTCATGACAGTAAGAAATAGAAGAATCGCTATACATTACTACATCACGAATTGCAACTTCTTTTGTAAAACCTTTTTTGACGGAAATTTGAAAGTCATTGTATGGGAAGATTGTATATCCATCGTATGCATCTGATGTACTGATACCAAATGGTGTAGTAGAATTCAGAAATTCGTTGATATGTTCAAGTACTGAATATTTTTTAAAATTAAGAAAATCTGAAATGTCTAACATATACAATCCTCATAAATTTAGACAAAAAATTAGTCGAGAATAAATCTCGACTTGTGTTTTACTTTACCATTTTTCATTTCTTTTTTACGATCCACATGTGTCTGAGGCTTGTTAAACTCATTCATGTGTTTCTGTACGAAATTGTTTACTTTCTTAGCCATACTTACTCCAAACTGGGGTCTTTAACTGTTAGACTTTCTATGTCACTCGCATAAAGAACTACATTGGATTGATTTTCAGACACTTTAAAGTCATGATAACTGTCTTTGACGATAAAATTATCTAATATAAACCCTTTACTACAGCACATCATAATTTTATCATCTTTGATTGTGTAGGTGTTTTTCTTTTTACGTACTTCAGATTGTGGCGTAATACTATCGTTATTACGAATAACACAATCAATATATTGTTCATTTGTACTCATAGGCATACCCATGATAAACGAGTTTTCAGTACTGATTGTTAGTATAAAAACGTTAGTATTTGGGTTGTGAAAAAAATCATGCATTGTCTTGCTACACAAAAATAGACATTGAATAATGTCCTTCACATTAAACATTATATCATGAACTTTGAATGCGTCCAACTCTAAAATGTCATCAATTTTCCCATTTTCAACAGTTTTAATCTCCATGATCTATCCTTGATCTTCTAATGCACTCCATGTGCGTTTTTATTAAGTCACTGCATTATACTTCTCTATAGCATTAGTAATATTTAATATAGCTTCAGGAACCATTTCTTTATTGTATTCACGTTTTAAATTTTCCATTTTCTTAATAATTTCCAAGAAAAATGGCAAAATACATGAAGTATCTGTAAAATTACATGAGTACAAAGTACTCATTTGAAATAATTCACCTGAATCAATATTAAGAGATTTGTATTCCTTAACAATGTTTTCGTTTGTATTGAAAATATGAAATACTGTTCCCATGTGATGAAGATATACACCATTCTCATTTTGAATATGGCATGGTGTGATTACAATAGCAGTGTTGTCAATATTATTTACTATTGATAAACGTAGACTATGTAAACCTAAAATAACAGTACAATCATTTGAACTGCTTTGAATTTGGTCAGCAGTTTGTGTAACACTTGTAATATTTTCCCCATCAAGACAACTCTTGATTTTATCAAATGAATTTTTCATTGATTTAGTTAGATACATTTATGAACACCTTCGAAATATTTGATTAATGATTTTATCTTATCGCTACTAATGCCATGTAAGTCAACACCTAAACACTCGTATTGAAAAAAATCAATATCCTCAAGCGTGTTTAGATCAATTTCCACCTTATCATGACCCAACGAATTCATAATAACGTTTTTATCATTAATTGTCAAGAAAGTTTTTTTATTTGAACCTAAAAAGATTTTTACATGTTTTTTTGGCATTACATCATAAGATAAAGATTGTGAACCATAAATGTATATGCCTTCCATTGAACCAATATCTATAAAATATAGACGAATCCCTTTGTGGTATTTTGACTCCTTAGTGATCGCCTCTATTAGTTCATCTGTGGTTGTTAACCTTGTTTCTTTCTTCTCTAAATTGCTCAAATGCATAAAATAATACCTTGATCATTTGTAATGTTTCTGACATTACATCAGCAGAAAATTGAACATCAGTGTATTTTACCATAGTACTTTGAGTAAAGAAAGTAGCTTCAATATCTTCAAGGTCAAATGGTTCATCAAATAAATTAGTACTGAACATATCAGTTTTTTTCTTATAAGTCAACATAAACTTAGCACTGTATCTCAATACAATTTCATCTTTACTTACTAAAATTCGTGCAATGTTCTGTCTACCCAGTGTTGTAATGTTAACATTAAACGTATTCTTTCGTGCCTCAACAATATCAACGAAATAACCATCACCTTGGTAAACGTTATGACGAACTTCTAATCCTTGTTGAACTGTATTGAACAGTGCGTCCTGGATAAAATAATTTGCAGTATCGATGTTTCCTAAAATATCTAACATAACTTCTCCTTTATAGCTGTCATATTTAGAAGAAATTCAGTAAGCAATTCCTCCGTAACATGCTCTGTATACCAGAATATCACAATATCTTTTGAAAGTCGTGTATTCATAAAAATATCTACTAACTCTTTGTAGTACTCTAGCGTTTCGAGATTTGTGAGAATTAACGAGTACTGAAAGAGTAATTCTTCCGTTAGATTAAATTCTGGATAAAGTAAATCATTGAACTCATGTGATGCAGTTTGAACTTTAATTTCTTTGAAGTTATTGGTTATACAACCGGAATAAATATTTCGGTGCAACTCTCTGTACAACGCAGCATAATCTATGAATTTTGCTTTAGGGTTAAAATCAAGAACACTTTCACCTTTATATGACAATCGGTGGAACGCCGAGAACATAGTCACTTCCCACGGTTGCTTAATATCTAGCTCAGTGATATCAATATTATTGGACAGAAGAACCGTAAAAATCTCACCAATCTTTAATAGTAATTTTGTACGTGCCAGTGCTACCATCGGGTCAGACATTATACACCTTCATATTCATCAAGAAAATCTTCGATAATCATTTCAGCTTCATCCATATGCATAGCATCAACTTCAATGATGCGAACTTTAGATGCATCCCAAATCATAAAGCTAGGAACATTGTCTGGCTCGTAATCATTTTTGTACTGAACAGCATCATAACCTTGAGCAGTGCAATTCTCAATAAGTGAACGCCACTCATCATCACTGCCTAAATCTTCACACAGAAGCACGTTATCAACATCAACTTCTAAGGTATGCAAGTATACTGTACATGCGTCTACTACGTTCAGTGGGCTTCTCAGCTTGCGTAATGCAGCTTCCAAAGCACTGTGTTTACCTCCCATATGAAGACCACCATACGGGATATAAAAGTTATCAATTTTTACAGTACTCGCATGATACAGTTTCATATTTCATTCCTATTTCAGTACTTTAGTCAATGCTTTCACAGCGGTTTCGAGTTGAGCATAGTCGTTAATTGTAAGGTAATGAATACCATGTGCCTTCATTTCAGCATCTATTTTACTATATAAATCAAACATGTCAAGGATATGATTGTATGCATATGAAGTATTTGAAACACACAATTCTTGGAACAAACGTTCTTCCAAGTCATTCACAACTTCTCCATGAATGTCAAGTACTACACCATCTTTGTAAGTGTAGTACTCTTCACTCCACTCTTCAGAAAGTCGGAACAGTAACGGATTCCCGCCGAACACTTCCATGTCATAGGAATTTATCTCACTAAGTAGTGTTTCACCTGGTTCTGGTGTGAAGTCAAAATATGCGAGTGTTGTACCATCATAGTCCTTGAGTGATATACCAGTATGATTTAAGGTTACTTCACCATAATTATTATTCTTGAACTTGATTTTGATATTAATCTCAATGTATTTTATTGTCTCATCATCACTGAAATTGTAATCAACTTTATACTTTTTCCAAAGAAGTTTGATATCTTTGAAGTACTTTAATTTACTTTCAATTTCTTTAAAGTCCATCTGGAACCACCATTTCTTGAATGTGCTTACATTTTATATTTGCCATATTGGTATGTAATATAATGCTGTGTTTACGCAATGATTTTACTTTGTAGCACTCATTGAGTACTGAAATAATTCCCCATAACTCTTCTACACTAATAGTGATAGGTTCACTTGTACTCAGTTGCATCAGTGCTGCTTGAACATCATCTTTGTTATTAATAGTGAACTGGATTCCTCTTTTGAGAATTTTAGTTTTTGGATTGTACTCAGCTAATACATCACCTTCTGGATAACCCTCATGAAGTAATAATGTTGTTTCAAAATCACCGCAGTTGAAGTTAATTTCATCATAATCAGGTACACAAATGTTCCCTTCCCCGTACTCATTAGGTTCAGATTCTAGTGTTAAAATACGCTGAGTCTCATTGCTCAGGATGATAGAATCATTCCAGTACTGGGTAGTGAATGCTCTACGTTTCTTTTGAAAGCACATACTCGACATTGAACCATACTTCTTGTATATGGACTTCTTGAACTCAATAGCAGCAGGAGCCACCTTGATAACTTCACGAATTAAGTCAATAGCTTCTTGATAACTTTTTCTCATTTATCGTATCCATATAAAATATGATCTAGTGTACTTTGTACTTCTTCATGAAAGAATGAAGGGTAAACTTGTATCAATTTATCTTTAAGTTCAAGGGAATGGCATAGTTCTAATGTTTTGTAACAATCCTCGTACTGTGCCAGATCATGTAATGTACTTAACTGAAAATGTTGTTCTTCGGAGTACAATAAATCATAAACCATATTATCGGATAAAAGATTAGATTTGATTGAAGGATCAAGTACTGTCTGGTGGTGACCAACCCAAAAGATAGCTTTTGAGTTAATGTTATTACAACCCCATCCTTTCCCCATCTTTTGGTGAATAGCAAATACACATGAATCATACAAATTAATGCTCAGACGTTCTTCGTCTGCATGGATAGTTACACCATCAATAGATAGTGTATATTTGAAATCCATAGCCCCCTCACTTCGTGCACGAGAACTAAAGACCAGATATCGATGAATTATGGTATTGATTTTATCTGTCCATCCATCAACACATTTGGATGCACATAATGTAAAAAGATCATGATTGTAGTTCATAAAATTCTCCTTTAGGACAATGTATCATACAAAAATACCAGAGTCAACCCCTGGTACGAATTTAATCCATCATAAGTGGGATAATTGCCCATATCTTTTTCATAATCATATCTTCAGTAAAAACAAATGTTTTAGGAGCAGTATATGATATTGACACACCAAAAGGAAGTTTGATTGCATCATCAATTATATTATGAATATCAAACCATGTTTTAACATAATCATACGGTGGAAGTTCATGAATTGTACTTAACTGAAAGTAATTCTCTTCACCAAAATCACTATATTCAATTTCACAAATTTTAGTGAATTGATGATTCCATTTAGATATAATACTATTTTTATTATTGTACATAGTAGTTCTATGCATAAAACCATTTTTGCTAGTATGATTTGATATTACGTTTTCTTCAATGTCAGTATCTATTTTAAAATTCATATCAAAGTTGTAGTACGGACTTGACGATTCTTTGAATTTTAAATGTAAATTGCGATTGTTATTAATTTCAATTTCAATACAAAACACATCTGAATCAAAACGATTAAACTTGTAATCGTTATCTTCCGGTAGATTCTGTATTTTTTTCATAATACTAAGCATAGGGTGTACTACACTTTTAATAAAATCATTTGTTATTTTCATAGTATTCCTTTAGAACTTTATATGATTCAACAATACTATCTTGTGTATAATTTGAACTATATACAACAGCACTTGTTTTAGTTGACCATAGATATGACATAAAGGTTATAACACTACTACATGGACTTAATGTATTGTTTTGAAATTCAATTTCTTCAATGTTATCAGTACTGGTATAGATGAATTGGAAAGTACCCATTGATTTATTGGACAGCGATACTATAGTAGAATCCGTACCAGGACTATACATGAATGTCTCATTACTAATTGAACTATCATTAGTATATGATGGTTTGGGAATATAAATCAAACGCATGATATCGCGTTCAAGACCTGACTTATTACTTTCCACCAAAGAAATCATATCTATATTTGATATATGTTCAACACTGACATGGAACTTTTTGTCGAGAATCACATCTCCATGAGAATTTTTATATGAAGACAAAATCTCATACATCTCAACTAATTCGCGTGCATTTAATAAACTCATGTTTTGTCTCTTAATGAAAGAATATCCTTAGTATAAACTGAAACAGAAATATGATTATATTTCATCATTAATTTATACACATAAGAAGCTAGTACTAAATCGTAAATTAATTTAGTATTATACAGTACTTGGTATTGTAACGCAAGTGAATCAATATCATCTTTACTTTCAATATCCAGAAATGTACCGAAAAATGTAGTACCGTAGAGATGAAAAGTGGAATTAATGCAATCAATGCATTCATTGTCCAATAGAGTAGATGCTGATGCCCTCGGTGAATCCCAAATAGTCACTGCGTGTATGCCCTCAACGAACAAATCTATCCATATTTTGTGTCGTTGTCTTTTTTTTGTTTTATAATTTTCTGGATTTGAAAGTGTAGTTTCAATTATATCCCATATGTACAAACAATCATCTCTTGTCATTGTAGCACCTTATCCATTGCTGCATTTAATGCTTTTAAACGATCAACATTCAAAGTATTGAAGATGTACGTTCCTAAAATGTGGAAATCGAATTGGTTCTTTTTGTATGTATGATAAATTAAACTACAAAAAACAACAGTACTAAGAACCTCTTCAGGTATAACAGTGCTCATCTGGAACAGTTCTTCTTCAACTGTACTTGAATCTGGATTGATAGCTTTTAACACATACTCTTCATCACCGAATAGTACTTTAATATTATATAAAACACCAATAGTACTAATATGGAATGGGTGGTGTGAAAAACTTCCATCATCCTTAATTTGTATATCGGTTCTAATCTCACACTCTTCATTACTTTTACTTTTATTTTTTACAATACAAATATTTCTAGCCCCAGAAATAGTAAGAATACCGTGGTCGTAATATTCATTTGACCAACATTTAGATGAAATTGCTACATCACGGATGAGATATTGTTTTTCAATTTCTTTCGCACTACCAACAATTGATAGCATTTTTTTACTGATATCATATAATAACTGATGGCGTTCTGTCATATAACTATAAGCGTTCATATTTTTCCTTAACAGATTCTATATTTTGAAGTAGTGTATTCAGAACATCAGTCTTGCAATTGATAAAATCATTGTACATAACTAGTTCACCACAATCAAGAATTTTTGCAGTATCGTAACAAAGCATTAAGTACTCGAATTCTTTGTAATTGTCCAACAATGATTTCTGGAAAATGAATGCATCTCGAATATCTTCACTTTGGTCTAATTCTGGTGGAACATCCAACCCAATAAAACCATCATCTTCACTGAAATCAGATTCTACAATTTTATTCATTTTTTCATGTAATGCATTCGCAAATACCATATTAGAAGAAATAGAACCAATACGTTCACGATTTCTGGATGTGCGAATGTACATAGTAATCGTATCCCATGAACTTTTAATTTTTTTAGAAAATTCATAAGTTTTATATACATCCAACTGAACTGAACCAAAACGATGTTTGGATTTGTTTTCAATTTTCAGTCGATAATTATCAAATTCAACAATTTCCGTAATGTCATGAATCTCTGAAAGTTCTGCAATGTCATGCATGAGTCTCAAAATTTTAGTTCTGATATGGTTCATTGTGCATCCTCGAATTTAACAGGTACATGTTCATTAATGAAATTCTTAAGAGCCTGTACTAAATCCTCTAATTCTTTTGTACTGTATTTTAAAATTGTTTTAAAGTGAATCAAATCTTTTCTTTCCATGATCTTTGGAATTTTATATGCTAACTCTAAACAGCGTACAGTACTGGCATCATACAAAAGGTTTGCGTTGAACATTAGAACATTGTATTCATCAGATGAAATTTTATAATTATATGTATCAATCACTTCATGTGTGTATAAATTCTTATACACAATTTTATTCTCACTGAAGTTTGAGCAAACGCACAGATAATCGTTGTAAAATGAAGAACGATAATCTTGTTTACGTTGTACATCTGCTATGATTTGTAATACTGTATATTTTTCTTCAGAATCCAACTCAATGTTAGCATAACTGCTCGCAGTTTCAGATACAAGGATATTGATGTTATATTTCTCATTAACTTTAATGTACTGGCGTGAGCCAGTATCAGGAATGAACTTAAAACAATGCTTCAGAAGTAATGTGACTTCTTTAATTAATTCAGTACTCATAGATTCCTCCAACTCTAGTTAAAATCAAGTATAACACACCTGAATGCTCTTGTAAAGCCATAAACACAAAAAGACCCATACGGGTCTTTATTTTGGTAAAACACTGTCAATGTACGCTAGAACCTCATCTCGAAGGTACGTTCCATCTATAGTTAGGTAATAGTTCATGGGAATATCACTCCCAACCTTCTCATAAATTTTCATACATGATATCACATCTTCATCACAAATGGTACTCAATTGAAAAAGAACTTCATCGGTTAACGGTACGATATCATGTTTAGATAGGGGATTTGTATTTTCATTCAACACAATATTAATCAAGTTAGGAGTATTCTTTGACGAAATATAACGATGCTTACTACGAATTACCATTCTCGATAGTGAAATACTGGAACTCCATCTTGGATCAACATCTTCATATGATAACGATATTAACATCTCGTGAAAATCTTGAAATTTCATTGACGCATAATATGTTTTATCCTCACCGTACATACCAAATGATTTAAATTCAATATCCCCCACTTTGTATGTATCGACATCATTATTTGAGAACTTTATTAAACTATTAATTAGTCTAATTAGAATATCATCTTTATCCATTCTTAAATAACTCCAAGTGCATGTCGTATAAATCTCTGAAGTCTTCATAGAAATCTTTTTCTTCGAGAATATTCTTTAAACTGGGAATCTCTTCCATAATTTCATCTATATCTGATTCTATGAAAAATCCTGATGGATTATCGTAGTTTTGTAACAGATAACTGAAAGTAATAATGTAAAGAAGTTCATTAGGATTGTGAATTAAACTTAGCTGGAACATAGCTGATTCTAAATCTGATTCAGTACTAAGATCAACCCAACGTGAATTTCTATAATCAACTCGTACTTGACTTGTATTTGGATTCCATGTGAAGCAATGTGTACCAATATGACCTATACAACCAACCCTTGTACTGTCTCCGGTATCAACACTGATATCAACAAATAGTTCAATACCGATATCGGTTGATGTTACACGACCTTTTTTCAGAAATAAATCATTATCCTTACGAAATTGTTTGGATGAAAGAGTGTCAATGATGCACATCAATGTTTTTGCAAATGCAACACAATGACGAAATTCAAGCCTATGAAATTGGTAATCATTGATATTCATAATTCAACCCTCAATATTTTATCAGCAATAGATATAACCTTATCATTGAATACATTACCAATCTCAATCCTTATATACATAGCAGGTGGAATCTTTCCTTGTAGTGAATAATATGTTTGTATACCTAAGTACTCATTATCTGATAATGAAAATTTGATTCTCTCCATATCAATGTCTGTTACTGGTAAATCTATCATTTCATAATGGTAGTCAACGTTTTCATTGTATATTTTATCGAAGTAATTTGAATAATCACTACTAATGTAGATGCTATCATCACGAATAATTACTTTATAATCAGAAGGTTCAAATTTATCTTTACAGGAAAAGAATGCATCATCTATTTTCTCTTCTCTTATGCCAAATAACATTCTACCATCATATTTTACATCAAGAATACTACCTAGTATATTAATGGTACAATGCTCATCAATATTATGATGTAATGAACGTTTTTTGTATTTTGGGTTAATGAAAATTTTCATTAATTTTATACAAATTTCAGTAATGCATTTTACATTCTCATTTTCTATGTACATTAAAAGCCCTCTTTAGTTCTTTTACATTTTTAATGAATACTTTCATTGCAGAAATCTCAAAAGATAATGTATTAAATTTGCAGTACTTTTTAAAGTACGACATAATATATAACATTTTGAGTTCTTTTTCTGTATAAATTAAACTGTTTTGAAAGTAACTTTCTTCGGAAATGTCCGTAAGAAAAGAATAAAATGTATTTTGCTTGTGCACAATTTTAATACTATCAGACCAAGATTTGTATGAAACGTAATCAGTACGTGCAAAATCATATAGTGAATTAGATGTATCTGTGTATGTTTCCGAGAACACAATCTTATATATCTTATCTTGAATTCGAGAACATATGTACCTATGGTCATCTGTCTCACTGATTGCAATGTATCTATGGAGTAAATCTTTATGAGCATTGATGAACTCAAACACTTCTAAACACTCCCTAGCGAACTTCATAGTTTCTCTGTACTTTCGGTTCATCAATCTCTCCAAACTTTACCAGGGAAGTGTTTCTCGTAGTACTCATCATCACTTAACATATAATCAGGAGTTTCTACTTCTATGGTTTTGAAGATTGTTTCTGGAATGTGTGTGACTTTATTGGGTTGTACTTTATGTTCGCGTAAAACCTTCTGTATCGCTCCTAGACGTTGTAAATCGATACATGAAGGAAAGACTAAGCTGTACTGAAATAACTCATCAGGGGTCATTATAGACACATCTTTAGCTTGATTGATTTGATAATTAGTACTAATGAATATATCAAATCCTTGTACAGCATTATAGCTTACATAGGTTGTTTTATTTTTGTCAATAGGAGCACTTAAACGATATCCATATATCCCGTGTTGGTCAACAACACATCGTTGCATAATTTTAATCATTTCGAACATAATTTACCTCGTGTGTGATATAACTCCACGCAGTAAGAATATCTATTTGTATATCCTGTACTTCATGAAAATATTTAAGTACCTTCTGGTATTCCATTATTTTGTACACATCTTCAGTACTGATAGTGCTCTGCTGAAACAATTCCTCTTCTGATAAAGTACTATAATCAGGGATTTTTATTTCTGAATATATATCATTTATCTTTCCATTGTCTTGATAAATCTGGATATAAAATTGATTGTATTCTGGAATATAGGTTACATAATGATTGTGTCTGATTACATATCTTGAAACAAAGTATTCAGTACCATCAGTCATGTACTGAATTGTTGTCGTATTTTGCATTCAAATAATCCACGCATTTATAGTATACTACTAAATCTAAAAAGAATCGTTGTTTGTATTTGTAATGATGAAGTAGTGCACCATAAAATAACATAGCATTAAGTACTTTTACATCATGAATACAAGAACCCTGAAAGTACATTTCCTCTGACATGAACACTAAATCATCATACTTAACAAATACTGCTTCTCTATAATTGTCAATATTAATCTTCAAATCAGACCCAGGGCAATATGAAATGTATCCGGCTTTGTAATGAAAGTCATTGTCATCAAAGTACTCGGCATAGATTTGATTACCTCTTTCATTAGTAAACGCAAGTCTTCCTTTGGATGAACTAAACTCATCGTATTCGAACATACCACCAAATGGGTCAGGACTTCTGAACTCCTTTGCAATGCGATAGATATTGTCTGCAAATTCTAAAACACCATCGTAATCATATTCTGTAGTAATCATAAACCATTTTTCTCCAGGTACTCAATAATACAATCGAGATTGTTCAGGTCCAAGTAGAAATGATCACTATCTGAATTTAGTTCATTTTTAAGGGCAGTGTAAATCACTGAACTGAAAACAATCCTCTCTGGATACACAGTACTGTACTGGAAGAACTCTTCTTCAGTGTTAATTTCAGCCGTATCAAATCCTTCATTTATAAGATGATGATTGTAGTATTTGAAATTATCTGAACTTGGGAAATGGTATGAAATAAAATCACCACTTGGTACTTCATCAAGCACTCTAATACTACAAGTTGATTCATCTGAACTATAGAGTAACCCATCCATAAAGGAAAGGTATCCATTTCGTTTTTTGACTGTATGTTTGCCCACGGAAAAATCTTCAGTAACATTTGTAAGGAATTTATAAACCCTGATAATGTCTTTTGCTATTTTTTGTGCATTGCTAAATGATAGGTCTTTGGACATTGTGATATAACCCTTTACAATTAATATAAAGAGATTATATCACAAAGAATCGGAGGGTGTCAAGATGGGTTGCGAAGTTCTACCATTTCTTTCCAAACTAATTGGTAATCTTCTAAGTCCAGATAGAAGTCTTCATTCCAGTGCTCATGAAAGTACTTATACATGAATAGAACTCCTAAATCGTATGCAGGAAACAATAATGATAGTTGAAAGTAGTATTCCTGATTTAAAACTATATCAATAAACTCTAATGTACGTATGCCACCTTTCGATGAACGTATCTCAATGTGTGAGGTATCCTTCATACAGTAACACATGAAACCACCTCTAAATTCTGGATCATATTCACATTCGAACTGCTCACTGTTGTTATAGAAATCTCTCCCACTTTCTTGATCTTTCGGTCTACGTACTGATACATGAATATTTTTATCACGGTACATTGAACGATTTAGTATTTTCAAACATTTGAACTTATCTTCTTTAATGAACTTGATAATATCAATTATATCTTGTGCTGTACTGATAGCTGATTCGAATGTATCCAACTTAAGATGATTATATTGGGTTCCAGAGTTCATTTTTTTATCTAACATATAAACCTCATAATTCATACATTTTTGATTTGAACTGCATATGACCACCTATTTCACATGGATAACAATTCATAATTTTGTTCAATAGAATCTGGTATTTTTTAATAACTTCTATATCAATTTTTATATTACTATTAAAAACTAATGATTCTTGAAATAATTCCCCCTCGTCAAGTGAAGTAAAATCATTTATCTTCAAGGGTATATTGTTGCATCGCAAGGAGAATGTATTTTCATCACGAATTAAAGTATAGAAATCATTATGTTTTTTATTATAATCAAATTTAACAAGTAGTAGTTTAATATGAGTAGCGTACATTACTTTAACTAATTCAGATTCACGTCGCATACCATACCTCTCTTATGATGCAAACATTCTTGCATAATGTGTTGTATTTTTCGTAACAGAAACACATCCAGTTCATTAAAAACAGTACTGTACTGGAACATCTCTTCTTCCCCGTACTCAGTTAAATCATCAATTTCATCTCTAGAAACAGCTACAATATTAAAACCACGTGTACTACAATAACCCTTAGTAAGATAATATATGTACTTGTACTCTCCGTTGATATCTAAGAGATCTTGTGTGATACAGAAGCTTTTGGGTGACAGTTTATCATCAGGAACCATATGCCTTGCTTGTACATAGCAACGGATACCATCACCTATACTATATGTAATAACTTCAAATTCAATCTTCATAGGTGAATATAATCCTTTTATATTGCTCAGGTGCAGTACTGAAACGTTTGATTGGATAATTATCAAAGATTCTTTTCATTTCTTTCTGGATTAAACATAAGAAATCAAAGTTACAATCGTACTTATTATCCCATACTAAACTTTCTTGGAATAACTCATCCTCTTGCATTAGTGTAGTGTCAATTACATCTTCACGGACATAGCTATATACTTCATAGCTCTTGAAGCCATCTTCTGATAATTCTAATTCATATGCAGCCATATCAAACATATCATCATGGTTTGTCTTCAAAGATATTAAACAAGTAACTAATTTTTTAGTTGTATAGTATGTAATACTTAATGTGTTCATTTGTTTTATACCTCAGTATATAGCTTACAATAGCTTTCATCGAAATTACAAACACTTCTCAAGTACTGACACAGGTCATTGAAAATATTTACATTTGATATATATACATTATCAAATTCTGTTCGTTGAAAGAATGTATGCATAGAATTTGTAATATATCGCATTGCATCTTCACGTCCCATAGTTATATCATTTGTGAACATTGCATCTTCATCAGTACTGATGTGTTCTATTTTAAATGATTTCATAAATGGAATACTCTTTCCTAGGGCATAACCATCACCATATGATGCTTCTACTGCACCTTTAGAATAAAGGAATTGATATAAGTCCGAATCACGATTATAAAAAGTACGACATACGGAGGAACATAATTTATTATCTATATGAAATAAAAATCTTTTAGCATTTTTGTCTAATACTATTTGCAATGCATCACTCTCTAGAAATATATCACCATCAAGCATAAATGAGAACTGTACTAATGCTTTTTCTAAATCCGCTCGTTTGTGATAAATCATTTCCTGCATATATATAATATCATTTGCTAATTTCTTAAAAAACAAATGCACATCTGCACTACAACATTTATTTGCATTTATTGACATAATAGTTCCTTATACATATGATGTACTTTACAAATCTCATTATAGTATTTCATATCAATATCATTTGTATTAAAAACGGAAACAGACAATACCGCTAAATCATCAATGAAGTAATTATTATCGGCGTACTCTTTTAACTTATTGAACATATAGATGCATTTTATACTTAATTCATCATGCAACACACTGTTCTGAAAAATATTCTCTTCAGTATTAGGAGATAAGTAATCTTCAATTATATACGATAAACTACTATCGCAATCTTTATAGATTGAAATTGATGGATGTAATGTGTCATACATTACACTAAACAGATCACCGTCATATGTGGATATTAAACTATTATTGGAAACAGTAGGATGATAATATTTCAGTACTGAAAACTTTGAACAATCAGTGCAGTAAAAATGATCCATCCCTCGACGACTTTCGTATGAGAATAGTTTACTTGTATATTCAATCCCTTTGGTGCGACGGATTGTTTCATGCATTTCTGCACATTGCATTAAAATTACCATACGTTCAAACGCAAGATCTAAATCATCGTACATAACGGATATCCTTCTTCAACGAATTAATATATTCCAAAATAACTTGTTCCTGATATTGGGTTCCCAAGTACATCAGTACTTTCAACTCTTTGAATTCAGTACTATATGAGTCTGTTTGCATCATTCTAGTAGAATATATATTGAATAGTTTAGCAATATCATCTTGGTCTATTATTTTCATTAACCCTCTTCTGTATTAGTTCCTGTAAGTGCTGAATATAACCCTTCATTGCAACATCCTGTTTGTTAGAGCCAACGAAGAACAAGAGCTTAAAGTCATGGTAATCCATTTTTGGTTTAGTAGTGAACCATATGTCCCACACTGCACTCACAGTTCTCATGTATTCAATTCGATTAAATGTTTTTGAATACTTCATCGATGTTCATTGCCAACAAGTTAATATATAAATTACTGTTAAATGCTATCTGCAATTCCATATAGAACTGAATGATTGCATAGTCAGGGTCAGTACACGATAGTTGAAAACACTGTTCGTCAAATGCATTGTAATTGTACTTAGGGATGTGAATTTCACGCTTCAAATCAGGTTGACCCCACTTCATCGCGTACACACCAATGTTATTGTTCTTTTTCCTTTTCTTAAATGTTAATTGTTGAATATTTCCTGCGTTATCCAGGAAAATAGAATTATTCGACACAGGTGCACCAATAGAAAACAATGATGTATCAATTACGTGTTTCTCACGTACATCACACTTCTGAAATGCACCTGTACCCTGTAATACACGATGAAAATTGTACTTCTCATTAACAACAGTACTAGGATCAATTAAACCAGTACTGCATTTTTTGAGTACTGGTACGATTATGCGAATCTTTTTTGATAAATCTTGTAATGCATCAAAGTCATTGATGTTAACTTTCATCACTCAAATGTGGCCTCTTCAGTAGTAACAAAATTGATTAGTGTATCCAGTTCAGCAGTGTCAAGATAAAATACATCCAGTACTGATTTCTGATATATTACACTGAATGTGCATAGATTGTCAAGTGTTCCTTGTTCATAAACAGTACTACCCTGGAAGTACCCTTCTTCAGTACTCAGGGATAAAATGTCTGAAATTTTAAAAGATTCTTCACTCGCATGTCTTTCTATATTAACTAAATGTCCGTTTCGGTTCAATGAAATATAATCGTATGCTAACTCAATTAGACTATAATTATCCGCATTAGTGTCAAATAAAGCGACAATTTTTCGTCTCAATCTCTCATCGTGATCATGGTTTTCATCAGCTAAGTATTCAGGATTTTCTTTGAAGAACTGAACAACTTTTAGAATATCATTTGCTTTCTTGATTGCACTTTCGTAACTCATAATAATTCAACCACTCCATCTCTAAAGTACATATAACTACCACCATTGGATACTGTGAATTCTATTGTGCCCAATAATATATTATATTTTTTTATTTCACATGTAGTACTGGTAGTGTAAGGCTCACCATCTCCCAAGTACATTGACATATGACATAGAACTTTTCTACCTGCATATTTCTCTTCAAACGATTGTTCAAAACTATTCATAATTTGATTTAAAGCTGAAATGTAATTAATAAAGTCAGGTATTTCTGTCAATGAATTATAAACCGTACAAAGTGAATCAAATTCATTTTTTGTCATTATGTTTCAATCTCAATGTAATCCTGTGTAATTAAGTAATCCCAATAATACTTCACCTGCTTTTGTAATTCAATTAACGTAAAGAAGTTGATCGATTTATCCCATACGAGTGATTCCTGAAAAATAAATGATTCATGTTCATCGTGATAATCACACTCTAGGAAATCAGGAATGTATTCACTATCGTGAATGTATTCAACAAACGAACTAGCTTGGCATTTCTTCACTACTAGTAATAATGAATTATCATGGTCAAATAGATACAATAAACCAATTTCACCAGGAACGTACTGAACACTGAATAAGTTTTTCATTCTATACCTTCTGGTACTTTACGAAGATCTTCGAAATCCAAATAAAATCGAGGACAGCTAACACTCTTGAAGTACCACATAATAACTAATGCTTCAAGTACTTCATCATCATATACAGTACTGTTTTGGAAGTAATACTCTTCACTATTCCACGGACCATTCAGTACTTCACAATTCAATGTTAATGGTTTTTGTCTATTAATAAAACGAATGCTACCATTTTCAACATAACTAATGAATTCTGCATCTCTATTGTATTCCGAATACGACACTGGGCTATTGGAATTCAACCCAAGAATAACCCTTACACCAACGGAGTTATTATACATTTCATCTTTGTAGTAGTTACCGTTCTCGGCTTTGTACACTTCTTTGAACTTTCCGGCCTTTATATCTTCAAAGTATCCATGTAGTTCTTTTGCTTTTTCAAGAGCACTTTGTAATGACATTACCTTCTCCTACTGTATTCTCTACATATTCATAATCAAAATAGAAACTACTGGAGTCAATACTTTTGAAATACCACATAATCACAATAACATCCAGTTCTTCTTCATTGTAGATAGTACTATTCTGGAAGTAATATTCTTCACTATCCCACTGACCTTCCAGAACTGAATAAGGAATGATAGTGTCATCAGCATCACTATCTGTGTTGTAGATGGTAATATCTTCATTACGGCAATAACTAATGTACTGATTGTACATATGATATTCACAGTTATCACTGTCACCAGTATCAGTGTGCAGTACTAATGTTTCTGCACATACCTCTGAATCGTCATAATCATCTCTATCCTTAACGAAGAATTCCGTATCTGATGTTTTGTATACACCTGGTACTGAACCTTCCTGTACCATAATCATGTACTCATGAATCTTCTTTGCTTCTTTCAACGCACTTTGTAATGACATTATTATTCCCCTGAAATTAAATACTCACATGATCCCCAGTCAAGAAAGAATGGTTCAAAATTCAATTCCTTAAAGTACCACAACACAACCAAGGAATCAAGCATTTCTTGGTTAAAAATGAGACTCTGTTGGAAGTAATACTCTTCAGTACCCCACGGGCCATCAAGTACCTCGAAGTCAACAGGTGTATTTGATGTGTCAAAAGTAATCTTAGTACCAGGAATATATACCATAAAACTAGTATATTGACTACATGAAGAGTACTGTATATTATTGTCTTTATCATGACCCATAAGTAAAATATCATTAGAGTATCTCTTTACTCCAGTGAGGTAATATTCATTCCCATATGCATGTACTTTATCAGCATAGAACCCACTTTTTATTTTATCATGGTACTGATGTATTTTGTTGGCTAGTTCTAGTGCTTTTTCTAAACTCATATATCCTCTTTAAGTACTCTTAGTAGATCCAAGTCTATGTAGAAGCTACTATAATCCGTGTTATGAAAGTACCAAGAAATAACAAGTTTGTCAAGTATATCTTCATTATATATAGTACTCTGCTGGAAATAGTAATCTTCACTACCCCAGTTATTATCCAGTACTGAATACGGAAGATGTTTCTCTTCACCACCAGTTAGAATGTCAGAATCTTGTATTAAAATATCAGCATCACGACAGAAGTACATGTAATTATCTTCCAAATTAACATCACACCCATTGAGTGTTGTTTCAGAAGAATCTAAGTTTTCTTCATACATATGGATATATTCACTACTGTCATCGTATATCATTCGACAATATGATTTACCTTCCTTGAATAGATATCCATTGAGACAATTTGATACAATTTCTTTGCTGCATAAATCAATTAACTTCGCAATCTCTAATGCTCTTTCTAAACTCATTTCAACACCTGTTAATACCGTTATCTACAGTTTTCTTTACGTATTTGTAATCGAAATAGAAGTTCCCAGAACCAATACTTTTAAAGTACCACATAATTATAATAACATCAAGTACTTCATCATCGTAAACAGTACTTTGTTGGAAGTAATACTCTTCACTATCCCACTGACCTTCTAGTACTTCACTCGGAATTATAATGTCATCGGAATCGCAGTCAGTACTGTATATGGTAATATCTGCATCATTAATATAGACCATGTACTCATTATGCATATCAATGAAACATTCATAATCATTAGGGTCGGTATCCAGTACACACGTTTCTGTATCCAGTACGCACGTTTCTGTATCTGAGCAGTCATTATAAAGGAGGTTATCTGGCACATAATATTGAGTACTTGTGTCTTTGAAAACACCGTAAACTGAACCTTCTTTTACCATATTCATGTACTCATGAATCTTCTTTGCTTTTTCCAATGAACTCTGTAATGTCATTTTATAATCTCATATATTGAAATAATAATTATTCGTTCTTGATGGGGATGGATTAAATACGTTTTCTTTTTCAAATCTCTTCATTTCATTTTGCAAAGAAACCATTTCTTCAAATGTACAGGAGTACTTATTCTTATCAAACACTAATGCTTCCTGAAATAGTTCACCATCGTCCAGTACTGTATAATCTATAAGACTCTCAGATTCATAGTCATAGCCATCATGTAATACATGAATAAATTTAAAACAAGAATCTTTGTAGTGCATATATAAACTCAACTCATGTTCCGAGTCTCCCTTAATAAGATTACAGCACAAGTCCCATCCTTTAGGTAACTTATAATAGTACATAGAATAATCATATGTCATTTTGGAATTCCTATATTGAATTTGTATTCTTGATTAATACATTCATTAGGTTTATTCAACGATGCATACACCTTCATTTCATTTTGTATAGTAATTACTTCTTCAAATGTACAGATGTACTTCTTGTCAAATACTAATGCAGCTTGAAATAGTTCACCAGCATCCATCAATGTATAGTCCGGCATATCAGTGTATGGAAAATCTAATGAACTGTAATCAATAAATGAGAATTTACCATCAGTAAAATGAATATACTCATTCGCACTGTGCATTAAATCACCTTTGTTTAAATTACAAAAGTACTGAAAACTGTGCTTAAAAGAATGTACTGATATTAAAAAATCAAATTCCATCAGTACTCAACCTCTACATTAAAAGATTCATGAAACTTAGTCATATAATCTTCTGGATAGTTCTGCATTGTTTTGATCATCTCTACCTGTGTAGCACGGACGTATTCAATTGGTGCTCCTTGTAAATTCCAGACAGTACTTTCCTGAAAGAATTCCTCTTCTGACAGTACTGTAAGATTTACAAAATCATTACGGTAATTTTTTGAATCATCATATGTGAAGATTTTAAAAGACCCATTTTCATATAGTACAAGAACAAAATGTGAGAATTTTTGTAATGCACCACCCATTTCCACGTCCGCATGATTCAGTGTACAGATGACCTCTTTTTTCCTCATACCGAATTGGATTCTAATTTCTTTTTTCATAAAATCTCCTTCAGATTAGTACTGAATTTGTACAGAATATTACAATCAGCAATGCACAATAACTCAAGCATTTTCGAATTCTGAAATTCCTTGCACAGAACATTAGAACTGTATACAACCTCTGTATCTGTATCCATAATCAAATCACCTTTGTTTAAATTACAAAGGTACTGAGGTGCACCCTTGACCGTATGTACTGATATTAAAAAATCAAATTCCATCACACTTCCCCTAGATTGAAATGATTACAAAAATTATCTTCACCAGTACTGCACCAGATATCTATACATTCCCTGTGAATACATTTAATTCTACGCTGTAATTCAATCATCTCTTCTAATGTACAGATGTACTTCTTATCAAATACTAATGCCTCCTGAAACAGTGCAGCATCATCAAGTACTGTATAGTCCAACATCTCGGTTGCTTTACCCCTAAACCCAGTACTAAAATCCATCAAATAAAAGTCAGCATTCCAGTACTTTAAAATCTTGTCCCTGGCGTAGTTTAAATCACCCTTGTATAAGTTAGAGTGCGTAACTAACTCACCAGTGTACATCCATGTCCTTGCACAAAATTCATTATATTTTATTTCCATCTTAATCTCTACTATAATTAATAAGGTAAACTCCAATATAAAGAGCACGTTCGGTGGCGGGGTATTTTTTTTGTTTCAGGAAACATGAACTGTACTCTGAAAAACACAATATAAAACTTTATATTAAACATATACCTTAGCATGTTTTTCAGCGGAAATTTTTTTGACCCCCCCTGCGGCCTGTCAAAATGAAACGTCTCTATTTATTCAGCCTAGAAACCTTGATTTCTTCAATCCTTTTCAACGCACAAAGCTTGCGACTCGTATTCCTGTACATATTCATTACACGCTGTAATGCATTGTCCTGATATTCCCTCACTGTTGCACGCTCAGGATTGTGTACTAAACACGAATTCTTCAAAATCGAATCCATCATGAATTCAAAACCTTTCATCGTATATGGACTCATTGTTTCTGGTTCTTCAAACGTAATCATAATTCCAATCCCCTATTCCCTCTAACCTTCTAAGATATCTTGCGTAAATTATTTCGAAATATCTGTGCAACGAAATTACGGATTGCTCATAATCATCATTCCTGTACATTGTGCATGTAAGAAAATCATTTAAACCGTAATCTAAACTGCACTTAAACTTCTCCTTTGCAATATCACTATTACTTGCACTTTTCATAATAAACCCTTTGTACCGCATTGGTGTACTGTGAACTCAGCACCACCAATAGGTAATCAATATTGTAAGCACGATTTCCTCGTTGACTGGCACGACTGGAATAAAGAATATTATCCACATATGTATTGAACTGATCTTCAAATAACTCTTTCATTAGCATCATCCCATCACAAAATCATACATTAACAACTTTATCGATGTAATCTTCTAACATATCAATATATCTGGTATTGGTTCTAACTAAAAGGTATGCAAATCCAGAAAACTCCTGTGTATAATGCTTTACAGCGTACATACAACGAAGCTTATCATTGTCATACATTGTACTGTACTGAAACAAACTCTCGTCTGATAGCTCTAATAACGCTTGGGCTTCACTTCTCGTGAACTTCATAGGATCATGTACTGCATCACAAAAACAAACCTGTGTCTCGCTATTGAAACCCTGTGATAGATATATACCTTCACACTCGGAACGCACCGATACTGCATTATAACTATGTGTTGCCCCCATCATATCTGAACTCAAAACTAAAATCAACCCATTTTTATTTTTAATCAACAAATCTGACTTAAGGGATTTGATCTCCGTATGGGAAATATCACCAAATCTTCCTGGGACTTCAAACTTATCAACGTTGTATACAATCTTTTGTACTTGCTCTTTTAAACGCTTAATTGCACTTCTGTCTTTTTCTAATGTATCTAATAAACTCATTGAACTCATTGTACTTTCCTTACATATTTGTATCGAACAATACGGAACTGCGAACGTCATTGATCGACAATTCATGTACATATATATTTTGTCTGAACAAAGGAACTAATTGAACTAAACTTTGTTGCATAATAATATGCATATGTACATTGTCATATGCCGTTTCGTATTGGAAACGTGCTGCTTCATCTTCTATGAAATTAGGAACTTGGACTGGATTTTCAAAATTTGTTCTTGAACTGAACTGCACATCATTGTCCTGTACTTTAATACCATATGCATTATCATCATCATATACATCTAATTCAATTAAACTACCATCACTTTTTATGTTTACCACACAAACCGAAAATCGACTCATAAACCTATTTCCTCTAAATCTTTGACAAATGTATCATAATCCGATAATGACAAAAATATGTCTGTACTGATGTTCTGACGTAATGTATTAAACAAATTATGTACCTGTAATAAATCAGGTGAATAAATCAGGGAATGCTGGAAATACGATTCTTCTGTATCTAATATATCCCTGCACTCAATTTCACGAACTCGTTGGTATATTGAATTTAATAATACATTTTCATCTTTGAGCATTGGAAGGTATCGGATGTACATGTTCTCCATCAACTCATCTTGGATTGAACCCCTGAACTGCAACACGTATTCAAAACACATCACTACATCTTGTAGGTAATTGGCACTGTACTGATTACTATACACGATTTTATGACAACTGAACTCGGAATCATTTCTGAACCAATTGTTACCCTCTTTCCTGTACTTATGACTAAGCTTCCCATCCTCCAACGCTCGAATGAACTTCATAATGTTAATTGCAAAATCATATGAATGATGCTTGTGTTGATGCATTTTTTTACCTCAATTCTGTCCGAAAAAATAACCAAAATGTTTAAAGCAAGAAAGCATTACTATGTTCATCACTCTATCATCAAATTCATCTTGTGTTTCTGCACATAATGTTTCACTGATATTCATATGTAATAATTCAAGCTGGAAACTATCGGTGAACCAATCAAACTTACGGTATTTTTGTTTAATATCAATTATAAGCATACTATATATCCAACCCTTTTACAACATCTACGAAATGTTCAAACACTTCTTTTGAAAAATAACCTCCTTCACAAAAAAGCATACTAAACGGTGGCAGCATGTCCGATAACTCTTTAGCTAAATTGATTTCTGCTCTTAACTCTTGAACATCAATGATATCATGTACTAAAGATAATTGAAACATGAATGCATCTATATCCTCACTCATTTCTGAATTGTAATATAACTCTTCAGGGAATTTGTCGGTTTCGTAATAATAAAAAACTTTATTGTTGAACACACCACTAATAGGAACATCATTTTCATCTTTCTTTGAAATGTTTGTTTCCCATGACTCTATATTATTAGGAACAAAAAAATCATAGGCTGATTTTGAACCCTGTACTGAATCCAACTTTATTCCATAATATTCCGTATCCATGTATTTCTGCTGCAATGTAATACCACGTGTACTGACATTCACTTGGAATATATCATCTTTATCTGGAACACTAAATGGAATACATAACACTGAATTCTCAGGGTATTTGGCAATGAATGCATCCAGCACTTTATTAAGCACTGGAATGGCAATTTTACTGTACTGCATCAAATCATACATTTTAATTCTGGTCATATCATTCACCTGTGTATGTTTTCACCCTTAGCGATTCAAAATCCCATACATCACTGATTGTACCATTGTGCCTGTAATCATAATATTCTACTAATACATTATACAATAACTTCAACGATACAAATTCATGATTCCACGGAGCTTTATTCTCATGAACACATTTGGTGATATAAGGTATAATATATAAACTAAACAACACTAATGGTGAATGTATACATTGCATTTGAAAATATTCTTCTTCTTGCATACAATGTTCAGGAATAATTAGATCATAATGTGTCTCAAATAAATGTAAACCTATTGTGGTTTTTTTCGTATCACATGCGTACCATATTGTACTATCCGAAATAAATGGAATGATACCATTATTGTTTGCAATGTACATCATATGGTAAGAGCGATTTGTCTTGTTAAATATCTCGATACTTTCGATATTACTACAAATCATGTATTCAAGACAATCAATGATCTTATCTTTAAATGCACCAATTTCATTGAATGTCATTGATTTCTGCACGTCACTGCTCATATGTTCTCCTTAAAAAAAATTCAAATACTCTTCATTGAAAGCATATGTATCATCTTTTTTGTTATGCACCACATAATCATAAAGAGCTATGAATGCAGGGATTATGATCTTACATGATTTATTATTGTATTTGTACTGCTCCAAATCAACGGTGTTCAATTTAGCAATAAGCATAGCAGCAAAGATATCTTCATGGTGGTGTACTGTGCTGTACTGAAAATACTCATCCTCTCCAATATCGGGATGATATAACGGTATAACCAAATTATTACGAATTGACATCTTATATTTTTGTAATGCAGCTAAATGTATGAACCACAATCTATCTTCATTGAAATATGGAAAAATAATTTTGTCTGTGCTAATAAAAATTTCTTCATTTCGATTATTTGTCACAAGAGGTGCATACATTTTAATTTTTGCAGATCTAATAATTAAATTAAAAATATAATGAATCTTATGAACTGCACTTGATGCATCTTCGTATGTACTTGGGATTATGAAACTCACTATATGTTCTCCTTTAAAATGATTACACATGATAACAGCTTTGCACTTCTTTGTCAATACCAAAACGAAAAAAGCCCATATCTTACGATACAGGCGTGCTGGGAATGTTGATTTGGATTTCATTGTACAAATCATCAATATATAGACATGAAAAAAACACACTATCTTTTAATATATTGTTGTGGTAAAGCATTTTAAATACTACATAAAAAAATAAATCAATATCATCGTGTACTAAATTCTGTTGAAACCACCACTCTTCCGTTAAATCTTCGGCATTAAAATCATCAGGAACTACAAGGGATGACATATCACCATCTTTTGTGTAATCAAACCACATGTCGTCATTCGGATAACGTTCATGCTTCTCTGGGTAACAATTGCTGGGATTAAATGTTAAAATATTAAACCCCGTAGAGCAACGTTCTTTGTTTAGAAATGTATTATTCCATACCTGATATTTTTCACCAACATCAAACTCAGATGATACTGATTGTATTGCACATAATGTACTGTATATTGTTTCTATCTTGTGAACATATTTAAATGCAGCATCTAAGCTGAACTCTAAATCATACATGTACTGCATAAAATTACCTCAACTAAAGCAAGGACTGTATTGAATTCCAAATTACTTGTAATTCCTTGAAGGTACATATACTTTGCTACTACATATTTCTGTACTAAATTATAATTATTAAATTCCTCAAAATTGTAATTTAGAACAAAATCTGTACTCAAAAATAACTTATGCATCTCTAATGCACTTTGATAATACGCGTACAACTCACTGATATCAATACTGGTTAAATTATATTGTTCATATCTATGATACGGGATGGCTTCAATTTCAATACTATAAAACCATTCTCTTAACTTATTAATATCAAATGTATTATTCAGCTTCATAACTCAATACCTCCATTAAACACTCATACACACCATCAATCGCATAAGCACAAAAATTGAAATTAATTTTGTGATTCTTGTGTAATGGACTATTGTGTACTGTACTAATAAGGACATTATAAAACAACAAACGCACTGGCACAAGCAATGAACCTTGGAAAAATTCTTCCTCTGATTTATATGTATTGTACTCTATTGTTTTATTCGTTTCTGTATCATATTTTACCATTACTAACGGGGCATTTTTATTATACCATGTGTACTCTAAATCATTCTTTCCAATAACAGCACCAGGTGCGAAATCCAAAAGACCAATAACACTACTGGCATTTGGGGTATCAGGTGTATTGAATCGTTTATCAAAATGACTCGTGCACGCAATATATGTATTGTACTTCGATGGAATAATACCAATACATTTGTGGAAATGACGCTTGTGATATTTCTGGGCATTATATAAGGCTGCAACAATACAAGCTAACTTTTGTCCCATAAGGATTGCATTAGCGTAGGTGTACTGAATTTCATTGTACTTCCAGATCATGGAACATCCCCATTTTACCTGAATTATTTTGGATTATGAATTCATTAACCGCTTTCTGAATATTCCTTAATAATAGCAAATCAAATCCATTTGTATCAAGCACAAATTGCATTTGGAAAAATTCTTCTTCTGATAATGTATTAAAATCGACAAAATTATCTATTATTACGTCATTATCCAAATGTGCCATGTACCATGTATTTCTATCGTGTCGTTTAATAAAATTCCATCCATCTGAATAATCGGATTCTAATTCTACATATACCCCTGATACTGTATTAAGCATTTTATACTTCATAACTATATCCTTGCATTAATAAATCATAAACTACATGGACTAAATTCAATTGAATATAAAATTTTAAACCTTTAATTAATGGATTCAAATGCATTGTACTGAATAACATTAGATACATCATCTCATGCGGTTTTGTGATTAATGATTTTTGAAATACTTCAGCTTCATCATAAGGGTCTATGAACTGAAATTTGTCTTCATCATAATTTGTATTGGAATGCTGATATATAAAATAATCATCATTGGTATTGTACCACAAATACCCTTCGAATCCTGTACTAACACCTTTGGTCAATGGGGATGCTGATACTGGATTTGAACTGATTAATGCACCTACATCAACCTTTCCTGATGCATCACTGTTCTCGATTTCAATATCAATGTAATTCCTTGCGATAACCTCTGTTAATGTCAAATATAAACTACCACCTGTCCTCTGACTCAGGATTCCATCTATCTTCGATATAGGATGGTTGTTATTGAGGATAAGCATTATTGTACTAATCTTGTGTGCTAATAATTCTATATCATTCATAATTTGCCTTATGGATTCGGGTGCAATAAATGATCTTGGTATATTAAATGCTCTTGCGATATTGTACTCAAATAATAACTAAAATTTTCAATACCACCATTTAAATGAATTTTATAATATAAATTTATACTCACCAATAAAGAATCATTTAAAACATTTATCGTTTTTGTATTTTTGTGCTCTGTGTGCGTGGTGTGCATTAATGTTCTTCTCTTAAAAAGCGTTTGATGGCATAATCTAAATAAAATTCATAACACATACTATCTCTGTTCTTTATCCATATTTTGTAATCGGATTTTATATTACGCAACAAATAATTTGTATTAATTGTGTAATAATCTAATCGCCCTAATCGTTCCATTTAATAGGATACTCCTTTCCTTGTACTATGTACGACAAAATCCATCCGTAATGAATAGGATGATTTTTGTCTGAATCAGGAATAAAATATAAAGCTGTACTTGGATTATGACTGAATAAATCTTTATTGTCAAATGTAAAATGTGATAATATAATTTTCCTTGTAATTGGACGAATAACATTCTTAACACTGAACTCTGTTCCTTTGTATTTCTCCGAGAATTCAAATAATGCATCTGTAATTAAATCACTGAACTCTTGAATTACAAAATTCTGATAAAATGCATTAATCTCTTCTAACTCTGTATACAATTCACTTCTTGTATTCAAAAGGAATATTACTTGTTTAAGATCCTGTACTATTGTTGGGTTCATATTTGTTTATCTCATTATGTACCTTAAGCATCAAAATTTGCATATGAATTTTTTGTTCAAGGTGCTTGATAAATTTCTGTGCCATTTCTTCTTGTTCCGATGTACCAAGATAAAATAACAGATTAAATTCTGATAATCGCAAAGAAAAATCTTCATCACCACCCTTTAAACAAAAATCCCTGTACTTTGTAGCGTACAAATATTGGTTTACTTTTTTATAATACCCTGTGTTTTGCATACGATCTCCGTTCGCAATGAACTTATATAATAATGAATGTATTGTTCCTGTGAACGTGTTCCAAGAAAAATAAACATATCAAACTCTGTTCTTTTTAAATTCAATGCATCTTTTGTTAAACTAGTACTGAATTCCCTGTACTTTTGGGTCTTCCATTCTTGATTAATTGTCTTGTACATTGACATATATGGTTCTTCCTTGTGTGCCTTGTATTAGCCTATCAAACACATCGAGCATCACTTTTTGAATATTAATTAGTACTGGCATCGTGCAAATATCAATGTCATATACTAAGCTGTACTGGAATAATTCCTCTTCCTGCATTTGTACTAAATTAGGTAAAGGATAATTGTCTGCCTCTTCATCCTGGTACTTGAAATGCATAACACCATCCTTTTTGTACAAAAGAATGTCAATATCACCTAACTCATCTGCATAACCAAATATACATACATTCGATGTTTTTGCTATATTAAATTTCATCTCCACCTCTCTCCATCTGTACAAGAGTACTGGTACGTTGTCGTTAGGGTAGGAATCATGTTCGTAATTGGTATGTTATTCACAATAACCGTTACAGGCATCATAACCGTCTCTTCTCTACTCTGTCCTGTCTTTGTGCAATTCATCTTCTGCATTTCATCTGAATCCAGATACGCTAATACAAACGGTGCAATTCCAAGAACAATACACAAGACGATAAGGAAATTTAAAAATTTTAACATAATCTGTACCCTATGATTAACGTTGGTGCACTATATCAGTAATGAAAAGTACTGTCAAGAACATTTGTACTATCAGTACTATCAGAACTCTTAATACTCAATAATGTGTTCTTCATAATCACCATTAGGCTCCTGTTTAGATTCTTTCATTAGTACTATCATCTTATGTACTAATGGCATAGGAAACTCTAAATCCCATACTAATGATTCCTGAAAGTATTCCTCTGGTGATAAAGTACTTAAATCTTCAATGTCAATGTGTTCGTACATATTATTTTCGTAATTAGCAAAAGAGATATATAAACCTCCTGTTAAACTGTAAGTAACTGTGAATGGTTTACCTTTGTAGTCCATTACATCTTTACATAGACTACTTTTAACGTATATATTTTCATACGATATGTATACCCTGAGTTGAATTTTAGTTTTCATATTTCTCTTTATTAGCTTGTTTGGTTTTATAGTGAATTAAATCTATTAATGTAATCAAGTACAACTTCAAAAAGTACTCTTGATGGTTCGTACCTAATGATACAAAGAACTTATGCTCATAAATTAAAACCTGTTTCACTTCAAAGGGACACTTAATCCTCTGTATAGGTTTAAGTAAATGGTAGTACTTGTATAATCTATTATGCATTTCTAATTCAGATAGTACTTTCATATTAAACACATACTCCATTAGCAGTAGCAGTACTTAAAGCACTCAAATACCTCTGTACGGCTTGCTCTTGATGATCTGTACCTAAAAGTATATACACCCATAATTCATTGTAGTGTACATCTTCTGTATAAGGGTTGTTGTAACTTTTTGATAATATAGCATCAAATTCAGATGCATGAACCCTTGTGAACTTAAGAATATCTTGTTGTGTTATGATTCTCATAACTTTTCCTGTATAAGCTTCTTAAGTATTTCTATGTGTGAATTAACAGTTCTTTCTTGATGCTGTGTTCCTAAGAGTGTCAGTACTATCATCTCTGAACGCAAAAGATTTTTTTCAAGTTCACTTATATCAGTTCTTGAATCAAGTGCCATATATTTGTGATTATTCTTCCTGAATAGTGCCAAGTACTCTTGGTTTGATATTACCTTCATAGTTTACTTTGAATTTCCATTAAAAGTGCTCTAATGTGCTCATTGACAAAACGCTCTTGGGAATCTGTGTCTAGGGTGAGAAGCATTCTTAAATCTGAACCTCTGATGGTATATTCTAAATCATTCTTTGATTCTCGCATAAGTTTCTGAAAGGATGAGAAGTGTAATCCCATGAGTTCAATGTATTCTGCTGTTCCTAGTGGTTTTGGCATTTTAGTTCAATCGCTCGTTTAAGTGTATTAATATAATCATTAATATCGTATTCTTGATAGTTAGTTCCCAGGGTAGCTAGAACATAGATTTCATTTCTCTTAATAATTTTATCCATATCTGGTATATCTGATGTGTTAATAACAAACAACTTCAAAAACAATCCATTTATAATTGTTAGGTATTCTTCGTCGGTAATCATTTTCATTTGCATTTGCATCTTCTCAGTACTGATTCTTTAAGTTCATTGATGTAGCACTCTACATATTCTTCTTGTAGGTTTGTTCCGAGATGTAACAGTACTCTTAAATCTGCTCTCAGTACTTCTTTATCATCTTCATCTATATCAGACAGTGTTATGTTTAAGAATTTACTTGAACTCTCTATAAGTAATATTACTGAATCACCTTTGCTTAAAATTTTCATAATCTCTTTTTGCTTTCCTCGCCAAAAGGTACATATACGATTCTTCGTATTGTGCTTGGTAGTTTGTGTTTAAGAGTCGAAACAACTTCTGTTCTGCTAGAACTAGTTGCTTATCTTCATAACAACGGTAGCGTATCAACTTTTTGTATTCGATGTTGATTACATCCATTACTATAAGCCCATGTTCATCATCTGTCAAGTGTTTCATGTATCTTTTCCTTAATAGTGATTTTAAGAGATTTAATTATACGTTCAACGTGATACTCCTGCCTATCAGTTCCAAGAAGGTATGGTAGTGCTTGGAATAGAGCTTCCGCATTCTTTTCCTCTGGGGTTTGGTTTGGATCATTAGGAAGTTGATTGGCATATCTCTTGGCACTAACTAATCTCTCGACGTATTCATTATATGTTAAGTATATCATTTCATTTTGCATTTACTTTTTCCTTAATAGTAATTTTAAGATATTTAATTATACGTTCGATATGATACTCTTGTCTATTAGTTCCAAGAAGGTATGGTAGTGATTGGAATAAAACTTCTGCACTCCTTTCGGCTGGGGTCTGGTTTGGGTTGTGAGGAAGTTGATTTGTATATCTTCTGGATTTAACTAGTCTTTCTGTTAACTCAGCAGGTGTTAAGTATATCATTTCATTTTGCATTTACATTCTCTCATATATATTTTGGGTTAAAAGGTCAATCCAGATTTCCACATATCGTTGTTGGTGTTGCGTCCCTAACAGTACACCTAACTTGGCTTCACACTCTAATATCATTCTTGTTTTGAATGGTAGACTTTGAAATCCTATTGTAGCATCTAATTTGGAAATTGCATAGTTGATGCGTATGAACCTTTCTTGTAATGTGATGTTAATCATTCCTAGTACACCTTAGTGGGCGGGTCATTTGATGAAAGTACAGCTTACCTCTGATTTCCATTAGTAATTCATTTAATACGAGTTGTACCTCTTGTTCTTGATAGTTAGTTCCTAGCATAGCACCCATTATCAACTCACGTATCATAATCATCTTCTTGTCGTGTTTGATTTCTTCGCTGTAATAGATTTCGGTGCGTTTAGTTGAGATTTTTGCACGTCGCTCGTTATATTCATCTTTACTTAAATTGATCATTTTCATGTTAATTACCCTTACATTTATTTTCAATACTATTCATGAGTTCTATAAGATAGTTTTCTACCTTACCTGCCTGATAGTTCGTCCCTAGAAAGTTGCACAACTCTGCTTCTATGATTTTGATTTTCCTGATATCAGGCTTCAATCTTTTGTTATTGAATATTTGAATCCTTATGTCTCTGGATGCATTTAAACGTTTTTGATATTCAATGTAAGTTAAAATAATCATTTGCATTTACTTTTAACCTCTTTCTGTAGTGCATCGATCCATAGGTCTACATAAGTGTGTTGATAGTTTGTGCCTAAGAGTGTTAAGACATAAAGTTCAGTTATCATTATATACTTTCGTTCTTCGGCAATTCTTTTATCCTTTTGAATCATTCTCCTTCTGATTCCACAGGTTTGTAGAAGCTTAACATATTCGAAACCTATTAATTTTCTCATTTTAAACTCACCGACTTCAGACGTAAGCTGCTTAACCATGCGTCTATGTAGATACTTTGATAGTTTGTCCCAATGAAGAGTAATAGCTTCATTTCAGCTATTATAACACATCGGTCCGCTTCTGCAATAGAATTATCTAAAAAAGTCCACGAGACTTTTCCTTGTATAGTTCTTAACCTATTGTAATACTCATGCTCAGTCAGGATTTTCATTCTCACGTCTCCATATCTCGGTTCTAATGTGTTGGCAGTGTGCATCGATGAACATATCTATAGATTTGGTAATTGCTGTTTTATCAGTGCCTGTCATCAGTACAAGCATCTCTGCCTCACTATGAATTAAACGCATGATATCATAGGGTAATATTTCAGATACTGTATCATAGTGTTTTTGTCCCAGATTCTGTAATAGTTTAAAATACATTTTGTGATTTAGTCTTTGTTGCATTGTCTCTTCCATTCTCTTTGGGCTTGGCGGGTTTTTTCTTGAACTTGATTTCTCAGTGCAGAGATGTATCGTAGAACAAACATTTCTTGATAGTTCGTTCCTATAAATTTCATAAGAAACACATCACCGTTGACGATATCAGCTTCACGGGAATTATAAAGTTTATTGTTCGTGCGGAGAGTGTTTAGAAGGGAGAAGAGGGCAGTTTGATACTCAGTGCTTGATAAAGTTTTTATATTTTGCGATGATGCTTTCATTTACTTTTTCCTGTATAAGTTCCATTAGTTGTTCTATGAAGTCTGTGCAATATTTCTCTTGATATTGAGTCCCAATAAAGTACAGCAACCATAGCTCATGAACTTTCACTTTCATCTCGTTCCATGAAAGTTCACCGTCATCGTAGATTAGTCTTGCATTCGGAGTAAGTTTTTTGACTCTTTTTGAATATTCATCATCATTTAAGTGACGCATTTGCTGATTTCCTTTCTATGTGCTTCATAATAACATTTAGATACTTACCTATGAACGTATTTTGATACTGTGTATCCATGAACGCGTCAAGCCATACTTCAGCAACCATCTCTTCAATTTTATCCCATTCTATGTCTTGCATCGTGAGGTAGATGGTGTTCTCTTTCTTCGCTGCACTCACTGAGCGAGCCTTATATTCAAAGTCAGTAATGACTTTCATAATTTGCTCCTGATGTATTTCTCAAGAGATGACAAATACTTTTCCTCATAATACTCCTGATAGTCTGTTCCCAAGAATGCACCCAAAAGTATTTCATTTTCCAATACCTCAGCTAAGTTTAAATCAGAAGTATCTTCGTATATTATGAGGATTTCAAGTTGTCTGGCAGCGATGCGTTCAGTATATTGATATGATTTTTCTAGAATAATCATAGTTTACTCTTAATGTGGTTCTGAAGTGCAATAAAGTATTCCCCTACATAATACTCCTGAAAGTCTGTATCCAAAAATGCACCCATAAGTAAATCCTTCTCCATTACCCTTGATAAGTTAAGATCTGCATTTGAAAGGTATATAAGTAATATTTCAGCCTGGACAGATTTAAAACGTTTCTTATATTCTTCAGGTGTTAATATAATCATAGTTTACTCTTAATATCTTCTATTAAAAATCGAATCCAATCGTCAACATACTCTTCCTGATGGTTTGTGTTCAGTACAGCCAACATGCGGATCTCTGCTCTTGCAACTTCAATTGCAGTTTTAGGCAGGTCTTTGCTGATATCCACCATTAAGTCCATGTATTACAAGATAAGTCCGAATGATTGGGTTCGTGTTATAGTTTTCATTGTTTCCTCGTGGACAAAATTTCATTTTTCAATGTATCCACATATTTCGTTACCCATGCATCCTGATAGTTAGTTCCCAATGTAATCAAAAGGTATAACTCCATTCGTTCTACGTGTGAGTCTGTATTATAAATCTTTGTGAAGTTTTTACGTAACAGTGCTTGATATTCTTTTTCGGTTAATTTACGCATTTTCATAGTTTACTCGTTACATCTTCAATTAAATACCAAATCCAATCCTTGACATACCTTTCCTGAAAGTTAGTTCCAATGAATAGTGCCATAATTAATTCACGCTTATAGGCAATACCACGTTCATGTGACTTATACATTATCATAGCCATGTTATTGATAAGTCTTTCGTGGTGTTCTGCTTGAGTTAAAATACGCATAGGGACTCCCTTGAAAATAATATCAATCATATAATATATGAATTGTATAAAAAGTCAATAACATTTTATTCGTAATACCCCTTTATCGAAGTCGCTAAGGTTACCCGCACTTTAGCCCCCCACGCATTTTGCCATAGTCCAATCCCTTTTATTTCAAAAAAGTCAAGGGATTACCTATGCATTTTTTTAACGCATAATTTTAAAAACGCCTTGACTTTTTTCTGAATCAGTACTAGATCCCTTTACGCATTAATCCTTCGTTACGCTAACGATTATCTGTGTATCCCCGTAGTCCTGCCATACTTCCACGCCATCGCCAGCCCTGGTAAGTCTAGCTGTCATCTGCTTAACAGTCTTAGGCTTGAGGGGGACTTGTGTTAGTACTGTACGCATAGCATCAGCGACGTTATCATGTACGCCAGCAATAGTACCTAGAACGCTGTATACTGTATAGAACATATGTATGTACTCCTGATATAGTTAAGGCCGCTAGAGAGCGGCCTATGATGTTTGGTGATGTGTAATGCTTATAGTCCTAAGATAGTGCGTGCTTCGTTACGTTCCGTCCATAGCTGCATGATGTGAGCAAGTAAGTCCTTACTAATGTATCCGGTGTTCATAGCTTCACGGATAGATACATCATAAGCACCGAACCCCGTGCGAACGATACGCACATCATTTAGGTTAGTGTTATAGATACCGCCAAGATCAACGGCTTCGAATACTGCATCAACTGAATACTCATTGTTACCATCGTTGAAGTTTTCTAGTGCAATAGTATTGGATACCGCCCAACGTTTACAGTTTCCAATGATGCGGCATTGTTCCGGTTGGAGAGTGCCATTACTTACAGCGTACTCCAGTGCATCTTTACCAAAAGTCCGAGCCAGTACTAAAACGTCAGCGAAGGAAGTGATTGAGAAGGTCATGATAAAACTCCTTAATTTAGGAGGGAGAACCATTTCCCCCTCTCTATGTAAAACATTATACTTGATTCTAAGTACAATGCAAGTACTTTTTACATTTTAATTCCTGGATTCAGGTAACGATGTGATCCGTATTCTGGTTCGGTTTCGCTCCAGTACTGTAAATCGATAGTACCTTTAGCGTTAATCTTGTCTACCAGCTTATTCATCTTAGTGTAGACTACTTCGCTAGGGATGTAGTGTAATCCTTTATTATAGAAGTAGTGGTTAGCTTCACTGTCATTTAAGATATAGCGTGCACCGTTTGCGGTTTGTGCAACAATGAAAGAGTATTCTACTTCCCGATCATTACCATCAACAGTAATGCGGTCGAAATTGGTACGGATGAAAGCTTTAACGATAGCGATTGAAGTACTCATTTTGAATCTCCTAACTTTGTGGGCCGTCGCACCATTGCCGCCCTACGAGATACATTATTGCAGTACTGATATACTTTGTCAATACTTTTTCTATTAAAATTTATTTACAGAACTGTAGCCCGACGGTGTTCGGATAGTACACACATCTTTCACGCTTACCGCTAAACGCAGATATCCAGGATAATTTGTATGCCACTGGTTCCGGTGCAAGAGGATTATTTGAATAATCGAGAACTTTAACAATTAAACGGTCCCCAACATACCAGCCAGTTGACTCTTTGATACGGTCGATAATTTCTTGTTTGGTTAACGCCATTTTATATCTCGCTCTTTTGGAGGTGGGCTGCACTATTGCCGCCCTACGAGATACATTATCTCAGTACTGCTATACTTTGTCAATACTTTTTTGAAATAGTTTTGAGTACTGGAATTACATCCACCAGCAGATAGTTACTCACCGTTATTAACTATCTTACAGATACTTCTCTGCACCCAGTGGGCTAGTTTTTGTCTATGCGTATATAATAGCAAAGGGACTGACCGGAGTCAATCCCTTTTTTTATTCTTTTTTGTTAGATGATTCTCCAATCTTCTACCAGGATTTTAATATACCGTACCAGTGATTCGAGTGATTCCACTTCCCGATAATCGGTAGCCGTTTGCACTGTACAAGTACAGCCGATCAAGCCATTGCCAAGCTCTTTGATCTGTACATCGATGCAGTTGGCTTTTGCTTCATTCAGTACTGCAACCAATTCGTTAGCGATTGACATAATGTTTTACTCCTAAAGGTGCGGGAGAACTATTCCCCCGCTCTATGTAAAACATTATACATTATCTTGTAGTACTGTCAAATAGTTTTTATGAGATATCTTCGATATAGTCGGCCCATGTCATTTTTTCAGTACTATCGAGTGCACCAGGATTATTTGGATCAAACCATTCGCCATCCCCTAAGTACATTGCAGCGGATACCGCTTTATAGCCATTATAGGCGTTATTCCACTGCATAGCACGATAGATATGGCCTTTAATTGGTGTTAGTACTGGTAACGTTTTATGGTCTTCTACGTAGGCCATAGCTTGAGGATTTACCCGATATTGTGTGAACTGTTCCATTATGTTTCCCCTTTAGTTAGTAAAGTTATCACATCAGTACTATCACGCATTGTCAATAGTACTGAAATAAAACTTTAGATTAGATTATTGATGCCGTTGATGGTAGACTCGCTTTCTTCTTTCTCCCATTGGCGGTAATACTTCCATGCTTCATGATAGGTGGCGATCAGTTCATCTTTTTGATCCTGAGTACATGCCAGTACTGAATCACTGTAAGCGGTGTTATAGATAGAATCAAATGATTTCTTCTCTTCTGCCAGGGTAGCTACTTCCCGCATCAGTTCATCAAAGTTAGCCATTTTAGTACTCCTTATTAGTGGGGGAGGATATCTCCCCCTATGTAAAACATTATACTTTGTTTTACTTACAATGCAAGTACTTTTTAAATTTTATTTCCGATATAGTCCGGCCTGTTCTTTTCGGTCATACGCTTAAGCATTTTTTGCATATGGCTTATTGCTTGTAGTGTATCCTCTTCCAGCGATGAATCAAGATAATCAGGATCATTCTTCACCTTACAATGATTATGATAGCGTAGTACTGCCAGTACTTTTTTAACTTCTTCTACTGTCATAATAAGTATTCCACTTCGTTTGCTTTCAGGTTAGTATCAATCATCAGTGGTTTTTTGTAGTCCACAAAACGATTAGTTTTCTCGATAGCGAAGCCCATATAATCCAGCTTGCTTACAGTACATTCATTCTTAAAAACTTCTTTCGCTGCATTGATGGCTGATTCAATTGATAACCGCCCATCTAAATTAATGTTACCAAATGATCCACCAGCAGAAGTAGGATTACCGTTCATATCTTTAATAATCATAGTAGCGGAGTAGCTGGACATAATTTTGTTTCCTTTTATTGGTGGGGAGAACTATTCTCCCCTTGATGTAAACTATTATACAGTACTGATATACTTTGTCAATACTTAATTACGTTTAAAATGATATGTGCCGTTATCGTCCTGGACGCCCCATACAGATTTACCATCAATGCCAGTGAAACCGGATTGCAATTCAATATGGAAACCGTTAGCATCAACGACGAAAACTTTTTTATTTTCATCCCGATAGCATTGATATTCTTCACCTGCTTTAAATGCTGCATCATTCAGAAGATTTGAAGCGTGAACGCAGGTCATAGTAGCCATCGTCTTGATTCCTTTTAGTACCAGGGAGAACCATTTCCCCCTCTCGATATAAAACATTATACGCTCATTGAGATAGTTTGCAAGTACTTTTTATAAAATAGTTTTCAGTACTGAATACTTATATAATAGATACACTTCCGCACCCTATGGGTCAGTGAGTTATCTCTCAATGAATATATAATAGCAAAGGGACTGACTGGAGTCAATCCCTTTTTTAATCTTTTTTATCGTGTTATAGTTATCGCGTTAACATCACGTTTTTTATAGTACTGATTCCAGATATTGCGGGTTAAACCGTAATCAAGTACTTTAATCAAGCCGTTGCGATCCTGGCCGATATTCTGTTTTCTGATATCTCTTATCGTTAGTGTGGATAATGTATCATCAACGTGATTGAGAGCATCAGCGAAATGGTGATGGCGTTCAATAGTGTTACGTTTAATATTGTACTTTAACTCATTACATGCGGTTACGTGCTTTACACTGCCTTTGCTTGCAGTACTCAAACGATCCATAACAATAAGCAGATTATCAGGATCGCATAAATGCATATGCACCTTGGCAAAGAACTGTTTAAGGTGCGGACGGTCATAATCTAAAAAATTCCATACCTTACATTCAGTTTCATTTTGTTCTACACCCGCATCACAATTCGCGACCTTAATCACTAACCGATCATTTAAAGCGAATACAATACGGGAAGAACCCGCACCGACGATCTCCAGTCCAGCTAACCGACAAGCTGAAAGGATCTCTTTGTTGGTTTCCATTGCATGAAGTGAACGGATGAATTTAGTATAGTTACGCATTGTGTTGACTCCTTGAGTTAATGAAACTATATTACAGTACTTTACTATCAATGGCAACTACTTTTTTTACTTGAACTGCGTGGAATACTTCACGCGTATTTTTAGTACTGAATACTTTTGCCGTACCTTGTTCGACCGCAATACGATAGCGACCGTTAACGTCCACCATGTTGATAAAGTCCGGTGTACTGAATGGAGTTACCCGGCATTTAAGAACGGTTAACAGTTCCACCAGCGTTGTAGTCTCTTTGATACGTTTTTCTAAAGTAATCATTTTGTTTTCCCCGTGTTGGTATGCGTACATAGTACTAAAACATTTGAGTACTGTCAATTAGATAATAGAATATTTCTTTAGTGATAATGCGTCTTCTGTCGGTTGATATTCTACACCGTTCCCGTTATCAACCTTAGTGAGTAAACCTTTATCAATGAGTTTTTTGATGGTACGGTTTCCCTGTTGAAAACTGGTGAAGTGTGAATCATTACGAAAGGTATAACCGTGCTTCACTGCTTCATCAATAGTTTTCTTTTCGATTTTAGATAATTTCATTTTGTTTCTCCTGTGTTGGTATAGATACATAATACTAAAACATTTGAGTACTGTCAACGTGATATTAGTTTTATTTTTTTATTGTATTGTTGGTGTTCATATAGATTAATTTTTCCAGTACTCTCGATCACTATTCTATTGTTAGTGTCTACGTCGATTACACGTAGTTTCCCGTTGCTTAACTTCCTAGGCAATAGACTACCATTAATAAACTCATTAGCAAGCTGTACGGCCTTTGTGATGATTCTCTGTGGAGCTTTATAGTGTACCCGTAATACATTATCGTTTGATAGTTGAACCTTAATCATTTTGTTTATCCTATAAAAAAGGCGGGAAATATTCCCGCCGTGTTGTTAGTACTGCAAAGTTATTAGATAACCTGGCGGCGTTTACTGTATACTGTTACACGGTTTCCTTTACGGTCATGACGGATCTCTTTCTGGTTACGAATCAGTTCACTTGGACGCTTAAGGTTTGCCAGGTGATCCGCGTGAGTCCATGCATTTGCGTTAACTGTAACTTCAATATCAGAACCTTTCAAAAAGTCATCTTGAGCGTTCAGTACTTCAGCCAGTTCTTGAGCTTGCTTTAGTTCTGCTGCTGTAAGTACAGGCTCAGGTGAATTCACAATATCAGAGATCTCTTTGAACTGTACCGCCCAGCGTTGTCCTTTCGGTGCATCTTTGCCCATGTCTTTAAATGTTTCACCTTCTTCACGGGCAACGATGCGAGCTTGTTCACGGGTAGCGAAGAATTTAGTAATCATGGTGTACATCCTATTAGTTAAGTTAATTAGTACTACAAGTTAGAGTCTATTATAAAGTACTATCTGGGCAATGTCAAATAGTACTTTAAATGGATTCTATTACATATCTTTCTTACGTTTTACATCGTAGTAACGAACTGTAATTTCTTTGTTGATCTCATCCTCAATTCTGTGTAGTACTTTCTCTTTCGGGTTGAAACCTATTACAGTTTCTTTAATGATCTCCAAGCCCGTGTATTCGCCTTGTGTACCGTAACCGTAAGTAAAGGTTTCATGTCCCAGGTCTTCCCAGCGGTCACCAATCAATGCAGACACGTAGCATGAGTGGTAAGTATTGCCGTGGCTATCAGTCCACCGATTGACTTTAATGTCAAAGGAAGTTACAATTTTCATTTCTACTTTCTGGGTAAGGATCATAGTCATTTTAATTTCTCTCTTTTAGTTAGGAGGGGAACCATTCCCCTGCCTTGATGTAAACTATTATACAGTACTAAGATACTTTGTCAATACTTAATTATTATAAATGTCGTGAATAGTGATAAAGTTTTTACGACCGTAAACCTGCAAATCAATATCAATGTAGTGCTTATCAAGTACATCCTCGACGCTTAAAGCCGTGTCGTGAATATCTTCATAGAATTGTGGATCTACAATCTTACTTAAATCATCCGGCGTTAACTTATCATTGAGCCATTGCACCGCCTGGATATCTGCATCACGTTTCCAGTCTTCCAGGTTAGTAGTCAGTACTTGCTCGATTTCGTTAGCTGTCAGTAGAATCCGCATTTTAATTTCTCTCTTTGTTAGGTGGGGAACTATTCCCCACTTGATGTAAAATATTATACAGTACTAAAAACTATTGTCAAACTATTTTATCAAATTGTTTCCCATTTCATGTTACCCGCTTTACGCTGTGAAACAGGAATAAACATGTTATTAATGTTACTAATATAACCGACCTGTAAGTCACGCTGTGAACCATACGCCCGACTTGCTGCATTTTTAGCACCGCGTTCTGATTTATAAACGCCGCTGGATACTGTAAAGCCTACTACACCGAAAGTAAAATGTTTCATTTTGTATTCCTCTTTGTGGTTGATGTAAGTATTATACTTGTTTAATTTCTATTGTCAAACTATTTTATCAGGGGAGGTTTTCGTATGTCTTACTCCTGGACTACTTAACGGGGTTACTTGTTTCGTTCCCCGTCCTGATGTAAAACATTATACTTGATTCTAAGTACAATGCAAGTACTTTTTAAAAATAGTTTTCAGTACTTGATAGTACTAGCCACCAGCATATAATAGATACATTTATGCACCCTGTGGGCTAGTTTTTGTCTATGCGTATATAATAGCAAAGGGACTGACCGGAGTCAATCCCTTTTTTTATTCTTTTTAAACTTGTTTTGGGTTGCGATATGTGATAGCGTTCGGGTACATTTGTTTAATGTTATTCCATGCCTGGTTAACATTGTAACCACTTGATCGAATCAGTTGGTTACTTCCTACGCCCTGGAACACTACTTCGAATAAAAATTCTTTCATGCTGCAATCCCCTCTGATTTACCTTTACGCCAGGCGTTAGCCAGTTCATTACGTTGCCATACATCCAATGCAATGTATAGTTTAGCAGTATCCCCTTTAGGGTATTCGCCAGTAGTGCCTAACCGATAAAACAGATCTTTCAGTACTGATAATTCTACTTGGATCATTGTATTACTCCTGATTGTGTTAGTACTTCTACGATGGCATGAATGATCATAAGTACAGCTAACACAACAATCATCGGATTCATTTGCATAAGCTGTACTCCTTATATATTAATCTTTCAGCCAATGATCTTGAATGAATTTTTCACAGAATCCCTGTTTCATAGATTCTAACAGGCGTTCGCGGTGAGCGGCGGCATATTGCTCAGTACTATGCGTTACGCCAGGTTGATAACGTGAAACACCGTCCGGTCCGATATATTGAACATCCCACGGTTTTTCGTTAGTATCAGACCATTTACGAACGATTAGTTGACCTTGCATGTTTCTTTCCTCTTAGTGGGGAGAATCATTTCTCCCCTTCATGTAAACTATTATACAGTACTACAATGCTTTGTCAAATACTTTTTTAAAGTTTATGAATCAATTCTTTATCTAAGCGATAGCGAACATTATTGATTGTAACTGCATTGTTTTTAATGCTACGCTGTACAGGTCCACCAGCAATAACAAACGTTGCCTTATTGCCCCGAACGATGATAGCACTTCCAGGATTACCGAAATCATCTTGTACTAAAATACTTGATAAGTTTTGCATTTGTCTTTCCTTGTAGTGGGGAGAACTATTCTCCCCTTCATGTAAACTATTATACAGTACTTAAAACTAATTGCAAGTACTAGGATAAAATCATTATAGGATATTCGCAGTTAATCAGTACTTCAAATCCAAAACCTTCATACCATTCTTTAAGATTAAACTCGTTATCTTCTCCAGTATCGCATTCTAAGATGATACAATCTGAATCATCGGCGGCATCAATAAAGGCATTCATTAACTCAGTACCTTCACCGTTACCGCGATTATCGGGATCAACATAAAGAGAATCAATAAACGCTACACGATCATAATCAAGATCCGGTGCAACAATGCCACGTTTAACAAACCAGTACTGCAATTGTGCTACTTTGCCTTGTACTTGATAGCCAGTGATCTCACCATTGTCTGTAGTACGCGTGATATGTTGTATACCCATGATTTCAATCCTCAGTTAAGATATAAAATATTATACACTAACTAACAGTACTGTCAATACTTTTTATCTCATAGATCTATGCCAACAATTACGGGGATTGCGTTTGAATATGCTATCATGATCAGCCTGGCAAGTGATGCAGTACTTACACCCCTTAACGGCCAGGCGGCGATTCTCAGGGATTTTATCGCCGCAGTCGAGGCAATGTATCAGTGATTCTATTTGTGCGTTAATTTGCGTTCTAGCGTGGTTTACAGCGGCCTGAATCACTGCGTTAATCTCGTCTTGCTCGGCCCCGTCCTTCGCGAATCCAACAGCCATTATTTTAACCTCATTATAAAAATACTATAGTACTGTAATGCTACAATAATACTACTAGTACTGATTTTATTCAAACCGTATGATACTACATATTCCCCAGCATTACCACGAATGGTAACGCCTTTGTACTTTCTATATAATTTCAACTACGTTTATTGCCTTTGATCAAGATTTGATCAGAATTATACGCCTTATGCTAAATTGATCCAGTACTTTTTTGATCATTTATTGATCGATATTATATAGTTACATTTGTGCACCCTATGGGTTAGTGACGTTCTCGTCTTGATGTAAGTATTATGCCAGTACTGGATAATATTGTCAATAGATTATTTTAACTTTTTTCTGTCATTGATTAATGCTTTCAGTACTATACTAATGATCTGCAATGATTCATCAATGACTATAAAATTATTTTCTTTCATTAGATGATAGTTACCATTGATTGTATATTCTAATGAGTACTGTTTACGTTTAATTTTTGATAATGTTTCTATTTGTTTTTGTACTGATTTCATGCTAATCATTGTTAAACGTCCTGTAACGCATTCTAACGAGTTAAACGGTTTAGTACTGGCATTGTATAGGGTAAATGATTAAAGCCCACCAGCGTTAACCAGTGGGCTATAATCTTACATCTTGCGGATAATCTTAACAGTATCTTTCACCGATTTACCGTCTTGCTGACATTGTTCGATCATCGCGTATTGTTCTGCGGTCAGATCCTCGCCAGTTTTTGCCAGTACTGCGTCGATGAATGAATCTAATGCTGTCATGATTTTTCTCTCTTAGGTTAAGTTAACTACTGTTTATAAAACTTATTATACAGTACTATCAAACATTGTCAATAGATTTAATAGTACTGGTAATATATTTTAGCGGTAATCGTCGTATGCTTTATTAACCTGGCGAATGTAACTTTCAAAGGCTTCGTCTACTGTTTCATACTCCCGAACATAATCACCATAGGAAACTACATACATCCCTTTTTGATCTTCAAACGTCATGATGATAGAATCCAGGCCGATGATTTCAGTTTTTGCGATAATAGCCATTTTAGTATTCCTTAAATTAATATGCGTTGTCTTGATAAAAGTTATTATGCCAGTACTATCAAACGTTGTCAATAGTACTGTGATAATATTTTTAGTTAATGATAGTCAGTGTAAAATTGTAATCCCCTGCCTGGTATAGTACTTTATCGCCGAACGTGCCAACACGTTTCATATTGCAATAGATACCCATAACATTTTTTACATCTTTGATATTCCGAACGCCAGTGATATCCTTGTTGAAATTTTCATGATCAGAAAATAAAACTTGTTTTGCATTTTTCAGTACAGTGCGGATATTAGCCATTTTGTTTTCTCTCTCTGTTAGTGGGGAGAACTATTCTCCCCTTGATGTAATTAATTATACAGTACTAAAAACTATTGTCAAACTATTTTTTAATATTATTCAAAATCTTCTGGTACTGACTGATAATCATCTTCACCGTATGCACTTTCTAACTTCTCGCCAGTGTGATCATCAGTTAGTGAGTCATCCTCATAGTTCACGTCTACGCCCGTGATGTAAAACTGGCTATCGTCTGGATCATTGAAATTAATTTTCTGAATGTTTACAATAACTGTATTGATACCCAGGACACAGCCATCAGCCGTTACAAAGTACTGATATTTTTCACATCCACCACTATTGAAACCGTAATTGATTTCGGCCCGACCATCATTTAAACGCAGTGCCTGAGCGATGATTTCGTTTTCAAAGTTAGATTGAGCGATAGAGATCATTTTGGTATTCCTTTTATTTGGAGAGGAAACCGTTTCCCCTTGCGATATAAAACATTATACGCTCATTGAGATAGTTTGCAAGTACTTTTTATCAAATACTTTAAAATAGTTTTCAGTACTCAATCATTATACAATAGATACACTCCTGCACCCTGTGGGCTAGTGAGCTATCTCTCAATGAATATATAATAGCAAAATGGCTGACCGAAGTCAACCACTTTTTTCATTTATTTTTAGCTTTAAGCAATGCCGCTTTGCGTGTCATGCCTTGCTTGATGTACTGCTTTACTTTCGCTTTACGTGCTTTCGCTTTATCTGCTTTCGTTTTAGGAGTACTGTAAATTAAACCGTTAGGATTCATTTAAATCACCATAAAGAATAGATAAGTTACTAACAATGCCGCGATCAATGCACCGACCAGGGCCGAACTGTAATAAGCCAATGATTTCATTTTTTAGCCTGAAAGTAATGTTTAATTTGTGCGGCGGTCAGTGCACAATTACGCAGGAAGTTTTCTGTATAACTCCTACGAGTACTGAAAGAAAATTGACCTTTGCCGTTGCCGATAGTAACATCAAACCGAGCGTTGTATTGTTTCATTTTGATTCTCCTAGTATCGGGGAGAACCATTCCCCCCTCTATGTAAACAATTATACAGTACTGAAAACTAATTGCAAGTATTATTTTCTAAAAAATGTTTGTATGCTTCATCAACCACTCTTTCGATAACATACCCTAACGGCACGTATCCAACTACATGACTACAATAAAAAGGACTACGATTAGAATCATCGTATGCAAATACTTTTTCAGGATCTGCATCAATCACATACATATTAACCTTTAAGATGTCGATCTTATCCTGTACAGTAAGCATATTACGCCGCCTTATCAGTACTGGCAACCGGACGGATACGGGCCATTTCCTGGGCTTGTTCCACACTGTAACGCTCATAAAGGCGGCATTCTTCCGGTGTAGGAACAGCATCAATACGTTTCATTGGTTTAATGATGCTTTCAACTTCATTCAGTACTTGATTAACGTTCATGGTATAATCCCCAATATAAGCGGCCTAAATCGACCGCTAACGATGTTTTGATTAATAGGTGTATGGTTGACGCTCAAACAATGATTGCACGTTGTACGCCCCGCTTATGGGCTTTGCTGGCAAATCAATTTTATATTGTTCACGCTTAAAAATAATAAAACGGCAATTGTTTTTAACATCAAAATTGATTGAACGTTCCAATAGCTTTCCTTCGTGTACAAATACAAGATAACCGCTTGCTACTTGTTTTGTAGTACTGGTTGCAACCATTGACCGACGAACATGTGTACCTGCATCGATTAAAGTACTGATATTTTTCATTATACGATCCTCTTAAGTTAATTTAATTTCTTTCCCCTATGCAGACACTATATAAAAGTATCTGCATAAAGTAAAGCTAATTAAAGATCTTTTTTGCGTTTAACATTCTGTACAGTACAATGCAACGGGATATTAAGATCATTGCACAAACGAGTAAGGGAGGTTTCATCAGTATTAAGCCCGTCTACTGATTCCTTTAAGAGAGATAACGCCGTTTGTTGATATGCATCTTCATAGCCATAAGTAAATGATTCAACCGCCAGATCATTCAAACCGTTATCCAGTTCGACGCTTACATGACAAGAATGATAAGTATTGCCATATGAATCAGTCCAACGTTTACCGTCAACATTGATTGCACGGATTGCAGCCAGGGAAACGGTGTTGATGATAGTTTTAGCCATTTTAGTATTCCTTAAATTAATATGTGTTGTCTTGATAAAATCTATTATGCCAGTACTATCAAACTATATCAATAGTACTGTGATAATATTTTTACTTACTTTCTTTCGCTGCTTTATGTGCATGTACTGCCAGTACTACATCAGAACGAACGAATGAGGCAACGGTGTCAGTGTAGTACTTGATTGCATTGTCTATATCGGTGAACATCCGATACATACCGCACCACGATACTTTATAACCTGCTTTCACTTGTTCAAGTTTAACCAGTGATTTGTTAACTTTGATTTTAGTAATGATAGCCATTATTGTTTCCTCTTAGTTGTCTTGATAAAATCTATTATGCCAGTACTATCAAACTATGTCAATAGTACTGTGATAATAATTTTACTTACTTTTTGCTTTCTTTACAGCTTCCACCTGGTCTGCCCACTCTTTACCCCATACTTGAGCGTTATAGTGATACTGACAAAGAGCAACGCCCCGTTTCAAACCAGTGATAGATTTTTTACCACATTGACAAGTTTTCATTTTTAGTTTCCTCTTAGTGGGGAGAATCATTTCTCCCCTTGATGTAATGTATTATACTTTATCCGATTTACTTTGCAAGTACTTTTTAGTTTAATTCATCCAGGCAAAGGATACGATCTACACCTAAATCAGTTAAGCTAATAGACGGCACTTGATAGGTTTCAATGTATTCTACACTAGCCCACTGACCGAACTCATTCACCGCCCAGGTATTCATTGCAGAATGAAGTTCCGCACCTTTCTTGTTGGTCAGTACTGCAACAGTGCTAGAAGTGCCAGTAGTGCCAGATACGTAAGTGATGATGATAGCCATTTTTTAAATCCTTCTCAGTAGTTGATGTAAAATATTATACAGTACTTAAAACTATTGTCAAACTATTTTTTAAAGTTTATCAATGATTGATGCCGTTTCATTGATAGTCTTGCCGTGTTTTGCACACGCAATAACTGCTTTAAATTCCTTTGATGACCAATCTTTCTTGCTGCATACTGACATTACTTGTAACGTGAAACAATCCAGTTCATAAGTATTCATCTTTATATCCTCAGTTAGTTAAGGTGTTTCGCCTTGATGTAAAACATTATACGCTAATCTCTGAATCGTGCAAGTACTTTTTATTACTTTTTGCAAAATACTTTAAACGCTCTCAATCGCATTCTAACGGCCTTAACTCCACCAGCTAGGGCGATGCATCAGATAATCAGTTTAATGCGTTAGAATCGATTCTATGAGGTGCTGACGGCATGGAATACTATAGACACAAAAAAGCCCACTGTATAAGTGGGCTAGTGATTCAGTACTTTAAATGTTATGCTTCAATTTTGCGGTGAGATTCGATCCATTCCTCGCGAGTCATACCGCTTTCTTTGATAGCATCCAGTACTACCGCAATGCAGTTACCGCGTACAGGAATCAAATGTTCTTCCCCGTTATCAAGGACAACCGTAACACGTTCTTGAATCCATTTTTTAGGCTTAGATTCCGGCTTATCTTCACCGTACTTAACCGCCAGGGCTTTATGTGCCATTTCAATAACCACTTCCAGATCTAAACCAGACACCGCCGCCTGAATACTTTCTATTGTTGCTTGCAGTTCTGCTTCACGGGCTTTTTTCTGTTCTTCCAGTTCTGCTACCTTTTTGGCTTGTAGTTCTTTCGCTTCACTGTAAGCAATGTTAAAATTGTTGCGTACTGCTTTCATGGTATCATTATCCAGGTCAGCCAGCAATTCAGCAGCAATGACAGTATCGTTAGAAATCAGTGCTTTCAGAAATGATTTTACATTAGCCATTTTATAAATCCTCAATTAAAGTTTAAGTTAGTTTATCAAAGTTTGTTTGACGTGTCCAGTTTTTCATTCGACTTACTGGCGGTCTACTTAATGTTCCCCGTCTTGATGTAATACATTCTACGCTTTTCCCTGGTAATGTCAACTACTTTTTTAAAACTATTTTCAAAGTATACCAGTACTACAATCCTACAATAAAAAAAGCCCACTCCTTATAGTGGGCTAGTGATTCAGTACTATATTATAAACAATTAATTACGCCAGTGAATGTAACTTTCTCTGTATCCATTACAGTGACAGAACCGCGTTTACTTTTTGCATCGTAATAGATGGTCGTGCTACCCTGATCATCTTCTTCATGGTACGGGCCATTAGCAAACATTGCAGGGGCCAGTTCCAGGGATTTGGTAACGATCTCAGCCGTTTCCTCGTTAGTCATTGCAACAGTGCACTGAATGAATTTTTCTTTCTGTACATCAACGGAAGCGTTAACAGCGAAAGAGGAAACAGATAAAGCCAGGGCGATGATTGCAGTTTTCATTTGTATATCCTTTGTTAGTACTAGGGAGTATTCCCGATTAGATGTAAAACATTATACGCGTTTAAAAACTATTATCAAGTACTTTAATATAAAAGTATTTGAAAAAAAAGTCTTGACAACTGCATCCAGTACTGGCATAATACCTACATAAAGACGAGATAGTCACTAACCCACAGGGTGCATAGATCCGTCTATTAAATGATTCAGTACTGCAAAATAAAGGGGATCGTTTGATCCCCCTGGTTATTACTTAGTAAGATATAAACAAAAATCACCTTTCTTTGCTACGCCGCCAGTGTAACGCGATGAATAGTTAGAAACGTCTTGTACTTCTGCAATGACGAGCGTATCATCATTTATTTCGTCGCAAAAACATACAGCCGGATCTTCTACGCCGATATTGTCGGCATGTTCCCGCATAGATTTAACCAGTGCTTCAAGCTGGGAAAGAGTAGTGATATTAGCCATTGTAAAACTCCTTATTAGTGGGGAGAACCATTTCCCCCTTGATGTAAACTATTATACAGTACTGAAAACTAATTGCAAGTACTTTTTTAATTTAATTGCTTTAAAACATAATCAAAGACACCACGCACATCATTGATCATCGCCTGGCGGTTAGCAGGTAACGCATCAGGATCGCCACTATCCCAGGCATTAATGAAGCCACCTAAATCATGGAATACTTTATTCCGTAACCCGATCAACTGCAATTCTTTTTCTTCAAGCTCTTTGATACGTTTAATTAAATCACTCATTAGATAATCCTCAGTACTCAATTGTAAGATCCGCAACGGTCGCAGTAGTGCCCGTCCTCGTCATCGTCAATGAATTGACCGACGAAATGATCTACTTTCGCTTTCAGGTTATTATAATCGTTTTCTACTTCCTTTAAACGCTTCTGGTAGTATTCCAGTGCTTTAAGATATGCCGCATCAGTAGTTTTCTCCTGCATAGCTAAATTCATGCCACGCGTTTCATCGTACAGCCAAAAACCATCGGTGCACTGGCTAATAGATAATGACTTGCTTAGTACTGTATAGTTAATTACTTTACCCATTAGATAATCCTCAGTAAAGGCGGGAACTATTCCCGCTCTCGATATAAAGTATTATACGTTAATCTAATTACTTTGCAAGTACTTTTTAGTGCTTTTTATAAAACATCTCAGCGGTGATATTTTTACCCGTTGGTTGTACTTTATCCAGGATCTTTTGGTGTGCACTACGCCCGAAAGAATAAGAACCGTAAACCGTTAGCCAGTAGTCGCCATTTTTGTTTACATGTACTGCACAATAAGGAACGCCCCGCGAATCGTCACCAATGAAGTGTGATACTGTACCCGTTACGTTTGGCGTTGTAGTTTTGATTTGTTCGATCATTTCTCTTACTCCTGGGATATAGGCGGGAACCATTCCCCGCCAGTGATTCAGTACTGAATTAATATGCGATAGATTCTACTACACCATCGATAACATTAAATTGATATTCGTTACCCTCAATCAGTCCTACAATGTTTTCAGTAGTAAACTGGTCTTCATAAGCATTTTCTAAATCACGGTACAGCTTACAAGATAATTCTCGGATCGTGTCAGTCAGTAAATTTTCCAGTTCCTCAGCTAACGCCGCCTGTTTTACAGTTAAATCAGTGTAGCGAGTATCAACGCAACCGCCTACCGTGTTTTCGTGTGCATAACGCGATTGGGAACGTTCTACACTCATTTCCAAATCATCTTCGTTCAACAGGTGACGGATGGAACGATATTTCGTTAACGCCTTAACCTTGCGTAAAAACTTCTCAGCGTCAACGTGGTCAGTACTGATTGATGCACCGTCACCTTGCGACCAAAAACCACTGTATTGCAATTCAGCTTCATCTATGCCGTATTCTGGTAGTACTGTTTCTTTATAGTATTCCAGTACTGACTCAGCAAAGAAATTATCCTCACTTGCACGTTCCCGATCCCGAACCAGTTCGATAGCCGCCGTTTGTTGTTCTGCGTTCAGTTCAGAAAAAGCCATAACGAAAGTAGTAGTAGTGATAGTTTTCATTTTGTAACCCTCATTCAGTAGTTGATGTAAGTATTATACGCTTTTATAAATCTTTGTCAAACTATTTTATCAGGGGAGGTTTTCGTATGTCTTACTCCTGGACTACTTAACAGGGAGTTACTTATTTCATTCCCCGTCCTGATGTAAAACATTATACGCCTTTAAACATAGTTTGCAAGTACTTTTTAAAAATAGTTTTCAGTACTGAATAGTAAAAAAAAAGTATTGACAGCATTATCAAGTACTGGCATAATATACCCCATGACAACAGCTAACCCACCGGGTGCACAATTGTAACTGTAATAAACTACTTTTTCTATAGATACACTCCCGCACCCCGTGGGCCAAATTGTTCGTTTCAATAGATACATTATGCCAGTACTGACAAAATAAGTCAATACTGGCAATTGTAAAGATTTGTAAACTACTTATACTGCAATCGCGTCCAGGCTATAATAATAATAAGTGCCGTATTGGTGTACTTTATTACCTTTTATTTCAGTACTGAATGAATCCGAACGATTGGCATATGATGTTAATTTAAAGTACTTTGATTTGCTGATACGTTGCCATACACCGCAGATCCGCTGTAAGTAAGTAGTTTTATTCGTGGTAGTATCTTTTACGGTTTTAACTTCAGTCATATACATATTAGTCATTTTTATTACTCCAGGTTATAGGCGGGAAGTGTTCCCGCTCTCGATGTAAAACATTATACGCCATTAAACATAGTTTGCAAGTACTTTTTATTCAAGTACTGCAATCTTTTTAGTACGGTACACGGTAACGCGATTGCCCTTGCGGTCGTGCTTTATTTCTACCACGCGACGCGATACACTATCAGGACGCTTTAAAGCCGCTCGCCAGTACTGAATTGATCGGGCTGTACTTTGCTTTACTACGGCCCAACGTTTACCACGTTCAGATTGTACGCCCATATCTTTAAACGTCGCCCCGTCCTGGCGTGCGGCAATCCGAGCAAGTTCACGCGTTGCAAAATATGTAATAGTCATGCTGTTACCCCTATCGTTGTTGTACAAAAAGAACTTTATTATAAAGTACTATCACCGTGCAATAGTACTTTTAATCTATTCTCTTACATTCCAACCATCGCCGCACGGATCGCAGTAGTGCTATACTTAAAGCCGTCTGGAGTTTTATCTTGTCCAGTCTGTTCTAAAAATAGCATCATATGACGGGCCGCATCATTACGATTAGTGTTAGCGGCAATAAAGTCCTGGGCCAACCGGTATAATGATTCGTCATTATTAATCCATAAGGAAACATTCCAATGAGTTTTGTTTTTGTGTCCTAAGAACATTTTTGATTTAGCCATTTTTAAATCCTCTTTATTATAGTGGGGAACTATTCCCCACCTGATATAAAACATTATACGCTTTTAAACTTAGTTTGCAAGTACTTTATTAAACTTATTCGTAAATCTTGCCACTGTCAGCCCATACCAGGAAACGAGGCATATTATCCCATGCATCTTGTTTTAAGTTTAAGCCGTGCAATACTTCTGTACTTTCCATTCCTGGTACTGGCTTGCTATACACTGCAAACATTTCGCCCATGTACTGATAAGCCATCGTTAAATCAGTCTGGATCATCTTATGGATCATTGCATCGAGCATAGCAGTAGCGGCATACTGTTCACGCTTAAGCGGCAGCATTGCAATCAATTCCCGATAAGCTGCAATGTGAATCCGTACAGTCTCAGCGGGAAGATCTTTCATCTCTTCACGGAAAGAAACCAGGTTAAGCATGATAGTATTGATTTGAGTCGCCATCGTTTTAATCTCTTTTAAAGTGCAACGGGAGCGTTTCCCCCGTCTCGATGTAAAACATTCTACACCTTTCCCAATACTTTGCAAGTACTTTCTACAAATACTTTTAAAATAGTTTTCTTTCTATATAGGAGTACTGGAACAATCCAGGGAGAACAATCTTTCAGTACTACTATTCAGTACTGAATCAGTACTATACCCCGTAAAACGTCCTCAATCGCATTCTAACGCATTAATACACCTAAGCTATACATTTGCACCGCCACCAGCTAACCAGGGCTTTACGGGCCGTTTAAACGCGTTAAATTATTTTCAATTATTTTGTTTTTAGCTATTGACTCAGTACTAAAAAAGCGTATAATTACTACATAGACGCGAGAAAGCGGATACCCCAGGGGGTGCGGAATTACGCCCAAAATTCAGTAAATTTAAAAAGGATACACTCCCGCACCTTAGCAGGTCATAGCACTTTCTCAGTACTGAATCATAGTACCATAGTACGCCCCAGGATGACAAGCAAATTAATTAAAACTTTTTACATCCAGGCTATTGCTTTTATAATTCAGTACTGCTATAATATTTTTATCAAGTCGAGAAAGACTCTAGCCCACCGGGTGCATAGTTACGCCCAAAATTCAGTACTAGATTATTTTTTAAAATTATTCATCCAGACGGTTGACATACCAGGCGAAAACGGGGATAATGATTCCAGATTCAGAAAAATCTAACTCCAGATACTGCGGGGAAACCATCCCCACGCGGTAGGGGAACTATTGGAAAAAATAAAATAAAAATTTTGATTTAGCCGTCTATACATCCAGACGTGTAACCATCTAGCCGTTTAGCCGTCCAAACGTCTAGCAGTACAGCCATCTAGAAATCTAGCCATCCAGCCGCCTAGAGGGATAGCCATCTTTACTTCCAGCCATCTGGAGGTCTAGACATCTCTACGTCTAAATTCAACCTAGGGTTACTACGCCCAAAATCCGTCAGTACTATACCATAGATCTATCTTTTGAAAGGGAGTATTCAGTACTGCCACAATAGCCCTCACTGTTACTGTAGGAGGATGAAGACTATCATGTAGTACTGAATACTGTTAGAGGGAATCCACCAGCACAAGCTGGTGGCATAATGCTTTAGATTAAAATCAGTACTGACACCATTCTGTTAATATCAGTACTGTTATTACGATTTTCATATGAGGTTCAAAAAGATGTACCACCACAGGAGGAACTATCTTTTCTGTACTGTCTCACGACAGGAGGTAGAGTAAATGAATTGTTCGCAGCAACTCATCTCTCTATGTAGAACATTATACAGTACTGAATCATAATGTCAATAGCTTTCTTTCATTATTCAGTACTGAAATCGTATAATCTGTATCGCTACAAAACTCATTATATCCCACAAATCCTATATGTCCCAACGTAAATTTCAACTTTCGAAGATCCAACTTTTATTTCATAGGTACTCCAAAATTTTTAGGATCGAGATTTAGGATGGAGTACTAACCAACTTTTTGCTGGAGCCTCAAGGGGTAATTGAATTTTACCCCGAAGGGTAAAGGGGTAATTGAAATTAAGGTGAAAGTAATAATTCAGTACTAATCATTGCGTGATTACTTTTGATTACATTTGATGTAATTTGCAAAATGGAAAAGGAGCTTGGAAACTACAAAGTACGGCAGACTTCCTCTGCCTACTTAGTGGCATATCAGTACTGCTACGTTCTTGATTAAACGTGAACATTCCTGTACTCTAGTACTCACTACTGATCACTACTGATCACTACAGTGATTATAAATGATTACTTAAATGTTTATATATGATTACTTATGACTACCTATGATTACGGGGTTTAGCCTGGGGAGAATCCTAGTGATCGCATTTGTCCAGGCTGAATTTTAACAATTCGCCTGTACATAAAGGTTGTTCACTAGGAGCTTCCCCTGTCTACTTGTGTTTAATTACTTCCTATATATAAGCATTAAGATATAGTAGTACTGATTATACTGTACATTCTCTTTAATATTATAAGGGTCTATAGCAATCTCGGTACATCTGTTAAATGCATATCTATTAAATGCCAGTGGAATTATAGATCTAATCCATACTTGTTCATTTTCTTTTAGTTTACTTATATAGAAGTTTTTATACATAGTATTCTCTATTAATTAATATGATAGTACTAGTGTTAGTACTGAGCACAATTGTTCTTTATAGTTCTTAGGGTATATAGAATCTTTTATGCACTCATTGAAGTGCCATAGGTATAATCTTGGGTCGCATTCTTTATATATTCTTACGGGGACGAATGTTAGTTTTCTTATATAGAATTCTTTATGTTCTTTATTCATATTAGTTAGTGTCTGTATATAAGTAATAGTAAGAATACGTACTGCACATCTTCATCTTTAGTATTGAGTACTGTACGTATTGCGTCATTAAACAAGAATATAGTACTTGGGTCATGAGAATTTAAAGGGGTTCTGGGTACGGCATGTTTGTAGTTCCCTTTAACAAATTGTGTGTAGTATTCTCTATGCATATTAGTACCTATATATTAGGGCGAGAATGTAGTACAATTCATATGGAATGTAATTTGGGGTGATCGCACACTGTGTATGGTAAATGAATTGTTCGGTATTTTTCTTATCCTTGATATCTATTGGGATTAGTGGTATAAGCATTTGGGAGTTTAGATCCAGATGGCTTAAGTAGAATTCTTTATGCATATTGTTCTCTTAGAATACGAAAGCTAGGTACAGGGTATGATACAGTACTCGATGGTAGCTGTCAAAATCTAGTATACATGCTTTAGTGCACATAGTAAAATACACTTTATCATTTTGTGCATTGATACCGCGAGGTTTATCTAATAGATTAGTTCTGAGGTACATTGGGAAATATTTTGTGTAGTATTCTTTATGCATGTTAGTACCTGAATATAAGTAGGATAGTGTTATATAGCTGGTCATAACTACTACTATTTTCTATACTTCGTTCTATGCAGTTATTGAATCCCAGTACTGCCAAATCGTTATCCAGAGGGACTTTATATCTGGCGTAGTGTTCAAAAATGCTGGGGAGAAATTGTGTGTAGTATTCTTTGTGCATATTAGTACTTATATATTAGTAAAAGGATGTGATACAGTACTCGATTATAGTCTTCAATATATATCGAGGATTTAGTGCACTGAATGAAGTAGTCTTTTTCGTAGTTTTTTTCTATACCCAATGGTTCTGTTGGTACAAGGTGTTGGAGATACATTGGGAGTTTCTCTATGTAGTATTCTTTGTGGTTATTCATATTAGTACCTGAATGTTAGCATTACTACGTAGTACAGCATATATGGATTATCATCGTATATGAGCGTGTACTTAGTACATTGTTGGAACATTATCTTTGCGTGATCTTTTATTCCTATTGGTTCTGTTGGTATATGGTGCTGGAGATGCATAGGTATTTTATCCCTGTAGTATTCTTTGTGCATGTTGTTCTCTTTAGTACTTATATATTAGTAGTAAAATGTTATAGTACTGGTTCATTGCGTCATCATTTTCTATAGCACGTTTTACGCTATTCATGTAGTTAGATCGAGCGGCACGAGTTATGAGAAGAACTTTGTATGCAGCAAAGTATTTTTGCTGCACGGGTAGTTTAGAGATATAGTATTCTTTATACATAGTTTGTAATATACGTAATGAGGTGATGCATTTTCTTATTAGTACTGATAATTTCCTGTACATGTTTTGTCAGATTGTACGCGTTTTTATAGAGTACTGGATTATCGATTACAGTACTGTACATGAATAGTTCTTCTTCCTGTAGTTCTTTGTGTTCTAGTTCTTTGAGGAAATCTACAATTGATTTAGTTTCTTCTGTACGTTGTGCTTGCCAGAAGTGCATATTCTCGTGTACTTTTTCTGCATCAGTAGAGTATATGCCACCCATTTGGAATTGTGCTGTATTGACATCGTGGGAGGTGTTACAATTCCCGAAGAAGTATGTATTCCCGAAGTATAGCATTAAAGTGCACGGGGTATTATCCAACTGCATATTGATGATGAAGGATGCGTTCTTTAGTACCTTCGTGCTCGTATTAGTACTCAATACTTTTAAATCAGTATTATAGATATTCATATAATGAACAGCTATATTATTTTTCTTCATGTACAATTCAAGGTTCTTTGATACGTTAACTCCATTTGTACTGGATTTTTCCTTTTTATTTCGTTTCTTTAGTACATTCGGGTGATACGTATATGCAGATGTAACGGATTCTGCCTGAATACTATTGAGGTACTTAAAGTGCTTAAGGTATTGTTTGCTGTGTGCATTAAGTTTCATTTGGTTTCCTTTATATAGATGCCAGTGCGAGGATTTCCCTGTAGGGATTATCTTGTGTTAGTACAGCATAAATGCAGCTATTGAGATTAATATTTTTAGTACTTTTTGTTCCTAGGTTGTAGTAATCAACGAAGGTGTCGTACATGAAACGGTCTTTTATGGTTATACGTTCTATATAGAATTGTTGCATAGTATTCCTTAAATAGCGATTAGTTTCATTACTTCTCTGTATGTGTACTTTTCGTTTTGTGCATCTCTTGTGACGACATATAGGAAGGTGTGTTTATCTTTTTTGTTCCCGCAATTGTAGAAAATATTGAACTTATTGAAGTTGAATCTTTCGGCGTGTTGTAGTTTAGTTAAATAGAATTCTATATTCATTTTCTTCCTTACATTTCAATAAGTTTAAGTACTGCTCGGTACGTGTACTTAGTTGTTAGTGCTTCTTTAATAGAAATACAGAAGTAATGTTGTTTGTCTCTTATACTGCCGCGTTTGTAGTACCACACATGGGAGTTGTGACTGTACTTGTCTCTGTCGGATAGTTGTTGGTAGTAGTAGCTTATATGATTCATTATAATGTAATTAGCCTTACTATATTAAAGTACTCGGTCCCTGGTGTACCTTTTAGAACTTAAAGATGAGGTTCAGGATAGAGCGGTACTTAGTTGCAGGGAACGTATGTTCTATTGCATAACGTGTCACCATCCTGAAATCGTAATTATAATACAGATTATCCTTTCTCATAGGTGGTGCTAAAGAGAATGATAGCTGTTCTTGTTTGGGTAGTTTACTACAATAGAAATCTTTATGATTATTCATAGAAATATATTAGTCCTATTAAACCAGAGTACATAATATTTTTGTTATTACATTCGATTGCTTCTAGAGTACTACGTATACAATTATTAAAGCAATCTCTGGCGTGTGGTGTATCTATACTTAAAGGTGATACACTCCTTAGAAACAATTGTTCTTCGTTGCTAAGGTATTTGGTGTAGAATTCTTTATGTTCAGTATTCATATTAGTACTCGATTAAAAGGGCAAGGATATAATAGTATTGCATACTTTCTGCCCCTTGTAAAGCATTTCTTATGATATTATTCCTGTACGAGTTCAGGAGTTTAGGACAACGTTTGTAGTGTATAATAGTATTTTGTGTATACAGTAGGCTTTCTCGTAGACCTTTTGTTGGTAGTGCATCGATGTAGTACTGTTCGATATTCATATAGATAGCAGTACTAAGATTTTTGATAATTGTTTATTGCTATCCCCGCAGATGTTGCTGTGTAAAATACTCACAATGAGGGTATCAATTGCATTGTTCATCATAAGGGTGCATCCTGGACTATTATAATTTTTTAGCTCAATTAGCCACGAACTATCCGAGAGAAACTCCCCGTACTCTAGTTCATTTAGAGTATTGAGGTAGTACTTAAGAGTATTTGTCATGTGTAGTTCTCCTTATATTCCTTCTATAGTACAACAGTACTGAAAGGATGTCAAGGGTTTTCTTTATTGGGTAAATATGATATAATGAATAAGGAGGGAATTATGTTACCTTTTGCAAGAATGGTTAAGTACGGGAATATTGCCCCTGGTGATGATGGACGTTTTAAAATATATTCCAGTGATTCCATGTATCTTCATGATACTTATACTGATAAGTTGTATGCATCTTCTGCGACGAATTGGGGTACTGGAACAGGTGTAGCATCGAGTAAATTTATTCTTTGTGCGGAGAATGTTAAACGAGTTCTATTGGAAGATAACAGTAGTGATTGTCAATTGTACGAAGAGAAAGGTACGGGAAAAGTTTTTATCACTGGCAACACGAAGGCATTCACTGGTGTAACTGATAGAAAAACTTTGTGGACGGACTGTACTACATGGATAACATCAGGTGGTATTAATGTTTCTGATATAAAATACATGAGTAGTTTTAATGATATGAAGGTAAATTTGATAACAAACGATGGTACATTGTATTGTTGTGGAGCTAACAATAACTCTAACCTATCATCATTTGGTGATGGTACAAACATTAATTCTTTTAACACATTCAAAAGGGTAGATACTATAACTTCGGTTAAAAAGGCAGTTGGTAACATATACCTAAAAGAAGATAATACTTTATGGGGTTGTGGTTTTAACTATTACTATCAGTTAGGTACAGGCAATCAAACTTCTATTACTGGGGTGACGATGATTTCTTCGGATGTTATAGATTGTAATGTCAGTTATCAGAGTACATTTTTTATTAAATCGGATAATAATTTGTACGCTTGTGGTAAACAGTTCGGTGCACAATACGGGAACGAATTTGGCACAGGTGGTACTTCTTCATCTACAGATATACAATACAAAACTCCAACATTATTGAGTTCAGGAGTTTATAGTTTATATACTTGTGTTGGTAACATGGCGTCACATATAGTTAAAGGTGATGAAGTACTTTATGCATCTGGAAGCAACTCGTCTGGTCAATTAGGTGTTGGTAATAATATTAATCAGTACTCTTATACCCCTTCATATACTTCGTTTAATACTTCGTGTAATTTGGTACGCACCCCATCTGGTTCACTTATACTTACTGACACTTCGAAGTTATATTATTGTGGGGCTTCAATTGTAGTAATGGGAGGTATTGCTGGACAGAACGTTCTTAATTATACCGAAGTCGATATGTCATTTTTGCAGTGATTTGATATGCCAGTACTTGATACTGGCTTTTCTTTTTTGTATTAAATATAGTATAATGAATAAAGGAGGGAATTATGTTACCTTTTGCAAGAATGGTTAAGTACGGAAATGAAGCACCAGAACCAAAACCTCTATTTAAAAATAGATTACAAGCAAATTATAATACTCGTTTTTATTTGCATGTTAATGGTGACTTGTACTGGTATGGTTCATCTTCATTTGGACAAGGTGGTAATGGTTCATTACAATCATCCACCGTATGGACCCGTGTGAATAATAATATTGAACGTTACTGGGGTGGTGTTCTTGGTTCCATTGCCATTAAGAATGATGGAACTATTTGGTTCACAGGTGCTAGTATAGTAATGCCACAAATCGGAACAAATACAAATGGGGTTTGGATTGATGTAACCCAGTACTTCACTGATTTTGGTGTCAGTGCTGATGATATTGATGGTATTGCTGTTGGACAGAATTTGCGTGTATTTTTGAAAAATGGAAAATGGTTCTACTGTGGTGCTGGCGAGGGTGGTGTATTTGGTAACGCGTCAACAGCTAATGTCACATCGTTCAGATACAGCACTATAGAAAATGTTAAAAGTTATGGCTGTTCTTTGCTCAGTACTGGGTTAGTTCTTGATGATGGTTCCTATTGGTATGCAGGAAATACTGTTGCTCCTGGTAGTACAACAACATCAAATATATTAAGTTTTACAAAAGACAATACGATCACCAATGCTATACAAGCTGTAAATACATACCGTACTTCATATATATTTCTTAATGATGGTTCAGTGAAGGTTGCTTCACCAAATGCATATGGTCAAGCTGGTGTAGGTAGAGTATCAGCAGTACCAATGAGTACATTAATTCCCAATTTATCATTCCAAGGTGAAATAGAGTTGGTGGGTGGTTTATCCAACAACGAAGGGAATGGATGTGTTGTTAAAAATAATAATAAGTTATATACTTGTGGTCGAAATACCTATGGTGCATGTGGTGTTAATCAAACATCCGAAAATATATTAACTTTCACCGAAATGGTTCTTGATGCATTAGAAGGAAGACGAATTTCAGGCTTCGTAATTGATAATTTCTATTCAATGATAATTGATGAAAATAACAATTTGTATATGAGTGGTTTGGCTGAACTTGGAAATGTTCCAGCCGTGAGAGTTCCAACCAGAGTCCCCGATTCCCTTCTACCGTGGAAATAATGTAATATGCCAGTACTTGATACTGGCTTTTCTTTTTTGTATTAAATATAGTATAATGAATAAAGGAGGGAATTATGTTACCTTTTGCAAGAATGGTTAAGTACGGAAATATTGTACCTGGTCCTAAAAATATAATTAAAGTTGGTGCTTCTACACAAGGTCAATTCTTATTGACTGATTCACATGATTTATATTACATAGGTAGAAATCAAGGTGGTGAATCTGGAAATGGTAATACCAACACGGTATCTTCATGGATATTAGTAAGTGCAGATGTTTCTAATTTTTTCGTGGGTGATCGTACACTTGTTATTATTAAAAATGATAATACGATATGGACATCAGGTCAAACGTACTGGTTCTCATCTTCTACAACTACTTCTTACAGTACTGTATTAGTTGAAAGGACTAATTGGTTTACCAATGCTATACCAGTAAGTGAAATTGCTAATATTGTATGTACAAATGGTTTAATATTTGTACTTAGCACTAATTCAGTACTCTATGGTGCAGGAGATAATGGATATCGTGGTTCTTTGGGTATTGGTTCCTCATCAATTTACACATTAACTCAATGTGCTACGAACGTTCGTAAAGTAATGACCAATGCGAATGATAGTATGTATCTTACATTAGATAATAAGCTATATAGTTCTGGATGGAATAGTAGTGGACAGCATGGTACGGGGAACCAAACACAAATTAACACTTGGGGATTGCGTAGTTCTGGTGTAATCGATGCAGCCATTGGTGGTAATGCATTCAATTACTATAATGGTACATCATATTTCGTATGTGGTCAAACTCCAAACTTTCTTAGTTCAGGTACGACTACATTCCGTGCAGTTCCTGTAAGTACTTTGCCTAATAGTTCTCCATTGTTTATGACGAATTCACCTGCCTTAAATACTGCTACACAAATGGTAATTACTAGTACATATCAGAAGGGTGTTGGGGCGAACCGTGGTTTGGGATTAAACAATTCTCAAACTGGTGCTATATATAGTGCTACCAATTTACAATTACCCGTTGAAGTTAGTGAGATTAGGGATGTTCTTTTTAGTGATGGTTTGACATCGATATTAACCAAAAATGGAGATGTGTATAGTACTGGATCGTATTACGCCATTCCAGGTGCAATCGAGGATGTTGCAGTCTTTACTAAAATTGATTTACCAAAATAACATAATGCCAGTACACTGTACTGGCTTTCTTATTTGTATTAAATATAGTATAACAAATAAAGGAGGGAATATGTTACCTTTTGCAAGAATGGTTAAGTACGGGAATATCGCACCTGAACTGATTCTACCTAAAAACAGGTTACAATGTTCTGCTGATGCCAAATTTTATTTACACACAAATGGCAATCTATATTGGTTTGGTTCTTCAGCATATGGACAAAGTGGTAATAGTTCATTGGACTCTTCAACTGAATGGACTCTTGTCAACTCAAATGTTACACGATATTGGGGTGGGGTACAAGGAACAATTGCTATAAAGAAAGATGGTACTATTTGGTACACTGGTAGACGTACTGTTATTCCAATACTATCTTCAAACACTAACGGCGTTTGGGTTGATATAACACAGAACTTTACTGATTTCGGTGTCAGTGCAGATGATATTGATAGTGTTGTGATATCTTCGTGTATGCGTGTATTTTTAAAAAATGGAAAGTGGTTCTACTGTGGTGCTGGTACTGGTGGTGTTTTTGGGAATGGATCAACTTCAAGCGTTTCACGATTCACCTATAGTACAATAGAAAATGTTATCAGTGCTGGTTGTGCAATATATAGTACTGGATTAGTACTAAATGATGGTTCATATTGGTATGCAGGTAGAACGTTTGTATCAGGAACGACGACACAAAACTTGCTCACATTTACACAAGATACTTCGATTAGTAATGCAATTAAAGCAGTCAATACAAATGAAACTTCTTATATATTTCTTAATGATGGTAATGTTAAAGTTGCATCTATTAACGACTATGGACAAGCAGGTACAGGAAATAGGTCAGTAGCCCCAATGAGTACATTAATTCCAAATTTATCATTCCAAGGAGAAGTGGAGTTGGTGGGTGAGCTTGGGACAAACCTTACCGGACCATCCTGTATAATTAATAATAATAATAAGTTATTTTCATGTGGCCTTAATTCAAATGGTCAATGTGGTATTGGTACAACTGATATGTATATAACATCATTCGCTGAAATGGATCTTACTGCATTAGAAGGTAGTAATCTTAGTAGTTTTTGTAAGAGCTATTCTTATACGATGTTAGTTGACGAATATAATAATTTATACACATGTGGTGTACCCAATCTTACTGGAATGTCTTCAACTACTGTACCAACAAGGGTTCCTGATTCACTTCTACCGTGGAAATAATATAATGCCAGTACACTGTACTGGCTTTCTTATTTGTATTAAATATAGTATAATGAATAAAGGAGGGAAATATGTTACCTTTTGCAAGAATGATGAATTATGGGAATATTGCCCCAGTACCACTTAAAATTAAGAAAATAATCCCAACTGATTTAGATGTTGTGGTTCTGTATACGGATGGTCAACTATATGCACGTGGGACTAATAGTTTTGGGAAATTCGGTAGAGGAAACAACACTGCATTAAAATCATGGACATTAATTAGAGAAAACGTTAACGATTGCTGGCTTACACAAGGAACTTTATTAGTAAAAGACAATGACTCAAATTATTATTACTGTGGATATGGTAGTCATATTGGTTTATCAACTAGTACTACTACGTTTTTAAGTTATAACCAATATATTCAAAATTTGTACACACAAAGTTCAAGTACTTCAATTAAACAGATGTATGCAGGTACTACGTGGTTTACTTTCTTAATGGACAATAATACAATATGGAGTACAGGGTGGAACAGTGCTAGACAATTCGCCGATGGAACGGGAACTACTTATGAAATAACCGATGGTTCATTTGTAAAAGCGGTCACACCTAATGTTGATATTGCACAAATACAGTCAACAAATAACTGTGTATTGTTGTTTGATAAACAAAATAATTTATATATTGGTGGTGTTACATCCGGTATAAGTTCCGCGACTACATGGACTTCATATAATGAATATACTTTATATCAACCAAATACAACATACACAAAAACGTTACAATACACAGGATGCTCAACTGGTGCAGTAAGTGCTTTAGTTGAAAATCCAAATACAGGAGCACGTCAGTTCCTAGTGGGTGGGTTAGCTAATAATGGAGCATGGGGAAATAACACTACATCTAGCACTGTTAATGGAGTTTTAGGAAATAACAGTACTACTCTACCACCTGGTACTTTGTATTCAATTCATACTGGATACCCAACACAATCTAGTATACTAATTACGAGTACAGGTGTATATGCAACTGGTTTAAATGCGAGTGCCTATGCTGGTTCATTGGGTGTTGGTTCTAATGTTACTATTGGTAAATTTACTGCATGTCCATTGCCGTCAGGAATAACATATTCTATGTATGATAAAATAAAAATATATCGCGGTTCGTATCGTACTTTCCTAACTGCTGATATGAAAAATATATATTCAACCGGAACATATGATGATGGTGGTCCTACTACAAATAGATATGTACTGGATACACCTAGACAATTGTAATAATTTAGCCAGTACAAAGTACTGGCTTTCTTATTTGTATTAAATATAGTATAATGAATAAAGGAGGAAGTATGTTACCTTTTGGAAGAATGGTAAAGTACGGGAATAAAATTGAATATAAGCCAGATGGTGAACAATTAATCACGACAATAGGAACAACACAATTTACAGTTCCTGCTGGCGTTACCGAAATATCAGTATGTGTTATTTCGCCGGGTGGTCAACGTGGTGCTGGTGGCGGCTTATCGTGGCGTAATAATATTCCGGTTACTAGTGGTGAGTACTTAAGTGTTTCTCTTACACATCCCAACACTACTACAGCAGTTGAAAACGGTTTATATCGTGGAACTGAAAAACTATGTGTTAGCTTCACTGGTGAATATAGGGTTGGTGGACTAGGTGGGAAAGCTGCTAACGCTATTAATGATGGTGGTGGTAATGGGGGCAACGCTGGTGTAAGTGGTGGTGCAGTCATTGGTGGTGGTGCTGGTGGCTACACTGGTAAAGGTGGTAACGGAGATGCAATCACTGGTGAAAATGGTGCTGGCGGCGGCGGTGGTGGTGGTGCATTCTATAATACCTCGTTCATTGGTACGGGTGGTGGTACTGGTATCATTGTTCAAGGTGCTAATGGTATTGGCGGTAGATACGATGGTTCATATAATGGTGGTGCTGGTAGTGGTGGTGCTGGTAAGATGTATGGTGGTGGTGGTAGTATATGGGATAATTTTTCTTATACGGCTGCTGGTGGTGGTGCTGTGCGAATAATATGGGGACGTGGGAGATATTATCCTAACAATTCAGTCTAAAATATAGGCCAGTACTTGATACTAGCATTCTTATTTGTATTAAATATAGTATAATGAATAAGGAGGGAAATATGTTACCTTTTGTTAGAATGATTAAGTACGGGAATATTGCACCTAACCCGCCTGATCCTAGTACACGTTTTAAAATATATTCCGGCGGTAGTGCTATGTATTTTCATGATACATACACGAAAAATTTGTATGCATCAGCGGCAGTCAGTCAGGGTACTGGAACTGGTGTAGCGTCGAGTAAATTTATTCTTAGTGCGACTAATGTTAAAAGAGTCCTTTTGGAAAATAACAGTAGTGGTTGTCAATTATATGAAGAAGACGGTACTGGAAAAGTGTTTATAACTGGAAGTCCGAGTGCGTTTTCTGGTTCAGGTGCATATTATAACACGTGGACAGATTGTACTTCATGGATAACATCCAGTGGTATTAATGTTTCTGATATAAAATACATGAGTAGTTACAGTGATCTTAAAGTGAATTTGATAACAACTGATGGTACTTTATATTGCTGCGGAACAAACAGCACATCAACCAGATCATCTTTTGGTAATGGCACAAATACAAATTCATTTAACGCCTTTGTTAAGATTGAAGCCATATCATCGGTAAAAAAAGCTGTTGGTAACATATACCTAAAAGAAGATAATACATTATGGGGTTGTGGTATTAACACTTACTATCAGTTAGGGACAGGCAATCAAACTGCTAGTACTGGAGTTGTTAGAATACAGACTAATGTTATAGATGTCGATGTAAGTTATCAGAGTACATTTTTTATTAAAGATGATAATAAATTGTACGCTTGTGGTACACAATATGGACTATCATATGGTAATGAATTCGGCACAGGCACAACACTTAAGCAATACACAACACCAACTTTATTGAATTCGGATGTACAGAATATATACTGTTGTGTTGGTAATATGGCTTCACATATTCTCAGATTTGGGACTACAATATTTGCAACTGGGGTTAACACTGGTGGGCAATTGGGTGTTGGTAATCTTACAAATCAGTTCTATTATACCAAGTCTTATGAAAATTTTAATAGTTCTTACAGTTTAGTACTGAATAACATCGGTAGTTTGATTCTCACAGATGAAGGTAAGTTATTTTATACTGGTTTTTCCAATCTAGTAATGGGTGGAAGTTCTGGGCAGTACACTACAAGATATACCGAAGTTGATATGTCATTTATACAATGAATTAAAGCCAGTACTTGATACTGGCTTTCTTATTTGTATTAAATATAGTATAATGAATAAGGAGGGAATTATGTTACCTTTTGGAAGAATGGTTAAGTACGGGAATATTGCACCAGTTCCGGTAGTTCCTACAATAAAAGATTTTAAGATTGGCTTTTCACATGAAGTGTTATTGGACAGTGAAGGTGATGTGTGGGGTATTGGATATAATACCGCTGGTCAGTTGGGATTTCTGGACGCTAACACAAATTCAATAGGAATGTGGTCTAAGATACATGAGAATGTTAGATTAATTGGCGTTACTACCAATTATACTGTAGTTGTTACAAATGATAATAGAATACTTTACGCCGGAAATAACTTAATTTCTAGTACTACAACGCTTGGGTGGAACGATATAACGTCTAGTATGGGAGCGGTTGTAGTGGATAGCATCGATGCATTATATTGCACAGATGGCATGATGCATATTAAAACTGCTGATGGTTCTTTATACGCATATGGACGTAATATGAACGCAAACGCTGGAGTTACTGGTATTTCTGGAGTTATTAGTGTTGCAACTAAAGTTAGTGGTTTACCATCGGCTGTGAAAGATATACGATATACGTTTAGTTATGGTACAGTACTATGTCAATTAGATACCACCTCGGTATATGGATGGGGAAGAAATGTCAATGGTGAATTAGGTCAGGGGAACGCAGCCGCAGTTCCTACCCCATCCCAAAGGGCGGGTGCTTCTATTGCTATAGGTACTTCGTATAATGCTACTGCAATTGTTTCCGGTACTGCATCGTTGGTTACATGTGGTGGACAAAATGATGGTCAGTTAGGTAATGGTATTACTACTGCTGGTAATGTATACACATATGGTGCTAGAGCATACCCAAGCGATCTTAATAATATAAGAAGTCCAGTGGATTGCAGTACAACTTATACATCTGCATTTATGAGTCCAGACGGCATATATTACACGGGTTCGAACCGAAGTGTGTTTGGTGGTCCGAGCGGGGCTGCCACTGTTGCATTATATACCAAATGTAGTGATTTACCAATATTATATTCTAATATAACACAGTGGTGTAGTGGTACTATTGGTGGTGCGATATGTAGCAGTACTGAATTATATCAGTGTGGGACCGGTAGATACATTGCCGGAGATGGGCAGAACGCAACTAGGTATGGGTTTAGAAAGACACCATTACCTTGGGATGTTTATTGACATAAAGCCAGTACTCAAGTACTGGCATTTCTTTTTGTATTAAATATAGTATAATGAATAAAGGAGGAATTTATGTTACCTTTTACAAGAATGGTTAAGTACGGGAATGTTAAACCAGCACCTTCGGGTGTACTGAAGATTGCTACATCTACAACACATGTGGGTATGTTGTTCGATAGTGGCAATTTATATCTACGTGGTAATGGTGCACAATATAGGCTAGGAAATGATAGTACTGCGTATTTACAAAATGGATGGATGGATACAGTGTCCATATAAAGTTGCTAATGTTTGGTGTTTATCCGCAGGGACCATTATACTTACGACTGAAGGAGAATTTTACTTAGCAGGACAAATGGGATACCTTGGTGTGGTCAAATCGCCTGTTCCAGGATGGACAAATATTACATCAATATTGTCTACAATACCAAGCCTTACTACAGTTCAAGATATAGCTTCTACTGAGACTGTCGCTTCAAATGGTACTTTATTAATTATGTTAAGCAATGGTGATTTATACGGGATAGGTAGTAATACTGGAGGTGAACTGGGTGTTTCTGGTGCAAAAGCGACACCGATTAAGATTGATACTGGTGTTACTATGATTGCTGGTACACACTTTGGTGGTGCTTTACATTATGTTAAAAATGGTCAATATTACAGATGTGGTAATAACGCAAGTTATAACCTAGGTACAAGTGCATCTAAACTATCCACATTTACAGTAAGTACTGATATATCTGGAACAGTTATTGGTATTTCATGTACTAATTTGACGACTTCAGTACTTACATCGAATAAGGGTAATATTAGAGTATATACTGCTGGGATAAACACTGATTATTGTTTAGGAATTGGGTATGGAGACACGAAGGTTACAATGAGTCCATTTAGTGCTACTCCCGAAATTAGTGGTATTATACCAGATGCTGGGTCGATGAACAATCACAGTTTGAATTATTTTATAATGGCAATGACACAGAATGGTAAACTTTATACATGTGGTAGTGGTGTTCCTCTTGGTTGGCCTGTTACTACTGCATCAGAAAGATCTTATTACCACCAGGTACAATATGAGGATATGGATGTTGCACCAGATGTTAATGCATTTTCAGTACAAGGTGGTTCTGGTGTGTTATACGCGTTAGTGGGGACTAATGAGGTGTACTGGTGTGGTAACGGGTCTATGTTTCAGGAACAGAGTCCAGGTACACAACAAGTTACAATGAAGAAATTGGTACTACCTGAATAAAGGCACGAAATGTGTTTAGAAAGACACTATTAATTAACATAATGCCAGTACTTGATACTGGCTTTTCTTTTTTGTATTAAATATAGTATAACAAATAAAGGAGGGATTTATGTTACCTTTTGCAAGAATGGTTAAGTACGGGAATATAGCACCTATATATGAATCTAGTGTAATTAAAATGCAAGCACCATCGGCTTTTACCAACAACACATTGATGATTCTGTATAAGAACGGTGATTTGTGGGGTATTGGCGGTAACAATGCTGGTATATTCGGTCTTGGAAATACAACGACACAGACCAAATGGGTTCGCTTAATGCAAAATGTGAAAAATTTTTGGTGCACAAGGAATGCTTCATATAGCTTAGTTCAGACCAATGATAATAAATTTTATTATGCAGGTTGGAACCTTTGGACTGGTACATCTAGTGCAGTTCAAAGTACTACATTTGTTGATTGTACGTCTTATTTTTCAGGTTTTAATGTGGATAATATCAAGGAGATATATCCAAATGTTCGTAATATGTTTTTACTAACAAATGATAGTGTTCTTTACGCAATAGGTGATAATTCAACCTATGAGTTGGGTAGTAGTTCATCTACACTTACATCATTTACACAGGTTAATATTAATGTTAAAAAGGTTAGTTCATTTTTCAATAGTCCAACTTGGATAATTAAAAATGATAATTCAGCATGGAGATGTGGTAAAACTAGTACTGGTACATTGTTAACTGGTTCTGCTACTGATACTTTGTCGAGTTGGACAAAGTATAGTTTTCCTACAGGCCAGTACCCCGTTGATATAATTTCATATAACAATATGTTGGGTATAGTTCTTAATGTAGATAATACTTATCCGCTATATGGTGTAGGGTCACAAAATTCACGGACAATTAGGAAATGGTGTTCTATCTAATACTAATAAGATATCTTTAACGCCACAAAGTACTTATTTACAATTAACTAATGTTTCCGATTTTGAATTTATACAAACATATTCACAAAATCCTAGGGGATTATTATATAGAAATGGAAGTCGTATTTTTGGAACAGGGTATAATAATTATGGACAGCTTGGTAACAATTCATCTAATAATGCTTCAATTTTCGTCCAAGCACAATTTCCAAATTCTGTAGTTTATGATCCGTCAACATCGTTGGTTGCTGCGAATGACAATGCATTATTTGCATATGTGAATGGGAAATTATACTACACTGGTATGTCTCCAGTAGGGACAGTTGTTGGTACATGGACTTTAACTGAATACCAATTGCCACAAATTTAAGGAGAAAATTATGTTACCTTTCACAAGAATGGTTAAGTACGGAAATATTGCACCTGAAGCACCAAAGATAAAGAAAGTACTGTGCGGTCTTGATAATTTGTACGTCCTCTATGGCGATGGTTCACTTTATGGTTGTGGGGTTAATACGTATTTGCAGTTAAACGTTGAAAATACAGCAACAAGAAATACTTGGATATTAATTTCAGAAGGTGTTACTGATGCATGGGCTGGTGCGTACAATATTCTTTATCTCAAGGGTGAAGAATTCATAATGCATGGAGTTACCACACAATTAGGCACAGGAAATACTATGATTCCGTTGGGTGGTTTAAATGTTACTTCTTCATTTCCACATATATCTAATATTAAAATGATATCAATTGGTGCAGATACAATGCACTACGTTGATGCTAGTGGTTCGATTGTTTATGGTAGAGGCATGAATGGTAACTATTCACTCGGTGGTGGGTATTCCACTGCTCAGAGTACTTTTGTTTCAGTTGTTAATACCGGAGCTAATACAGTCCTTGATATATTGGGTACACAGAATAACACATTAATATTAACATCAAATAATGAACTTCTCGGTTGCGGGAGCAGTGGGTATGGTTCACTTGGCGTAAGTCCCGGACAGTATACTACACTAGTAAGCAGGTTAACAAGTGTTAAACTATTTGGTGGTAACAGTACTGGTACTCTTGCTTATTCAGCCAGCAATATATACAACGCAGGTTGGCAATATATTGGTCAACTTGGTAACGGTATTACAACGAACACACAAGTATATCCATTTACATTTAACTCCACTCCTATTGATAGTAAGATACATAAAATATCAAAATCAAGTTCGACTTCATATGTTAATATGTACGCAACAACCGAAGGAAAGATATACAGTACTGGTGAATTTGGTAGAAATGGTTCGGGAGGTGGTTTGAGTAGATTCACCAATACACTAACTTTAGATAATTACAACCCAGAAAAATCATCATTATACACATGTGCACATTTTAGTATAGTATTTGATGGTAATAATCAAATTTATGCTTGTGGTTCTTTTTTGTATGTACCAGGTCCTATCACCACGAACTCATGGTCTGCAATTACAATGCCGAAATAATACTATAAAACTATGCCAGTACTAAAGTACTGGCATTTTTTTGTCCTAAATATAATAACGATTTACATTTGGAGGATACAATGCTACCCTTTGGAAGAATTATCACATCATCAAAAAAGAACATACAACCTTCTGTTACAAAAATAGCTTCATCTGATACAACAGTTTTTGCCCTTATGTCAGATGGTACGTTGTACAGTAGAGGCTCTCAAGAGTTTGGGCAAATGGGTATAGGTAATATTATAACACAAACCAAATGGGTTTTGTGCAATACAAACGTAGAAGATCTATGGGTTCGGGTATGAGTCAACATTAATTAAAAAGAAAGATAATACGATGTGGTATGCTGGAAATGGTGCATCATTCGGTTTATCAACTGATAAGTCAACAACGTGGGCTTCTGCAAAGATAGTGTTTGATAGAATAACAGCACTTGGAAAAACAATAAAACAAATTGCAGTTAGTGCAGGTGCATTAAGCGTATTATGTACAGACAACACGATATGGAATACGGGTTATGGTAGTTATGGACAACTGGGAAATGGTAGAAGTACCGATTCACTTTCATCATTTGTACAAGGAACAGTACCTACTGGAGTAACACCATCCAAAATACTGGCAAATTTTCTTATGCAAGGATTTATTGGAACCGATGGGAGATTGTATTATACTGGTGCAATATCAGGCGTAGGTACAACCGACATGACGTTATATTCAAAGTACACGTTATGTTCTCAAATAACTAATACCTATACGGTGAAAGATTATACAACAAACTCAAGTTACTTCGCTTTTGCTATAGCAAGTAATAATAGTACTAATAAATTATTTGCATATCATGGTGGTGGACAATACTTTGGTCAGTTAGCAAATGGTTCTACATCACAAACATATATTTCGTTAAGACAAACAACACAAGCACCAGGTGATATAATAAGAAGCAGTGTGGGTTATTCATATTTTTCTAATCATATTATAACTTCATTAGGTGTTTACGCAACTGGTTATAACACAGGCGATAACGCAGGTCAATTAGGTATAGGTACACAAACAGATGTGTCGGCCTATACCAAATGTGTACTACCAATAGAGATGAATATGAATAACGTATATGTTACAGCAACTTTATACAGAACTTACTTAACCGATGGTATACAAATTTACAGTACTGGACAATATATTACAGACGGTGGAGTTGCCAGTACTGTATTTGTCAAAGATTCACCATTTTAGGAATATTGTACAAAGTGTATGCGGTTATTTTAGAACTCTTTTTAAATTCATCGTAAAGATAATTCAAAATTTTGGAGCATTCAATATACTTTTCAATATCTTTATGGATTAATGAGTACTGAAACATTAAATCAGATGATATATTGTAGGTACTACCTTTTAAACTGTTTAAAATATCACAGATTTCAGGGTTTACTGGTACTTCGTCAAAATTATCATCTAAAACATTTATTTCAAAATCAAAGCTATCTTTGTTTTTGATTAATTTGATAATAGAATCACCATAAACATTATATTGTTTTAATGGATTTACTACAATGTTAAAAAGATTGGATGTATTACAATCAATATCCATAAAGTATGTATTATCATTGTACTTAATATTGAAACATCCGTACTCAATAAAATCACCAGGAGTTATTGATGAGTTTCTTCTCGTTTCAACATAAGAAGCTTTAATTTTGTTTTTATGTAAAAGAGTAATAAATTTCTTAGACTGTTTAGCACCAGCTAAGTAAGTATTATAACTTGGTCTTTTAAAAATTATAGGACTAGACTTCTCACCAGAGAAATATTTTTTTATAAATTTACGCTGTTTAACGAAATAATTTTTATAAAACAAACCTAATTTTGTTTTCATCATAACTCCTTATTAATCCAGTACTATCAAGTACTGGATTTTTATTATGACATACGCTTATTATGAATGGAATTATGAATGGATTTTAAATAATTATATAATTTTATCAATCCACTACCAGTAGCTACAAACAGTAGTGCTGTTGGTATCATACATCCAAACATGGTTATTAATTCATGTATTTCCATACCATCACTATTTGGTCCCACATCAAATATAACAACCAAAACAACACCTAAAATGCTTAGACAATAATATCCCATAAAGACCATAAAAGTGATATATCCGGCACTTGATTTAATATTACATAACATATTATACACTGGATTAATACAGAAGAAGTATAATAACCATACCAGTGTTCCAGTACTGAACATAATAATTGAAATAATGGAAAATATCTCACGGTAACTCATATTATTTCCTCATACCCAAACGTTGGTGGATTTCAGAGATCTTTATATACAATAGTACCACAAGGTGCAGTACTAAACAACATATAATTACGGCTAATACCAATGAACATATCATAAGACCGAAGGTTATTGTATTCAAAGAGGATGTGAACAGTCCAATTATTAATACAATAAAACCAAAATTGAATACTGTACCCAACACAGTATATGCTGGACTATATCTCTTTTGGATTACATCATATATATTTGATAATGGTCGCTTATGGAAGTACTTCCCAATGCACACGAATGCATTCAGTGAGAAGATAAATGTATACGCCATTACTAGTAATTGACCAACGAAAGATAATTCTATCCCGTTCATACTAACCTCGTTTACGTTTTTTAATTGTACTGTGCATCTTTTCGAAATAGGGAACCAAAACATATTGAACAGTTTGCCAGATAACCATTAGATTATGCACTGCACCACCAAGGATACCAAACACTAGAACAATAATTGCCATAATAGGATCACCGTCTACCATACCCCATTTAAAGATATGTAAAATCCAAGCAATGACTAGACAAAATAAACTAAGCCAATACGTAATGAAAAATCCGGCTTGGAATTCATAATCATCAGCAATTTCATCGTATACCGTTTCTAAAAATGATACACAAAAGAATTTACCAATTATAACCACAGTACTAATAAACAGCATAGCAGTTAAGATAATAAGAGCAATTTCCATTACATCCCTCGTTTACGCTTTTGATTGCGTCTAAATTCTGTTAGTCCACGGCTAATCGGCGGCATCAGACTACATAAAAAAGTAACAGTTGTTGGTAGTAACATCAAGTCAATCATTGCAGTGTTATCTGGTGGATCAAAAACCAAAAAAATACACACAAGAAACACTAATAATGGTTGAACCGATAAAAGGAATACAAAATTCTTTTATCTGTTTTTCAACATAATCAAACATCTTGAGTACAAATAAAAATCCAACCCAACACATAATGAAATAGAATGAATACAACGTGTAAATCAATGTTACTATATCCATTAGTACCTCGCATCAGGAACTTTAGCACGTAACTTATGAACGACTGGGAACAACAACAAACTTACATATGCAATAGTTGAACCCCAATAGAATACTAATACAATTGGTTCACCATTAGAACGGAAACCTCTACTAATCATTGAGTAGTGAATAATAGGCATAATCATCGCCATACCAAACCATGCGTGTAATTTTAATTGCAGCATGTTATCAGCGATGAATACTGAAATTGGTCGTTTAAAGAACCACATCAGAAAGTAGAATCCAGCACTAATAATATAGTACATGGTACTAACTTTCATATACCACGGCAGTAAATCAATAAAGTACTCCATCATTCCTCCGGTATCTTATTTCGAAGTTCAATCATAACACAACAAATTTTAATGGTCAATATAAAAGTTAAACATATCATCCCAAGTGTGCCGTAAACTGCGGAAAAAGCTGGTAGTACCTTTCCTGTGAGTGTTGCTACAATACATGCAATCAATGTTGATGCAAACAACGATTGATTAATGACAGAATTCATAAAATCTTCACCATTACGTTTATAGAATTGTCGTTTAAAATACCATCCTAGAAACATAACTACCCAAAATGATACATAAGTTGTTAGAATAATCCCTGCAAGTGAATGTGCAACTGGACTACTCCTTAAAAACTCAAGATAAGCTTCAAACATTAGAAGTCTCCGCGAATTTTATCTCTACCATGAATAATGAGATGGATTAAGTATGCAACTAACCAAATGAACAATCCAAAGAATACAATATATTGTGAGATTGAGTTCAAGTGAGGATTAGCACAATAAATTAAGTGTGCCATAAGACCAACAATTGCAAACAAACCTTGAACAAGTGTGTAAAGAACTAGTGATGAATTCCTCACTGGATACAGTTTAAAAACAATTTTCTTTTTAAAATACCATAGTACTACAACTAGTGCATGATAAAAGAAAAAACCAAAAAGATAAATCAAAGTAATACTAATCATTGTATCTGATTTAAAAAATTCTAACATTAGAATCCCCATTTAAAGTTATCACGAGCTTTAATAATAAAGTACATAGTACACACCAATAACCAGACGATTAGTCCTGAAAACACAACATATTGTGTAATGTGTGGTGTGTTATCAATTTGTAACATGTAAATCACATATGTCATCACACCAAATAAAATAAATCCACCTTGTATAATGCTATATACAACCAAGAATACATTATTATATGAATACAATTTAAAAACAACTTTCCTTTTAAAATACCAAAGACTAATTACAATTGAATGATAAAACAAGAATACAAACATGTATATCAGTGTGATACCAAGCATTATATTAGATTCAAAAAACTCACGCATTGAGTGTCTCCAGTGATTAAACTTTTGTTATAGTACTACACGTTGTTAGTACTGTCAATATTGAATTAAATTTTCTCAAGGAACAAGTTTTCGCACTGTTCTTCCCAATCGTATGGGTTGTTGTTATATACTGCCGAAATCAACAGTGGCATACGCAGTGAAGGTGAACGAAGAGAATCTTCGTGCTTCAACATCCAGTTCAGAATTGCTTTACTACCATTACGGTTAATACCCTTAGATTCTAAAATGTTAGTCTGATTCATCACGTTCTCAATATGAATCATGATATCACTTTTAGTCTGAATCTGTAAATCCACGTACACAGAACGAGACATAAGAGCAGCATAATGAGCAGACATTTTAGTTTTAGCTTTAGCATCTAACGCTAAATCTTTGTTAGTAATGAATACGATGCGACCATTAAAATCAAAGCTATTAGGAATTCCGTTAGTGCTCAAGTACTTAGAGCTAGTCATATAAGACACGGTACGCTTACCACTATCCAGTACTGCTTTGAGCAGGTTCATACCGTCTTCAGAATCAAAAATACTGTCCATATCGTCCAGTACTAATACGTTGGTGCTATGACGATTCTTGTACAGAACTTCGTACAGAGCCAGAGTAGTCATTTTACCACTGATGGTAGCTACGTTCCATTCTGCTGCGTCATGAGCTTTCTGGAGGCGTTTAGACAGGGTGTAAGTCTTGCCAACACCAGGAGCACCACTGACAACCATACTTTTTACAGTACTGCTATCATCGAGCAAACACTCAAGAGCAACCATCATGGAGTTGAAGTTTTTCTGAATTTGAATGCTGCGTGCTTCTCTGGTCATTTCGTTATCCTCATCAGTTGATGAAATAATTATAGCAAAAAGGGCTGACCGAAGTCAACCCTTTTTATAAACATATTTAATACACACAATTACCCATATCAATATTTTTACCATTATAGGTAATTATATATTTTATCTTATTTGGTTTTATAACAAAAACTTTTAATTTTTGATTTAATTTATCATTTGAAAAAATAGTATATGAACCACTCCCGTCTTTAAAAACTTCTTGACTTTCGAACATAAATTTCTTTCCATCAATTTTAGCAGTTTTTGTTGAAACATCCAAATACAGTTGATAAATCGTATCAGTTTTTGAAGATTTACAAGTAGTTGATGATTCATTTTTTGCATTCACTGTTGTTGATAAACACATTAACATAACTAACATTAACTTTTTCATTTTAATTAACCTCTTTTATTTTATAAAATTACTTCACCAAAAATACCATTAATATCACGTTCAATAATGTACTCACCTTCATGTTTGGCTAAGAATTGTTTTATTACTTCAATTACATTTTGACGATGTATGTTGTTGTATGTTTCAGTATAACCATCACCTCTTTTATAATAGCCAATATTTTTATGTGGTTTTCCACACAATGCAACAGTATGGACTTGTGTTTCCAACTCCGATGCCAAAAATCCCCCTTCTTCGGTGTGAAAAAAAATAACTAATACATTAGTCCAAAAATTATCAACACCATACTCTTCTAAAAAAGATTTGTTAATTTTTTTAAGTCGGGGTTTGATACTGTTACCCTGTTGGGTTATTCCGAATTTATCCGATTCGTTTGTTTGATCAACGTTCATATATGAACGTGTAGGTTTGTTTTTCTTAAACCCGTACTCATTATACATTGAAAAACCATATTCAAAACTGAAAAAATCTGCAATATTAATTTTTTGTTGAATTGAACTATCACTACGTGAATATAAAAACACACTACGGGAATTAGTGTATTCACCGTCCCAGCCAATAAATGTAAACATCACTTCATCAGTTGAGCGATTACATAATTCTTTTTTAATTTGATATTCACGCTGTTCTTTTGTCCAACGAAACCCGCCAGTACAGCGACAACTTAAATGCCCCTGTTTGAGTGTGTGCATTTCTTGCTCAAATTCACCAGTACATAAACCATTTTTTGTATATTCATCGTTTGCACAAATTGGACATGAGTATACAAGTTTACTAAATCTCCCATAATCATTAACTGTATCACTACGCTTGAACGTGGTCTTTGGATGAAACTTACCAGTATTCATTATTTCGTTAATGTGATTTTCCAATCCGTTATTACTTTCACGATGATACTGTTTCTTTCTTTCATTCCCACATTTAACACATCCATCATTTGTACCATTCGAACCAAATAAAATACCATTTATAGTTGCACTGTTCATGAGTTCATCTGGGTGATGTTCACATACAAGAGTTGGTTTATATGTATTACTTTTAATTATACCAGTTGGTATTGATAATAATTTCTTTCCAGTTTTTGAAATTTTTCTTTCTATTCGAATAATATATTGATAACGAGTCCATTTTGGTATCTCACTACAACCACATGGAATTATTGAATTCAAATATGACGATTGTGCAATAATATACACACCCAAACCATGCAATTGAACATCATTTGCACAAATTTTACAAATTTTAAGATAGAACTTAGCTTTGGTCTTTGGATTTCGAATTAATCCCAACAGACTTTCATCACATTCTGTATTAGTATCCTGCTCCAATTGATCAAATGAATCAGGAATTGGCAATTGTGGATGCTTTTCACGAAGAATGAATAACGAAATTCTAAATGCTTCTTCACTTTTTGCCAAGCTTAATGCATTTTCAACTTCAATTGAACGATATACTTTATACATTTATGGTTCCCATTCATTATCATATGATGAATAACAAAAAATTTCAAATTGAATTTGATAATATACCTTTCCAGTACTGAACCCGTCCAGCACCATTAATCTTAGCCTGAATCTTATCTTTTTCGACAAGACCTTCTTTGAAATCGATTGAAGTATTATCGCACTGAATTACATCTAAGTCAAGTACTTCTTGTATACTTAATGAAGTATTGTCTGCAATTTGTTGTAAAGTAATGATATCAGTACCGAAGAATTCAGCTAATCGTATAAAAGATAGTTTCATTTGTTACCTCTTGTGTTGATGAAATAATTATAGCAAAAAGGGCTGACCGAAGTCAACCCTTTATGTTATTCTAATTCACTCATAGTAGTAATAGTTAAGCCCATTTCTTCTGCAATGTTGCATAACAGACCAACTGCATTACGAAGAATATCAGTGTTGTCCACCGAGAATGATGAGTTTTCATTTACAGTTGAAGACTCAATGTAGTACTCAAAATAACGAGAAGTTGAACGCACAACTTTAACACCTTCATACTTCTGTAGTTCAGAGTTGATACGCTCGATTAGTGAATCTTCCAGTACTCGATAGTCACCATTCATTCCACGTTTCCATCCATCAGCAGGACGGAAATAAAAAGTTTTTGTACGTTGAATTGTTGAGATTGTTAGTGGGTTGTATTCTGCGATTTCACTTAAAGATGCCATGTTGTATTCCTCATTTGGTGATGTACATAATACAGAAAGATATAACAGGTGTCAATGTTTATATCTAAAATATCCAAATACTTTGGTGTAGCACATACTACATCAACTAATCCTCGCTGAAGACAACAATAAGGAATGACACGAACAATGCCGCATAACAAGGAGCTATCTTCATGTACCACGGGACTTCATAATACCATGTACCCAATTCATCCCACGAAAAGAGTATACTCAAACCGAAGCCGATTAGCGATAGTACAATAAAAGAAATCCAGAAACGCGTTGAATATACTAATAACATGTTATGTTCCTTTGTGTAACCGAAGTCAACCCTTTCCTTTAATAATTATTCATTTCATCTTTGATTTGTTCTTCAATTTCGTCGAACATATCAGTACTAGATTCGTTCTTACTACTTACGTTCTGCATATCTTTAACGTACTGTGGACATTCAACATCAGTAAACTTATACCACGTAGGCTTCATCTGGAGCTTCTCAATCAAACGATCACGAGACATTTTAATCTCTGACTCCGTTGGTACGTAGTCATTACAAAACTCAGCAGGGAAGCCGCTAATGTCGTTTACTTCAGTGTTTTGAATCTTCATACCACGACGCAGACATTCGTTGACAATATCAATATGACGCTTCTGTAAGTACAATAACTTGTCGTAAAAGAATGTCACATGACCTGAACCTAACAGATAAGTACTATTAATTTTGAAATCACGTACACGCTTACGTGCTTGAACGTGTTTTTGTACAGCACCAAATACACGTGGGAGTTCACGATATTCAGCCATCAGATGTTGGTCAGCAAGTTCTTTAACGTGTACTAAGTTAATGCGTGTCATGTATTCATCCTCTCGTCTTGATGAAATAATTATAGCAAAAAGGGCTGACCGAAGTCAACCCTTTTCTTTATTCAATGATCCCCAACTTCACAATCTCATACCCGTCCAGATAGCCGTAGGAACACTCAGGTGTTTCATAAGATGAACCATCATGGATGCCCTGGCATTGACTTTTGGAATTCTCAAGCAATCGTTGCAGTACTGATACGTCATCAAGAACGTAATACAAGTTAGCATATAGGTCAGTTACAATACAGTACTCCAACATATCAAATGTATCAATCGAAATTTCAACCTTAGCAAATCGTTTCTTTTCTTTATTATACAGTGCGTACATATTAATCTCCATAATCAAGTTTAACTAACTTACCACCCAGATACCCAAAGTTTTCTGGCTTCGCATCTGAATAGAAGAAGTCAGTACTCAACTCTGATTTAGATGCTAATGCACACAACTCCACCCAAAATAAACCCCTATGTTGCACTGGCTTACAACGTTTCTGTACAGTTACTAGTCCAGTACATGATGACCACAACGTAGGACAGATACTACTATCACTACGATTGGAGTACTGCATCCACGAACGTTCATTGAGGTTAGCTATCATCCCTGTTAAGAATAGCTTCCAACTTTTAAAGGTTGGAATCTTGATAGCATATTCCCCAATGAGGATAACAGTTCGTGTTGCACCTTTCAAATCTATATTCATATTTTTAATTAGAAGAACACAAACCAAGTCCAGAACAAATTCCACATTACAAATAAAGACATAGTGGTTTTATGTACAATATCAGCAGTACTGGTCCATCCTCCACCGTGTCCTATTCCATTTATGAATAGAACTAAGAACAAGATACCATTTACTACAATAGTACATACTAAGTACACAAATACATTCCATGCAAGTCCAGGGGATACTAAAGTAAATGGTAAAACTATTAGTAGTATTAGAACTAATAATATTTTCATTTATCGCCTCACTTAATTAACGTGACATATCACGTAATATTAGTACGAATCAGATTCCCAGTACTCGATTGCTTCTTTCAGCAATTCTTTAGCACGTTGTTTTGCAATGCGAGCGGGAAACTGATATGTGTACATTAACTGACGCTTCACTTCATTCAGTGAAAGCTGTTCATGGTACAGTGCATCCATCAGTCGATTACGAGTACGTAGTTTCATATAAGTTATCCTTATTTCAAAGAATCATAGTAAGCAGTGTCAAAGATTGGAGTCATAATAACATAGTCAATACGGTCAATGTAAGTTGAACTCCACATTTCTGGTTTGTCATATAACTGACGCTCGCGTTCATTCATACGAGTCAGTACTTCTTCCAATTTACTACGTGAATCCATCAATGTATTACTCGAACCATAAGTGAAGTACTCAGTCCAATGATATTCATATTCAGTACTGATAGATTGAATAGTACCATCTTTGAAATGAGCTAAGGCATAACCTTTCTCTACAAAGTTATCAGGTGGAAGAACACCATCTGGATTAGTTTTCAATGCTTGTGCTAACTTTTCTTTAATTTCAGTTAACGTGCATACTGAACGAATGTTCTTCAGGTTTGATACTTGAAAATCACTGTACTTTCCAAAGAAAAAGACACGCCAATCTTTAGGTTCATTATCAGATACGGTAGCATCAGGGTGATGGGCGAGTAAACGAAGAAGGCCAGCTTTATGACCGTTAATGTAGATTTCATGGATGTGGTTAGCAGTTTTCTTAAAAGTAATCATGGTAGTTCCTCGATTGTAGGGATGAGAAGTTCATCCCCTTGATAAGCATTATACAGTACTGAATGTGTTTGTCAACTCAAAATAAATTCATTTCATGTGCGTATTGTGGTTCAAGATAAGATAAGTTTTTGAAACTGTCTTTCAATTCCGCATCATCTACGTACACAGTACCAGGTACATTCCCCATAGTGAAGCCAACCCAAACAGTCATGTTTCCAGTTCCTAAGCGGGGCATTGATAGCGTCCCATCAGGTGAAACATCAAACGCTACACTAAAGTCATCCGTTACAACTTCCGAACCATTTTCCAGAATAATACAACCACGTTCTTTAAGCTTCTGAATGTGGATAGCAGCCTCTACAGCACGTTTAAAGTTATAGTAAGACTCTTTATCCTCAAACATAGATTGTTTAACCAGACGCTTGTTTAGCTCGGTTACTTTGTACATTTGTCGCATTATTTCAACACCCATAGTGGTAGGATTTCATATGAACCTGGAGGTGCTGGATTGATAATCTCAGGGTATTCAGTACTGTTAGGATTACCACCAGCATTGAACTCAGCAAGTAATAATTCGAGTTCATTCCTATCATGTACAACAAACACGCAATATCCAGTTCCTTCTTCAAGAACTGTAGTTGAACCCGCACAATCCCATACGGTATCAATACATAATAATTCTTTAGTGTTTTTATTACGCAACGCAAACATATATGTCTCCTATCGATTCGGCATATTCTTTCGTAGTCGCAAGAGAAATTCAACCACTGACCATGTTGTAATGAAGGCAATATAAGTTGCAAGGAATCCAGTAAGAATAAATGCAACCAGCGTACTACCATTTGGGGAATCAGTTTTAATGCCGATGACACCATCGGCTACAGTGAAACATGTAGCCATTAATGTGTAACCTACGTACAACACAAAGAAAAACTCATTCTCCATTGAAGGATAGAAACGGTTAAACACTTTATAAAATTTAAAGTACAGTAGGATTATACCAACAAAGGCATAGAATGTAAACAGTGTTGTTATAATATATGAGATTAGGTTCAAATTATACATATCAACGCTCCGGTAGATTATCACGTAATGTTTTAATTCGATGATACATTTTCATACCAATATTACCAAAGATACCATATCCAAGTACTAAAATGTATGCAATAAGCATAGTAATAATTACTATAGTACCAAAACTATAATGTACACTACTGATACCCATTGTAGTTTCAACGATTATTTGAGAAACTGAAAGAATCAAAAGTACAACTACAATTGGATGATTTGGGTACATTCGGTTGAACAACGTTTTGTACTTAAAGAAGCACAGTACTCCACCGAATAAGAAGTAAACAATGTAAATGCAAGCAACAGCATAGGCAAACATGTTAGTGTAATAAATCATTACCAATCCTTACTTTTCAGGGATATTAGAACGCCATATATCAATGCGATGAACTAGTCCAAAGAACAACCATACTGGAACGGCAGCTATCATAACAACAAATGAAAACCCAGTCAACACCGATACCAGATTTAATTCATCAGTACTATACCCACATATCAGTACTTCTAATATTCCCCACGTACAGGCACAAAACATCAAGAATGAAATTGGGGCATCATAGTAGATACGTTCATATAAAGTAGTATATCGGAAGAATGCAATAATATAGCAAAACATATAATACACCCAAACCAAAGATACTACATAAAATGATACTTTGTTTATTAATTCAAAATATTGTTCCATTTTTACCCCAATATATATTCAGAGAGTAATGTATTAGCTTCATCTTTGTTCTTAAGGTAATACATGTAATATAGATTCGGTTCACCATCTTTAGTACTCAAATCGAAGTACTTTAAACTATGTACTTTCATAGTAAAAACAAATAATGACTTAAAACCAATCTCACCGTACTTAATAAACAGTTCATCCAAATGAATGTAACTTTTTGATTTGGATAATTCTTTAACGTCTGCATCAATTTCAGATAAAAGATGCTTACCTATTAAGTTTTCAAATGAACGCATGATTTTATCCTTTACCGCAATTTTTATGGTTTATTAAGAATACACCAGAACATCAGTTCTGTCAATAAAAAACTGGATCTTCTTCAGTAATTGGTATTTCTCTACGCACATCACACGAAAGAGGATCAGTAATGAATACATTCCCATCTTTATCCATCATTACATTACTTGAATGAATGTCTGGTACAAAACGCCCGTGAAACTCTTTCATGATGTTAGCAGCGACCGTTGCAATAGCAATCTCTTCAGAATTACCACGCATATCATTCACTGAAGTAGCGTACTGACCAGCATGTGCATAAGAATATAAATCTCCAATTTTAGTACTAACAAAGTCATCATAATTATTTTTTTGTTTAATTATAGGATAGTACTTGTCCATCTCATACCATCCAAAGTTTCCTTGTTCGTTGGCACTGTAGATCACTGGAAGAAACTTGGTTCCTGCGTTTTCAATGCAGTACTTTGCATAAGCACGAAAACCATCCCAGCGTGAAGTGGTTACTTTAAATGCACGCCCAGGATAGTTTTTATGTTCAACTACTACAGAGTACATCCCCATTCCAAGCAAAGTAAGTCCAGCAGCTTTAACTTGTGGAAAGATTACGCGTTCAGCATAAGGAATATCAAACTCCATCGCACAACGAGTTTTTGATGGACGCAAAATGTCAATTAAAGTTTTGAATATTTCTTGCTTAGTCATTACTTTATCCTCTGTAGTTAATATCAACATCATAACAAAAAAGGCTGACCGAAGTCAACCCTTTTATTATCATTTACAGTTTTCTATAACTATTGCACGTTTTAGTATTTTACTTTCATAAACATACTTAAGATGACCTTCTTCACGAATACGATTGAACACATATCCTAGTTTATCTTTTAGTACTGAAGCGGTATCAATGTCAAGATTAACTTCAACCCCTCCTGTTAATTTAACTTTATATGTAAAGCTAAAAGCATCACCAGATTCAACCAATGGGACTACTTGTTCATACGTATTCAACATAACTCGTTCATCATTAACTAAATTATATATTACAATATCACAAGTTTTTACCCCAATTTCCTCTAATGTAGGAGCATTATCTACTATAACATCTTTTACTGTATTTGCAACCTGTTTAGCATCTGCTGCATATACATTAAAACTAAAAAGTACTAAAATAATACTTAAAAAAATCTTTTTCATTATATATCCTTATTTTATTTTACACGTCATATCGGGTTGTGCTGGTTTATTATTTTTAAACGGATTAGGTTTTTTATCTTTCTTTTTATCTTTTAAAGGTTTTTTGTCTTCTTTTTTATCTTTATCTTTGTCTTTTTTATTGTTATCAGGTTCAGATTGAGTATTACATTGTGCTGGTGATGGGTTCGTCGGGTTACAGCTATTGTCGGGTGGGAGTTTTACTTCTTTACAATTGTAAAATAGTAAACTTTTATTTGTGGTTAAATTATGAAAACGATAATTACGTTCATTATTATAATAAATTGTTTTAGTACTTTCAATGTCATTGCACATTGCTACTGAATCACCGGAACTCTTTTTCTATTCCCATTACATCAGTCTTACGCTCAGATAGTATACCTGAAGTATATGAATCTTTGTTATCAAATGCATTAAATCCAATAGTTGTGTCGATGTCGTGTATTATTCCTTTTGTGTATGAAGTGGTATAGAAATCCCCATTTCTGAAATCCTGTCTTGCTACGGAGCAATGATAATCTGCACCATAACTAGTACTGGAAAATAATACAATTCCAAATATAATATATTTTTTCATTGTAATCCCTCTTCTTAATTCCTCTTTTATATTTACAAAAAAAGGTTGACCGAAGTCAACCTTTTAAATGTTTATTTTTTATCCTTTCCAACACCACTGTCGTACTCTTTGAATGAGTTATCAAGTGTAGTTAGTGCATACTCATATGCTTCTGGTGATTCAATGTCAACATCATCTGCACCATTTACTAAATCAGCCCACGCCTTTTGAAGTTTACGAGCATTGTTACCAACATTATCTTTAATCCAACTAATGTTTTTGTTGATACTTTTACGATCAGCACCTGCTTTTTTGCCAATCTCGGATATCCACATCATTAGCTTTTGAAGTTCATGAATTGATTTATCGGTCATTTCAAGATGTTCTTCTTCCATACCTTCGGAATCAGATGAACCAACGTCAATTCCATGTTTAGCTAATAGTTTACCAAGTTCAAAGAATGCAGCTTCAGCAGGGAAGTCATAACCTTTCTCTTTGTAGTTATTCCATGCACTATCAAACTCGTCAACAAAACGGTTAGCATAATCTGGATTTTTAACTAATGCTTTATATACTGCCATTGCATGTTCAAAACCTTCTTTATCTGACCCAAACTCTTCCATCTCAGGACGATGAATGTATCCATCCATATCAACGGTATCAGGTATTTCTTCTTGCTCAGGCTCAACATCTTTCTGTTCAACTGCACCCTCTTCATCTGCACGCTTTAGATAACCATCTGGTGTTACCTTCTCACCATGTTCTGCTTCATACTTTTTCATAGTGTTGAATGCAGCATCCATAGCTGTTACGAAGCGACTTTTCTCACCTTGTACATAAGATTTAAGTGCACTGTTAACTGCATCTGATACGAGCTTAACCTTATCGTCTTTACCTTCTAAACGGTTTTCAAGTTTAGCCAGTACATTCTTGACTTGCTGGGCATTAGCACGGTCTGCTTTACCAATATTATCAAAAGTTTTAAGAATACCATCAAGACTTGCTTCACCCTGTTCAGGTTCTTTGGAATCTTCTTTGTGTGTACCTTCAAGTGCACGCATGATAGTACTGAATACTTCAGTTGGTTCAGTGCTCTTATTACCTTTCATTACATCAAGTACAGCTTGTGCTTTACCTTTGAGTTCTTCTTTAGGAACTGCCTGTAGTGCTTTGACAATACCCTGAATCAACTGTGGTTTGTTAGCAAAGATCTTACCTAAGTTATCTGATAACTCTTTAACAGGGTTAGCAGCTTTAGGTACTTCTGCTTTTGGTTCTTCTTTAGGAACTGCTTGTTCTTTCTCAGCACGTTCCATATCAGCAAGGCGTTGTTTTTGTGTTGCGTTAAGAAGACCTAATGAGTTAACATAACGTAGCTTTTCTAGCTCAGTCATGTTCTCAGTACTCTTAACTTCACCTGCTTCTGCGTTTGCTTTACCAGCTAGACCAGTTCCTTGGTTACGTGACCCACGTGAACCTTGACCTGCTTGATAACTATTTGGACGGCGGTTGCGTTCACTCCATTTATCAGAGTGACCAGCCATGTTACCACCATTTTTATCAGTAAAATTACTTGGCATTTGATTTCTCTCCATAGATTTCATTTTTTTCTCTATGTCTATATTTATAGTATAAAGAAAAGGCTGACCGAAGTCAACCTTATTTTGTTACTTAGATTGTTCTTGTGCAGGTGGATTTACTTTTTGATCCACTACATAGAATACACCACCAACCAGTACTGCGGCGATGAGTGCAGCAACTACAAATTTTAAACCTTGCATATATGATACCTCAGTTATATTGAGAAGTTATGATACAACAAAGGGCTGACCTTAGTCAACCCTTTTTATTACTTCTTGAACTTATGTTTTTCACTTTCGATTGCATTCACGATTTCATCATGAATTTTACGAAGATTGTGAGTTTTCTTTAGAGATTCATGTAATGCACGGAATGCAGAGTGTACAGTTGCTTTAAAGTGCTCTTTAGGAGTTACTTTAAGTTTCTCGATAATATCACGTACATAGATTGGGTGATCCTCAAACACACGATTAAGCTCATGACCTAGTGATTCTAGGCTAAATGCTTTTTCACGGGATGGACGATCATGTGCAAGACTTTGGTCTGGTTTTAGAAGACCTAGTGAATCTAGATACTTGTGCTTATGTGCATTGTCTAGACCAGAAATATCAACATCATGTGATGGATCTTTCTTATTCCATTTATCAACCATTTTTATAACTCCTATAAGAGATAAATTTTACTATAATATTTATAGTTCCGTTGTCATTTATATCGAATGACATAAAACATTATATCATAATAAGAATGGTTGTCCCAAAGTTAAATTAGTACTGTTCAAGTTCAGATGTAAAAATGAATGCATCCATGTCTTCCAACGTAAGTTTTAAGTCTGGTACATACTTAAGAATAACGCACTCTGGCTTCTTAATAGCAGCTTGATAAGCAGCAATGGCAAGGGATTCCAATTGCTGTGCTGTATAATTTTTACGTTCTGCATTAAAAACTTTGTTTTTGATATCACCACCTGGGAGTTTTTCAAACTCACGCATAACTGCGGTAAGAACATCGTCAGCAGTGTTACTATATACCCATTGGGGTAATTGCATTACATTATAAATCACACCACTATCATCCATCAAAGAGATCCATTTGTACCCATCACTAGCACTGAACAAACGCCCTTTTAGTACTGTGTTATTAGTTAAATTTACAAATGCAAAAATATCTTGTTCGTTAAGTTCAATACTATTAACATTTACCCAACTCATTACGATTCCCCATTCATAAATCACGAACAATATTCATTAAACACAATTTAGGTTTTATAGCATTCAACACCCATATGCATTCTTTGTAAGTAGCTATTATATCATCTAAATGCTCAGTTACAATGCTTTCTTGAAAATATTCTTCATCATTGAGCTTTGCTAATTTAGTAACATCACACGTAGGCACTATAGGTCTGGATTGTACACCCATTCCATTATTGATATTAGTGAAATGTACAAAATGGTACTTCACAACACCTTTATCTAGATTTATTATACATGACAAATTTTCCAACTCAGTTAGTTTTTTATTACAAGTAACATTAATGAAACCAGCATTATAGGCTCTATAATCATCTACTGATATCTCAAAATCATTACGTTCAAATATAAGTGAAATGAGTTGGTCCAGTGGTTTGACATTCATATATTTTAATGAATTTACGTATGATACTTCAATCTTAGATGAAATTATCTTTTTACTAAGTGCAGTTAAATCTTTGTTAGATTTAACTGTTAAAACAATAGGTTTAAACCTAGAACTTTTGTTCTTTTTTGATACTTTAAAACGACCTTTACGATTCATAATTTCCTCAATTAATAATTTCACATTTAACGTGTGGTTTATATAACATAATTAACCCATTTTTAAGTACAATGATTGTTCCTCGGTCAGTAATAGAAACGTTTTTAATTATACTTTTTTTATATGTTTCAACATATTTCTCTTCGTAATTTATACATTTAACATATTCTTTTTGTTTAGCACTTACAACAGTACTGAATAATATCAGTACAAGTACTATATATTTCATTACTATACCTTATAAACAAAAAGGAATTCATTTAAGAATTCCTATTTTACAATCATTTATCTAACATACCATTGTGTAAACGTTCATATACTTCAGTTCGACGCAAATTCACAATATCTTCTGCGTATTTTAATGTAAATGCCCATGCTTTTGGATGTACGTTAAGCTTCATACGAATTCGATTTTTCATCAACTCTCCACTTAAACGAATAAATTCGTGTACACCACGACTACCGTATTCAGTAATTAAATCATTAATGTACATATCACGAAGAGTTTCATCTGCACATTCTTTAACCATTTCTACGTCAGCGACGATGCTTTCATTAACTGAAGTACTGATCATTTTAATTTACCTTATTTAAATTCGACTGTAATTTTATCACCTTCAACTACGAACTTACAGTTGTAGCGACGTGCCATATCCATGTACATATGCTCAGAGTACCAAGGAACATCAATGATCGGATGCTCTGCGTATTGTAGAACTTCACGGTCGCCCACTGTAGTAATGATGAAAGGAATGTTCATCTCTCGTAAAAACAGTTCAGCACCAGGAGAACGATTAATAAATTCAGTATCATTACGTAAAGTAAATCCATTATATTGTAATTTAAGCTTCATATGTTATCCTTTATTCAATACCATTCTTTAAAACCATTAAGTTCGGCTACGTGAGTGATTATAACACATATAACATTCAGGTCAAGTATAATTTGATCATAATTTAATTTTATACGATCATCATTATATGCTCTAAAAACCACATCGTAATCAAAGAAATTTGCGTTTTCATCATTCATTGAAACGATTCGGTATCTACGTCTTCCATCTGTATTGAATATAGTTAAACACTGTTGAAACTTTCTCATTAACTGTTTAGATAGGATATTATAATATTCAATATCTTTTTGTGAATTACGTGGGTCATCAGGAAGATAGAATGAAACAAATTTCTTTAATTCTATTTGAGTTTTATCCATATATTACCTCATGTGTTTCTCTTTTACTTTGTCGGAACTCATCCTTTGCTTCCTTAACTGACATGATACGAACTAATTTAGCACTACCGCAATAGTACTGAACCTGATTACGACCAATGTCTACATGGTGGTCTGGAACTTCATATACAGATATAGCAAACCCAGCACGATGCAATTTACCTAAGTCCATAGTGAAGAATCTGAACAAATCTTTCAAACTTTGACAGCCAAATACCCATCCACTTTTGATTGAATAGATCCCATCCTCAGTTGGTTCAGGTTGGAATTGAGAAGGTGTAGTCATGAGCAAACGGTCAAATCCATTTTTAGTACTGTATCTGGTTGAATACCGTGCAAACGGACCTACAGTTCGTGCAGGATCTAAGTTAGGTTCAATGTAACTAAATTTAAGTTCAAAACGATATACATACATAATTAAAATCCTCTAATTTATTAAGAGAATTATAACAAAAAAGGCTGACCGAAGTCAACCTTTGTTTTGAAGTTCTTGAACTAATTGTCGTACTTCGTTAATATTTTTACACTGCTTTACAGTGAAGTAATCATACTTACGACCATAGGTTCTTGGGTCATCACCTTCCATATACTGCTGCACATCAAAGATTTGTAAGTAGGGATGCTGCATAACACGAATATTATCACCTTGATAAATCAACATAATATCAATCCTTATATTTACACAAGCCACCAAAACTAGTTTCTTTAGCACCACGACGCATCATAACTAATTTAGCATATTGTGTACCATTACTATCTTCATATACATCTACTTCAATAAACGCTAAGAAGTTAGGGTCTGTGTCGTTAGAAAACTCAGTGAAGCTAATGTCGCCTACTGTATGCTCTTTAACAAACGTATATGATTGTCCATCAATATATACAATATCTCTATCGTCACTATCACCTTGATAGATATGTTTAATATTACCATCTGTACAAACTAAACCTTCCAATGGTTCAGCATATGACAATCCACACATTAACATACATACAAAAAATAAAATAATTTTCATGATTATTTTCCTCCAACGTTAAGTGATTTCTTGTACTGATATTCTTTATAAGTACTATACCATATATCACCAACGTAAATCAAGTACCACGTAGCAGGATAAAGAGCCAATCCAGTACTGATGTATACGAACTTTTGGTCAAGGACATCAAATACATGCAGAAGGAAAGTTACTCCCATAATGCAAGAACAAATTAACCACAAGTTATAAGCAATCGAATCGCAAGCAAAAATAGAATCAAGCTTAGAAATTAGGACATATTTGTTTGTTAAAATGAAATGAATTACTGCAACTAAACAATATCCTGCCATAAAAATAGAAATTAAAAAAGACAGAATAATTGGAATATTCAACAACAAAAGTAAAATAGTGTTTACCATTTTTTTAAGTCCTATATTTCACAGTGTAAGTTCAATTTATCTATATCTAGGTCACGGCGTACCGATGAGTCCAAGTAAATTACTATATAGATATCACCATTACCAGTTCTTGGGTCTACAATTAATATTACGTTTGCTAATGTACCAGAATCATCTCTATAAGTCGAGATTTTTTTATTACCGATAATACTTTCTACTTTAAAACGATAAATCACACCATCAACAACTATATTTTTACCATTTCTAGGGTCGTTAGTCAATACATGCCACGTTCCCTTAGTACTACGACAATATGTTTCTGCTGCTGCACCATAACTAAAACATGAAAATAATGCACACACAAGTGCTATTAATTTTATATAACTCTTCATAACAAACCTCTAACGAGAAATACTTCTGTACTATATATATGTACAGAAGTATTTAATACTATAGAGATATTTTCACTGTTACATCTTATTCGTGAACTTGAATTTGATAATATCAATCCAAATTTTAACATTTCCTGCAAATAGTGCTTTGATTAGCCACATAATTGCAACAAAGTTCTCAACTAAATCCAAAGTTTTAACTACTGCACCGAGTGGGAAGATAAAACTCAAAACCCATACAATTACTGAAACCACAACGACTGTATAGAAAATACGCACAATCGGTGAATCAAGCATAAACAACTCAGAGAACTCTTTTTTATCATTATCATCAGTAATAAAGCATTCGTAAACCAGAAGCCAAATCAGAATTAAAGACGGAATTGAAATTAGTACTGATAGCATATTTTTTACCTCAAGTTTAAGTGTTAAGTTTCAGACTACAGGAACCATTATACAGTACTACGAACGTTTGTCAACATTTGTTTCTTCAATAAGCATAAGATAACTTAACACGAAGAGTAATACCGAAATAATATCAATAACTGTAAAGCTCACTGGAATGATAATAGACACCAGTACTAATGCCACGTTTAGCAAGAATACAGTAGTGAGATCTACCATCGTTCGTCTAGTGGCTAATGCCACTAGTGTAGGATAGAACATAAACAATAGTGCAACAACAAAACTTAGTACTAGATACATTTCTTTTTCACCTTAATAAAATTATAACACAAAACCACATCAACATCTGGTTCATCATACAAGTACTCAAAACGTTCTTTACTTCGTTTAGTACCGATATACTCACCATTCTTATGCCAACGCCATCCACCATCCTTTGGTTGTTCAGACTTAAGTACTGGGTGATAGCACAGGACAATTTCTTCTGGACCTTCAATTAGGTTCTTGTACTTATTCATAATCTGTTCAAGCGTATCTGCTACACCATAAGATGGATGCATAAGATAAGACTCAGGACGTGGACGTCCACTTGGTAGAATATCATCAGTACTATTAAAGATAGCACGGAAGTCTTCAGATGTGTATAGACTTCCATCTTCATGGATCATTGGGTATTCATCCACTACATCGTAATCAGTGAAGTGTTCAATTGCATGTCCAGGTCGATAACCTGCAAGGATACCTGCATGTTTAGTCTGGACAATAGTCATAACAGATGTATTGTTGTTTACAGTTGGATCATGAATTTCAGCCCAGAACGGATGATTTGGGTCAAAAGTTGCATTTACCAATGTACACTCACCAATGTAATCAAACATAGTTTCCTTGAAGTTTAAAGAAACCCCACGTAATGCCCAGTCAGGTGAAGTGATGAAATTAAGATTAACTAACATAAGTATCCTCAGATGCAATTTTTTGATGTGGTTATTGTATCAAAAATGTATCTATTTGTACAACATTTATTGTAACTATTTCGTACATATAGTCAGGTGCATTGAACTCAGCATACCACTCAATGATCTCACAGGCAGCATCAACTTGGTTGTTCGCATTAACACGTCTTGCATAGGTACTAGACATTTTATATCTACCATTTACATACACGTTATATACACCATGACACCACCACATCTTAGTCATTTATGCTAGGCCATACTTTGTATTGTAAGTTCTGGTATTGAAATTTACCAATTTCATTTTTCTTACGGAATGATTCATCTACTTGAATTTCCGCATCGTACTGACCATCAGCCTGTACAACGTACTTAAATTCTTCTACGTGTGAAAAACGTTGACCTTCACCTTCTGGTTTATAGACTTGTACTAAACCTTCAACTAGATATAAATTCATTTATCATTCCTCATCACTTTCAGTTAGCATAATGCTATGTACAGTTTCCACATAGCGGTGTGTTTTGGGTGTGTTATACTTTGTAATTTCATCAAACAATTTAAACAGTGCATCTACTTCACTAAGAGCACGAATGAATACATCCATCTTGGTGACTACTCTGGAAAACCCGCGTATGTTATTAAATTCAGAGACGTGTTCATACACAACATAGTATCTATTCATATATTAAAAAGTTCCATGAATTCATTGAATAAAGAAGTTCTAATGCACATAACAAATTCAAAGTCAACATCGATGGTGTCAAGTAGTTTGAACAACTTTGGTACTAATGGATCATTCACCTCAAAGTTATGAATCAAACTTTGTTGAAACACATTTTCTTCAGTACTATAATCAATAACAAAATATTCAGCAATACCAGGTGGTGTGTAAACATCATATAAAATATGGCGGTGATGATTTGTTTTAGAACTAGGGGAATATATAAGTTCTATTTCATAAGATTTATCAGCACTGCGTGCGTAACAAACAATATCAGTACTTGTTATTTCTGAACCATCACTTCTCTCTGAAAAACAAACATCAGCATAGCGTTTTCCAGAGAGATTCAAAAGATCATGAGTTGTTTTACCATAACAGAAATCAGTTTCAATGCGTATCACATCTTGATATTCAATTGGTCTTGTATCGCGGCGTTCACGATTAAACACTAATTTCAACAACTCATTAATATCCATTACTTAGTCTCAATAACCTTTAGATTTACAAAGTCACCTTTAACCTTCATACATTTGTATTCAGTGCGAGTTTCATCACCAGCATCACGAGGCCAATGAGTTGCAGAGTAACACTGATCAGGTGTTTTATATACACCTTCACCAACGGTGCGAGTGATTTCACCATTAGTTAGTACTACTGCAAGATATAAAGTAAACATATTAGTCCTTAGAATAATTTATTAATAATAATAGCACCCAAACCAAGTACTGCAATAATTGCAGATACCCACATTACCGCGTTCACTGCACCTGTGAGTTCTTTATCAAACTCTCGGCACTTCTTGCGGTAATCTTCCCACTCTTTGTTATTCACACTACCACTCCTAATAGGTCGGTAGCTTTCTTGAGAACTACATCAATCGTTTCCAGTACTGCACCTTTGTGTTCAATTGATACAATATTATTATAAGTATCAAGGTCCAAGTACTCCATATATTCTGTTTTGAATACACGAACTTCAGTACTGGTGATTTTAATATCACAACCTTTATCCCAAATAACCTGCATCATTTCATTGGTAGTCATTATTCAACCTTATCATAAACAAGTTTGTGTGTGCTTAGTACTTTGTTGTGATGTCCAGGGCATTCATATACATACAATCGCTCCTGACGTTTTTCCCAACCACCACAGATACGACCTGATTGTGTACATATTTCATACTCGTTAATAAAAGACTTGCCTGTGAATGTACAATCCTGACGAACTAAGTCTTTTGCACTAAACCTGCCGTCATCATTACATGCTGTAAGAAACATTGTACAGAATACAAAGACAACTGTCAATAGTTTTTTAATCATTGAATATCACCCCAACGGAAACCTTTCATATAATTCAAATTCACCTCAACTAGTTCATGTGTTTTTGTACACCAAATGGAGAGAGTTTTTGTAACATCACCAGGTTCAGATTCATAATTCACACAATAACCTTCAATGCGTAGAGTTTTGTTAGTCCAATGTTCCCACTCAATCCAAATTTCATTTGGATAATAAACCATATCTTCTTTGAACGTATGGAATTGATCCATTGGTAAATGACCTTTAACTTCAATTACTTCAGCACTTCGAGCCAGTTTTTCAAGCTTGTACTTTATTTCAGCAAGATATTCTTCATCATTCAGACGAGTGAATAAATCTGTTGCACGGGTTGTATCAAGGCTCATTGTTGTACTCCATTAATCACTGAAGTGTTGATTCGTGTTTTTCCGCTAGTGTATCCAGTACTGGTGTTTGCATTAGGACAATAAACTGTATACAACGTTGCACCAGCACCTTCCTGTTGCATACGATAAATCTTACATCCTGCTTCTTTTAATTCAGTAGGGAGTTCAAAATCACTTGTGCGTTCTTTGGTTGAAGCATCACATGCAGTGAGTAAAAATGCGACGAGTACTGCTACAATGTATTTCATTAACGAACCTCCACTTCTTGAGAAAGAGCATGAGTCAGTGCATTTGAGTTCGAACCATTCATTTCACGCTGACATACAAACATAATGGCATCTTGTACTGAACCTGCGATTTCATACTCACGACCTTCTGGATCAGTTACCAGATGTTCAACGATACAACCACCTCTCAGTACAGAAGCACCAGTACTTACACTAATTCTGTAACCTAAGAAATCAAACTGCATACATGCGTCAGTAGGTTTCATCCAATAACCGCTGTTTTGATTCAAATCGATGATTACAAAACCTTGAGTGTTAGTTTGAAACATAGTTAATTCCTCATTTAATTTAAAAGGGCGGGAACGCAGTGACGAGTACGATTATGCTGTCTTTCCTTTCACTGCATTCCCTTTGATATAAACATTATACTGCTATTATTCAGTACTGTCAATCGATATAAGTACCTTTTTTAACATCACAGACTTCTTCCATCCAATGTGGATTTTCGTTTTTATCAGTGAAGATTTGTTCTGCTTCTTCTTTTGTTTCAGCTAGGACAATACGATCCCCTTCATCCAAATCACGGATACGATACACTTTCAGTTCTTGTTTCTTCTCAAGGATATTACACAGTTCACGTGCTTTTTCTTCATCGCACTTCCCTTCATTAGCATAAAACCAAATTGCTTTTTTAATAAGGTCACGTTCTTCTTTAGAAAAAGACATAATATTTCCTATCATTTGTTAAAGTGGATTTCGTTTGATATAAACATTATACAGTACTGATATCTTCTGTCAAGTATTAATCACCAAAAATCATCATATACCCAAAGCAAGCAACACAGATGACTAAAACTAACAATACCAACGATAGCCTCTAACATCATTTTATATCCTTAATCGATAATTTTATATTCACGATGACCATAGAAGCCAGCTTCAAGGATGCGATTACCATCAGCATCTTCCAAGTCCCAACCACGGGATGTTTCGGCAATAATAGTCATGATGTGACCTCTTGGGAAAATTCCACTCAGAGTGGATACATCCTCAAGTAATTGAACTTTCTTTCCAACATTGGAATTCGGTTTAAACATTTTATGGCCCTTATTCATTGATCACATCAAGTACTTTGTCCAGCTTTTTACCAATACTTTCCTTTGGTTTCTCACCATTCTGGAATACATTAGTACTGCAATACTCAGGACGCGTATTAGGAAACTTCTCGTTCATCCAGGAGTGACCGTAAACACCCAGCATGATGCCAACGATAAGAATGATAATTTGCATGATAATTTCCTCTGATTAAATGTTAGTAGTATAGTACTTGATTTCGTTTTGAATTGCAAGTTCTATTTGTTTATTGAAAAGAATTCCAAACTCTTTAATTGATTCACAATCGAATTCAATAGAAAAAGTATACTCTGGTACACGTACATTGTCAATACCCAAATACTCTTTTATGTAAATTTTAATGAGTTTACATAGTGCAGTACTAAGACATTGAATTTCAAAATGTTTTGCACCTTTGTCAAAATACTTGAATGCATCAATATCACCGACAATAAAACTATTCTTTAATGTAGTGAATAGGTTCTCAGGAAACACGGTAATAGGTGACATTGATTTAAGAATGTATGTATCTTTGGCATTCTTAATGTACTCAATGAAGCAGTAGTTAACGTCAGGCTCGATTGAACGATCCGCGTTATGATACCAGTGTTTAAACTCACTGTACTCAGCAAACTTATGCTGGCGTAATGCGTTACAATCTTCACACAATGCAGTCATGTTCTCTTTATCATTACCGCCCTGAAGACAGTCCAGTACATTATGGTCTAACGTCATGCGTACAAGGCGTTTCCCTTTAAGTACATAAGGTCTGAATTTATAACGTTCTTTAGTACTGTGCTTGTGTAAAGTGAATACTACATTTGATTCACCACAACAATCACATTTAAAGCCATCACGTGACATTACATGAATGAGTTTGCGTGTGTTCGGTCCAAACTCAGATTTAGTAATGTTATCCACAATTTCTGATGGTTGGTAATATTTTGAATTCCGTTGAATCAGTTCATCGATAGTGCTCATTTACATTATTCCTTCTATGCAACAACCAAGAATTACTTTTTTAACTTCAACAACTCGTACCAAATAGAATCCATTTGAAAAGTTAAAACTATACATTTGTACTAAGGCATCTGCTTCAGATTTCGCACGGATACATGATAGATAAATTTCACGTATATCACCATCTAACGATACTTGTTTCTCTGCATCGATGACAATAGAACGAATCTCAAAACGAACACCATAACTCATTGAGTTTGTCCTACAATAAGCTTTGTGTTAGTATTACTATTGTAACACCACATTTGTTCTTTATTAACTGTAATCCAAATATCTTTGTTTACTTGTTCGTATGTACTATCACGTACTGCTATGCATTGATTCATGGAATTCATTGGGGTTATTTGTATACCGGAATTAACAGAGAAAGCGACTACTAAAAAGATTACTGAATTCATTGGATATTCCTTAATGGTTAATCATCCATCTCTTCGAGATGTCTGTTCGCTTCTAATACTACGTATTCTACGCGAATGATTAATAACTGTCAAGGACTTTTAATATTGACGGGATTTGAGGAAGGGATTTTTCTTCCCCCCACAAGGAGGGAAATTTGACGCTGATGGTATCAGAGCTATTGCATTGAAGATTACTCATAACGAGTGCGAAAGCGGGTCATCCTGTTTCTCTCTACTTCAGTTTCATATGACGGTCTACACTTTTAAACATAGTGTATCTTCATTAAGTATCTATGCAATCAAATACTTAATGTGAGTACTCAAATTCTGGACGCAACTTTCCTGTACAAAATTTGATAACTCTCCCTTAGATAATTCGTAAGGTGTTATCCTTATATGTCTATCAAGGAACCACCAGCTATCCTAACGTGGTTCTTTATACAGCCGCATTGCCGTGAGGGGTTCAAACTATGCCCACATCTAACGGGTTTCTTTTGCTGTTCGCACTGTCGGACTGCTCAACTGCCCTCTACGTTTTCGAGTGGATCAGGTACATGAATATCATGCCAACAGAATTGTACAAGATAATTATATCACAAACTTTTACTTCATCCCATAAAAAAAGGTTGGCATAAGCCAACCTTTTTTCTTTAGAAATCTTCGTATTCGTACCCTTTTGCAAGTACTAGCTTCTTAAGCTTTTGCATAGCTTCACTGTACTTTCGATGTATTGATGAACGGGATTTAACATATTTTCCATTATCATCAACAAAACCATTATCAGCAATCTCACGAAGCGTTTCAGGTTCATATTCACCTAGACCATGAACACGCTGGATAATCTCACGTTCTTTAGTACTCAATTCGTTAGTCAGTTCATTGATAGCATAACGTAAAGGTGCACGAATACTATCAACATTGAGGTTAAAATCAGAAGCAGGTGAATGAATAATGTCACCTAGTGTACCATCGGTAACACCGTCTAATGGTGCATCCAGAGAAGTGTATTCGCTTTGAAATAACAAACAGTTATTAACATGCTGAATCTCAATCCCAGTACCCTCTGAGATTATTTCAGGAGTTGGGCGAACACCATGTTTACGCATATATTCCTGACAGAATCTTTTTACTTTGATCTTATGAACACTCATATAACGTGGGAAGTGTACCATATAGTTAGCGTCAGAACTTTCGTTATAAACTGTCATGTAAATACTAGAAGAAGCATAGGTAATGAACTTCACATTCTTATTAAGATCAAAGGTTTTTAGTGCTCTCATGAACCCCTCAACACCATATGAAATCTTATCTTCAAATGGGATATAACAAGTACATTTACTTGCTACATCAATAATAAGTCCATAATTGTAACGAACTAACAGTTCAGTGTTTTTCTTTACATTGATACCAGCTTGAATATCACGAATTAGATCTTCATTGGAAACATTTGGTGGTCGCTTAAGTGTAATATTATATTTGAAACTGCTTTGTACTTTACCTTCATTTTCATCTTTATCTTCAACGAAATCTAAGGCTTCTAGTGTGTTGACTTCTTCATTAGAAAAACATTCATCCAGAACTTCTTCGGCAATTGTATTTAAATCAAGCTTTTTCACTTACATCTCCTAATGACGAAATCAAAATCGATATACATTAATATTATCATCTGTGAAGCAATCATGGTTATGCACATCCATGAAAGTACTAAACACTTTATCATATAAAGTTGTATGTTCTTCATGAATAGCAGCATCTACCATGTATTCTCCACCACTTCCCATAAAGAAAGTGTAGTCTTCATGTAGATATTCAAGTTTTTTAATAAACTTTCCTTTAGTTAAAATCATATGAATAACATAATCTTTAGAAAGAAGCACACAATGGCAACTTAACTTTCTGTCAGGTATAACTGGTACTTTATTAATTAACCAATCCAGTACTTTATCAATTTCACTTACTGACCCACTAGCACTGAATAAACGGTCATGTACATATAAAGTTTTTTGATTAACAACTCCATATTGATATTTTGGTCTTAGTGGGAAAAAACCAAATAAGTTTCGTGGTATAGTTGACGTAACTCTAGAATCGGTAATCAATAAATTTAATCGTTTATCAATATAAACAGTTGTCATATTAAACCTTATCTAAGAATTTATCGTATATATAAAATTCTTTATCGGTGAATACATTAATTCTAGTATCGAATCTTTGCATCGTGTTCATATACAATGAACTTTTTAAATAAAAATACAAAGCAACAAATTCTGATATATGCATATTCTTTTTATTGTTACATAAATTCTTTAGCATTTTGATGCTATCAAATTCTTCTTTATCAAATCTGTACTGGTAAAAATTGTATCTATTGGATCGGCACTCATAGATACGAAGTGCCATTATATCAATACATTCTTTAGATTTACAGTACTTATTCAATACGTCATAATCACCCGTACATAATGCTACAAAGATTTTATGTGCAAGCGTAGCTTTGCCCTCAATCGTATAATAGCCAAAAAATTTAATGATTAAGTACTGAATGAATGTAATCATTTGATTTAGAATTTCTCCGAAATTACTAGAGTGTCATCATAATCTTCTGCAATCTCATGAAGAACTTTTAAGTTACTTTCACCAGAAACGCTTTGTACTTCGTTCAAAAGATAGTTTAGATCAACTTTAGTTACTTTTTCTGAATCAAATACACAGAAAGTCAATTCAGCGTTTGGACAGATCTTCTTCAGATTATCAGCAACAACTTGTTTGAAGTTGAAAGATGGGGAAGCAACCAGGTTAACTGCAACGAGAATAGATTTCATAATGTTTTCCTTTTTAGCTGATAATTAAATTAGGAGCACATTGTACTCCATATTATTTGTTATGTCAAATACTTTTAGATACCAAGTGCAGTAGATAACTCTTTACGTTTGTTATATGAATCAGATTCAATCTTACTTTTCTTGTTGAAAAGGGATTCGATATCCTTATAGATTGCTTCGATAGATTTAGTTACTACCCATTCTGATTCTTGAAGCATACCTTGGAGTCGTGCGTACTCAACTTTGATAGTACTGCGAAGTTCTTCACAAACTTCTTCATTCTTAATTAGTGCAGCACTAAGTTCTTTGACCTTATCGATGTTCATAAGTTCCTTACTCTAATTTGTTTTTAACAAAATAATTATATATAACATACTAAATTATGTCAAGTATTTTTAGTACCTTCTTCTGCCATTTTTGTGATATACCAATTAAGTACTGATTTGTGTACCATAAAAAATGTGAATGCAAATATAGCAATAGCTGCTGATGTAACACTATTAGATAATGACCCAAGTTGGATGTTAGTACCTAAAATAACAATAAATGGATACAACACAATCAATCTACTGTAAGGTTCGTCTCCAGTATCACGGAGAAATCCAAGCCTTTCATGATCAGTATCCATAGTGACAATTGGACAGAACATAAGTGCAGACATAAGAGCAATACCAATTTGTGCTACATTGGAAATTGTAAACCACAAAGGATTTAAACCATATGAAATATTATTTTCTGTACAGTAGTAACCAAACGAATTGAATGCACAAACTAAAAATACAAAAATACAAATCTTATTATAGCCTCTCATTTGTTTAGCTCCGTTAATTTTCGTTTAACTTCTAGATCATGAAACTCATCGGCATATGAGTTTTGAACAGTTCTGATGTATTCCAACATAACAAACATAGTTCCACATACCCATAGATATGTATAGTAATCAAATACAAATGCATATAACATACACGGTACTAAAATGAAAGTGTAAACAAAACTATATCGTGTAGTTCCAAATACTTTCAGATATAACAAACGTCGATAATCACGGGCAAATGTATTGATGCACACTGAAAATATAATTAATGTATACCATGAAATACCCTGAATTAAACCTGAAACATTTAAAAGTTTATGTTCATCGGAAAACCCCAGTGCATTTAGCACTGGAGCCATAACCCAACCAATAATACTAATAAGAAAAAGATATTTTGCATTACTTAGTGTGAACATATTACTTTAGTCCCCATGCTTTTTTGATTGCATCAACAGAGTTTTGGTCCACTACTTCCTTTTTTTCTGATGTAGTTTGAAGTTTATTAATTACATATTCCTTTGCATCTTTTTCTATCATAAATTTACCATCAACCAACACACCAAAAACTTTAGAATTTCGGGCTGTATATGGATTAATTTCATCAAGAGTACGGACTTTCTTATCAACTATAATGGCTTTGATGTAACCTGTTTCAAGTACTGTTGTAATCACAGTCATTTCAATTGCAACTGGTGAATCTTCCCAATACGCAATCCATTTAGTAAAGCTACGATCAGGTGAATCTTTTGTGCATTTTAATTTAATTGCACTATTAAAAATGTATTGTTTAAAATTGTCATCGACAACTTCACTAATACTCAAATAACCTTCACGCTCTTCTGTGTTACGTTTGAAATTTGTAGCTAATACATCCATTTTCCATCCCCCTTGGGTTACTTGGTGTGTTAATTATAATACTAAGAATCTTTGTTGTCAAACTTTTCCCTCAAATATTTTTCTATTAATCTAATTTGTGTTGGTGGTAAGATAAAATAATCGTACATAGATTTACTACCATGTATCGAACAACCTACACTAATACTATAATCATATGGATATAAGTATATTGGGTCTTGTATATCAGGTATGAAAACTATTCTTGATATATTACCATTTCCTATTCTTACTTGGACGTTATCATTATTATTAATATAATTTCTTATACAGTACTCAATTATACCATTTACTTTAGAATCATAACCATAATTTTTATATTCAGGAAAAATGAAATAGCGTTCATGGTATAGATATGAGCATAGTAATGCTGGGAAAAAATTCCAAAAACCTTCATGCTTTGCAATTGTTTGTGCATATTTAAAATGATTAGCATTACTAAAAATATTATACAGCACAAAATACACAAATGGACTAACCAACAACACTATTGTTAACATCAGAAGCCTCTGTATTTTTCATACACTTCAACGCATTCCATGATTTTGTCATCGTCCATCATATCATAGCCTTGTAGAAATTCTTCTTTATCAACCTTCCCTGCCATCATATCTGTGTCAGAAATTCTGGAGTCATAGAAGGAATACATATCTTTATAGTACTGGTTTTTGTGCTGCTCAATCTTTACTTTAGCATATCCAGCACAAAATGAAGGAGATTTAACAACTTCCCATTTATGCTTCTTGATGGGTTTATCATTAGCATGTTTTTCCCTGTATGTCTGACGATAACGTTCACGCATTTCAGGCATGTATTCTTCAGCAGTACGTTTAGGGGGAGTTTTACCAGTCCCAATAGTTTTAATAGTTTGACGTTGTTCTTCTGCGTGTACTGGGGAAATGAAACATGATGTACCAAACAGTACTGCTACGATAACCATAAAATTCTTAAACATAATCAAACCTCTTTTACAATAATATCGATTGATACTGGAATTGCAATTTCACTATTACATGAATATACATCAGCACAGTACTCAATATCTAGTACTTTATAATATTTCTCAAAACCACAAATGGTAAGATTCAACGTTGACCCAACTGCTGGGAGTACAGGAAATGATAAGAACGCAATTTTAGAATGAAATTCTTCATTGATATCTTGATATACAGTTGCAGTAATCACAATGGTAACTCCTGTAGTGGTTTCATAATACCGAGTACTGGGTGATTTTCAATCATTGGTCGCCCTGGTACACCAGTGAGGATAACTGGGATAGAACTAATATCTTTTACATAGTTGAATCCCTCAAACGTGAACTCTTGTTTTTTCTCATTATACAATACCCATAGTATTACGTCAGCTTTTTTCTGGATATTTTTTAACTGTCGAGTACTAACACATGGTCCAAAGTCAGTCCATGATTTATACTTGATACCTTTTACTTCAATACGAAGGTTGTTTACCTTAATATCACATTCACCGTCACGTGCTTCATTTTGGAATGCTGGATCGATATTAAGTTTAATACCAGTATTGTTTTCAATTTCATTAAAAAGTACTAAAGATGCGTGCTCACATACCATACCAACAAAATGACTATGTGCATGATTAAAACCATATGGCGATTTACTGGCTGGAGCCAAAAGTTTATATCGTTCTGATTTTTCAATCGCTTTTGCCATGAAAGAATCTGCTTCATCTTTATATAACTTAACAGTCATTTTTCCATTTTTCAGTACTAATCTATTATCAATAACATTCATAAAAACACCTCATTATTCATTCACTACATGATAACACCAAATCATACACCAGTCAAGCTCATTTTTTGGATATGCATAATAAATACGTTATAATAATTATACCAATGGAGGGATAAATGTCAAGGTCAATTGCTGCGGCTGGACGCTATAAGTTTGGTGAATGTGGTTATGTTGTTGATGGTGCAATCCTCAACGATGGAACTAGACTAAAAAATATTAGAATCTATCGCCAAAGAAGCCATAGATTATATGATTTAGTTGATCCCAGAACTAATATAATATATCGTAAAGTACAAATAACAACTAAAGATAATAAAGGTTATCTATTAAATTACAATAAAACTAATGACCAACTATTAAGTGAAATTAATAAAAATTGTTTCTTTGTTCGTGGATATTCCGAAGAGCCACAAGAAACTGATACTGGATTTGTATATAAATTCATGCTACATAAAACAATTTTAGGTAGTTCACAAACCTTGTATCATATGTATACACCTGAATGTGGTATTATAGATCGTGATATAGATAATATTCTCATTTCACCAGTATTTGTTGGTAATGACTCAATTAGTGGTAAATTATTCAACACTGGTTCAGAAATTGATACTAACGGTATGGTAATAACAATCGTATTACCAGACGGGACAGAATACTTTACTACCCAATTTGTTAATGATGCATTTACAATTCCAGTTGATGTTATCACACAATCAGGGAAAGGTACTGCTACGCTCACTTCTCCATATTATAACACTAAAGTGGTGGAATTTGATGTTCTTGAAAGTGGTGAGGATATTGATTTTGTTACATCAGTTCTTCTATCCCAATTTGAACCTGTTTCGGAAGGTGTATTTTCTGCGGTTGTTCCATTTGATGTTCATGATCGTGGACAGTACTTAGCACTTCAAGCATACAGTGGTGACTTATATCAAGTTGGTGTAGATCTTTCTGTAGACGCAGAAGGTAATATTACTGTGTATCAAACTGATAATTTACCTGTTTCTTTGAGTATAATCGGAAAAACACTGCATACTACTCCTTTCCATAAAGAATATACTTTAAGTGAGTGGGTTCTCGGTGAAGACTCTATGTACTCTATCTCAGTTCCAGTAACTGAACATGGTAAAGCACTACCACAAGTTCAATTATATTCTTCAGACAATCATGTAGTTCATAGCGAAATACAAGTGGATGAAGATGATAATGTGATTTTAAAAGTAGTAGAACCGCTTGACTGCTCAGTCGTAATAGTTGGTTACAACGCATAATAAAAAAAGCCACTACATTGTAGTGGCTTTAATTTTATCTAATTATTTGAAATTGTCACGTAGAACTTCTTCAAGTGTTTTATCTGGATTGCTAATGGCTACATTATAAATCAATTCTTTAAATGCAGTTAGTGCCTGCTCAGTTGCTTCTGGACCAAAGTTCTCACTAATGCTTTTAAACATACTTTGTGCACGTTCTGATTTGATACAACTAGTTACAAACTTGTCAATTTCATTACGAAGCTGCTTAGTTGTCATGTCACCAATGAGCATCTCACTAATTTCTTTTGGTTCATCTGCACTTGTTCGGACATTCGTAAAGCCAAACACATCATCACCTGAACCAAAGCTACGTTTTTCTTTTTTGGTTTCTTTTACTGGTTCTTCTTCAACTTCTTGTTCGTATTCTTTAGTAAAGAGATGGGATAGTACATCATCAAGATTTTTAACCATACCATCAATACGAGATTCAGCATTCTTGGATACATGTTTGAATGCTTGCTCTAGTGCTTTTTCTTGAATCTGGTCACGAACATTATTAACTACATTACGAAGTTTTTCATTACAGTTGTCTAAAATTTCTAATACTTCACCAGTTTTGATTTTTTCCAAAAGTACATCTAAATCAGATTTTACATTTTGTTTTTGACTTACTTCACCATTAAGAATTGAATTCAATTCTTTAGCACCTTCAACTGCTTCTTCATGTGTTTTAAATTCAACTGGTACATCAACACCATCCAGTACAATATTAAGCACTTTACCATCAACGTAGGCGTAGGAGTAAGATGCTTTTTTGAAAGAAATAGTTTTGAAGAAAATGTTGCTCATATTGATATACTCCTTAGTGCCCACTAGCTGGGAAGGTTTTAAACATATAGTGACATTGTACTAAATCATTGAACTTCAATCCGAAATCTTTAGTACCCATCAGTGTGTGGTAAAAATAATGCGAAATTGTATTAGTTTCAGCGTCTTTAATATAGATACCAAATTCGGTACAGCAAAACTGAACAACTTCATTATAACTTTCTAACTTGGAAATTACAAGTACTTGATCATAAGAATTTTTATCAAATCCAATGATGTACATTTCCTCTGTTTCTGGGTGTACAATCATCCCACCGCGAGAAATAATTTTCTCGAAGTTACTGCTCAAGTACTGAATTGTTGAACTTAAGTTCATTTACAACTCCTTACGTATTACTCGTCCGGTAAGATGTTCATCTGTACAGAACTTCATTATAAATGCTTTTAGATGGAAGTCTTCTAAAATTCTATATGCTTGCGTTTTCATAACGACTTCCTTCTTCTCCACATCAACAATTATATCATGTTTCTCGTGAAGTTCCTGGATCATTTGATATGAATTCAAACTTAGTACGCTCATAACCACCAATGTCCTCCATCTCCCACAAAATTTGAACTGCCACTTCTAATTCGTGGTGAATTTGAAAATAACCATTACTTGCAGTGTAGATGTAGCCATTTTTAGTAATTGCATAACCCCACTTTTTACTTTGAGAATGCATCTCACGTTTCAACCCATAAGGGGAAGGTGGCTTCTTGACTGGTTCTGGTTCTCGGTTTTCGTTGTAAATCTCTTGTTCGATTCGCAACGCTTTATGATATGAGTATACATGAATCAGGCGACAAAGTACAATAGTAATGCAACAAATAATTGTAAATGTGATCAAGCTCATCAATTTGCCCTCTGCCTAGATACATATTCATTAATTGCATCTTCCAAATCATACCCTGACATTTTTACATTATCAATAGAAACATGATATTTTTTCAGCACTTTTTGTCCAGCAGTGTTCTCCCATATCGACCCATCAGGTTCAATATGAACTTTATGGTTCAGGATGAAATCAAACATTTCTTCTTTTGATAAGTTTGCTTTACGGGTTTCAATGTGATTAGTATTAAGTAATTCACGAGTATGTTTAATTCCATATTCAGTGTGCTCACCAACACTACGATGCAAAACTTTTAACTGCTCGGCACCAGTTTCTTCATCATAAACATGAATAGTTTCAGTACTATATAAAATATCCTGAATATTACCAGTACTTACTTCTGTCCAAGTGTCTTTGAAATGAATTTTGATTGTTTTCATAGAAGCTCGTATTAGTTATATGCTGTGAATAGGTCAATGTTTTTATCATCTACACTGATTAATTTGCCAGTTGAACTAACAAACACAATATTTCCACCGGGCGTTAGTTGAACACGCTGGTTAACTGAATATTGCCCATTAAGGTTGTAATCAGCCCATTCGACTACATAACGTTGAATAACACCGTTAGTATCATAAAGATAAACGTGTGTCACGTCACGCATTTTCAAACGTTCCAACAATGTAGAGTTATCCATGAAATCAGATGGTGTATTGCTGCGTAAAGCAATACCAAACTCACCGATAACAGTACTAATTGTCAGTCCGTTTGAAAAACGGCTACAAAGAGTCTTCTCATCAGCAATATGCATCCATAAAACATTCTTTACATCAATATCAACAAATTCACAGTTTTCAAAAACCAAACCTACTTTGGAAACTTTACCATTAAATTGCATTAGTAACTCCTATTTTTTTATATTTTAAAATTAAATCACTCACGGCTTTCATTAGATTATATGGAATAGCTAACTCTTTAACAGTACTATCCATAAAATGTTCTTCTTCGGTATCATAAAATGTTGAACTATAGTGTTCACAATCATTTATACTATCATAAAAAGAAGACGTAAGTTTATCGACAATGACAGTGATTTGTTTACCAGTTTTGGTATATCCTACCTGAACGGTTAATCCAATATCATCAGCCTCTACACGAATTATAAACGAATTATTAGTATAGTTCAGCCAACAATCTTCACCAAAGTATACAACACTGTGTTTCTTCTGAAATGAAGTTGCGGTGTTAAGAACGCCAATAGCAACATCAACTGTTTTTTCATTTAAAATATTAGACATTTGTGTTCCTGCTTCGTATGTTTCGTGAAATCTCAAAAATACCATTCAACTGTTCAACAGTTAAACCCTGTAAATCATAAACAGTTGATAGTTGAAAGAAAAGTTCTGAATCTATACTATCATGTTCAATTGGAAGATTCAAGAGGTCTTTGTTAATAAAATAATCATATGTTCGAATTGTCAAAGAATCACCAAAGATATCAATGTAAAATTTCGGAACATTATGTAACGAAACATCTATTAATATGTTTTCAGCCTCTCTACAAGAAATTTTAGAATTATTTTTATAAGATTGGTATGAAAAATTATAAGGTTCATCGACCGATGTGTATGATGAGGTATCACCTTCGGAAAATATTACACCACATTCAATAAGATGTGTTAACGACTTAGGTGGAATTTTTAACATTTCACTTCCCATACTTACTCATATTACTACGAATCACCCCACTAAGAAAACATATTTTCCTTAATGTATCATAACTGATATTTGTAAGATCATGTACAAAATTCAACTGCAAGTACATTTCTTCAGTTAATTGATTAAATGTATCATCAACACAAATGTTAGTATGTTCCGTTATGTCTATTTCTATATTATTTTCCCAAATATCAATGCTAACAGCATAGTCTGATGTATGCCTTGATTGAACTGAAATAAAAATATTATTACTGTTGTATAATGACTCGGTGTACCCATTCAAAAATGATCCAACGGCAACATCAAAAATTCCATCTCTAATTGGGTTTTTTGTTTCAAACGTATCACTACAAACTTGACGGTATACAATGTCAACATACTTATCAATTAAAGTAAACAAATAACTCATTGCATTCACCTATATAAGAAAAAAGGCCGATTCATTGAATCAGCCTTAAGTATAACATATAAGAAGTTAAAATGTCAACTTCTAAATTACAGCATCCAAGAGGAATAAAAAGATACTGTTAGAGGGTAACGAATATAATGAATTTGAGGGTAATATCATTATACGTAAAAAGTGATAGCTTCTATACATAAGGAGGAATCAGTACTGACTAGAAGCTATCGGGTTAAACGATTTCAGTACTGAGTTTTTAGTTTAGGATGAGTATTTCCATCTTCGATTTGTTTTAGAATCGAGTCACGAATATCTACTGCCCCTTGATAACTATATTTATCTTTTGGGATCACCCATGTATATTCACCATCAGTGGTTTTAAAATCAATACATGGATTATCTCTATATTCAGATGCAATGATTGAAATAACATGTAATGAATTCAATGAATGATTTGTATAAGGATAATTATTATTATCTCTGAACGTGAATGTTTTAAGTTCATCAGGTGCAACAATGAATTCCATTATTCATCCTCGTACTTCTTAAATGGAGGAACGGATACATTGAAGTCTTTGCACATTTTAGTGGCACGTACTTCAGTACCGTTGTGATAATCTTTCTTAAATTCATAAGAAACATAATTACGAATGCCAGGTGTATGAATAATTGCAAGTACTAATGTGCGACCAAACAAGCATAATAAATTCCAGAACATATGAATCTCCTAATTGTGGGTTTTAACCAAACGTGAGACAGCTAGTATAGCATTAACCTCATCCAATGTCAACCCACCAATGTCATTAATCATTGAGTACTGAAATAGTGATTCTTCCGTGTAATGGTAATCATGAGAAGCAATAAAGATTGCTGGTTTAGATGCATCCAAAATTATCTTTGTCATTGTACTATATATATCAAATTGATACAATAGATTTTCACCTGTATATGCTACGTAGATATTATTTGAATAGGCTGGATGTACCATTGTAAAACCATCATAACATAATATTTTTATGTTCGGATCGTCAAAATTGCCTGTATAAAGGTTATTACAAACATCTTGCATTATACGTACTATTAGACTAGTCATTTAATGGATTTAGCACCTCTTCTGGAATCAACTTTTGAACTTTAAGTATAGCTTTAATGTCCTCAAATGTCAATCCACGTAGGTCGTTTAGGAGGCAGTACTGGAAGAATTTTTCTTCAGTATTTACATCGTCAAAAATCAATTCAATTGATTTATCATCTCCATCTCCATCTCCATCTTCATCTTCATCATCAAATTCAAAATCATAAATTCTGAATATCACACGTTCAAAATACACATCAATTGAATAAAAATAATTATCCAATGTATAACCCATGAAAATATTAAAACATGTATTTAAATCTGTTGTTTCATGTAAATTTATATCAAAACAAAAAACTCGCACTTCACCAATATTATCTATATATTCATCTTTGAGTGACCATGCGTTGTTTTTTAAGACATAGTTCACCATTTCAACGATGTTGTATTTCATAGTGTACCTTTATTTTGTGCCGACTACCGGAATTGAACTGGTGACATTTCCCTTACAAGAGGAACGCTCTACCTACTGAGCTAAGTCGGCTAATTAGGAAGTAAGAAGACCAACAATTCTCTATACTCTCATGATATGGAGGGGAGGCCATCTTACTGTATTATTTATTATTTTGAATTTTGCTTATTTCTACGCATCAACTTGATTAATCCAAGAGTAGGCATAGGTGCAGCACTGCAAAGTTCTTCAAGCTGTTTAGCTGTTTCTTTACTTACTTTCATACATTCCCCGTTATGTTAAAAACCCCAGTTTTCTTCTTGGAACATAATACACTCCATTCAAAGTTATGTCAATTAAAAAAGTAGTACTGGATACTGTTGCAACAATATCCTACAGTGACCATTTTAGCTAAAGGTGAACTGAGCATACTCGAAGTACCTCTCACTGTATTGTACCATAATAAGTCCTTCAGCTATTCAGTACTGAATACTTACATCCTACGTCTAGGTTTTAAATGTGCACTAGTTGTAATGTGTAGGCACACACGGAACAGCTTAAAAAGCTACTGAATCGGGAATTACAACCTCCCCTGGTGATTCAGTACTGAATACGACCGTCTACATTTCGTTCTTTTATGAGAGAATGATGACTGGTACTAAGAGTTTTCCATCTTCATCAAATGATTCCGAAAAATCTTCACCAGACTCTTCAACAGCGGTGTCCCCTGCTTGATATGAATGAGCAGTTTCGCAACTACCAATCGCATAGTCATCATAAGGCGAAGCATGAATAAGAATATCTGCTTCTGGGTTTTTCTGTAAAATTGAAATCAAATCTTTAGCTTTCACGTTATTTTACCTCGGTTACTGTATAGTAAGGTTTCAAGAATGCATCCAGTACGTCTAAGTACTGATTCACGCCTTTCTCATCTCTGTAGTGGTATTTGTCAGAACGTTCCCAGAATCGGTAGTACTTACATTTAGTTGCAATATAAGTCTTATCGGTCAGTACTGTACCAAAGTCTTCATGTGCTTCACTAAAGACGATAGCGTAATGTGTTTTTAGATCTTCAATAGTTGTGGTTGCACCATATGAAGTCACTAGAATTACTAGTACTATTGGGATAAGTACAATCATCATTGTTGCAATCATTTCATCACCATGTCCAATTCATCAGTACACCATCATAACCATCAACAATGCATTCACCTTCTAAATCAAGATAATCATCTTTGATAATATATCCCATTGCTTTCAGATAATCAGCAACAATTTGCAATACCTTACCATGAAAGAATTGTTCAATTACAAACATACCATCTTTGGTTGCTGGCTGACAGTGATGGTCATAAATCAACGTTCTGAAGTCTTCGAAGTGATAATCTTTAGTACTGCAATTATCACAGAACGCTTTCAGTGCATTATGTGAAATCTGAATATATTTAGGTTCACACGGTACATTTGAATACCACATCATTTTGTTTTCCTTAGTAATCTAAGTCAGATGCATTGAATACACCAAGAGAAGTCTTACCACGTAGTTTAGGTGAAAGAACATACTTTGTCAACTTTCTTTTTCCGTACCAGCGATTGAATTCTTCTTCAGTAACATATGGGTTCTGGAAATCGTATTCACGCTTCTTATGAAGTTCTTTAGCACGTTCTGCAATCTTAGTTCGTTGGTCTTCTGGAATGTCGAATGTCTTGTTACGTTCGCACCATTCATGCTCTAATGCGTTCAGAAGGAACTGTTCAGTTTCTTTGACTAGTGTGATTTTAGTCAAGCCTTTTTCGATGTTCATATAATCATCGACATAGCCATTCCAAATAACAATCTCTGGATTGCCGTCAATCTCTTGGAGCATTTTGATCAAGTCATTCTTTTTCATGAAGATTCCTAGAAATGATTTTCAATAGTTAAGTACATAGTTTCAGTAATAAAACCATCTTCTTCAGATTCATCACCTGAAATGGATAAAGATTCAATCTTGTACTCACCCAGTTCAATCCAGTTCTTAATTTGTTCACGATTACCTTTGTGTCGAACATCATAGTAATGGATAGCTTCCAGTACTGTTCGGTAATCATCAATATCAATTTTAGTTTTAGCGATTAATTCATCATCAGCATCGCTTTGAATCAAGAAATATGCCATGTGTTCCCTATATCATGTGAATTATATTTGGCGGTTCGTACTAGAATTGAACTAGTCTAAGGCAAATTAACAGTTTGCTGCCCAACCAATAGGCCAACGAACCTCTGTATTTTAGTTGCACCTTGTTAATTCAAGCTTTCTACCTTTCGGGTAGTTTTTTGTCATTCTCCTTACAAGAGAAGAGTGCAATATTTGGTGGGCCTGGCAGGGAACGATCCTGCGACCAATCGGTTATGAGCCGACCGCTCTACCACTGAGCTACAGGCCCGAAATTTGCGAAAGAGGTGGGATTTGAACCCACGAAGCGTTATTTCTAACACTTGCTCGCTTAGTAGGCGAGTGCAATCAACCGCTCTGCCACCCTTCCGTATTTGTTTATTATATCAGTACTGAACTATTTAGTCAAGTACTATTTTCAGAAAAAACCTTATCCAACACTTTAATTATCACAGAATTTAATTCATGTGGGAACACATTTTCATATACTGTACGTTTCTGAAATTCATCTTCTTCATCAGCACTTAGCTGGAAGGTAATGTATTGAGAATTTATACTATTTATTATATCACGTAAAGTGTTATTTGTCCTTTTTATTTCTTCAAATGATTCAAAAACAATTACATCGTCATTTATAAGAAATGATTCACCATATTCCTTGAAAATGCGAATTCCAGGATTATCTTTACACCAGTTATTGGTATGGTCTGTCGTTAATTTTGAATTCAAAAATGATTTAAGAAACTCTTCATACTTTGAAATGTCTTTAACACTCATATCGCCAACTTTAATTAAAAAAATGGATGGTGACGCTTTTAAACGCCGCTGTTAATTCAGCTTTATAACCACCCGTTTTAACTTACCTTTCGGCTACCTTGTCGTGGGGCGTACAGGCTACTAAAAGCAACTTCTGTAAACATATTTCCACGCCTTACCCTTTTAAATAAAAGTCCATCCGGTTTTCCAGTTTGGTGAAGGACTGTCACCTCTAGTTTCAACCTGCTAGTCAAGTAATAATTGCCTATCGTCCAATTATCAAACCCGTCTAGGTTAACATTCACCACTTCCTAGAGTACCAGAGATCTTGTTCTGGATTGCATCGACGTAGCTTACACCATATACGTCTGATTGTGGAATTCATTATATCAGTACTGAACTATTTAGTCAAGTACTTTTTACAAATCTGGACGTTCATCTTTAAACATATTAATATCCTCAGTACTGAATTATTTAGTCAAGAATTAATTCGCATTTTTTTGAATTCACCAACCAAGTACTTATAGAACTCATAAGTGAACAATGGTTCTTGTACAGTACTCATTTGAAAATATTCTTCTTCTGTCTTTGGTACAGGGGAAGTATATGAAATATAGGGATTATAATCTTCTCCTACATAAGTAGAAACTTCAATATTAATTGAACTAAGATCTTTATGTAACAAGATGTTTAATATAACAGTTCGTTGGTCAGGAGTTTCTTCATTTTCCATCCACTGTAAACACAATCTCATCAGTTTATCCCAAATATAAAATTGGAATTTATAATCTTCAAGGTTGCGTTTTATTGCTTCTTCATATTCACTAAACATATCAAGTTGCCATATAAGTTAAGATACAAACATTATACAGTACTGAACTATTTAGTCAAGCTTTTTTTATCATCGGTGCACGATATGCATCAGTACTTCTTCGTCGAGTTCAGTACTTAAATATGCTTTGTACATGCACTTGATACGTATAACATCCCACATTCTAGAATCTAATGGTAGATAATAAGGATTCCACTTTAATTTTTGGCGTTTCATCCACTCTTCATGTGTCATATTCGTACCAGTAGTTCAATTAAGTACATTTCATATGCTGGATCGTTGATAAGTTTATCATACATATGTGGCTCTGAAATGAATTCCCAATGATACTTTAGCCATTTACCGATACCCGAATATCTAAAATTAATGTCATTCATCCATTCTTCATGCGTCATATTCGTACCATTATTTCAATAAAGAACCACGGATATACTTCATGGTTTATAAGTTTATCGTATTCTGCTGGGTCTGAAATAATTTCCCAATGATATTTTCGCCAACTACCGATACCCGAATATCTAAAATTAATATCATTCATCCATTCTTCATGCGTCATGGTTTTTAGCCTTTAATTAAAATTGGCCCAGGCGACAGGACTCGAACCTGCATACTCCAGTTACTCGATTAACGACGGTTTAGAAGACCGTTGAGATACGCCCGGATATTGGCGGTGAAGGTGAGATTTGAACTCACGGAGGACTTTCACCCTCGACGGTTTTCAAGACCGTTGCATTAAACCACTCTGCCACTTCACCTGTACTAATTATTATATCATATATTTTTGAGTTGTCCAAAAAAATCATTCATTTTCTGGTTTTTTTCAAAAACATTTGTTATTCTTGATTTTTATTTACGCCTACACCAATAATGCTTTTAATATCAATATGGATATTAGCAACTTGATTACTATCATATGGATTTGTTTCGGCAATAACTAACGTTGTGTCATTAACTAAAACCACAGTGCCTTTTAAACGATAACCATGTAGCAATACTTGAATGTCATCACCAGTTTTTAATGCTTGAATAACTTCAAATAACGTTGTTTCCATAATATATTCCTTATTTATTTTTGTTTATTTGAGTTTCTATATGCAATCTCATATATAAACCAATGTTTATTTTCATCCAAAACATATTTTATGAATAAATTTATATCTTTGAGAATATCATAATGTACCTGACGAATACCATTCCCAAAGCAGTCATGTTCTTTATGCTGTTTGTACATCCATTCTTCGTGTGTCATTTTATGTATCCAGTACAATTAAGTGCTGCATCTCTTCTTTTGTAAAGAAAGCACTGTCATGAACAATAGAACCAGTCTCATCAACCACATAGTACAGGTTTCCATATTGTTGAACATCAATTCCGTCAATTTCAATTCGTGGAAAATTTTGCACAACACAGTCTGCACCGAAAACCTCACCAAAAAAGTTTCCTGCTGGATTGATAATGACTTTCATATTAAATCACCTTTATTATATTTTTGAGCAGGTATGGGGATTTGAACCCCACCCCCAGAATCGGAAGTACTGTATGCCGCCATCAACACTTTACCTGCACCGTAATAACTATTATATTTATCTTACTATTTTTTGTCTCTAATTGCAAGCTCATAGATGAACCAGTGGTTGCTATCCGCATCAAGTACAAATGATTTGAAAAGTTGTTTATCTTTTAACACATCATAATGACCTTGGCGTATACCAAAACCAAAAGGATTATGTTTGAATTTTAGTTCATCTAACCATTCTTCATGTGTCATCTCTTAATATCCATCTTAATTTAATATTATCCCATTTTAGACAGTACTGCAAGAATGAATGCTATATTGGTTAGATCAGCTTGAGAACGTTTATATACAACTTTTTTTGATATTAATGCATCTAATCTTATATAAAAGGGATAATAATTTATTCTATCAGCATAGTATTTTAAATGTTCATATTTCATAAATTAATCACCAAATGTAATAGCATAATACACATGAACCTCAATTGTAGCATTTTTCCCAAAGAATGCATCGTAATACGCTTTATTACTTACCAAGTGCATCAACTGTTCATTTCAAAATTTCATACTTGCTATAACCAAGTGTTCAGTTTGTACCAACCATTCTTCATGTGTCATCTTTTTATATCCATAACTGCAATACTAAAATATGTACTAAAATCATCACAATAAATGATATTGTTATAGTACGATTCGGGATCATTTAACAATAAAAACAACTCCAACTTAAAGAAGTATACATCACCTGCATTTATATTGTAATGCATTTGATACCACTCGTCAAATGTTTTAGGCTGCACTGTATTTACCTTTATAAAAATCCATAATTTTAGATAACAGTACTGCAATAGTATAATCTAAATCTGGATAAAGTAAATTGTACTGAAATTCTTCCTCTACACTGTAGTTAGTGGTGCAGTACTGGTAGTCTTTATAACCTATTGAAAAATAATTCGGATACAATGTACAACGAAAACGATAAGCTTCATCTGTCATATAATCATTGTATTCAACACAGAAGTATAGTGATTTTGAATTTAATTCTATAAGCTCCACGAAACCATCTGGTAATGTATGATTATAAATGATATTATCATTATTAAACCATTCATAATATTTTTCTAAAAAATCACTAATAGATACATCAAGACTTTGTATAGGTGGAGTTATGATAATTTCAACTTCGTTATTCATTTTCTCCCCTTATTATATTTTACATATGGGTTATCATAAAGATCATAACTTTTCTGAGCACGTTCTTTTTTGCGTTCATACATAATTCTATCATACTCCTTAGCTTTCCCATTTGCTTCATTATACAGTTTTAAAATTAGCAAAAATGTATCAAGTTCAGGGTAGTTTGCTGGATTGATAGTACTTAACATAAATCGTTCTTCTTCAGTTCTAGCAACATCAAACTCATACTTAATAGTTTTATACCCACTCCATTTATATGTGTGTGTTACTTTGTTAGTAAGTACGTTGTATTCGACGAAATCTGTACTACCATCAAGTACACGAGTTATCTTAACAGATGTACCTATAATTACTTGCACTGAACACATTTCAGTTGATTTAAAGTAATATATATTATTTCTTCGAAGATTTACATCTCGCAGTTCAATATTAACATATTTTAATACTTCATTTAATGGCTCTGGTACACCACGAATAGGCATGTTAGTATTCCTCAATAACGGTTAGAAATCTATCCCAACCAGTATAAGTGAAATGTTCAAAGTATTGTGTGTCGCCACCTACCATATATACTTCAATTAAACCGTGGTCGAAATAATTTTTTGGTTTTTTAACTTCAGTTACGATTGCTTTATGACTGAAACCATTATAATCAGTATATGTTACAATATCGTGAATTTTGATATTATCAGGTGTATAAGTGTTGGCGTTATTATTGAGAACATGAAGATGATGGTCTACGATTTCTTTACTTGAAATTACCCCAAATATGTTACCAGAAAATACTTTATTACCATTACAGGTCAATGCCCATCCATCACCAACTTCAATTGATTCAAATACATAATGTGTACAAATTTTAGATACATCTGATGTATCCCAGTAATCACCATCAAGATTGGTGAATTTATAAACAGTTTTGAGTTTTTCGCCATCAAATGAAAGCAATGATACTCCGATAACAGTTGTTCCGTCTTTAAGAATAATATTGAATTTATTATTTGTATTAAAGTATGCTTCTAACTCAGATGTGTTGAATTTAATAAAGTTCATATGTTCTCCTTAAAAAAGTCATAGTATTATACTAGAGATTCATTGCACTTACAAGCATGTTTTCATAACTTCTGTGATGTGATTCATTTTATCTTTAAGTTCGTGAGGGATGCAAATTTCACCTAGGTTTAACGTTGTGTTCTTTTGAAACTCATCTTCTTCGGAATCAGCCAGGTAAAATGGGTGTGTCACAAAGGTATCATCAACTGTACGCTTATTTGGTTTCATTAATGCATCATGATTTACAAAATAATAAGCATCAATATCAGGACGGAAATACAAACAATCAACCTTGAAGTTCGGGTGTAACCATAAAGACAACGAATAGGTCATTTGGTTACCAATTTGTCTTGGTCCAGTAGTAATTGTATTGATGTTATTTTTATCTTGCACCATTTCATAAATGAAATCTATCATTTCGTGTAGTTCTGATTCAGTCATTTTATTTCCTTAAAAAAATACCCAGTACTTGACTGGGTATTTACAAAGTAACGTTTAATCAGATTTCTTTTCGTAATCTGTAAAAACAGTCAGGATTGTTGCACATAGTGAATCAACTACTGATGCACGTGTGTTATCAAGGTCTTTAGCTAGTGCTTGAATCTCTTGAAGTTTTACTACTAAGTCGATTTTTTGATTACTCATTACTTCTCCTATTGGATGTTTTTTAGATATTAATTTTTATACCACTAAGGTCTAGAACTTTTTTATTAGATACTGTTTCTGATTCTAATTTAGTTTCTTTTACCTCAGTGTTAATATTTACGTCATCTTTGAGAATATCAGGGATAATACCATGTTGAATATCATCGTACATAGAAACAACGGTTTCGGCACAAGATAACATTTCACGAACTTTGTACTGATAACCCTGTGGTAACTCATTGATGATTTCCATAATATCTAATAATTTAGTTTGGACATCAATAAGAATTTTTCTTGATTTTTCTGGTTCCATTACTCCAACTCCACAACATTACTTTTTTTGGATTTAATCACTGATGGTGGCTCATTAACGCTTGTTTGACCACGAAGTGATTTTTCCAACGCAATGATGCGTTTTAAAGTTTTTATTGATGGTCGCTTCTTCGTCAACTCAGCTTTTGCTTCTGAATAATATTTTCTTACATATCCATAGGCATAATATTTTGAACCAATGAAAATTTCAGCAACTACTGGATTTGAGTATTGTGTATCAATCCCATTCTGTTCTGTCTCTACAGTGTAAAATGAAATATTTGTATCACATGCTGAAATTTTAGCCACCAAAAGATTTGCATCGAACTTATCTAAAATTAGAGAAATTGTTTTTTCGGCATCAGCACTATATGGCATAGCAGACATTAAAAGTTGGAATGTCTTAAAGTACTTACTTCCACTAATCATGGTATTGAAAATCAATCCAATGGTGATTAATGCAAGTGTACCAATACACACAAACAAAAACCAATATTCAACACTCATTTATAAATCCTCTTACTTTATATGATTAAAATGCCCCATCAAAAATGATGAGGCGGTAAGATAAATTACTTACGATTTGCTTTACGCAGTTCAGATAGTTCTTCTTGAAGACTTTTCTTCCATGCAATCAAGTGAGCAAAACGGATTGGCCTTGCACCAGTACCGTGGAATACTGCTAGAGCTTCTTCTGCTTGATGAATCTGGAATTGAATGTAGTTCACAGTGCGGTCGAAGTCGGTGATATCTAGTACTTGTGCGTTAGTTTCTTTAGCCATTTTAATACCCTTTTATTTCTTTTTTATGAAAAACCCTCATCATTGAGGAATGGTTTGCATTTTAATATCTGCCGATAACAAACATTATATCACAATATCTGTTCTTGTCCAATTTTTAATTATTAGAAAGAACAATTTTTGAAACTGGTAAATCTGTATTATTTACACGTTGTTCATTATATCCATTCTGTACAAGAATGTCAATAACTTTAGACTTATCAATTGTAAATGATTCTAACATATCATATCGGTAATAACCAATAGTCTGACTGAACTCATATTTTCCTGGCTGTTGACGACAACACGTATTTGTTTCAGCCATAATCTTATTGATTAGGTAATATGTTTCAGTACTATCAATATTTGGAATATAGATCTTATCATCAAAATGAATTACTTCATGTTTATTCATAGAGTGATTCAATCTCCGCTTTAAGAATGGAAATAATCTCTTTCTGAAGGCCAGTAATTTCACTGTTCAAAGATGATAGTCGCTTCGATAATGCCATGAATTGCTTTGCATCTTCTTTAGAACGGTCATTTCGTACTTTATCAGAACTCCAGTTAGCATATGATTGCTCATCTTTCCTGTTAAGGATATCCCAGTCTAAACGTACTAGTTTACGTTCTTTCTTCAGTTCGCTTAAGCGAGATTTCATTTCTTCTTTAGTCATTAAATTGTTCCTTTCATGAAGTCTGGAATAACGATTACGATAGGAGGATTATACTCTACATAACCATTTTTTGTCAATAGACTTTTAATATCTGAAATCACATTATCATGCTGTTCAATATCTTTATCACAAAAGATTTCCAATTCTTTCTGAAACGGTTTTTTAACCGAGATGTTTTGAGTCAGTGTTTGGATTCTCTGTAACATATCAATTGGATCTGGACTGAACTCATTACCAACATAAAGAGTACCAGATGCATCTTTTTCTAGCAAGACTTCTAAAATTTTCATTTCTTATCCTTCAATTTACTAAAGTTTTCTCGTGTAAATCCAGGAACTGGAAAATATACATCACAGTCAACATCAGGATTAATAATTACCATGTCATTACATATTATATCACGAATTTTACTACCGTCCACGATTTTTTGCATTAAATCATTCCATTTTTTACGAGAAACAACGAATGTACTAATTATACATAAATCATGTCCACGTTTTGAAATATATCCTAATACTTCATTATCGTAAACAACACGTATGGTAACTTTTCCAATTGTTACCCCTCTTACTGGATTAATACTAGTATCTTCAAAAATTAATTCTAATTTAAGTTTACCATTTGAAATAAGTGATGAAGTATATTTAGAAACCATTTTATCAATTTCTTGAGTCAAATCATCTCTACCTAGATATTCAAATACAGAATAAGTTAATTCGTCTGCACCTAACTGTTGGATAGTTGGAAGCTGGGCAACCATATCTAAAGATACAGGTTCGATATATATTCTTTCAATATCAGACGATTGTATAAATAGACAACCATCAGGTGTCGTATCTCTAACAATTTCGGCATAATATGTATAAAGATAAAAAACATTAGACTCTGATGAGTCAGTTTCTACCCAAATCTCAGATTGTTTCATTTCATCTTTATGAAGAATTCGTTGAGTAAATCCTATGTAAAAACCAAGATATAAATCATCATCAGTTTCAAACGGATTAAACATCAAATACGGATATTTGTCAAGGTACTCATTGAACTTACGCTGCACATCTCTATCACAATCCATGATATACTTTCGGAATTCAGAAATGATTATTTTTTCTAATGACATAATCAATCCTCAAGATGCATGTAGTACATAAACATCGCCAACCATATAAAAAAGCCGAAACAACGAAGTAAAATATCAATTGTTGGATCTGTCCCACCATTAACTTGGTAAACGATTACTGGGATTAAAGCAATAGTAAGAGACACAGCACATAAGATGAATGCAACAAACACCTCAAACATAAACTTAATCGTTTCCATTATTATCCTTCAGTGTGTAGTGTAGTACATCTAAAAAGTTATACATTGATTCATTACGCATAACCTTGATTGTTAAATTACGACAACCCAACATACGTTTGAGGCGACGCTTCACCGCAGTTAAATCATGTGTACTATTCGTATACAGACCATTAACCTGACCTGGAACAGTTGGCACATGAAGAATGTAATCATAATTCATTAGTAAGCGTTGATTATATTTCTTTAATGCTTGTTTGTATTCTGAAATATTTTCAAAGAATGTACAATAACGGTCGTAACGATTCATTTTATTCAAAATTGAAATACGAAAAGCGTTACCACTATTCCAATCATCTTCAGTTGGGTTTGGGTTGATATGTGCCATGTTAGCTGTACTGTACCCACCACTTGTGAAAACTTCAGAATATCCATTCTCAAAAACATACAATGTTGCTTTGTGGCCTCGGAATTCTTTACGGTACTTTGACAGTACTTGAATGTGATTACGCTTGGACTTGTACATCTCGTAACCTTCATAATCTGAACTGAATTCACAAATTTTATCAACACCAGCCATTTCGTATATCCTCGTTTAATTAATATAGGAGTATTATATATACTCCATTTTCATGTGTCAAGCTTTATAATACGGAAGACTTTTTACTAAAGATTCAGACGTATTATTTTTTACCCATGTACTACCGTTGTCATTAGATACGTATCCAGTACCATTAATAAATTTACGCATAATACCAGTAAAAATGTTAGTGTATACCATTATTCAGTATCCTTCGGTTTAGAATGCAAACCATACTTTTCATCATAACGATCATAGGTAGTGCCATTAGTACTGGCTTTGATGCTTTCGGTTCGATTGATTTTTTCAATCTTAACACCACGATAACCAATCTCTTCTTTAAATTGTTCCCATGATTCACGTAGACTCATTTTTAGTCCCCTTTTGTTATTTCATACACTCACGTAGGTCAATCTTTTCTACTGACCCACCGAGTACTAGATAGTAAAAATTAGAATCTTTGTTAGCCATATTCAAAAGATCTGCTTTCTGTTGAAGCGTAAAGCGTGAAGTACTGTTACGTACTGGCATAGTTACTCCTTAAAGTAGATATCACGAATTTGCTTAATCATCTCTAACTCTTGAAGTCCTATCATACCGAAGTTTTCTTGCACTGTCAACTGTTGGAAGTACATTTCCTCTAAATTATCATAAGGAATATCCACTAATGATAAAGGAACTCTTTCTTCACTGTATACCAGATCTTCAACTAAAAATTTTATAATCATAATAGAAAATGAATCTTTATTGATATGAAATTTGTAAAATGTCTGGTTAGTACTGAACATTGTATTTGATGGATTGAAACCCATTTCAACAAATACTGTATCTTTATAATTATGTGTGACATATGTACATCTTGAATTCGCAAGAACTTTAGATTTTGGGAAATAAAAATCACCCATCAATTTCTGTCGTTTCCAATCCTCGTATACAACTGGATGCTTAACCTTCTTCAATTGGTGCAGTACTGTCATAGTTTTTTCCAGTCCAATGAATCGAAATCGATTTGCTCAGGATTATCAACAGCGACAACTCGTGCATTATGAAGAGTTTCAAAGTAGCCGTTCCACGGTGTTCGTAATGGAACTGTCACATCGCCAACTTTAACCAAGAATGAATATTCTGGTGATATTGGGTCAAACCACTCTTTTTGTTTAGCATTTTCAACGATAGTTTCGTGTTCTTTAGTATAGCAATTATCTTGCTTCATATAAAACACCCAATGCTCTTTTAGGCACTGTAAAGCAGCAACTGCTTCCTCTTTAGAAGACCATTGAATATCAATTGTATTAAGAACGTCATAACAATTTTCAGTGTCCCCTGTAGTGTAATGTACTTCAATGCTGTATTTCATTAATCATCGCCTTTTAGTAATTTACAAATTTCAATCATATGATAATAACATGTATTCCAAAATTGTCCATTAGTACTTCCAACATCATGCACAGTACTTTGCTGGAACACATATTCATCGTTGAACATCATTTTAATATCATCAATGTAAAATTCTGGTTTTGAATCATTATTGTATTCAATACTCGTTTCACCATCTGGATCAAGTGAAATTGATGATATGTCGTGAATTCCTCTCGGATTTGTTGGATAAATTCTCAACGTAAGAGGATAGAAGTCTGGATCGGTTTCATAGGTATATTCGATTATGTAATAACCATCACCAGTAATTGATTGATATTTAAATGTAGTTTCAATTGAATTTGAGATGTTAAATCCCAGTTTCTTTATCTCATGTAGATGTGATAATATTTTATGTAAAGATCCTAAAACATGAATCAAATTATCAATTTTCATTTACGATCCTTTGAAAAGTTCAGTTTAAAAGTTTTACCAAATTCCATTGTAGCTTTACCCAGATTGTTAATATTTTCTTTCAACATTTCTTGCATCTTCCTAATACTTTCAATCCAGGCTTCTTCTTCGATACGAAGAATTGGTCGCAATCGTTCCTGAATATCGTTAAAACGTGTATTGAGTTCAACCAATGATTCATATGTGAAATCTTTCATATCGATAATAGTACTTCTTTGAAAGAATTCTTCTTCAGACAAATTACTTAAAATGATTTTATCACGACCAATAGATAATGTCAATTCATCATCTTTATTTTTTTTAATTACAATACTAATAGGTGTTTTTAATGTAATGCAAATATCATGATTATTAAATGTTTCAGTTTGGTTTGACATTCTGAATTGAAGTTTCCCAGATAAAGCATGTACTGGTGATGGTTGCTTTTTACCAGTAATAACATCTTCCCATGAATCGAGAATATTATTAATAATTTTAACATAAGGAATTGGCATATATGCACCTATGAAAAATCCACGCAATGCGTGGATTTGTAATTATTCAAGTATAGTAATTTCAATTAAACGAATTTCGATAAACTCGTTTTCAGTTTCCCATGACGTGCCAAATTTCTTTTCAAGTTCAGATTTCACATCACTTTTAAATTTTCCCATAGTATTAGGAATAATTTGTTTGGTTAATTTGTCATAACCACAATAAAACATAGGTTTCTCCCTTCGAGATATTAGCTGAACAAAATCTTTTGGATATGCAGGTATGTTATGCATCACTTCATGAATACACTCAGTACTTGAATCTTGTACTTTGTACATTACATTAAGTTTACCTCTGAAATTTGCGGTCATATCAACAATAGTTCCTTTACCCGATTTAAGTAAAGTTCCATTCTTTGAATGAGAGCAATAAAATACCTCATCACCAATATTAGGATAATACAAATTAAATTCTAATTCAGATTTTACAGCCAGCCGTTTGAAACTTTCTGTACGTTTTATATAAGTTTGGTATTTGTTTATGTTCAAAAGAATATCTCTCTTAGTAAATGTGATATAACTGGCATAGTCCATCCATTCCCAAGCATTTTGTATGCTTGTGTCTTACTAGACACTTTAAAGAAATCTTCAGGAACACCCTGTAATTTACAACATTCTACTACACTTAAGTGTCTATAGTCAATATTTCTTTTGCCATTCTCTAATAGATATTGACGATTAATCACTGGATCACGAAACACCAATTGTCGTCTGGATTTATTAAAGTACTGGTTACAATCACCACCTTTAAAATAGTTAGCATCTATACAGTACGAAGCGGTTCTGTCAGTGTACCAACCATCTTCAATAATATCTTGAAGTTTAGGTGCATTGGATAATGCAGGTGGTATAAAAAGCTTATCAGTACTGTACCAGTAATATCTCTGCCTGAAGTGAGGCGTATAATGCTGGGAGTTTATCAGTACTGGCGTGATTCCTAAAATACTATTAATGTATTCTTTGAAATCTTCCTTCATTTTAACATTTTCAAACAGAAATTTCAAGTTAGGATTGAGACTTTTGATATGATCAAAAATTTCAACCATTACTAAAAATAACTGCCCACGTATATCATTTAAACCACCCTGTTTACCTGCAACTGACCAGGCTTGGCATGGGAAACCACCCATTAATAAATCTATTTTGTCCCACTCAATATCCCATTCTCTCCACTTAGTTACATCACCCAATTGGATAATATCAGGAAAGTTAGATTGAGATTCAGCTATTGCGTACTTATCAATTTCGGATGAATAATATTTTTCAACTGGGATACCAGCATCTTGCAATGCCATATATCCCACACTCATTCCATTAAAAAGAGAAAGTACTCGGATAGGTTTCATATAAAATCCTTTTTATATTGTTAAGGTACTATAATATATTATAGCATCTTATTTAGAAATCTTCCAAACTTTTTTCATCACACCATCGTGATGTACAGATGATTGCAGATGCCAGAATTGAAGCACTTGCACGTCCTCCACCGAGTAAGTACTGGCTAATTACGCCAATCATATTGAACACTTTATCATACTCGGTTAGTTGTTCAAAACCTTTCTTCCAATGCTGATATTCTTCTTCTGTGACATTAAACTCACCATCAAGTTCCTTTAAAATCTTTTTAAGCACAGCACTATGTTCACTCATCATCATCTCCATATCGTTCGTCATAAAAATCATCATCACGATCTAATGGTTCTTTTGGCTTTTCAGACATATATTTCCTCACATGGTAAAGGTATTATCACCATCCATATCTTCATCAGTTGCTTCAGTTAATGTCTTGATTGCAAGTAATCCACGCTTCACGTACAACATGAAGACCTTTTCATAATTACCAAACATAATCTCAGGTGACATGTAATTCTCTGTTACAATGACGATTGGACGGCCCTGTGAAAGCATACGAAACATAGTACGATATTTGTCAAATGTGCGAAATTCATCCATGTTCATCATGTGGCGTTTACGAACTACTTTAGTCATCTTATTACCTTTAGTTAATTGAACTCTACTTCTGGATAATGATTATAGAACATCTCACGAACTGCGTCAAGATGTTCTTGAAATTGTTTTATATCTTCTAATGATGGTGCATCAATAACAGTACTAAGTTGAAACAACGATTCTTCTGTGTTATATAGTGACATATCAAATGAGTTATTGTTGTCATCAGTTATGATATTATCACAAATTTCGTATGTGTCAATACAAACATCATCAAGTGTTGTATTATCATATACCGTGTATACGAATACAAAAATAAAAGAAGAATGTTCTTTACCATAACGCGGTGGGTCATATGTCACATAGCATTTGTGGTCAAATGTATCGAGTTCCATAGACACCACCCCAGCTTCACGATATTCATTAGTTTCACTGGTAAGATCCGGTATTGATGTTATCGAAAGTAAGTGGAGAAATTTACTTGGATTTAGCATTTCACCACCATTGGATTTTGCGACTGTATATTAAAAAGGGATAATACAAAAGTACTCAATTTTTCGAAACAATCTACTAATACATTTAACTCATCATAACTAACACCAATTTCACGAATAAGCGATTGTTGAAAGAATCCTTCTTCGGTTAACGTTAAACTACTAACCTCAGTTATGTTATAATAACTGTGGGATGTTGTGGTTGATATTAGTTGTATTGCAATCGTATCTGATGTTGTGTTGTACAGATATAAATATTTTGTTTTTCTTTCCAATGGATCTATACATGAAAGATCGATCATGTCATAGGTTTTTCCAATAAAAATATTACAATCATCTGACAATTCACAACAAATGCGTATATGTTCTTTCGGGTCATGAACACGTTGTGTGTCAAATTCACATGACATTGCAATTTCAAAATGATTTTTTATTTCGTCAACATTCATCTGCACCCACCATTAATTCTTATATTTGTATAGTTTAATGCTTTTTTAATAATACCAATTTCTGTAATTCCTATTACATTTTTCTCAATCAATGACAATTGGAATAGTTCCTCTTCGGAAATATCAATACTGTGGATTCTTGTACAATAATCGTTGAAGTCATATACATATCGTATTGTATAGTCGTTTATAGAAACTGATACAATTGCAATCCCATCATGGATGTAAGTTAGTTCATTTGAGTATCTATTAAAAATTAACCTATCTGGTGAACCTATTGGTAGTTGAAATGTATTTCTAGTATCTTGAACAATAACAAAATCATCATCTATATTTCTACTCAGAACACCCAAAATATCATATATAGTAGTCATGTTATTCTTTACCTTCAGCAGTTCTGATAATTTTCATAACTTCTCTGGATAGTGCGTATATTTTTTTATAGTACTCAAATGTAACTGAACCAAAATCATTAATAGTACTAGCCATGAAGAACGATTCTTCTGTATATAGTTCATTTGACAAAGCAACCAGTTCTTGGTGAAATTTTGCGTCCTTCCAATAACGAAATTCAAAAACAAATTGTCCGTCATGACCGACTCTACAACATTCAGAACGATCACTGTCTACACAGCTAAACACAATATCCCTTTCAGAGTCGTACCAGATATTTCCAATATTTGTTTCAATAACAGCATAATCAATTTTTTTAGAATTTGGAATTAAACCTTTTTTCACCAGCACTAAACTGGTATTATCAATATCTAGTAAACTTACCATATCAATTCCCCATTACTAAAGTGTTTTTAATCTCCAACAATTCACTATACATATTCTTCAATTGTAATATATCTTCAAAAGTAATACCACCAAGATCATCAACTAATGAACGTTGGAATAAAGATTCACTTGTTTGTAATGTATCTAAATCGGTGATTTTTAATAAAGAACTTGGATTAAGTGTTTCGACTAGTAGTATGTTTTTGTATGGTACATATGTGATCTTGATGTTCTTTTTATAATTAATCTTATAAAATCGCATAATTGACGATTCATCACTTAGTTGGATAATTGGGTCGTCTTGATCATTAGACCACCATACAGTACTAGTCATATGATTGACGTGGTGGTTCAATTCTGATATGTCCAAATCTAAAAAATATTTTAGTTCATTGTGTAAATCTAAACTCATAAATTTATCCTCAATGCAGCATCATCATATATTGTAGGATAAACCCACAATAATGTCAAGATGTGAAATAATTATACCAGTAATATAGTTCTTTTAATTCTTCAGTACTGAACAATACTTCTTCTATTGTAGATTGTTGAAAGTGATATTCATCATTTAGATACATAGAAATATTACTATATACTTTCCTATTGTATTGACATAAAAAAGAAGTTTTTTGATTAATGTATTCCGTAAATGTTAATTTATCTAACTCAATATCGAATGATAATTTAATAATATGACTATTATCATTTACATACATTAGTTTCTTTGAAAAATGATCAATTGTAATATATTCTTTATGAGAGAACTGAAATATATTATTAAATTTATTACCATTTGTGCTTCTAAATTTTTCAAGGTAATAAGAAAGTGGTTTAATTATTGAAGTTCCAATATTGTTCTTCATATATCCTCAATTTTAGATAAGAAAAATGCCCCGAAGATCGGGGCAGTACTAAAATGATTTTGTACCAAAAGGGGAATAAGAACAAAATGAAAATATAATAACGCATCATTATTATGTAAGGGAGGAAAGTAACATGATATGTTAACCATTTCTGGTATATTTATTTATCATTTAATTCTTTAAGTTGGGTTTGTATATCTTTAGTTATATTTCGAATTTTCTTAAAGCAATAAACACTATCGTCCAATTCGATTTTAAGTTCATGTGTAAATGCATACAGAAGTTCAGCAAATACTAAATCTTGACGCATCCAGTTTCCATCTTTATATAAAGTCATTACACAATATGGGCATTCACTATTAGAAGTTTGCTTTCCAATAAAAACACTTTGAATTGATTCATGCTTAAAGCCAATAAAACTTTCATTTATTTTTTTAATTTCAGTACTGATATCGAATTTAGCACTGGTGTTGATTGCAAAAATTTTATTCCCACTTTCATCAGTATTGATATTGAGTTCAATATCACTACCTAGTTTACGTACTGCTAGAGTATAAAGAAGTAATTCATACATGTCGTAACTTGTTACATTACCATTTGGTGCAATTACATCAACACTAACACCGTGCATTTTTACTTCTGTATTAAATCCATCTTTATCAGAAAGAAAATCAGTGATTTGCTTTGTAAGGATTTTAATTTGGTCTATCATATTTCATTTCCTTATGTGATAAAAGCCTCCATAATGGAGGCTTTTGTATTTACTTAGAGAGATTCTTCGTATTCAGCAACAATCTCAACCATTTCATTAATGAACTTGATGTGAGAATGTGTCACTGTACGGAAGTCGTAAACAAGTGACTGTTGGAAAAATACATCTTCATCAAGAGAACCATCAAAGTTCAAATCAATGTTTTCATCGTCATTGCTTGGTGCAACTTTAATATTCAGAAGATTTTCATCAACTGCAAGTTTTACAACACAACCCAGTGCAATGGCAAGAACATATGCTGGTTTCTTAGCTTTTTCATTACGGAATGGTGCACGTAGAGCACAAAAAGTACTGCTAATCTCATCATTTGGTTCTTTGTATTTAACATTGACCATTAGTTCTTCGATTTTGACGCTCTCAATAACACGACCAGTTTCTGGAGCGAAGAAAGAATGTTCACGGATAGTTTGTTCGATATTCATATATTATTCCTTATTTAGATTGCTAAAAATACGAAGATTGCGGTTTGCTTTAAACTGTTTCAAATCACCAAATCTATCATCAACGATGAAAGTTGCTGATTTCTTTGACTGACATATTGTACAAATCAACATACCTTGTATTGTATACTCAGTTGAGCAATTTGTACAGTACTTTTTTTCATAAAGTTCAGTACTCATAAAACCTTCACATCAGTACGTTTTTCTCTTTGTTCTTTTTTAACCTCATCAGTTCTAGTATCTTCTAATTGTAACACAACTTCTTTTAGAATGTCAACATCAATTGTTGCTTCTACATATTGATAGTCGTTTACACCAAAAACATACTTTACTGCAACCCATACACGGTTATACCATTTTAAAAAAGGATTTAAACGCATACTTATCAGACATTGACCAAGTTTATCATCTCCATATTCCTCTGTCAAGTCAAATTGTGCAATGTGAACGCAATGCTCCATTTTATCGCCACAAGAACAACGTAAAATATACTCTTTACTATCTTCACTCATACTGGATAAGCCTTTAAAAATTGTTTAAGAACTCCAAACTTAGATGAATCGTAATCGTATTGATAGTTAAGCTCTCGCTTATCATTCATACGATACACCATATGAAAATTTGGATAACCAATTCTAACAGGTTTTTTAGGATTAGCAAGTAAAATTGCCCATTCTTTTACAGGAAATACGTTTTCAGACAGCATTTTGATATTTGTTTCAAAATACTTCATGGCTTGCTTTCCGTGCTTGTAATCTTCTTCACTAATCTCTTGACAATCAATTCTATGTGTTTCGGTATCTAACACCCATTGTTGATCTTCGGTATATAAATCAATTACATCATCAATAGTATAACTATCAGGTAAATCATAAAATACCCAATGAGATAAACCAGAACTTACACCAATTCGAATTTTAAAGAACTTCATTCTTTATCACCTTTTACATAATTATAACACACGACACAGTGAATTACAAGAAGAATTATTTCCACAATATTAAGAGACAATACATGACTCTGCGGTGTGAAAAGTGCCAATAACAACATTATAGCAGGTATTGTGAATATTTTCCAAGTTTTTTTCATTTTATTCCTTTGTATATGCGTATGGTAAAAATAAAACCTCTGCATTAGGAATGCATTGTGCCAATCCCTCAACAATAGATTTGTTTTTATTACATTGCCAAACTTTAGTAATTTTATGTCTAAATACTTTTTTATCAACGACAATCCAGTACATGTCCATTTTAACAGTACTGTTATCAGATGGTGTTAGTAAAGTATCGATGTCATATGTATCAAAGATTTTGTCGTTCATATAATCTCCTAATAAAATATTCTCGATTCTCTCTTATATACCCAGATACACAGTTAGTTGTGGCTTGGTTAGTGAATGAAATCTCACTATTGGACACACCATTTGAATCACACAAAGGACATATTCCCATGTACATGGGGGTCGGGTAGGTGTCCAATTTGTATTTTTCATTACACACCATGTACTGCTGTGGTAATACATCTAATATTATTTCATATTCTTCATCAAACACCTTGACACATACCCAACATTTACCCATTATAGTTTTCCTTTAACACCGTTCTTATATATTCGAATGTTTTAACAAACCAATCATGTTCGTCGGATACATCTACAACTTTACCACCATATACATAGTAATGGTAAAAAGGCAATTTACTTTTTCTTAATCTTTCGGCTAACTCTGGATTTTGAATTATCTTAGCACAAATAGCATCTTGGATTATTGAGATACAATCATCTGTCATTTCAATTCGATCATGCATATATTTGTTAGCGGCGGCCTTTGCTGCTGCCCCAGATACTTTTCTAAGGTCATCATGTTTTTGACCAGTTAAAAACCAAAAGTAAAATGTTTCAACTGATGGGAACCATCCATATGGTTCAAGTTTGAAGCTGTGCGAAGAAAAGTTAGATAGATCTCTACCTAACTTCGTTCTGGCTTTACTATAAATGTTAATATGTCGGTATCCATCATCAGTAGGGTCAATGAAGTTAAATGACTCTTCTGGGAATTCAAACATAATTATTCTTCTTCTCCTGAAGGAGTTCCACGTAGTTTATCAAAATCAACCCAAATACCATGCTGGTTTTTAAATCGACATTTCTCATAGTACCAACTATAGTCTGTTTCAACACCTTGTGAAATAGAACGTACACTACAATCATACATATTATATAAATGTTCCCTGACAATATATGTATTAATCAGTACAACGAATAATACAATAATACCACAGATTTTAGGATGATCCATAATCAAGTCAAGTACTGATCTAGTTTCAGAACTATCAATCTTACTTCTACAAATAGCAACAATTTTAAGAACAGCGAATGATACCAGTAACGAAATTACAATAACACTTAAATAAATTAGCATAAATTACACTCCTACACCAAAACGTAAAATAATATTATTAACAAACACTAAATCAAAAGGTGACTTTGGTTCAGATACTGAGTACTGAAATGATTCTGCTGCGAAATTTTCTCTATTATACCATGTTTCAGAATTTATTAGCATTTTTTTATCACCAATCGTCACTGAATGTAATGGAACATTTGAAGAAGAATTTATTGAATATGCATTAAGATTTCCGTTTTCATCTAATGTTATACTAAGATAATATTTTTTCTCAATATCAGGAATAAGTGCTTTTGTATACGAATAGATTGAATCAACCCATTCATCATGTACATTTTCTGCACCAACCAGGTGTCCGAATGACAAATTACGTTTAACTGGCTTTGTTCCAGGACGAGTTAGAATGAATTGTTTTGTTAAGTAAAAATTATTATGTTTTACTTCAATATTAACATTTTTAAAATTCACCACTTTATCATATACATTTCGAAAAACTGTTATATCCCAAGTACTAATTTCATCCATAATACTTATCACCAGTTCTTCTAGTTCTTGTATAAATGGCAAATCATCTTGATGAAATCTAGTCATGGTTTTCATATACCTTTTTAAAATTCATAATTTCAAGAATGCTGTATTCTTTATCACCAATCAAATCTTCAGTGAATGCTGTGGGGTCGGAATCGCTATACAACTTACCATTGATGATAACACAACCATTACTAAGATACAATGCACTCATGATCTGTTGTCCTTCTTTCACATTTTGTGCTGGACTTGGATTTGTAGTAACAAATCCATTAGATACTACAAATCCATTTCCTGCTAATGATGATGTTAGTTCTGACCATTCTACTGATATTAAGTCACGATAGTCCTTAGATACTTTTATATTCACAATACAAGCAACTCGTTTAATAGGTGGAGTGCTAATCGTGTACATTTGTGGTGTTTGAACAGCAGTTCCTGAATTTTGAGTCGATTTGGTAATTACTGGTTCTACACTGGGAACTGTTGTTCTTAGTGATATAATACGTCCAGTTTCATCCAATTTAAGGACTAAACGATGAGTTTCATCCTCAGAGTAATAGGGAAACAATCCACCTGAATTCATATTTTGAAGCATTTTAATTAATTCATAAGTATTTTTTAAAAACATAGTACACCCCATAGAAAAGGGGAGTACAAAGTACTCCCAACATTTAATTATAGTTTAATTGATTCTTGAATACCAGTATCCATTGCTTTCTTGGTACGCGTATCAGATACTACTGTACAAAGGTGTTCAATATTTTCACTTGGAAACGTATTCGAATCAAGAATTTTGGAATTCCAGAAGCCTTTGCGGAACTTAGCATAATCAGTACACTGGTCAATTTTCATTTTCTGAAGATTGTTGAACTTTGTACGTCCTGCTTCAATTGTCACCATCAATTCCTGATAAATTTTAGGATCAAGATTTGGAACCTGTTGTTGAATCTGTGACATTACAAACTTCTGGTCAACACCTTCACGCCCTTTAAAGTATGATTCAATCGTTTCTTTCAACGCATCTTTGTACTTATCTGCTACTTGAACCTTATCTTGAATAGTAAGATTATAATTGCTAAGTTGACTTTCAGATGCATCATAGTACTTTTTAATGTTTCCTTCAAACTCAACTGCACGATCATGTGTACCAACATACATACTAATAGAACCAAACACCATTAGTACGATAACTACCAAAATACCAATTAACGCAAGGAGTTTACCATTCATAAATCGTTATCCCTCATATAAAGGCCAATGAAAATAGACAGAATCAACAAAACAATGGAAGCACCGATAAGAACATCTTTTCTAGGTTCCATTTTTACTGACAAGTACTCAAACTCTTTATTAGAGAGTCTCTCAAACTGTGCGTCAATATTATGTACTTCTTTAACTAGTAAGTCAAGAGTTAATTTTTCATTTAATGCATCAATACGCATCTTTGCATGTAAATCTTCATTCTTCATTCCTTGTGCAAATGATGTACTGTTGAATTTAACAACGTTACCATCATTGTCAATACCAAAGAACATAATAACATCATTCTTCTTACCACCACGCCACGATGCAAGGGTAGCATCAACAAAATCCACATCTTTGTAATCATATACTAGTACTTGGATGTTTACCTGCTTACGTGCACCCATCGTTTTTAGCTCATTACGAAGGTATTCATCGTAACCATCAACGTTGTAATTTGTAGTGTTAATTACGTGATGTGTTTTGTAATAATCAACTACACTTGGGTATTCTGGAATAGTACTAAGATACTTTTCATCATACATGTTGTGTAGTTCTTCAGGACTAAACAATGAGTTCTTATCAGCAAATAGATAGTTGATATATGAACTCTCTGCTGCGGCATAGTCACCAATCATAACTTGCTGCCATCGTGGTGGTGTCATTGTACCTTGACGGTTCACACGTTCAATCTCAAACTCACCTACTGTACTTTTCACATACCAATCAACTTCATATGAGTAATCAAAAACCTTATATGATTCACACTCACGATGTGATTTACCTTTACTATCATATCGCGTATGGCACTTCTCATGCCATGTATAGTGCTTACATGAACTAGATTGTGTGCAATATTCTTTGTGGCTGTATTTTGAAGTTACTTGACCATTCAGAATCTCAACATCATAAAGCTGGCTATAGTTGATTGCGTATGAAATACCAAGAACAAGAGCCGCACCAACCAGACAACAACCAATATGAATCAATAGTTCTTTAGTACTGATATGCTTATCGTACATGTATTTCATAACGAATACAACGATAAGAGCAGGTATTAACAGAATAATGAAATTCATGTATTAATCCATTTTAAGCTTGTTTAGACAGAATGAAATCTGGATTGCTTCACGTGCTGCATCAAATAGTGGATGATGTAACTCCAACCCATTAATCCCACACGTATTTGCATATGTGATAAATTTATCCAACTGTACCGAAACGATTTCATCCATTTCAATACGAGCTTCTTCATTCAATAAACGTTTCAATGTGCGTGCATTTTCAGGTGCATCATACTTCCACAACTCACCAGCGTTCATTAGTTTTAAATGGTTTGCTTGTAAAATACTACAATCGAAGTTACATCCATTACCCCAGACTGAATGAGGAACTTCTTCACCATAATCATTGTAACGTAATTCTTTCCAGAAATCAACAATACTACTGTATGCAAAAAATCGTCGTGATTGACCATTCGGTCCATACAGTTCAGGTGCTTTGAGTTTCATAGTACTGGCAACTTCAGAATATGCATTAGGGTATTCTTTCTGACATGTATTCATCCAAAAATCCATTGCACCTGCGTCTGATTTTAAACCAGTAGCAACTTGATCCTGGTATGGTAATTTAATATATAAGAACTGACGAATGTCATTTTCAGGTTTACTTGGAACTACTACTGCTGCGTAATTTGGGATAATAATATCATAACCGGAAAGTTCAGGTGTTCCAAGAGCTTCAATATCAACACTAATATGACGACGTTTCATAAGTTAGTTCCTTATCTGTACATTAAAAAGAGTGCGTTTTCAATAAGATTATATTAAAAACGCACTCATATGTCAACTATTACTTGTTAGCTTTTTCGGCAATTTCACGAAGAGTGTCTTCCAGTTCATAGGAAAGTTGTGCAATTTCCTGTTTAGCACGTTCACGTTCCAATTTACCTTTTTTCTCTTCTTCAATAACTGCTTCAATACTGTCAATCATCGTTTTATGTACATTACGCAAGGTTTTAATATCCACAATACCACGGTTGTTTGCCTTTGCTGCGTCCAACATATTTGCTGCAACCATTTTAGAGTTAGTTTCCAAAAGACGGTTTGTCTCATTATCAATCAGATTGCCTAGTTCATTATCCTTACGTTGACGCTCGGAAATTAACTGTTCAGCCAATTGAGACTTCCATGCTGGAATAACAACAGATTTTAAATCTTCAAACTTAGAAACAGTGTTTAAGTTTACTTTTTTCATACTCATCAAACGTGGACCACTTAGCTCGCACATCATGATAAGACGACGAATCTTATCTTCTTGTTTAGAAAGTGCTTCACAAATCATCTTTTGCTCTTGAATAGCAAAAGAGTCTACATTTTTGTCTGCTTGCATTTCTACTAATAATGCATCTTGTGTTTTAGTCACTTCTTCTAAACCAACTAATGTATCACGCAATTCAAACAAATATTCTTTGTTTTCATTATATGCTTTATCAAGCCATTCACATTCTCCGTGCTGGCGATTAATACCAGTTTGAAGAGTTTTCATAATTTCGTCAATTTGCTCTTTACTGTTTTTGTACTGATCACCTACTTTCTGTTGAGCATTAACAAAGAATTTCTTAATACGACCAACAATTGATTTATCTTCTTGAAGACTATCAATATCAACTGCACGAGTCAACGTAAGAATTGTGGTGATTGATTTACCAAACTCGGTATTGTCATCCGTTACATTAACTTTAGACATAATTTCATCAGCCAAACGCCCAACAGCAGCACCAGCAGTTGTACCAACAGTATTGATGTTTTGAACTGTTAGAGACATAGTATTTCCCTTAACATCTTTCAGTACTGGTAGTGATTTTGTAGTTTGGTTAAAAATATCACTTGCATCAATTGTATGACCTTTAGTCGCAGTTTTAGTAGTACGTTTTGCTGATTTAGCTGCGGTGGATGCTTTTTTAGGATTGATTTCTTTCTCGGACATTTAGTATTCCTCGTTTAATTTAATATGATGTGCTGCTCTGTGATAAACATTATACGGGCAGCACGTATGATAGTCAAGTATTTTTTTACTCTTTGTTACCATATGCCAGATTACGAATAATCTCTACAGTACTCTCATCTACGGCTTTACCTGTCTGTGATTGTAAACGATTGATAATCAAAGGAATAGTAATAGTTTGAATATCTACCATACGATTCATATCAACTTGATATTGCTTACTTGTTGCAATAATGCTCGTTTCAGTCATGGAGGTGGTGATTCCCATTTTCATAATACGTTCTAATGTTAATTCATATTCAAACGCATCATCCACACAACGTAGTGCGTATTCACAACCCAACTTACCATATTCAAGTTCATTTTTGATTTCATTAACTTCGTTTCTAAGTTCTGAAAACATCGTACTAAGACCACTAAACTTATTAGTGTCATATTTAACTGCTTCATTTAGTGCTTTCATCACTTTTGGCAAATCTGATGGTTGCACTTTGATATCAGTTTTACCAAACAATTTCTGTGTAAAGGTCGGCTTCAATGGGAACAACGTTTCCAACGCAACAGTAAGGTTATTCATAAGCATTCTAATATAATCACTATGCTGTTGTAATGCTGAGTTAAGATCCAATTGACGTTCTGAAATTTGTTGAATCTTAGTTCCAATTTCTTGTGCACAAACTGGTAAGTTTACAAACCAGTCTAGTACTTTTACTGAATTCTTTTCAATAGTACTAGGGAATTCAACCCATCTTTCAATGTCATCAATTCTGCTATCGTCTGGGTTGATAGGTTTTTTCTTAAGAACAATAGGTGCAGGTACATCTGGTGATGTTTGTACCAAGTCTAAACGTGGTTTGGCACGACCTTCTTTCCATTCACGATATTCACGCTCTAATGGCGGTACTGGCATGTTAGGATCAATTCTAATATTACTAAAATGAATTTTATCCTTCATTAAATCAAGAACTTTCAGACGTTTATTATCAAAATAGATTTCATCTAATGACAGAGTTTTTACATCAAATAACGGATTACCCAATGAGTCATAGGTGCGGCGAACAATTACATTATAAATGTATTTTTTGTTTGATGAACGGTCATATTGTTTCAATAAAGAGTTCAGTACATAATTATAGTTAAATTCTTGAATCTCAACTTCTTTGCCATTTTCAATGAAAAAATATTTACCTTTCATTATAAAACCTCATAATCAATTAAAATTTACGCGATGGTGATATTGTACATACTTCGACTACACATGTCAACACCTGAAAAGAAAAAAAGGACGCACCTTAGTGCATCCTTTTGTTACTTTTATCCTTGTACCATACAAATGTCTTGACAGGTGGATATTTTTCATTCTTTGGTGGTTCAGGCATGTCGTATACAGTTGCATTTCTAAACTTAAGAATGTATGTGTCCATTAAACGGATTATACAATAGTTTAAACATTTTTGTGCTCTTTCTTTCCAAAAATGTTTATATGGTTCTGGACAACCAAGATAATCAAGTTTATACATACTCATAGCAACTTGCATAAATCTTTGGGCCGAGAATTTTCGCTTATCAATCTTACTTGCTCTGTGTTGGTCACATGTCCAACTTGATACACCAGGCAAGTGACAAAACAAATCAAAACTAACCATACTATCAAAGTATTTGTTATGACCATGTAACTCACCATAAAATACAGCTTCTGACACAGTATCATATAATGAGAAATTTGAATGTATATGTTCATTATCAAAAATACTTTTTAAATCTTTATAAGTTTCTGGAACAGGTGGCTCAGGTAATACTTCACCGAATACTTCAACACACCATATCTTCCATAAACCTTTTGTAAATTTATTTTCTAATTCTCTATCACTATCAATATAAAAAGTTTTTTCATTTATGAAAACTTTTCTAGCCATGTATGCTTTAAAAATTGCATCTGGATCAATGTCTTCACGATTTACATCATCCCAGCCTTTACCAATTCTTGAAATTTCAAATCTACGCATATACATACGACATGCTAAATCTTTAGTAAGGCTGCGACGATACTTTTCATCCTGATGTAATTTGGTTGTTTCGTGAAGAGATTTAAGCATATTTAAAATTCTCATCGCAACACCAAATATTTCCCGTTTCTTCCAATTACATATTGATCACCACTTCGTAGTACTGTATAGCTTTCCCCTAGTATGGAACTAAGACGCGAAGTGTCTAATTGTGTATCATTCTTTAATAACTTTTTCACATATGTTTCTGAAACAAAACCGCTTCCAGTACTGTAGTGTAATTTACCATATGCTGTTTTTAATGTCAACATGTTTCCTTCTTTGATTACTGAAACACCAGCATAATCAAGGAACTCACTAATTGAACTAGGAATGCCCAAATCAATTCTCTGCTGTATTTCTTCAAAATCAACATCGATTGGGTCATTAACACCATATAGTTGTATTTTCCAACCTGGGTCTGGACAAATATTTTCAATAGTTTTAATTAAACGTAAAAGTTTTTCAGGGAATTCAGCATTTCGTTCCATTTCCACATAAACTTGATATCGACCATCTAAATTTGGTGTTTCTGCTGCTTCTGTATCAACTACATCAATAGGTGATTTTTCAATAAAAGAAGATAAATCATATGCTGCATCAAAATTGTTAAGAACCTGAAACATAATAACAATATTACTATCTTCAATTTTAGGAGTATATTCATCAACACTAATTATAGGATGAATCAAATCTTTGAGAACTTGCGGACGTAAGCCTTGTTCATTTAATTTCTTTTTCATTACATTCCACCTTCTTGTGTCTCATCCGTTACTTCCACATCCAAATCTACATCATCACCAGTTACAGGTTCTTCAAAATTTTCTGGTGAATTCATTGGATTACTATTGAATTCTGCTGCCATTAGTTTATATTCATCAAAACTTTCTGGATTAATTAAGTTTCGTGGAATCTGCACTCTAACCAATAGTACTGGGATTCTTTCATTTTTTGGTATACGTACCGATCCTGATTGTGTCGCAACACTTTTCATATCAGCTTGTCGATTAGGTTCTTTGATAGGAGTTATTTCATAATCAGCTTTAACATACACTTTAGTACCATGCTTCTCCAAAATAGAGAATGCTGTAGGATCAGGGAAATTTTCACGATAGTATTTAAATGTTACAGTACACCAATACTTACTTACAATTGGTCCCTCTACCAACTCACCCTCAATAATTCCTTTATACGCATACAAATCATTATCATCGAAATATTTTTCTACAGCAAGAAGTATATCTAACATACCACTGTTATCATACAACTGCTGAATAGCATTATCTGTATAATCTAAATCGTCCATATTTTATATTATCCTTAAAAACTAGCACATATAATACTATTTACTACTTTTAAAAAACAACAAAAGGGGTTTGATTCAAACCCCCCAATTTAAAAGTTTTATTTGTAATATTTACCTAGTACTGAATAAATTTTCAATCTAAGATCTGTCCAATTCTCAATGTATTCAAAATTACCAGTGTTCTTATACATTGAATTATGAGAACATCCCATCATAACTGACGGAATACCAAGTCCCATTGCAGTTTCAATATTATTGATATAATCATCAATCATAAGTTTTACATCATATCTAGACTGTAAATCCTCTAGTGCTTGTTTCTTTGATTCGTTCATTTCAATAATAATAATCTCATCAAAACAGTTTTCACCAAATTCACGCATTAGGTTTACATTACGTAAAACTTCTCCATAACCTTTTTTGCCACATTTTGTTAGTACTACAAATTTTTCTTTATGAAAACGATCACGTAGCTCTTGTACAATATCAACTGTATTAGGTTCGACTGGTTTTAACAACCCAAACAAATATGATTGTTGGTTGAATTGTTCAAGAATTTTTTTAACTTCTTGTTGGGGGACACCCAACCAATCGGATAAATCATATTCTAATGGGTATGGTGTTGATGGTGTGATATTATAAGTTTGTTTTACGAACTCAGAAAGCATACCCATATGGTCCAATAGAACTTCATCACAATCAAAAACTATACAACGTGGTTTCATTACATGTTCCCCGAACAAATTAGGTCAATCTCGCACAGAAGTGCACTGAGATTCATTTCACGGTCAGATACAGTTGCTTGTTTTACAACAGCATCACGAATCTTAACCTTGATTTTCATAAGAGTAATTTCATCAGTACTGAACATTTCAGCATTACGATACAGATAAGAAAAGAATGCATCCATCTCATCATCAGGGATATTTTGTACAATTTGTTCACGCATTTGGCGAATGTTTCCTGCCTTTAATGCTTCAACAATTGCAGTACGATACCCTGCTGAATTTTCAATACTATCTTCAAGTTTTACTAGCTTACCATCAACAACTGAACTTTGCAATACGTTTAGTGTTTTACGGAAATCAGGATAGGAAGCATTGATATACTTTTGAACTTGTTCAACACTATCATCACTACTCAAATCAACACCTTCTGCTAGAAGAATATTATAAATTCGAGTCATGAATTGTTCCATATCATGCTTTTCGATTGTAATAACTTGAACACGAGAAATGATAGGTTTTTGAATTTTATGTGGTTCGTTACTTGTTAAAATAAAGCGAGCATTTTCATGATAGTCTTCCATTACACGTTTCAAACTACCTTGTGCTTTATGGTTCATCTGCTCCATTTCTTCAAGAACAAAGATACGATACCTACCAAAACATGATAGCTTTGCTGCGGCATCGATTTTATCACGAACTGCATCAATACCCTCATCCGACATGTTAAGCGTAGTCACATCACTTGGGTCAAGGTGTCCATTCTGTACCAATCCATTAATGAGTACTTTGATCGCAGATGTTTTACCAGTTCCTGCTGGGCCAAAAAACCCAATATGTGGAATGTCACCAGTTTTAATCCATTCTTCCATTTTCTGGCGTAGTGCATCATTTTTTGATACATAATCTTCCATTGATTGTGGGCGATATTTTTCAGTCCATAGTGTGGTCATTTTTATTTCCTTATGTGTACGTGTTATAGAATCCAATCGGCTGAATTATATAATAAAGCCGTGAAAAGTTCTTCTGTCATTTCCAATTGATTTAATAAAAAATTAAAAGAATTTGCCTTATTTTTAATCCCAGTACTTTCAGCTTGGGCCGATGCAACTAATAAAACTTTAAACATATCATGTGAAACTTCATATACATATTTTGTATTTTTTCTATCTTCAAACATGAATCTTCCGTTTTTTGATACTAATGTTACATCTTTGAAACTAAATTTTCCATCATCCGTTATCATCAAAATGTGTCCAAATAAAAAGCCCAGATATTAATCCGAGCTTTAATTATATTTTATCAACGTCCAAAGGTTAGCATTTTAGTGCGTGGGTCTTCATCAGATACTAAACTAACAGCGGCAGGGTAATCAACTAGGTTTAGTTCAATACCATCAACCTCAATCGTTCTTGACCAACGACCATGATCAATTAAAATCCATTGACCTTCTTTAATATCAGTAATGTCTTCGCCTACTGAATATACTTTAGCCCAGCGAGAACGAATACCTCTAATTTTACCGTCATCGTTTGTTAAAACGATTCCACCTGCTGTTTTGCGTTCACCATGTTCCAGTTCAGTGACTAGTACTTTACCTTTACATGCAGTCATTACTTTATTAGACATTTAATACATTACTCCTGATCTTTAGTTTTTGCTCGACGTGGGGCTTTCTTCTCTTCAGAAACCTCAGCTTCTTGTGCTTCGGGCTTAACTTCAAAACTTTCATCATCCCATACTTCCTCAGAACTATGTTCAGTACTATGAAGTTGGTGTTCAGGGATATAATCAGGAATTTGCATTTCTCTTTCTTTTTCTTGTATCAACTCTTCACGAGTTTTGATAATTGTTCCACCTGAACCAATTTTATCACCACGTGCGTTTAGATTAGCATTACCCAATGCTACCTGATGTTGATTTTGGTACTTGAGCATATCCATGTCAATTGTTGTACCACGATAAGTTGTATGTTTAGACATATCAAAATCCTTTTATTGTATGTGTGATATAAGCCTACAATAAACATTATATCACATGTTTTGCTACCATTTCAAAAATTCATTAACATCGAGTTCGTATTTCAATGAATCTACCATGTGTAGACCAATCAAAAACAAACAGTATGATGCAACCGAGCTTCCACGCCCTAGACCCCAAAAGATCTCATTTTCTTCCATATAATCAACAAGCCATATCATACATCTTAATAGCTTTGTCATATTATAATATTCATATAAATCTAGTTCATACTCAACACGCTTTCGTGCTTCATCTGATGTACATTTTTGTAAGAAAAAGTCACGTAGATTTATATTGTCGTATACTGGATCATAACGCCAAAGTTCATGATTTTTATCATGCTCGATAGTATAATCCAGCATACGTTGTTCTAAGCCAAATTTTTTACAGTTATCATTGAATTTCAACCTTTCAGGTTCATCAATTTCCTGCAATTGTAAGTACTGGATATCCGCACCGCAATTGATTGCATAAACTACTGCGTTAAGATTACATTTTACATCACCATTGGGACTTATAAATCTGTTTCCTTGTACTTTCATTTTTCTTTTTCTGGGCCTCTTCATTGTCAGTTAGATAAGAATCCATGTCGAAGATACATGAGTCTTCTTCATCATAAACAGATTTTTCTTTTTGTCCTTGACGAAGTTCTAGTTCAGCATAACATTGATTTAACACAGTTTGCATATTACCAATAATCATATCACTCATACCAGCGGCACGGGCTGAAGTTATACGCATTGACTGTTCATTAATTTTCAACTGTAGTTCTTTCTCCGTCATCCCAGACGGGTCAAAAAACGGATTAAACATATTAACCTCCTATGTTATTGTTTTGCAATGTAATCACAAATGTATCTGGTACATAATTTACTGATTCATGTGAAAAGTACCCAAATTCGACAGATGTGATTTCAAACTCTAGACCTACCATTGTACCATGTTCATTATTCTGAAGTAAAGTGTTGAAAAATGCTTCACCTTTACCTGGCTGACAAAATGCGACTGGGATAATAGGCATGAATTTTTTCTGTATACCATCTTCAATGTATGGGTGATTCATAAATCTTGGAACGGTATCAAGCATTTCATCGCTGATACTTGGTATAGCATCAACGTATAGACCACGATTTTGTAAATCAGTTGGATCTTTTACCAAGTTTGTTGTGTCTTCACCAATAGCTTGAAAGATATTTTGACGTAGACCAAACAGTTCACCAAGCTGACCATTATCTATTTGAGTATACATACGAGGATTTTTGGATACAGATACTAAAGAACCTTCAGGTAAAACTTCTCTATATAATAAATCATATTGCAAATTGCCTTGATTGTCAAGTGCTGATATCAATTTATAATTACCCATTACCATTTTAAATTTTCCATTTGGTATAGTAGAGCCATTTGGATTAATGATACTATTTCGTAATACTTTTTTGATATCCGAAAGATTAGTATATGGGTACGTTTGACTTAGAAAGTTTTCTTTCAATAACATCCTAGGAACTTTCTGAAGACCATACCTATTATCAGATTGACGGAAAAAAAGTTGATTAGTAAATGATGAAGTACTGATACATTTAAACCACTCTCGCTCAAATGCAACAGACGGTAGTACATGTGCACTCAAATAATTCTGACCGAACCCTCTTACAATCTTAAGGTTAAATATTTTCCTTGCTTCGCCACCTTCAGTACTAAATGCTTTAACATAAAACGATAGTTTAATGTCATCGTTTTCACTAAAGTCAATACTTTTGGCATATGCAGTTCCAACAAGATATCCGTCAGGTGTCAAATCTATTCCATACTTCCTAATATCATCACCACCATCCAAAACATACGAAACCTGATTTGAACTATCAGTTTCTATTCTAGGATAGGTACTGTCTCCAAAATATTCACCAACATGTATAGTTCCCAAATCACTATCAGTAACAAAGTTTATATTATTACCTTCTTCAGCGTTAATCAAAACCCTGAACATTTTCTGCATACCAATGATATTATCACCAAGAGTAGAGTCATAATATCCCAAATCAATCCAATCACTACTATCATAAACTGGTTTAATTGACCCATTGTCGTACTCACCACTAATCACATAGGGATATACAACGTTATCTTTTAATTGATATAAATGATTCGGTAGTGGTTTGTCAGCTATAGAATATATAGTGTCAATATCTTCAGGACAAACCCACATTTGATATGCCTTATATCTTTGATTGATAGCAAACCTTTCGCTTTCTTCTGTGTATGTACTTAATATATCAACAATTTCAACTTTGAAATATGCATCACACGCATCTGAATCATATAAAAATGTTTGTAGTAATTGTCCATTAGGGTTAAAAACCATACCTGAATCAATTAAATTACCATTTCTATTTTGAATATTAACTTTTACTTCTTTGTTTATGCCAGAAATAGGCCATGTTGGTTGTGCTGGTTTAAATACGGCATAATCATTAGTAATATGTTTATCTGGAACTTCAGATATATCCATGTCAATCAAACGATATGCAGGAAAGAATACACGAGGGGTAATATCGGTAGTCATGTCAGTACCGAGTATAAAAGGTCTTCTTCTCCCAAACCCTTGAACAAACAATGTACTGTTTGAACCATACTCAACATCACCAATACAATAAAGTTTTTTGTCATCACCAATCTCAACTCCAGGTGTAACCCAAACTTCCTGACTATCATATGTTATTGAAGTATCTGTTAATCCTAAAACTCCACTTGGTGAAATATTCCCAAAATACATAACATTTACTGCTTGTAAATAAAAATTTATATTTTCAGTATTATTATATGTTCCGTCATTTTTACAATGAATTTTTATAAAATAAACATCTTCAGTATTAGTACTTGATGATAAGTTAAATTCTGTTTTGCTAATCTTACACTTATGCTTACCATTTACTAATTTATTACCAGTTGTTCCATCTGAAATAGGAATAAAACTATTTTCGTCATTACCAACATAAAAAGTATAATGTGGTTCTGGATCAAATACAGCACCTGAACTATCCAAGCATTGTATATTAAGAATCATCTCTAAGTATTCATCTTCGTTTAATACATAGCTATCATCCGTTGTGCTTTCTTTATTGATACTCAAACGCACAAGAATGTCTTGTCCTTCTTGTATATATCGAGCATCGGCTTTTATATCCCAACGTGGGGTAAAAGTTGTCATTATAATTCTCCATAGCCAAGCTGCCATTATCTATAGATTATTTATATAAAGGACAAGGAAGACCCAGTAAGGTCTTCCATAAAATATATCAATTGTCTGATTTAGGAGTAAAATCAATCTTTCTTAGTTCTTTAAGTTCAGATTTATAAATGTCCCAAATTAGGTCATGATTAGATAATAGTTCATTATACTTATCCATCAAATCAAGATTATATTGAATATCTTGTAGTACTGATTGATAATTATCTTGTGTCCAGCGATATGATGGGAAGTTTACAATGCTTTGAATATTCTCGTCAGTTGCTTCAATTTCTGCATTTAATGATTTAACAAATTCCACCATTTCTGCACGGTTTGCAAACCCTTTCACCTTAGCAATCATATCATTATCAAAGCATTCCTTGATTAGAATTTTGTATCGAACCTCAGCCGCACAATCATCAAGTTTCTTTTCATAACGCTTGATGTAATACTTGAAACGAAAATCAACGAAGTCTTTAATCAAATCCATTGTTGTATCGTAAACTTTTACTTTACCATTTTCTCCAAGAACCGTTAAATGTTGAGTCATTTTTTTGTTAATACCAAAATACTCAATAACATCCATTTCTGACCATTTAGCTGATGTACCACGAGGAAGTTTAATGGTGATATCAATTACATCAGTACTGTCATTGTCATAGTCACGAATCTCACCATCATCACTCATTTTAATGAGTTTTTCGATGAATTTCTCAATACTATAATTAGGTGGTAAACCTGTCACCTTAACCGTACTTGCATCGATTACTTCAGCTTTACCATAAAACTCATACTTATTTTCATCTAGTTTTGTTACTACATCACTTGCCCCACATGATACATAATATGGTGTCATTTCTTTTAGTGGTTTTTTATCAATAGCACGAATACAATTATCAATAATATCTTCAATTTTATGTGGTAGAATTGTACTCTTATACCCTACTGACATACTATCATTACCAAATAATGACAGTGGGATAATAGGTAAAAAGTGAACAGGTTCAAATGTGGTCCCGTCATAGTTCTCTTTCATTGGGATAATGTCAGCATCACGTAAAACGAGCATTTCAGTACTCTTATTCTTTTTAACATAAGTGTAACGAGCAGATGCTGGGGTGCTGTTTACTTGTGTACCAAAACCACCACGTTTTCCAATAAGAGGATAGTTGTTGGCTACTGGAGATGCTAGATTCTGAAGTGTTCCAGATGCTGACGTGTCCCCATGAAGATAGATTCCATCACTAATCATTTTTCCAGCACATGATACTGTTTTAATTTCCCCACTAATTTTAGATAATGTGAAGATTGCTTTACGTTGTGAACTCTTTAGACCATCAATTCCAGGAATAGCACGGTCTAGTGTATACATCGAATATTCTAGTGATGTTGTATTCACATAATCAGAACTGTTATAATCTAGTAGAGTTAGTGTTTGGTTATCGATATTATGATTTTCTGTTTTTTTACTTTTAGCCATTCCATTGTCTCTTGGTAAAAGGGGAACACCATGTTCCCCATTAGTCTATATTATTCCATCCAGTTCTTACGATCATCTGCACGTTTCTTGTTGAAAATCAAATCAAGAGTTTCACCAAGACGTCCATCATCGGTGATCGCTACTGCAACACTGTTAGTGAATGCATCACGGAAGTTTGCTTTTTCTAACGTACCCAATCCTTTAGCACGGGTTGCTTTCCAGCCTTTCCAATCATCTGGGTTATATTCATGCACATTATGACCATAGTAGTATTTTGATTCTTTACCTTTCTCAAGAATGATAAATGGTGTTTTGAATACATACACAAATGGATTTTCTGGGTCTTGAAACAATTCAGGCCAGAATTTAAATAAGAAGTTACACACTAGAGCACCAATGTTCTTCCCATCTTCATCTTCATCAGCACAGATGTAAAGCTTACCATAGTTTAGTTCAGAACGTTCTGCTTTAACACCTGGAACTAAGTTGATACTAGCCATTATATCATGCAACGCCATTGAATCCATTAATTCTTTGGTTTTCTCAGTACCACTGACGTTCATAATTTTCCCACGCAATGGTAGAATACCATGAATACTTGGTATACGAGCACTAGCCATGTTGGAAATTGCAGAGTCACCTTCTGCAATCAATAAAATACACTGTGAACGGTCTGTACCAGTACTATCAAGTAGCTTTGCAACTTTACCTTTCAGTAGTTTCTTAGCGAGGCGACGGTCTTCTTCTGCATCTTTCTTATTGGTACGTGCAGCACAACGTTCAAATATTTCATCAACCCATTCTTTGTTTTTCTTAACTAATTCATCAAACCATTCTGTATTCATTGCTTGTTGAATTGGTCGAATTACGTTTTCATTAGTTAGTTTAGATTTAATCTGTGAGTTGAATGAAGGTGCTTTCATAGTTGTGACATTGTAAATCAACAAACCTTCTTCAATATCAGAACGATTAGGTTTCATCCTACGTTTCTTCGATTCTTTCTCCAATGCAGTTCCTACACCCAATGAAAAGAATTTCTTGAAGGTGTCAAGATGTGTACCACCATCAAATGCAGGAGCATTATTAACCAATCCATGCATATGGAAGTTTGTATTCATTCCAGATACTGCATTTGGAACAATATAAAAAGTACTGTTAAAATTGAAAGAATCATCTTTAACATTCAACTGCATCAATTTAGATGCATTGAACAATGCTTTCTCGGTGTTACCTTTAATAACAATACGTTTACCATTCAAAAATATTTTATAAGTTAGGTTGGCGGCTGCCATTTCTTTAAGAATACTGTAAAGTAATTCAGTAGGTAATTTTCTATTTGGAAAAACTTCTTTACTCAATGTAAAACGAATTGTTGTTCCAGTCTTATCTGTTTGTACCTTTCGAATGGTAGGCTCATGTACATGAAGTTCAGGGAACATAATAGTTCCTTCCTCAAACTTCTGATTGAACTTATAAAACCCATCATAACCATCATTACTGCTTTGTGTTTTATATGGACGACCTTGGCGATGAATTTCCAATTCTGCCTTAGAACTAACAATCATCGCAACTGAACCACCCAATCCATTCTGACCAATAGTTTCATCACGTTTTGAATCATCAAAGTTTCGACCAGTTTTTGTTTCGGTCATTACCATAGTACATAGGTTTTTTTGATACTCTGGTACATAATCAATTGGAATACCACGACCATTATCACTAATCTCAAATGATAGTTCTTCTTCATTGAAATCAACTTTCAATACAGGTTCTTTAGTTCCAGCTTTTTTAAATTCATCTAAGCTGTTATCAATAATTTCACGTGTAGCAGTAAGAATTGCAGGAACCCATTCTACGTTCTTAACCTCATATCCTGATTCGCCAAAAATCAGTACTTGACTTTCATGTACTGAACGAGAACCAAGGTACATCTCTGTACGCAAACGAGCATGTTGATAATCATTAAGTCGTTGAACATCATGTTCCTGTAGAACAGCACTTTCTTTCTTAGCCATTTGAATTCCTTATCATGTCTCTTTGTCATAAAACATTGTATCACCAATGTTTTGTTTGTCTCAAAAAAAAATATCGGAACGATTTGTCCCGATATATTATTATTTTACTAACATAAGTTGAAGTTCAGCACTCGGACTTGATTCATCATCACTCCAGTACTTATGAACTTTATCTGGACTCGCCTTAGCAAGAACTTCACCACCACCAACAATATAAACTTGGTGTGAACCAATTAAACGGGTCCAGAATTTAATTGCATCATCAGTATGAAGACTATCACTAAGCACTTTAATACCATGTGATACCATATCCATAAAGATATTATAAATTATACCTTTAGTGCCTGTTTTAGAGGCAGTAGCAGCAATCTCGAAGACGTTTTGAACTCCAAGTACTGCATCATTAGATAAATGCCCACTGACGATAGCAAGCTGTTTACCAGCCTTATCGTAAGCAATAAAACCAGTACCATTTTTATTCATATACACATCATAATCTTTGTGTTCAGCGAACTTAACCATATTGTGTTTACCAGTCATTTCAGCAGTTTTATCAACAAACTCATCTCTATTTTGACCTTGAAAACTATCGAAACGTTGTGGCATTTCATTCAATTTATCTTTATCGTCTTCACAAGAATCCATTATATCACAAGTTCGGTCTTCAGTATCAGCTAATTCTGCATCTTGAACAATATCAACTAAACTACGCATACTTGCTTCTTTTACTTTATTAGGAAGTTTAGAACTTTTTTTAAGATTACCTTCCTTTTCATCAGCGGCATTCCACTCTTTCGCTGCACTTTGGGAAATTCCAGCTTTTTTTGCAAATTCTGGATTATGTGCTGCTGCGGCAAAGAATTTGGCTTGACTTTTACTTTTACTTGGCATTATAAACTCCCTAAATCTCTTCTCATTTGAACAATTGAAACATCACGATCTAATGTTTTAAGTAATTGTTCTGGTTGTTCCTTCATAAAACGAAGTATATATTTCATAATATCAGTTATTATTTTATCCGAACCTACAAGATACATATTTCTTAATTGCGGTGATGATATAACCATACGACCATTGTAAGGTTCAACTACAAATTCAGTATCATTAAGTTTGAACCCTTCATCAGTTTTCACGAAGTTTAATCCAACCATCTCTGACCACTGTTGTACTTTATTAACAACACCATTTACTGCCTTAGCATCATCAGCACCCATATGTAGTATTTCATCCATAAATTCAACAACTTCATCTGTGGAGAAATCCATACTTGCTAATGAACCTACAAAGTTTTGGGCTTGTTTATAATTCATTATATTTCTTTCATTCTCAGATTCACTTCGTATCTGAATAATAATAGAATCCCTATTTTCTGATGGCTTAGTAATAATCATTTCCCAACCATGTTCTTTACTTTGAGAATGTATTTTAGTAATTTCATCCCTCGAATGACCATACAATCTGGTTTCTAAATAACGAGATCTTTCTGCAATATCGCTCAGAGTTTTCATTTCATTGATTGAAACTCCTAGATCTTCAACTGGTCCTTCTTCATGGTCAGTACTTATTTTATTAATATTTTCAAAAGCATCCATAAATTTCTTGTATAACGTGCTCATTACAGTTCTATACTTTTTCTGTGATGTTTTATATATACTAATAATAAATCCACGAGCATTATACTTATCATCACGGGATAATACACGTTGTAAAACGCTATTGAATGCTTCTTTTGGATCTTCTGGTAAATTGTCTTCATCAATTAATATTTGGGCTTCATTTTCCATAGCATCAATTACATTACCCAACTGTGGGGTATATTCAATACCAGAACTTAAGTATTCATTATGGTCTTTATCATAATTTTTCTTTACTTGTAATTGATTTGATTTGCTATTAATTTTCTTTATCACAGAACTTTGAACAAAATGTTGTGCTTCATGATATGCAGTACTCATCAGTTGCATTGCAGATGAATATACTTCTTTAGGAAGTAATTTTATGTTTATTCTAATAATATATGCATTATTAGCTACCTCAGTCATAGATCCGCGTTCCTTTGCAGTTGAATCAGTAGTTATAACTAAGGATAGTTTAGTTTTTTTAATTTCGTCCACAACTTCTGGTGCTAACTTTTTAAAATTTAATTCTTTTATATACTGTTCAGAATCAAAAGGTATCTTCACTGACTGATTAATAATATTGTTAAATGATTGGGGGCTAATGTTTTTAGCACCATATTTGGAACTCAAAACGTTAAGTGTTTTTTTACATTCCGCAATAACATTGGCTTTTATTTTATCGGCTGCTGGGTGCTTGCGGGTGTCCGCATCCATTTGTATATCATATTGCTGAATAAACTGCTTTATTTTAAAGTACAATATACTAGCTACATATTTGTTTATTTGTGACATAGTGGAGCTAGGAACTTTAATAATAGATTCTTGTAGTTGATTATATTTCATCTGTTCCTTCCTGGTCATTTCCTTTTAATTTAATCAAACGTTTAGCTATATCTGTTATCTTAGCACCTATTTGTTTTGGTGCAATTTTACCAGTTTGTTTACTTCTCCATTGTTTTCCTTGAAACACATAATCTTGATTATTAGGTGCTCTAAATTGATACCCTACTGGTATTTCAACCGTTTTAATAACATCAGGTGTTAATGCATCTTCCCACTCACCAGTTTCTACATCATAACGCAAACGTTGTTTAATAGCATTTGGATTTGATGTATACGTCTTTTTGGAGATAGAACTAGTTTTTCTATATGGAAACTTATCACGGATATATCTCCATAAAAATCTACCTTTAGAATCAACAGTTAACATGTGTCTTACTAATGATTCGGGTACATCATCATACTCGTATGTACTTCCATTTTTAAAAGTAATATACAAGTCTTTACCATTATGTTCAATTGTTTTAAGATGTGAGGACTCTACATCTGTTGGAGCAATTGCTTCCATTATTGCTTTATATAATTCTTCATAACTCATAATAAAAAAACTCCAAGATTTGTTTTAGATATTTATCATATATCTAATCTTGGAGTTTTTAAGTCTATATTTTAAATATCATCTGGGTAATCTTTACGAATCAGTGTTTCTAGAACTTCTAGTGCTGAATCATAGTCTTTACCATTTGCTTGGCATGGAACTTTGTCATATTTTAAATTTTGACGTAGTTGTTCGTTACCATTGTCAATCATTGCAGCGAATGTAATACACATTTCATCAGTAAATGTACCTACATGATATGAATGTACTGAAGAGTTTAATGCTTCAATAACCTCCCATGCTTGGTCTTGGTCCATGTGGAATACTTCACTACAAACACACTCAACATACTCTGCATGTGTGGTAGGATCATCTAACAAAATAAAGTGAAACTTAGGAACATCCAACTGATTTTTTTCAGGGTGTTCTTTTAAAAATAATTCTAGTCCAGCTTTAAGTACTTTATTATCAACTTTACTATGTTCAGATTGTAGTTTTGTTACATAAGGAGTAATGTCATTACTCCCTGCTAAGTAATAAACTGAATCTTTATATGTGGCTTTCACAACGCTGAACTGTTGAAGTGAAAACACTTGTTGTTCGATAGTATGTTTCATAGAATCGTCCTTATTATTTTACTTTGACAGTACAGGTTACCTTTTTACCTTGGAACTCGACTTTTTGAACATATGAAACGTTACCCAAACGATTAACGAATGATTCCATTGCATTAATATTTGCTTGAATTACTGATGCATTAGTTCCACGTCCTGAAGTTTTCATTACAATATGTACATGTTTTCCTTCATCAAGGAATTTTTCAGCACTTTTTGCTTTAATCTGCAAATCGTGCTCTTGTGTACCAAAGTTGAATTGAATCTCTTTAATACTCACGGCATTTTGTCGTTGTTTTTTAAGAGAAGCCTTTTCAGCTTGCTTCAACTCATATTTGTATTTGTTAAGATCTGTAATTTTGACAGCAGGTTCATCACCTGCACCAATAACCACCAAATCCAATCCTTGATTTTCTGCTAAAGTAAGTGCTTTAGAGATTGCCATGACCTCACTTGCACCTTCCGTAACAAGACGTACAGTTTTTGCGGTGATTTCGTTATTGGCAATAATAGATTTCATGTAATAAAAGCTCCAATATGATTTTAATGTTTTGTTCGATAGTAATTATAGGATAGAACATTAGTTCTGTCAAGCACTATCATTGTGTTTTTTAATTGCTTCACAGATTGCTTGAACTTGAACAAGATAAGTTTTTGCAAATTCTGCTTGGGTTCGCACACGTGGGTTTGGTGCGTCTTTGATCATAAGTTCTAGGTCATAAACTACCTTATCAAAAACTCCCTTGTCTTCAATAATACGATCATAAAATGTTTTGTCAGTCATGTCAAGAACTCCATGTTATAAAATTATAATTTAACGTAAGATACTACTGATGCATCAGTAACTGAAGGAACATTAAGATACACGTTCTCATATTCAATAAAATCAACAGTACTTGTAGTAAGTGCGTTCTTGATTCTCTGAATGGTTTTTTGTACAGTTATTTCTTCATTTACGATAGCATTAGTACCGTCACCTTTCAATGAATCATTGATTAGTTTTTGAATTATTTCAGCAGCTTTTGCAGTTTTCATATCTTCAGTAGTTAGTGCAGCTTGGTCAGCAACACTTAGTGTGTTAATAAACGGTTGATAACTAATATAACCAACTGTAATTGTTGCACCAGTTGGGATAGTTTTTGCAGTTCCAGGTGTAGCAAATTCAACATTGCTATAAACTGGTACTGAATAAGTTGAAAGCAAACGAGAAAGTTGTAGGTAACGCAAAAGTGCAATTGACTTATCAATAGTTTGCTGGTCAGTCGGTGCGGTTGTTGGGGAAGATGAATCATAATCACCATACATATAATATGGGATATTATCTAGGTTCGTCCCTGCAACTTCAATTTTAAATACTTGTAGTAAATTGTTCATTGTATATTCTTCTCCATAATACAAAACACTTTTGATTATTTATTATTAAAAATCAAAAATATTTACGTATAACATTTAGTCTTTTAGAATCGTGCATTTTGCCTCAACATAACACTATAGCGTGGGCGTGTCATGGCAGTGTATAAAATTCTACACTTAGTATCATTTGTACCAATACGTTCAATAAAATCAGTATCAAACCAAATGTTATCAAAAGTACTTCCTTGTGATTTATGAACAGTGGTTGCATAAGGATAATTGATGATATGTAATTTGTTCTTAATTACATAGTAATCCTGCCACATATATGGTTTCTTTGTCAATGGATTTATTTCTTTTTTCTCAATATCCTTAACAAGTTTATCAAGTTTTTCGTCCATTGCAATTCTTGTTTCTGGCCCTACACCTAAAATATAACTACCATTAGGTAAACGGAATTGCCAACAATCTATTCCCATGAAACTTTCACGTTTTACTTCAGGACATTGTATAATTTGTTGTACTACATATGGACTATTCTCAGTTATGCTTTCAAAAACAATTGGCTCACCTTTAGTAAATTCATCTGGTACTTCAAATAGTTGACTTCTAATGTAGATATTAGCCAAATTAACTCTATAGTTAGTATATGCTAAGATTTTATTTTCATTTACGAAATCAAATATTTTTTTAGATGACCCCTTGTTTTCCATAATGAATTCACGATAAACATTCAAAAACAAATCTTCATCATCAATAGGTGTAATAGTGCTTAAACCATATGTTTGGTGCATAATATCAAATGGATTTTTACTAGTTCCAATACACTCACGAATAGCAGTTGCAACTGCCAGAATCGGATTATCTAATGCTTGTCGTAAAACCTCAGTTAACTCATATTGAACAGGTACATCAAACGTAGGAGACAATTTAGTCTCGCCCATTGTTCCTTCAGACTCAACTGGAGGCAATTGACAACGATCACCAATGAATAAAACTGCTCGACGGACACGCCACAATTGGTCTTGTATGTGCTGGAATAGTTCATCTGAAATCATACTACACTCATCAACAATAAGAATGTCAACGTTAGTATTACTAACTTTACTTTGTGGATCATGCTTCAGTACTTGACGATTCTTTTCATATACTAATTTTAGTCCTAAAAAAGAGTGTATTGTACTAACTTGTGCATCTTCCTTAGTAAGACCAGCATTATTGATTAGCATATTACGAATAACAGCATTGGCTTTATGTGTAGGTGAAGTTACTGCAATATTATAGTTTTTACATAGTGCTTTTACAATCTCAGCAGTAGTGAATGTTTTTCCAGTTCCTGCTGGAGCAGATAAAACCGAAATTGTCTTACCTGCATAGTTGTAAACACGATCTATAAAATCATCAAAGATTTCTTGTTGCTTATCCGTAAGCTTAATTTTACTCATCATTCCCTCGACTGATTTTTACATTTCAAGTTAACTGCCTTTCATTTCCTCGGCAGCAGTACGTGCAAGTTGGTCAGCAAGGTTATTATAAACATTATCTGCATGAGCTTTAACCCATTCAAATTTACAACCTGAACTGATTTCATCCAGAATTTTCCATAAAGAATCATTCTTCACATTATTCCAGTTACGTTTTTTCCAACCAGCTATCCATTCATTAATTCCACGAACTACATAGTTGGAATCAGTGTAAACAAATATTTCAGGGTTTTCATATGTATCCTTAACATATTGAATACCAGCAATAGTTGCTTGTAACTCCATTTTGTTATTTGTAGTCATTATATCACCAAATGACAGTTTGTCCTGGATTTGATTATCAATAACTACAACAATACCAACACCGCCTGGGCCTGGATTTCCTAGACAAGAACCATCAGTATATAAGTCTATTTTCATTGGTATGCATCCACCCAATCATCGTAAACATGAACAATCTCGTAATAATCAACAATCGTACCGTCAGATAATGTTTTAGACTCAAACCTTGATAATTTTACACGCTTATCATCCTTAAATCGAACAAAGGTATCACATGTATATGTACCCTTGACAGTACTGTGAATCACTTCATTCACATAAGGAAGAGCAGATTTGTAAATCTTAGCACCACCAATAACAACACATTCAGGGTTTAATCGAATCAACTCAGGTAAGCATTGTTCAGGCAAGAACATGACATTCTTATCATCTGAATATTTTTCAATATCATCACACTCACGAGAAACTAGGACAATATTCAAACGTTTTGGAAGTGGTTTTTTTGGAAGAGATTTCCAAGTGTTATACCCCATAATAATCATTCGTCCAACTGTTTCTTCTTTGAAATGCTCAAAGTCAGCTTTACTGTGCCACGGAATGGAATTATTACACCCAATACCATAGTTTTCATCAGTACATAGAATCATTTTTGACATACAAGTTCCTCTAAATCTTTTTCATTTTTAATACGATATATGGATAATATCACAATTCCCAATCCAAGTAAAGGCATTCCAAGAAGACTAACCGAAATAATACTATGTATAATTGTTGACATTAAAATATTAATATAAGTGTTTTTTCCAATAGGAAATGTACTAGTTATCAACGGTAAATCATTTATTATTTCTTTTTCTTTTATTTTTATACAATGAATAAGTGTTTTATGTAAATGTACCATAAGGCCCAAAACTACAAGAGAGATACAGTACAAAATACTAGCAAATCCGATATATCCAGAACAAATGAATGTCAAAATTATATCAATCCACATTACTTGCAAAATTATCATATTACTTCTTTCTCCATATAAACTATGTAAAACGTAAAATTGGGTAAATACTTTATAAAAATAACAATAAGATTGGAGATTAACAGGTATATGAATATCGACTTAGATAGTAGTATAATTAACAAAATCCTTGATGTTATCTCCCGGAATGCCTGTTATTAGAACAATAGTAGTGACGTTATGTCTTGTATTGGGGTTTGTTGTTTATATAACTTCCAGTTCATGGGAAACTTATATAAACAATAAACTTAATCACCCCGAACAATTTGAATCGTTTAAACCTCATAAGTATACAATTTCACCAGAAAAGTTGGAGAGTATTGATAAAAGCCTATATAAATATGTTTCTGCAAACTCTGATGATATTGCTATGGTTTTGGTTTACAAGTTTGTTCCTGATAATAATACATTCTATCAAGGTAGAGTACTTGTTACAGACGAAACAAATGCATCTATGGGATTAAATATTAAATCTTACAATTTGGATTGGTTACCCATAAGTGCTTTTAGTGCTGAGACAAATACATTACTAAGGGGGAAAATATTTTGCGTTGAAATTTCTAAAATTTACACAGAATATTTAAATCCTGATAATGAAGCACGAAATGAGTATCTATCACCTATTAACTTTCCAGCAATAGTTCAAGATGGTGGTGTTTATCTTGTTTCAGTACCGATTAAGTACACTTCAATTGAAGGATATGTTAGTGTTTATTTCAAACGTGTACCACAAAATGTGGAAGAAGCTGAGAAGTTTCAGAGACTTGCACAAAAAGTTGTTAATGAAGTAGGATATTATATCTCATTTTAAATAAAAGAGGAAACACATGTCAACACAGAAAAGAATTTACTATTCTATTCTAAGAGTGTTAATTGTATGTTCTTGTATCACTTTGAGTATTTTTCTCTTTCTTAATAGGTCACAAATAGAAAATAGAATTACCAAATCGGTAATACCCAGTATTGAACAATATTTTTTTAAAAGTTCGTTGGAACTGGATAAGGTAAATGAATCTTTTGCTAAAATAATTTCAAAACATTCAGATATTAGTACGGTGGTTCTATACAAATTTGTACCAGACGAAGACACTAAAATGTATAAAGGCCAAGTTCGGACTAGTTCTAAGAGATCGCTCTGGAGTTAGGAGAATGCGTACTGATATGTACACTTTAGACAGAAGCGATAGAGCATATCAAGAAATATTTCTTAATAAAGTTCATTATGAAACAATCATTGGATCTAAAATGGAATGCAGTTTATACTATGATAATTCCAAAGATTATTCATGCGATGATGTTAAACATATTCGTTATACTTATAACACAATTATAACTATTCCTATTTTAGATAAGGAAAAGTATGAAGTTGCTGGTTATGTTATGATTACAACTAATAGAACATTGAATCAACATGAAGTACAAAATCTGATTAACAATATCAGACCGTACATTCGTAATTTTGATAATTCAATACAAGATATTAAATGATTAAAAGGAGCAACAATTTGTTGCTCCTTTTTTTTTATTAAGCATATTTGGTCAGGTCTGGCTCAAAGAAGTCTTTTCCTTTTAAACCTTTACCATCTTTTCCACGTTTAATAACGAAGACATTCCCACTCTGCTCAACATAAGCACCAGTATAATTATCTTTTTGTTCAATGCGTTTTGGTGGACTTGATAATGTATCTGCTTCTGCAAGACGAAACTCAATACTTTCAAGGGCTTCTTTCTCTGTTTTACAAAATTTACTCATATTACTACGGTGAACTTCATCATATGCCCCTGCTAGGTCAAATCCACTTGCACGAGCGAATGATACACATGAAGATACAATACGAACTAGTCCATCACTGATAGTGCGACTATCACCAATTTCAACACCACGTTTAAATTGCTCAAAATAGTCAGTTAATTCTTTAACATAATTCAAAGCAGTATGTTTATATAGTAGTTGGCTTTTACGATTTTCAGGGTCGATTGTAATTTCGTATTCACCCAATGCATCAATGCAGCCATAAGTAGCGATTGCACCGTATGTAACATACAGAATATCACACAATGCATCTAAAATACCAACCTTAGAATCCTTATTGATAGAATCAACCAACTCACCTGTACCAAAAATTTCTTCTTTAATAAGCTCAATTCGAAGATTTGCAATTTTAGAAGTTTGGAAAGTTCGAGTGGTGTTAACTGGCTGGTTACATACTTCCATGAACTCTACAACTTGTTTATATTGATCTAATGTTGTTGACATTACCATTCTCCATAATATGCATCACCATAAGTGATGTTGATTGTTTCAACTGTTGCAAATTCCATTTCAATATTGGATAATTCGCACATTAATTTATTTGTAAATGTTTTAATATATTCTTCAGTACTGTTATCATCATATAACGAATCAAACTCATGAAGAATAGTAAAGCCATCATCAGAACTACAAATAAAGCACCCAACATCATGTTCATAAATTACATCTAAACATTTGTCAGTCTGGTTTTGGTCTAATGAAAAAAGCTTTACTGGAATAACAATAGAAGCTAAAGACACAGCATACCCATCCAAATGCATTTTTTTAAGAGTACGCTGACTTCTATATACTTTTTGTTTAGGAAAGTTTTCATTTACTTTTGAAAAGATATACTGCATATTAATCACCTTATTTTCTATTAGCTTTCTTGGACTTTTTAGCTAGTTTGTTGCGAGTTCGGTTTTTTGCTTTTGTTTTTTTATGTTCTTTAATTTTCTGATCCTTACGAACATAATACCCAGACAACTGTTCAATAATTTTTTTAGATAATTCTAAATCTTCTGGGGTTAGCTCATACCCAGTCACTTCTTCAGCAGCATCAATGTTTTTTTCTACCATTTCATTTAGGTTATTAATGTTCATCTTCTTCTCCAGTTGTTTAACAAAATTCATTATAGCACACTTTTCTGTTTTGTTCCAAAAATTTATACATGTGGGACAAACATAATGATGTGTGTTTGGACAACTCTAGTACCATCACTTAAGATTATACCATTATCACAAACATCAATCACAGTACCCGTTACCTTCACACCACCAGTAAGATAAAAATCATATATGACATTAGCATCTATCGTAAAAATATCTTTCATACATTATACCCATAAGAAAAGGGATTCATAGAATCCCTGATAGTTTGAATTTATAGTTTGAATGGTGAGAATGTATCTACTTGGATATCATTCACAATACCACCAATGATGTAAGAACTTATTTCAGTTTCTTGTGGTGCAACTTGTACTGAACCACCACTAACCCAATGCTCAGTCCAAGGTAGGGGGTTACTCTTAGATACGGTATATGGACATTTAATTCCTAGTGCAGTCATACGCTTAGAACCAATCCAACGAACATATTGTTTTAGAATTTCTGCATTCAGTCCAATGATTGAACCATCTTTAAAGAGGAAGTCTGCCCAAGCTTCTTCTTGACGGATAGCAGACATAAACATTTCCAGTACTTCATCATAACACTCTTCTGCTATTTTTACCATATCTGGATCTTCTTTTTTGAGAAGACGTAGAATCATTTGGGTTGCTGCTAGGTGTAGGTTTTCATCACGACAGATTAGACGGATAATCTTAGCATTACCTTCCATTAGATTGTTTTCAGCAAACGCCCAAGAACACGCAAAGCTTGCATAAAAACGAACACCTTCAAGAATGTTAATACTATTCAGGCACAACCAAAGTTTTTTCTTTAGTTCGTATAAACTAATTTCGACTGTTTCACCATTGATTGTATGTGTACCAACACCTAATGCACGGTATAGAGTACCTAGTACATCAAGATCATCATAGTATTTGGAAACATCAGCAGCACAATCAGTGATTTCTGGAATGTCCAACATAGTATCAAATACTTCAGAAGGATTAGGATAAATGTTACGAATAATATGAGTGTATGATTTACTATGAATCGCACCTTCGAAGAATGCCCATGTCTCAATGAAGTTCTCTAGTTCTGGGAGAGATGCATAGGGAAGTAGCATTAAGTTAGGACCACGACCTTGTACGGAATCAAGAAGAATTTGACGTTTCAAGTTAGAGGTAAAAATGTGCTTCTCGGAATCATTAAGGTTGGCAAAATCAATTTTATCTTTAGATACGTCAACTTCACCAGGAGTCCAGAAGAAACTTTTCTGTTGCTCTGTTAGTTTTTCAAGTGTAGAGTATTTGTTACTTTCAAAGCGTTGGATATCAACACTTTCATCAAAAAACATATTTTTTTCTAGGTGAGACTTCTCGTTAATTTTGAAAACTGACATATATATTCCTTTATATATTTTGAAATAATAATCCCGCCGAAGCGGGATCTTAAATTAGATTTTACAACTATCACAATCACCTTCATCTAAATCAGGAAGTGATGGTAATACAAATTGTCCAGATTCTGGTTTGGCAGCTTCTTTCAGTACTTTTTCAACGTCAACTTCATCAGAACCATCATTGGTATTATGATAATAAAGATTTTTCAAACCAACCTTATATGCATACATAAGTTCAGTTAGAAGAGTTGACATTGGCAACTTACCATCAGGGAAGTGTATTGGGTTATAGCTAGTATTAACACTGATACTTTGGTCAATGTATTTTTGTAGAACACCACAGATTTGTAGATAACCAATGTTATCTTTCTGATCCCATAGTAAATCATATTTGTTTTTCAACTTATTGATTTCTGGAACTACTTGTTTAAGAATACCATCCTTAGATAGTTTCTTAGTTACAAGAGAACGTGGCTTTTCAATACCATTAGTACTGTTACTGATTTGTGCACTTGTTTCTGCTGGCATTAATGCCATTGTTGTTGCGTTACGAATACCATATTCTTTGATATCTTCACGTAAGGATTCCCAATCTTGTTTTAGTTCTTTAGTTACTAATTCATCAATGTCAGATTTATAAGTATCAATTGGAAGAATACCTTTGGCATATTTTAGATTATCAAATCCTTCACACTTACCTTTCTCTTTAGCAAGCTGTACAGAAGATTTAATTAGATAGTACGACCATGCTTCAGCCCACTCGTTAACTGTTTCCAGTGCTGCTTCATTATAACGTAAACCACGTTTAGCAAGGAAGTATGCAAAGTTAATAATACCAACACCTAGTGGACGATACATTTTTGTTGCTCGGTCCGCATGAACTACTGGGTAGTCTTGATAGTCCAATAGTGAATCAAGAGCACGAACAGAAAGATCACATGCAGTTTCCATATCTTCTGGTTTATCAAAGTTACCCCAGTTAATTGCACTCAACGTACATAGGCTAATCAAACCTTCACCAGTATTAATATCATCAAATGGCACAGATGGTAGTGCGATTTCTTGACACAAGTTGGATTGTTCGATAGGAGCAATTGATTCAATAAATGTTGAGTGAGTGTTTGCATGGTCAATATTTTGAATATAGATACGACCAGTTTCTGCACGTTCAGTCATTAGAGTGCTGAATACTTCAACAGCAGGTACGGATTTTTTACGGATGCTTTGGTCAGCTTCGTATTTTTTATATAGTTTTTCAAATTCTTTTTGGTCAGAACAGAATGCTTCATATAGCCCAGGAACTTCATTAGGACTAAAGAATGTAATGTTCTTTCCATCAACCAAACGTTGATATAAAGTTTTGTTTACTTGGAAACAATAGTCTAGTTGACGTACACGGTTAAACTCTGTACCTTTGTTATTTTTAAGTACTACTAGGTTATCAAACTCCAAATGCCACAATGGGAAGTGAACAGTTGCTGCACCACCACGCACACCACCCTGTGAGCAGCTTTTAACGGTCTTAGCAGTTGCTGCGATAAAAGGAATCAACCCAGTATGTACTGCATCACCTGAACGAATCTCAGAGTCTAGAGCACGAATACGGCCCATATTAATACCTAGTCCAGCTTTACGTGAGATATAGCGTAGAATGGCGTGATTTGATGAACCAATACTATCTAAACTATCACCAACGTTCAGTACTACACAAGAACTAAACTGACGTGTGTTAGTACGTAGACCTGCCATAATAGGTGTTGGAAGACTGATGTCAAAATTACTTACTGCGTCATAAAACTTTTTAACATATGACATACGTACAGAACGATCATACTCCATAAAGATGATTGCTGCAATAGTCATATATGCCATTTGTGGGGTTTCATAAATTTTCTTAGTGACTCGGTTTTTATAAAGATACTTTCCTTCCCACTGACGCATAGCAACATAAGTAAATTTGTCGTCACGCTTATGTTTGATATAACGCCCAAGCTCTTCTATTTCTTGAAGAGTATATTTCTCCAAAATTTCAGGATCATATATTTTAGTATCTACCATTTCTTGAAGATGAGCAGTATACTTAATTGGGTCATACTGTCCATATACTTGCTTACGAATACTATAGTTTAATAATCTTCCAGCAACGTATTGATAGTTCGGCGTATCTTCAGAAATAAGTTCTGCTGCTGCTTTTATTAGAATATCATGAATAGTACTGGTTTCTATACCTTCATAAAACTGAAGCTGTGCACGGATTTCAATTTCAGAAACGGAAATACCACTTAACCCTTCAGCAGCGAAAAATAAAATTTGATGGATCTTATCCAATGATAACGGCTCTTTCATTCCATTACGCTTGGTTACGTTAATCATGTGTCATCCTTGTTTATTGATATAAATTTCTTTTTTTAGTGGAAGAAAAAGGCGGGACGCCTTTTAAGGTTTGTCCCACCCACGATATACAAATTCTATATGATATCCTGAATTTAAATAATCCGAGTTAACTATGTTAAATTGCATATTTCCAGTTATTGAATCATATGCAGGATCTTCAAATGAGATAGATATAATTGCATCAGTACGATTTGTGTTATTAGACTGTGCAATCATTGTGTTTGAACCAGCGGCTACTAGTTGAATAGTTCCTGATTCTAAAACCGTTTCTGTATCATCATATGCAATATAATCGATGAATACTCTACTTTCACTTTCAAGAATAACTTCTATACTTTCTTGATTTTGTGGAAGATCAACTTTAAACGGTCTATTAATTATTTTTGATACCGTTCTCCACGGTGAAAATTCTGTAATTATTTCTACGTTTTCTTTACCTGAATTTGGATCAGTAGTCCAAGTTCTTCCAGCGACTAAGCTGGCTGGGTCAGATGATGATGGAAGGCCAATAAAAACACGACCCACATCAGTACTGAATCCTATCTGACCTTTTTCTAATGCATCAGGTAAGTCTCTCTGTTTACCAGTTCTTACTTGTTGTAAAGCAATTTGTTGTTGTGCCATAAAAACTATCTCCTATAGTATTATAGGATTATTTAGCTTTTTCTTTAACTTCCGCAATACGCTCATTAATTAGTTGAGATACAACTGAGCTATCTACAGAAGATAGAATTTGTTCTGGTACTAAAGATTTTAAATGTTTAACATAATTGGAAACACTTTTTAATTCTTTAGTTTGCAATGCTTCTTTGATAATGTCCAAATCTTCTTTAGATGAAACAACACGCTCAATAACAACTTCATCTTCTTCCAATTCAGGAGCAAGTTCTTCTGCAATAATTTCTACTTCTTCAGAAACTTTAACTTGTTCTTCACTATCAACAACATACTCTTGAATAACTTCTGGTGGTACATTGCGTGATACTTCATCAACACTAATATCTTGTGCAATTTGTTCTTTAATTTCTTCAACAGGTTTAGCACCACGTTGTTTATAATCTTTGATATTTAGAATTAGCTTATTTGATAAATCCAGTTTATCAATCTCTTCTTCACTAAGTTTAATTACTTCTTCTAAATCATAACCTTTACTTACTAGTGCACGAATTGTATATAGATCTTGTTTCATTTTTTTATGCTGCTCCATTTGATTCAATTTCTCCACGTAAAATATAGTATTGTTCTACACGTTCAATCCACATATTGACTGCATCTTTGAAGTCTTGTCCTTCTATGACAAACTCTTGATATTGTAGATTGTTAGGATCTTTTCTTACACAGATGAAAATCACACCACGTTCTATATTAGTTCCAAACATTTGATTATGGGCTAATGCATATGCTGCAATTTGCATACGATAATTTTCTATTTGTCCCCACTTCTTAACTTTACGGGAATTTTTATAATCCATAATGGTTGGGATTCCATCATGAACACCTACTAAATCAGTTGTTCCGGCCCATAAACCTTCATAGTACAATGGGACTTCCTGTCCCCATACTTCATTAATTCTAGGCCATGCTTCTTGCTGAATTTTGTCAGCCATTCTACGTGCAAGAACTCGAATTGGCATACCACCTTCATGGTCTGGCTTTCCTTCCAATCTAAATTCCAAGTTCTCATGCATAAAAGTACCAACTGTACATGCTTCTAATGTAATCTCATTAGCCTTTTCTTCACCAACAAATTCTCTCCATTTCTTTAAACCTTCGTCATTCGAGGTCGCACTTAGAATTGTTGTTACTGACGGCAGATTACCAGTTGGAGTTGAATAAAGGCGACCTTCTGGGCCGCCTTCAATTCTATTGTAACCAACATATGTATATCTGCTAACAATTGGTGGTGTGTACATCCGTGTACTCCTAATTATAGCATTATATTTTAATTTGTCTCAGTTTTTTTGTTTATTAGCTGTCACAGCAGCTTTTGTGGCCCAATCTTCAACTTGCTCTTCAGAATCTTGCTCGACTTCTTCTGAACCTTCTGCTGAATTTCCTGCAAAAGTTACAACATCAGAATTAGCATCCTGTACAAAAGGAAGGGAATTCAAAATGTCCATCATTACATTGTATGGAACATCGATGTTGGTTCTCTTTTTAATTTCAGAAATCAAAGATTGAACATTTACTTCTTCTCGACCCGTGGACACTAAAGACAACGCAATAGTAGTAATCATATTGCGTATATCTTTACCAGGAGCCTCTTCAGTAAGATCACGAAATCTCATGTAGAATTGTCCTTAATTATTTTTTAACGTATCCTAGAACACGTTTAACTTTCTTTTCATTCTCAGAAAGCCATGTTTTCATTTCTTCTTTTGAACTAAAGTATTTAGTACCCACAGTTCCGCGAATACTTTCCATTTTTACACCAACTTTACTTGGTTTAACAGATTCTTTCATTTCACGTTCAGTTGGTACTGGTTCAGAGATAATGTCTTCTTCAAAGTCTGCGTCTGCATCCATATCAAAAGTTGGGGTATCTGCTGCAATATCAATATCAACATCTTCACTTCCAATATCAGAAACATCTGGACCGTCAGTGATATCACCAGTTAGTTTAAGTGTTTCAGTACTGATTTTGTCTTTTACATCCATTAAGGTAGTAACTGCATGTTGTAGTAGATGGCGAACATTATCACTAAAATTTTGTGCAGCATCTAGACCTTGCTCGGCTTTAATACGGTCAAGTAGTGGGCCTAGTACGTCAACACCCATGTTGTTAATAACCTCAGATTGACGTTGGAGTTTATCAACAATCTCACCTTTTACTGAAAGAACAATTTCTGCTTTTTCAATATTAGATTCATTTAATTGAATAAACTTCATAGCTTCTGCACGAGAAGCTGCTTCCATTAGTTTTTTATATTTTGACATTTGTATTTCCTTATAAAATATCACTCATTTTATTTACTTTATATAACCTTCGCCTTTTAGAAAGTTTAATACACGCTCTTTTAATTTATACGCTTCAGCTTTCTTTTCTGCAATAATTATATCTAAATCTTTTGCTTCATCATACTTAGATTCATTAAGTACGCGTTGACGTTTCTGGGCTGCTTTCAATGCTTCACTAATCACATTCGTATATTGAAGACCCGAACTGATTATACCAAGTACTTTTGCATCTGTCAACATTCTTCCTTCATTGAGAAGATTAACTAATGTAAGTGCTGCTTCATACATCATAATATTATTCATGATAATTTGTGAACTATGATTACACTTAATGCTATAAACTTTAGTAGATTTAGTACCTTGTACTTTTTCTTCCACTAAACTCCAATTAGTTTTTGGTTTGATAGGTGCTTGTGATGGTCGTGGCGAAGGTACTGGTGAATTCCCTGATAAATGTTCATTATACGGAGAATTATATTGAACCATATGTGGATGTTGTGGTTCACCATAATCCATACCTGCTTCATTTAATGAAGTTAAAATAGAAGCCATAGCACCGATATCACCACCAGTTTTATATGGAACCCCCGATGCGTTATGTGTTTCACCAGCTTCAATGTCATTCAATCCACTTAACAAATCAGCCATCTGATTAACTGATTGTTGATCATATTCGTAATTCATTTACTACTCCTAACTGTTTGGTAAGATTCAGTACCGTCATCATTTTCTATTTTATTTAGAACACCACGTGATACCATCTTATCAGCTAATTCCTGATAATATTCATTTACCTTTTCAACTGGAACAGTACCGCGTGCTTTTATCTTTTGTAATAGTTTATATTCTTCATTAGAAACCATTGTATTGTGACCATGCACATTTAGTACTGTTCTCATTAACGACCTCGCATACGATGACAGAAATCGATAATTTGGTCTACCATGTCATCATTATCAGATTGTGATGTGTTTGCCATAACACTTTCATCACCATAGATATCATCTTCTTTTTCAATATCAGAAATTGCATGTATCATTTCGCCCATACCAGGTGCATGATGTGACAATGGTGATGGTGTATCAGGATTACTATCAGGTTCTAAACTGGAATTAGCCATAAGTTCACTGTTAATTTCTTGTGGAGATTTTTCTTCACGAATTGGATTATTTTGATTATCAATAGGATTAACATCACTCAAAGGAAAAACGTTCAACTCATTTGGCTTGGTCCCACTTTTAGTAATAACTAATGATTGCTCCGGTGTTTGTCCTGGGTCAACACCAACTACAGGTTCAACCGAATCTGTCCCGCTTTGTGTACCAGGAACACTAACTTTCATATTATTAGCATTTCTTTGCAACTCAGCTTGTTTCATTTTAGCTTGAGTTTGTGGATTGACTTGTTGTTGACCCTGAGAAACATTCATTTTAGCAATTTGTTTTGCTTGCATTTGTGTGGCTTGATTTTGTAAATCTTCAAATACAATTGCTTTTAATTCTTGTGTGGTTAGTTTTGTTATATCTGAATATGTATAATTTTTATGATACTCTTCTGCTAATTGCTTTAGTGACATTGAATCAACAATACTATGAAGTTCAGTACTTTCATTAATATGTTTGTTAACATTTTTAGTACTAAAATAATTATAACATTCACTCATCTGTGCTTTGTATTTTTGTAAAATTTGGAATATTTCACGATTGTCAGAATTATCAATCGCAGAATTTAAAGTGATAAAATCACCTGCATCCATATTATCAAGAATAACAGAAACATCAACATTCAAATTATGTGCATCTGCGAACTTTTGAAGTTCAGTTGCTGTTTGGTTTATATCCATAATTTCTCCATATAAAATAAAAAGACCTCTGTCTTGCTTTATGATATTTATCACAATTAAGAAAAGGTCTGTTTGCTGATGCTAATGTTAATATCATCACCAGATGTGATAAATTTTGTTATTCGTTTTCCATTTAATTCGGTTGGTAGAACCAATGGTATACCATTCAAACGAAGTTCGACATCCATTGGTAATGCGAATTTGAATGTGCTTATGGTACATTTTCCCCAAGAAATTGGCATGTTATAAAAAGATGAATTATTATCTTTATATAAATCGACTTCATTTTTAACAACGCTTACCATCATTGGATAGTCATATACCATAATAGCTTCCAACAACCTAGATAAGTTCATAGCACCAGTGAACTTAGAATCTATGATTGTTGGGGTTTTACCATCACCAATATCTACTACAGTGTGAATTGTGTAGAATGTATATGGTTTCATTCTTTGTCCTTATCTTTTTTCTCTACGACTTTGTATCCAAAGAAGTTAGTAGGAGGCAATCTACGATGTAATGGATAATGTAAACCAGTACTGACTGATGCAATAGCACCTGCTGAAGTAGCTCCAGAAGATGCATTTTCTTTGATATTCTTTTTCTTCATATTAATTTCCTTTATTACGTTTTTCATCAAGTGCTATATTCTCTAACCCTTTTTGAAACTTTTTATAATCTCGGTTTTTTATACTTAGAAATAAGCGTTTTTTTAAATCTTCAGCATCAGTTTGGTTAAACTCATCTTCAATGCTCTCCAATAAATGAATCACAGAGTTTATTGCGTGGTCGGCACGATTACTAAAACTCTGTAATGTATCTTTCTCTGGCGTATAGTCAACTATACTATCAAGTAGATTCTTTTTATTGGATTTACTAGACATTTATCATTTCCTTTGATTTAACCATTGCTTCATTGCATGAACACGATCAGTACCAGCATGTGTCTGTGGATTCTGTATTTCGTTTTGTGTCGTAGAGTTAGGAGCACTATCAGTATTTAGTGTTACTGTATTGTCAGGTTGCACAGATGGTGATTTAGCTGCACCAGAAAGCGTATGACGTAATGTTTGCATAGTGCTGGGTGGTAACGCCATATTCCCTCCACCAATCTTAGAAACACCGCTGTGACGGAATCCATTACCTTCGGTTTCCATTTGTTGTACTGTAGTTGCGTGGTCAAGAACTCTCAATGAATCAATATCATATGACATACGCAAACGGGAACCTACTGCACTACTGTTACGTGTTTTTTGGAAATCAAACCATAGTTCGCCAGTTTCTTTTCGTGCCTCAATATAAATTACGTTATCAGCAGTATAAATTTTCGAAATACCACCAGCAATCTGACTTTGACTTTTCTTATCTTCGTCCATACCACTACGGTTAAACTGAGATGCAGTGAAAACAGTTAAATCCATTTTGGTTGCAAGTGCACGTAATTCTTCTGATACAAACTTATCTTTAGTAAATGTATTGGATTTATCATTTGGTCCAAGACGATTAGAAGTTAATAGATCCAAATAGTCCACGCATACATAATCAAGTTTGATTTCCATCTTAATTTGTAATTCACGTAGATAACTTTCAATATCGTCAGTGGTTGTTACAGATTCAGGTAAGCGTTTAATACGCAACATACCACTGTTTTTACCTTCAACTTTAACAGCAAATCCAATCTTTTCAGCTTCATTTTTTACGTTACTGAGTTTTGATTCAGTCATCATACCATAGATACGAACAGCAACCAACTCTTCAGCTAGTTCAAGTGAAATGTATGCACCATTCATACCAGCTTTCGCAAAGTTAACTGCTAAATTTTGCAGTACTACTGATTTACCACCACCTGATGCAGCAGCAAAGATCTCTAACTCTCTACGCCCAAATCCACCGAAAAGTTTGTAATCAAGAGTTTCCCAACCACTCTTAAATGACCCTTGCATTGTACTGAGTGAGCGGATTGTATCTTCAGGGTTTTCAAAAATATCCAAACCTAACTCATTCTGTACCGTTACCAACATTGCTTCTCGGATTAGTTCTTCGATTCCACCATATTTTTTCTGATGGACAAGTTCCATTCCTTTTTCAACGGCTAAAGCTAATGCTTTATGGCGACAAAATTCACCACATGTATCAAGTACTGATTGTTTATGTAATTCTTGAACTTCATATTGATCGTATTGATAACCACCTTTAACTTCAATATCTTTTAAAGTAGGTGATGAACTATATTTTGCAGCATAATCATGCACGTATTGAATACTTTCATGAAATGTTTTATCAAAATATTCTGGTTTAAGGATATTTTTACAACGTACATATAAATCAGGATTACTGAAAATCTGAGATAATAAGTATTGTTGTGCATTAATCCCATATTGTTTCACATCCACTGTGCTTTGAATCATCTATGTTCCCTCATTATATGTATTACATCCATTTATCCGTTTGAGCTTTAATATAAAATGGCTCATCTACTATACTATCATGTATTAATTGTAAACAAAATAACCTACCAAATCGTGCACAAGCTTCTTCAAAGTCCTTGATATGACGTATTGTACTACCTTCTCTTACAGCACCAAAGTCTGGGAAGGAAACACTGAATCCATTTTCAAGTGCTTGGTCTATAGTTATTAATCCATCTTTATCTCTATCTGGAACAATAACTATTTTTTTACCTTTTTGCTGTGCATCTTTTAATACATCAATCTGTACGTTTGATAATTTAAAGTTATTAGCAGATACACCACCCATTAATGCTGCGTCTAACGGACCCTCACATACTAAAATTGTTTTTATTCGTTCATCTTTTAATAAATCATAGTTATATAGTATATTAGTACTTACTTGATTTATAAACCTGTATGTACTTCCAGGATCTTTTAATTTATGTCGTGCAGTATAACCAATAATTTTACCATTCATGAAATATGGAATAATAAATCTGTCATACATTTTATGTTCTTTATTAGGTGACCAATATAATTCTAAGTCTAACAGATATGGGTTTCTTTCATTGACATTATGCAAAACACTTATAAATTCTTGTGGAATTTTATCTTCAGGTAAAGAAGCCCATTCCCAAAATGTTTTTGCATTTGATGGCAAATCACGTACTGTTACTCGGTCATACAATTTTGATGCAACAGTTTCTTGTGCAGCAAAATCACCGCTGTCAACCATTTCTTTAATATAAAACTTTACTAATTCTATTTCTTTATCTTGTGCACCAAAAGAAATGAGCAAAGACTCCATATCTTTGCTCATATATTTTCCTGGTTGCCAACCAGTTTTTAAACTACAGTTAAAGCAGTTATATGAAACGGAACCATCTGCATTGAACATATGATTACCACGGTGCTTTGTATCCGGCCTTGAATGTCCTCTGAACACACAAGCTGGACAGTTGTGATGTGACCATGTACCCATCGCAGGTACTGGATCATTCATAATTTGTGCCATTATGTTTTGTACAGCGTTCATAAGTTAATCCTTGTCTTTTCTTACAAATGATTATAGCACACCTTCCAGTTTTGTCTCATCTACGTATCAAAATTTTAGGTACTGTTAGGAAAGGGTCATACACTTTTCGGACAGCAGCATAGTCATATGGTACTGGAACAATTTTGGGATGAATAGCAACCACCAAACGTAACCACATATAATTTCCTTTAAAATTAAATGCTTGTATTCCATCAAGTTCTTTTGGAAAACCGTCTGAATCAATTCCATTTTCAATATAATCCTTTCCATCTAATTTAATAATAAACCATTTATAGTTTTCATTATCATTAGGTACGTTGTTACACAAGCACCCTTGTAGCTGTATTCTACCAATGAATTTATCAAAATAGATTGCAATACTACTTAATCCATCTACCAATCCAAACTGCATTTGTGCTGGTAATGGAGTTGATGCGAGAATATCATATTCACCAATCATACCATTTCCAATTGGTTCATGATATAAACGCTTTATAGTTGTCCATGCTGGATTTTTATTAACTGATATTTCAGTACTGGGGACAAATACAGGTGCTGCTTGGTCTGAAATTATTAGCTCTGCTGATGCTTCAAAGTTCATTCCTGTGTATAGATATTGTGTTGGTTCTATAAGTGAACCATCCATTGTTACTTTAGTAATGCTCCATCTATATTTTGAACCAGGACTGGTATCTTGAATAACTCCTGCTGGAACAATACATCCATAATATACTTTCTTTTTATTTCCTAATGTTTGTCTTGCTTGTCCACTTTCTGATAACCAACTGGGTTCTTGTTTTTCTAATACAACATCAAATAGTTTAGTATTATTTCGTGCATCAAAAATCATAAATGTAAGATATTCATTATCTTTCAATAAAGTATATTTTCCATCAGCGTTGTGAACAGTAAAAGATAAATTATTATTTGCCCCTCTATATATAGTTAGTTTTTCATTGCTATATGGCATATTAAAATTGCCCAATGATACTTCCTGATTATAAGGGTACATAAACACGCCGTGATGAGCCATAGTTTTTCCTTCCATAAATAATAGGTATAAATTTATACTAATATTTATGGAACTAATATGAATCAATATAACACTATTCCACCATTCATTACTGTAATCCAGTATGATGGTAAAACGTTTGTTGGTATCATCAAAATCAAAAGCAAACAGTATACAACTCTTTACTGTTTCGATGATATGGATGATTCAATGCAAGACGAATTGTTAGGTATAGCACACGATTGGTGGTGGCAAAGTAATAGAACCATTCCAGTTTGTCTATTCTTTCAAGAAGAGATGGAGAAATTTGAACCGTACACACAGAGATTCGATACACCGTCGGTGAATTTCGTATGTGGTCCAGTAGTTTCTTTAAGCAATTTGCCACAAAAACGCATCAAGCGTCGTAATGTGGCTCTTAAGAAGAAGTAAGATGTTCAACTAAAGCATTTAGTTGTACAACAATCATTAAGCTATATGCATAAGCATGTGGCTTTTTGAAATATCGTAATTTATTTCCTGCTTGGTCAGTGCCGATAGTACTATAATCCCATATGGTGGCTTTAACTTCGTCCCATGTGTTCATACTTTGGCACTGCCTTTTTCCAGGGCGTATCATTGCAATAAACATTGCAAGTTCGTCTATGGATTTAGGTTTCCATACATTTAATAAAGTTACATGTTTTTTAATTTGCGAAAGATGTTCTACAATTTCCGGTTCTAATAATAGATCCCAATTTGGTTCCTGATTCATTAGTTCTTTTAAATGCTCTCTATCACGAACATACATGTAAGCTGACTGTGAAAGAATATCAACTTTTTGATATCCTAGACTTTCAGCTTCTTTATATTGTATACTTGCCAATCCGGTTATTGGATCAATTGGTATATTATCAAAATGAACACCACTATTATGGGGGATTAAACCATCCTCCGTAATTTTTTCAGTACTTCGCACGCAAGGAAGTTTTGCAATTACGCTTTTACTATCCTTGAAGTCAATGTCAATATCAGTTCGGGCTTTTCTATAATGTTTAGAATCGGTCGAATCCTGCATTTTTTATTTGCTCCTGTAACTGTTTAACTGTATTAGTCAAAGTTGATATTTGATTCTCTAATAGTCTACAATTTTGTTTTGTCTTTGCCAACTCTTGACTTAAACTGAAAAATCGTTCTTCGTGTCTTTCTACCAAAGAAATAATTTTTTCAATACGAGCAGGATCATGAACTTGAAATGTTTTACCATCTAAAGTTATTTCAGTAATAGATCCTTGTCTAAGTAGAGATATTTGTTTTGATTTTTGTTCTTTAGGTACAGGTACATACCCTTCTGGTATTTTATTATATATACTTTTTCCATTCATAATCCTGCCTCACATAGCATAATCTTAATTTCATCACAATCCTTTTTGTATTTTATAGTTTTGATTTCAAAATAACTTGGATCGATGTATTTAAGTATATATTCAATTTCTGAGTTTGATAGTTTTTTAAAAAACTTATTAGTACTTTTTTTAGGAGCAAGCCAGATAATCCAAGGTGAAATTTTACCACTCTCTATCCATGCAATTGCACGAGCAGAACTTACATTTTCAAAGAAAGTATTCCATTGTACATTCAAATTTTCAGCCCATTCAACCAGTGAGATAACACTTCTTGCAATTGCTTCTTTTGGGTGCTCGGCACGAATCGTTTTTAATATCCATTCATCTTTTGCTTTATATGTACTCCATTCCGTGATTGGTTTGTTATTGATAATCAAGTACTTTACAAACTCGTCCACATTAATAATATCTCTATTATTCAAATAGTATTCGGCAAAATTATAAAAATCATTAAAGTACTTTGACTTTATAAAAGCAATAAAAGGCTCTACGCCTTTTTTAAATGGGAACTTATTCAATTCCATAAATTGCATATATATACGAAAAGCCTCCATCATCTGGCGGCTTTGGCGATCTTCGTATCGGTCACGTTTTATACATTTATGTGTGTTTACAGTTTCTTCACGTTTAAATTCACGATCACAAAATCTACAGGTATATACTTGGTTACTTGATTTCTTTGCCATATTTTTTACATTCTTCTTTAAACAATTTCATCATAGATTTCTTTTCATTATCTTGAAAACCATTATTGTCAAGAAATGTCTCAAATGTTTTTTTATCATACTGTAATAGAACAATTTTGTACTCATCTTCATTCATTTGAGTAGATATAGTATCAGGTTGTGAGCTTTTAATTAACTCAAATAATTCATTATTTGCTTTTTTGAAATTCTTAGAAAAGTTTAACCAGTTACGTGGCATTTCTTGTCCACCAATCATATCATGCACTGAACACATAAGCTGATATACTAATTCTGGATGTTCTTTCATATCCCAAAATCCATCATTAACCATATCATTTAGCATAATAAGTTGGTATTTGACAACTTCAGTATCTACCAATGAAACAATTTCGGAACCTGATACACCAAATTCGACCATTGATGATATTAATTTTTGTGCGTCATCTTTTGATTGGACTGCAAATTTAATACGCCAATCATAATCACTATGACAGTACTTAGTTACTGATGAAACATTTGTCCCTGAAGACTTTAATTCAGTAACTAGTTCAGTCAGTGCTTCTTTACCACCTGATTTCCATTTTCCAAATACACTTTCAACTTTACTACTAGGGTAGGTTACTTGTAACGAATCATCTAAAGAGCTTACCCATCGCAAAACAGTATATGGAGTAAACTCTTTTCGTTCTTTTTCGGTCATGTCATTATAGTACTTATAATCAGCACGGTCAATGTGTTTTAGAAATTCAGCAATAGAAAAAGAATGCTGTGTTGGTTTTTCATCATCATCGACCGACTTATTTTTAATATCACTGAAATCAAACACTATTTTATACTCCTAGATACAAATCTTGAATTTTTTCGTTTTCATCGGCAAAGTACACACATGGTGGATTTTCACCACTATGTAGTGGGACACATAGTAAATTCTTTTTAGGTAACATTGGTATCTGCCACTTTGTAGTTAATGCAAATACACGTAGTACTTTGACTGGTTCAAACTTAGGATACATTGAACGGATAGGATTGTAAACAAAAGCTTTTGGTTCTTTCATGTTAAGAATGTTTTCAATTGTACACATCTCAACCATACCAGTTTCTTCATCACCTAACATAATTTGCCATCCGAGAGGCACTTGAATAATCTTTTCACCAATTTGAAGATCAGCACTAATACTATTAAATGATACGGTGTTTAGAATATGTCTAAAATAAAAATCAGATTCACCATTTGGGCTTAGATCCAAAACACAATACATTTCTTCAGGAATATGTTCTGTTACTAAATCCATGTCAAAAGAATTATTTTCAGGTGTTAATACGTTCATGTCATCTCCTTAGTACTGCGAATCTTCTTCGTCATCATAATATTCTTCATCATCTTGGTCTTCTACACCATAAAATTCAAGTCCATAAGTTTCACACATCTCTTGAATTTTATCTACATCAGTATCCAGATATGAATCAAAATTACCACTTAGACTTACTACATCAATAAAAGTTTTCGTGTCAGTACTTGCATAGATGATATCATATTTCAATGATTCTACTTTAGAATCAATTCGTGTTTGTAATTCATAGATATTAATCCAAGAATCACTATCAATATTACATCTCCATACGTTAGTGTCATCCGTTTCTAGCTCAGGTATATAGTCAAGAGAAGATACCATGTCATCCATAATACCATCATCGTTCAACAATACATCCATAACTTCTAAAGTTTCTTGGTCACAGATAAAAGCAATACTAGATCTCAATTCCATTTTATTTTACATCCTTGTTGTTGTCATATGACACATTATATCACAAACAGCGGGTTTATCCCGCTGTGTTTTCCCAATCTTTAACATCTATAATACTATGAGGATATTGTGCTTCCTTATAGTAAGCTAAACGTTCTCGTAAATGCTTTGCACTATACTTATTAGAACCACTAATATCATATATTTCTACGTGATCTTTATCTTCTGCTCGGCGTAATCCACGTCCAATTGACTGTATAGTTCTTACAAAACTTTTTCCTGGCTCAATCAATACTACATTATATAACCTTGAAATACTAATACCAGTACTGGCAACGCCGTATGTCGCAATAAGTATTTTATTATCAGCCCAACGAATTTCACCATAAGATGATTCTCGATCTTTCTTTTTGGTTTCTCCACGAACGAATTCTGATTTTGGAATACCTAAAAATTCACATAGCAACTCACCTGCTTCAAGTCTATCTACTAAAACTAAAGTGTTTCCTGATTCAGATAACGCAGATATCAATGACGCTACATATGCCATCCTATCTCTGTCAGTTACTAAGTATTTCAACTCTTCAGCATATGATGCAAACTTCATACTACTTTTTAGTTTAATACAATTCACATTACATGTACTTAGTATCTGTTTATCTTGTAATTCTTTGGCAGTTATTTTGAATATAACATCACCAACATTACATTTAATTTTAGCTGCAACCACTGGATCTTTTGGAATTGTACCAGTAAGACCCCAACGCAATGGTACGTTGTTCATAACCTTAGATAGTACTTGAACTAATGCATCACCACCAGCACCTTGACACTCATCAACTATAACACAAACTACACCATCAATAAAATCATTCACGTCTTGTTCTGTTAATTCTATTTCACCTTTTTTGGTTTTCTTCCAAAGAGAGTTAAAAGATTGCCAAGTCGTGATTGTATGTTGGTGACCGAAATCTTTTTGTGAACCATAGAACATACCAGTGTCCAAGCCACACATAATATAGTCATCATATGTTTGTTGTACTAAATCAGTACTTGGTACTATTATAACAGAACGTCCATACTCTTGCACTTTCTTTGACAATGCAGCAGTAATGAGAGTTTTACCTGCACCAGTAGCTGCCAATAGTAGTCCGTGTGGATTAGCCAAACATGCATTAACCGCATTAACTTGATGTTCACGCAGTTTTATGGATTTACCTTCCATGTGGTGTCCTGCACCGAATACAACATCACTAAAAATATCTTCATCAATAGGGTCAAATTTAAATCCATAATCTACCCTATGATCTACTAATTCAATGTCAATCTTAGCTTCATCAAGAATAGGCAATAACTTATCTAACATATGATAATAAGTTGTCCCGCCTAAATTCATAAACTGAACTTTACCATCCCAACGTCCAATACGTCCTGCTGGTGTGAACTTTGCATATGGCAACACATATTCAGTTGCACGAATCATCTTTTGTCTAATTGAGGGATCAAGTCCCTCAAATTTACAATTCACCTCATCCAATAAGGTTAACTTACAAGTTTTCATCCATGATTACCTTTATTAATTAGTTCGAGTATTATATTCGTACTCAAATGTATATACTAAATCTTTATCACAGTTAGGGTTACTTGCATCTAAAATGTCACTATTAGTAATCATCCATTCAATGTAATTCAATGGAACTGTACTCATTGGCTCACCTTTGTGTTTACCAAATGGCATGAATTGATAACGCATTGGTGTGTTGCAGAAAGTTACAATTTGCTCACCAATATCACCATTAGGTTCAATATGTCCACGTTCGATTGCAATTTCAACTAATTTGATTAGAACCTGATAACACATGAACACATCGTCTTTTGCTGCGTGTGCATTAACAGGTCGATGAACATCACGATAACATCCAAACTTATACCACAAATAACTTAGAGTTAAGTTTTTAAATTCAATATCTTCTGCGAACATTTTCTTAGCAAGACGAAGGGTACAAATCCATTTATTTTCATCAAGTAAGTACTGTGAAATTGAGTTACGATATTTATATTCGTTATCTACCATCATTCTACGGTCAAATTGTACATTATGACCAACAAAATACTTACGGCATCCCATAAGTGCATCAATGTTATCTAAATCATCTTTATACCCAACACAATTAGCTACATCCTCAGTACTGATAAAGTGCACAGCAGATGCCTCTGGTGGAATATCTTTCAAGGGTTTGTATCTCAATGTATAGTTATCAATAGTATCAATGTTTTCATGTGAAGTATGTGGATACGAGATACTAAATTCAATAATATCATCTTCACTCTCAACCCCAGTAGTTTCAGTATCTAGAACTGCTACATTTGATAAAAACTCATTTAATTTTGTCATTTTATTCTCGCATAGAAAAAGGACGCGATATGCGTCCTTAATGATAATTATTCTAAACGTGCATCCTCAATACCAGCGGCACGTAGTCTCACAATATTGTTTAACTGAAAAGCTTTCATCTCTAAGGATTTAACAATACTTGAATATGTATTTCTTATATAAGATACCTCGTTTATAAGTTCTGCTAACTCACAAACATCTTTATCACCTTCAACATACTTTTTACAGTCAGATGAAGATAGTGCACGGCGGTATCCTTCGAGAAAGTATTTGAACTTCTCGGCTTGTACCTGACGCATTTCAATTTCTAACATTTCCAATACTGCTTCAAGTTCTTGAAGCTGGCTTAGACGCGTCTCATGCCAGCCAGGAATCTCTTGAGCAATTTTTTCAATGATGCCAATCTTCTTTACTTCACGACGAGCTTCTTCAACTTCTTTGTTAAAGAACTCAATCATTTCAATAATTTTAGATTTATCATCTTTGATAATCCAATGCCAAGGTTTCATTATTCCTCACTAATATCCACATCAGTACCAAAAGTTTCATCACCTTTTTCTTCTTCTTTAACTTCTTCAATCAAAGGATGATTTTTAAATTGATGCATTACCAAATCAAGACATGAATCTTCATTACGCATCCACTCTTTGCGATATTTTAGAATCTGTTCGCCAGTTACAATATCAACATACAATAGACGGTTACCTGATTTAGTGATTAGACCGTATTTTTCAAACATATCTAGTAGACCACTGCGTGGGTCCATACCTTTATCCCAAGGAATTTTAATTTCTACATCTTCGAACGGCTTGTTGTAACGAGTCTTCATGACTTTACATTTAGCACGAATACCATTTACTTCGGAAGTTTTATTTCCGTCTTCATCTTCTTTAAGTTTTAATTTACCCATTGCGATAACCATAGATGAAGCATAAATCAAGCCACTACCACCTGAAACTTTAGGATCTGGGTTAAACATGTCCTGAGATTCATAACTGTGGTTAACGCAAACCATACCAATGTTCAATGAACCAATAGAGTTTACACAGTTTGTGATATATGCTTTAAGCTGTTTGGGTTTATGACCCATGTCACCTTTAAGGTTACCCGCTTTCATTTGATCATTGGCTACTTCAGTGTTTAGCATACCAATTGAATCAATAATAAACAATACTTTTTGACGTTCATCTTTAGGTGTATTTTCGTATTCTTTACGATATCCTTCAATGAACTCATAGGTGAATTTTGCAACGTCACCAATCATACCCATATTGACTTTCAAAAGTTTTTCTTCAGAAGTGTCAACACCAAGTGCTTGAAGCCAATCTGAATCCAATGCGTTCTCTGAGTCAATCATAACAACAAAGATGCCTTGTTTTTGAGCTTCACGTGCAATATTACCAGATACGATAAAAGATTTACCACTACCTGATTCACCAGCAAACATCGTTACTTTGCCTAGTGGGATACCACGGTCAAAATAGCCACTGATGCGATAATTTAGTGCGTAGTTACCAGTACTAACCCATGTATCTGGATCATGAAAACCAACACTAACACCAGTATTCTTTTTAACACTACCAGTACTGTTTTTAAGAATGTTCGCAAAACCACTTGTCATTTTCATAATTCGCTCCTTGAATTTCATGAAATAAAACGGGGCAAACTCCGTTGCCCCTTAACTTTTCAAAAACTATTACTTACCTTGTTGTTTCAAACGAGCAACTAGTGCAGATGCAGATAGTTGTTCTTTTGGTGCTTCAGGAGTGGTTGCTGCTGGGGTAGCGACTGGAGTTACTGGAGCAGCTTGTGGGGCTGGAGTAACTGGAGCAGTAGGTGCTACTGGTGCAGGTGCTGACTCTTGTTGTACTGGAGCAGGAGTTGGTTTTGATTCAGTAACAGTTCCAGAGTTAGGTTTTGGTACACCTGCTGGACGATATGCAAATGCCCAACGTGCTGGATCATATGCTTCACCATTTACTGATGCTTCGAACATTTCTTCAATTGCTTTCAACTCTTCTGGAGTTGGTTGTTTTGGCATAAAATCATTTAGATTGTATAGGCCATATTTTTCAATTGCTGCTAGTTCTTCTTCGTTTAGTGGACGCTCAGACATGGAGAATTGAGACATGTCGTAGCTATTATAACCACCACCATTCTTAGTTTTAACAATACCAAAATCACGACCTTGAACGTAGTGAGTTGGAGACTCTTTGATTCCTGGGTTTAGCAGGATGGATTTAACTTTATCAAAGATATCTTTGTTAGCCAGAATACGACGAATTGGATTTTCTGGTGCAATGTCGTCTTTTACTGCAACGCTATCAGGAGCAATAAAACATTGCATTAGATAGGTTTTCTTCTTCCAGTAACGACCAGCCATTGCTTTTAGTTCTTCGTTCCCTGTTTCATTCGCACTTTGGAACCATTGACGTACTTCTTTCAGAACCGGACAGGATTTAGGAACCCACATTTCGTTACAAGGTACTTGAACGGTAACTTTATCAGTGTGCATACCGACTACACCATTGAAAGTTAGGTTAATCATGTCACGTTCACGCCAGAAGAATGGGTTAGACTCATCTGCATCTGGTAGAAAACGTAGGTTTAGTGGTTCGTTATAAGGTACGTTCCAGAAAGCTAAGAACGAATCAGCTTTACGCTCGCCAGTAAATGTACCATTCTTTTGAGCTTCTGCTTTTTCTTGTTCTGCTTTTAGGTGTGCACGAATTTCAGCTAGAGATTTCATATATATCTTCCTTGATTTTGGGTTTCTTTGTTATTTGTTAATTGGCTTCAATGTTTCAGAAACTTCATTGTTCCTTCAACGTTTTACATTATAGCACAGGTTTTTATACTGTCCCATATTTTTTAACTCTGTTTGTCAAGGCTCATCACCTCGACAAACATCATTATATCACTCACTATTTGTTTGTCCCGCTATTTTTTACCATTTGCCCATTCCTTGAGCGATTCAAGTTCAGGTTCTAGTAAGATCTGCTTTTTCGGTTTATTTCCTAAAAGAGAATTTCCTACTGCAATGATAAATTTTGCGTCAGATGGTTCCATGTAAGGTTTCTCACATATACCCATTACTGCGTCCTTAATAATACCATCTTGAATCAAATCAACGATTTTATTACCAAACATAAGGACTTTATTTTCATCATCTGGTATTTCACCAAATTCAAATTCACCATCAACTGGTACACAACCTAAACATACACGTTTTGCACTTCGTGTTATTTCTTTGGGATCTGAGATGTCAGTACTGATATTTTGTTGTATTGTATTTAAATATTCAGATAACATTTTACACTCATCGAGTAGAAAATACTTCGCAAAACTTCTATTATGGTCGTGATCGGAGCCAAGTGTTCCTAACTTATTAGCAAAATTATCTATGTATGTATTACCAATTCTCGGTAGTTCCTTGTGTGTACTCAGTTGAGTCTGATATCCACGTGGTGTTCCAGCGAGCTTTAAGTTATTTTTCAAATTATTAATGTATTGCATAGTTTTGGAAGCATAATGGCTTCGACCACCAATTTCTAGTTCTGATAGTAACGCTTTTAAATTTTCAAGGTCGCGTGCTGAACCTTCTATATAAGACCCAAATTTATCACCATACTCGCCACCCTCATTTAAATGATGGGTCATTGCTCTTGCTGCATGTAAATTTGTAGTACTCATTCGTCTACGTTCACCATTAGATTCCACAAAAATCTCTTTTATGTTTCTAGTTCGTGAACCCTTAATGCCTTCTTCTACACGACTCTTATGAACCACTACCATCTTTGCTCTTGGTAGTTTGTAATAAGAACGCATAGCACTTCCATCAAGGCTTTCATTTAAATCATTTTGTTTAGTTTCTTCCATATTACGCATGGCAATGTGAGAGAACTTTTTAGGTAAATTCCCAGAACCAAAGTCGTATACTGTGAAACCATATCCGTATTGATTAGCAACGTTTTTAAGACGTTTTAAAACTTGTAATGTTTGTTCATCTTTTATATCAGTACTTTTCCATAGATAAACTTCTGGGCGTACTGCGTCATCACCACTTGGTGCTTGGATCATAAAATTCACAGGTCTAATATAAAACCACTTAGCTTCCTGTGGACTGATAGTTCCTTCACCTTCGTCATTGAACATAGTAATACTATATTCATATTGTGGTGCTGCCAAAATCTTATAAATGTCTGAACAAAGAACCCCTTTCATCATAGTGGTGTCTCCTTCATTTTTTATAATATTATTTATCGGTTATAAGTCATCATGTACCCAAGTGGCATAAAATATGACTCATCGAAATCTTCTAGTGTTTCTCCAATAACATCAGCAGTATTTTCTTCAAATTTAGAAATAATATCAATCATACGCACAATAAGTAGTGTTGCACTTACTAAGTCATCTTTACAACCTAATTTTGCCTTAAAAACACCGTCTTCTGAACCTGCACGTATAAAATCGTTAAGCTGGCGATGTAAGTTTTTACTGGCAACATCCATTCGGAATGTTTCCATCAATTTTTGCATATGAATACATGCAGTTTTTTTAGTACTTTTAGTTGTAGTCATTCCCTTACGAATACGACCAGTGCGTGTTCTTCTTGGTTCATTGATTAATGTTCCAGGGAAATTCTCAATACCTAAATTCTGTACAGCAAGAATTGCTGCTTCACCTATACTGTTATTTTCCAATGTCCAGAATAAACTATCTTCTATGTTTCTGGCTCCCATTTCTTGCATTTCATAAGCAATCTGCAAGAGTATTCGTCTTAAAAGTTTTACTTGGTCTGTAATCAAATATTTGTTGTTTTTCCATTCTGCAACTTGGCGTAAGGTTGGTAATTCATATACTTGGATTGCTGCGTCATCACCGCCAGTACCGCCACTTGGGTCAAGCCCCACAACATAAGTCATTCCATATTCAATTGGTTTGAACCACTGAATGTCATCAGTTACTTTAATAGGTTCTCTTACACTACGTTTTTTAATTTCACTTAGTTTAATACCGTCAATTAAAGTTTCTTGGTAAGTTACAAACTCACAATTGTATTCTCGTTTAAAACGCGATGAACCGATCTTATATTCTTCTTTAGTTGCCCATTCTTGTGTACGGTCAGGGTGAGAATCCCAACGTACCATTATACCTTTAAAATCATTTATACCAGTTCCATTAGGATCGTATTCATTACCACCTTCATCGACAAAACGCTGGGATTCGTTCCATATAGAAGCAAACTGGTCATACTCAGTGTTTGGTGTACTAGTGATTATACAACGACCTTTGGATGATACAAGTGTTGGTGATACTGCTGACCAGAATTCCGCTTGGAAACCTTCAGGTACGAATGCAAATTCATCAAGATAAAGTAAGTTTACAGAAAGACCACGGGCAGCAGATGGTGTAGTTGCACGGGCAATAATTCTTGATTTATTTTCAAAGCGAACTTCAGTTACGTTATACTTTTCAACACCATCACGTATAAAGTCAGGACACATCTCATATGCAAACTGGATACGTTCCATAATTTCTTTAGCAGTTGCTAGAATGTTCCCCAACAATAAAATTGTTTTTGTAGAGTTAAACATAGCATACCACAAAATAAATGCTGCTGCAACAGTAGTTTTACCCATCTGACGAGCCGTTAACATAATGTTGTTTTCATAACCTTGAAAGTTTCTTACCATTTCCTTTTGGTAATCATATGGCTTAAAAAGTATTTCACCACCTTTACTAACAATGTAAAAGTAATTTTCCATAAAGTAAATTGGGTCAGCAGCACACTTTGCTAATTCTTCCTGTTCAAAGACGGTATAGTTCATCTTTAGACCAGGTTTTTTTATTCGAGTATATTCCAACTCATCTTCATAATTGTCTATATTTTCCATCATATTTCCCTTTCATTAGGCAATATTCTTCAAATTTATGAATGCCTAATATATTTAGCATTGTTTGTTGGTATGAAAACAAATCAATACTATTATGTAAGAAAAAAGGGAGATACTCTACTTCTGGAAATTTATCTAATATAGAGAAAAAAGATAATGAACGAGAATTAATTATTACTTTTATATTTTTACAATATCTAATTGTATCTAACATGGCATTGAAGTGTTCATCCCTCATATGCGTTGACATATCAATGATAATTTCACTCCTACCAAATCCGCGTAAACTATCATCTGATAAAGATCTATATAATATTTCTCCTATAACAGTACTTTTACATCTAATAATACTTGATGAACCAGTATGCATAACTGATAGTTTCAAATCAAAGTTATTATTAATATTTGATATCATTTTTTCAAAATGAAACTTCATTGATTGTATATTAGCTTTAAACGAAGTTGGTGCTGATATAACCATACTTTGACGTTCTTTTGATTTCAAAATCTTGTAAAGTGCATAAGCACCTATAGATTCGGTAGTACCAATTCTTGGAGGAACTACAGCAACATACGTATTATCAGATTTTTCTAACATTCTATCAAAGATAGTTGAACTATCATAATTCGTTAATGTATTATAAGTTATTAAATTATCCATAACAAATAAAGGGAAGTACTTTTCAATGTACTTCCCTAATCTCCTTATAAGTTTTTTTGTTGATAAGTTAGTTCCATAAATGTTTTATATGGACCATATATATCGTCTTTATGTTCATCAAATGTATCAGTACTGATTGTACAACGTGGGTTATATGTCCCAGCTTCGGTTTTAACAAGCCACCAGCCAGGATAAAAACGTTTTTTGGATTTTTGACTTTTCTTAAAAGTACACAATCCGCTGTCTGTTTCTTGTACATCATAAACATTATCAGTTTCGTTAACTGGATAATCTCCTATGAACTTAGTATTTGTATCCTTGACTTGTACTTCTTCATATTTAAATGGTGTTCCTAATAGTTCTTCCAACTCATTTAAAGAATCAAACTTCAATACCCCATCTGACGTAAAAAATTCAACACCTTTATATTCAGTTGGGCTTCTATCATGATCTATTAGAATACCAATCTTTTCTGAACTATCAGTTTCAGCGATATAAGAATAATCAGTTAATTTTTTTAGAATTGCCATATTACTCATCCTTCTTTGTGAATAGTTTAATATATGATTCAGGGGAACGTTGAACGTGTACTAAATCATACTTAGCGGCAAATCTTAAGAAATGAACACCGATTAATGGGTTATTTTTAGGTTCACGGTTAAAAATAACATCATCCATCATTTCAATAATTTCAGGTGGTTGTTTAGTCAAATCAACCAGTACTTGATTATGTGCATATGCATCTTTAACACAGACTTCAACTCCATCTGGTCTAGTCCATTTATGATTCATAAATGAATTCCATGCATAACCGCGAGAGTGACGATCATTAAATGCTTCTTCAATACCTACTGCTTTTTTAGTACTTTTCATTCTTGCACCAGGATATGCACTGAATACATTATCTGAGGTATCACCCTTAATACATTTTTGGAACAATAAAAACTCAGGGTTAGGAGTTTCAATCGGTTTTCCTTTTTTATCATGTGCTGGTTCATTATTTTTATCAAAAACACCAGTTGTTGTATACATCATTTCTTGTACTGGGTTATATTGACGAACATTAAATGCAAGTAATTGACGGAAGTCGGTGTCAGTACTGACAATGATATGGTCATCTTCAGGATGTGTTTGAATCCAGCGAGCAATAAAGTCATCAGCCTCTGCTTCTGGTGCACGTAGTAAAGTACTGTTAGTCTGATTATCTACGAAGTCGATGAAATCATTAATCATTTCAAACATCACTTCCATTTCTTCTTTTTCATCTTTAGTTTTGCTGGCTGCTTTTACTGCACGATTTCTTTTATAATCTTCGTCAAACTTTTTACGCCATGATTTACCCTCTGCACAGAAAACAACGTGATTAGGATTAAACATGTCTTGTAGTTTTCTTAAACCGCTCAAAGTAATATGTAGTGCTAACCCCACCTTTGTCCATATGTCAATACTTTGAGATGATACGTTGATACTACGATGGAAACAGTTTTGAGTATCGACGAGTAGATATAATTTTTTCATTGTAAATCCTTTTAATAGTGTTGATTTGGCACATGAAAACTCAATTTTCAA